AGAAAGCACCTTGTCCATCGCTGAGAGGGGCGTAGCCTCGTTGGCTAGCCTGTAGCGCTGGGTGACGCGAACGGAGAGGGGGGTCATGTTTGCCTTGGTCCGGGGGAGAAAATGAATCAGACAAACTTGCCTGTCCGGGGTAAGTTAGGAGCACATGACCGACACCGCAAACATCAACGCCGTCCCCCTCATCCTCCAAGCCCTTACGGACGCACTCTCCGTGGAAGCCTTTGCCAAGAGGCTCCCTGTAGGCTTCTCTGTCCGGGTCACCGAAGAAGACGGCGAGAGTCTCTTTGGTACCTGCGACTGGCAACCTAACCGGGTCAACGTGAGCGTTACCCAGGGCAAGGTGATTGGCTTCTTGGGGATGGGCTGAGCGTGTGGGTAAAGATAAACCCCCTAGCAGAGGCAGCCTTTGCCTTGCTGTCCTCGTTCCCATGGGAGGGGTTTGTAGACAGTCGGGTGGACCCTTGGCTAGCTGGGCACGAGAGGGGCTTTGCTGTCGTACTTCGGCGCACCTTCACGGACAACATCTTGATTCTCAAGGTCGCTCAGTGGCAGGGGGTCAATGACTTGTACCTGGAAAGCTGGCTTGTTCAGCCCGGTCTCTTGGTGAGCCAGCCGGTGAGTGTGGCACATCTACCCCGTGAGACCCCTAACCAAGAGAAAGGGCTCGGTATAGAGCAAGCCGTGGAGCGCTTGCAAAGTCAAGTCCGGGTTTACCGAGACCAGGGCGAGAAGTACCCCCCATGGCCTTTGACTACGAGGTACAATGCACCCCGAAAGGTAAACGTGCTGTCCACCTGGGTTTTGACGCGCAAGTGGCCCACGGTAGGCTCTGCCAACCAAGTCATCGTGACGGCGAAGTCGGAGCAGGATGCCCGTGACGCAGCTAGTTTGTCAGATACTAGGTCCGGGGGTGTATGGGAAGGATCAGAAGGAAGCAGCCTTGAACCCCTCCCCCGCGACAGGGTGGAAGTCTTTGGGGTACACAAGCTGCCAGTGTAAGAACATGACCCACCTCGACGTGTACGAGAATGAGCAAAACCAGCGCCGGGCGTTCTTCAAGGTGATGGCGGACGCTTGGCAGGCGGAAACGCAAAACTGGACCCTCTACGCCAAGAAGTTCAAGCACGCTTGCTACCGTGAGGCTCTGGCGATGGGGTGGGACGCGGTACCTTGGATTCTCAATCGGTGGGCTGCGAACCCCAGTGAGCCGTGGTTTCACGCTCTGTCCAAGATCACGGGCGAGGCGCCAGACTACCACGCGGGCGTAGACTTCAAGGTAAACCTGGAGGGTTCGCGTCAGGCGTGGTTGGGGTGGGCGGACAACCTACAGATCGCCTGGCGAGTGTAGGTACCCCCGAAGCCTAGCCTATACCCAAGGCTAGGGGGTGGAATCTCTTAGTACCCACCTTGACGGCTTCCTCTGGCGCGCGGCAAACTGCGAGGACCAAAGCAACCTCGCGGCTATCCGAGAAGACCTGTGGCGTGCATGGCTCGACAGGGAAATGAGCGACCGTGAGCGGTGTTTTATCACGCTTGTCCTCACCCTGGTAGACTCTCGCCTCTTGGCTGAGGCGCACCCTGGGCTGTCCTCCTTCTACAGTCTCTTGGCACATGACAGCCTACGGGTCTTGGCTCGCCTGGGGTGGTTGTAGTCCGTCAGGAATGCTAAGAGACCCCCCCTCATGCTCACAGGTCCAGAAATAAAGCGCCTCATCGGAACAGGGGAGTTGTGCGTTACCCCCTTCAACGAAAGCCAGTGCAACCCTGCCTCGTATGACCTCACGCTGGGTCACGAGATCCGAGAGTTTGGTTTGCACCCCGACACGGTTCTGGATCTGCGGTACAACGTACCAGGATGGGGTTACGCTATGCCCCTTGACTCCTACGGCTTTGAGCTTCTACCGGGGAGGGGTTACCTGGCGCACACCGTAGAGACCGTGGGTGACCCTACAGCCTCCTACGTCGGGGTGGTCAACGGTAAGTCTAGCTTGGGTAGGATCTTCCTCTCGGTCCACAGCACAGCAGGCTTTGTTGATTCTGGCTTCAACGGGCAAATCACGTTGGAGTTGTCCTGCTTGTACGCTACCCGGATCTACCCTGGCATGAGGATTGCTCAGATCGCGTGGTACAAGACGGTGGGTGACAAGCTGTCTTACGCGGACACGGGGCGCTACCAGGGTCAGCTTGGGGCTACGCCGTCCAGGGGCGTGTAAAAGCCCTGATGCTTGACCCTCTGTGGTGCGAGAAACCCCTGAAAAACAGGATGTGTGCTTCACTAGGAGGGGTAGAATTGAGGAATTCTTGCTTGAATTGTCTCTCTTTTTCCCGTTCGATGGACCGATGCTGTAACAACCTGGCTCCTTGTTATTAAGGCAGTTGTGTCAGATGCCCGTGAAACCTTGCACCCTCTAAGGGTCACCCGCGACATTAGTCGCTGAGGAACCGAGCGCCTAGTGTGGGAACCCAGAGGTCTCGTGTACCATCCCAGGTGATGTAGTCCTCTGAGAGGACGCAGTAGCCATTGTCACCCCAGCCTACACCCCAAGAGTTACGTACCAGGAAGCCTTGACCTGGGAAGTGCCCGACAATGATCATAGCGTGCCCGCCTACGGGCGTACCTACAGGGCGAGGGACCGGCGCCAGGCTCTTTACGTTGTCAAGGAAGGCTTGAATGATGTCTGTGCCAAAAACTACCGGGTGTTTGCCGCGTAGCGCCGCCAGAATAGCCACTACACGGTCCTCTCCGGTCTCTCGGATCTGGTAGTACTCGTGAATTCTATGCCCTGCCGCTTCTCTCATCGCCAAGAGGGAAGGGGCTACGTACACTTTCTCTTCGAGGTAGGGCCACGCAGCTTCGCTGCAAATGCCGTAGCGTGACAGCACCTCGAAGTTGTCACGGATGTAGCTACCGCCGTCCTCGGCTATCTTCTGGCGTAGGTTTCGAGCTAGCGTGTACACAAACAACCGAGAGAGTTGGGTCACCGGCCGAGGTTGACGGTTTTCGAGGATCGCTAGGGTTTCCTCCTCGACAGCCTCTACGATTTCCACACTATCCGCGCAGGCATTACCCGAACAGCTCGACAAGCCAAGCTGGTTACTAGGCGTACAGTAGCGGCGCAAGTCCAAGATGGTCCCGTCCGCGCCAGAGACCAACATAGGGCGTAGCTCGCTCGTGAAATCTCTCCCAGGGGGTGCGCTGTCCTCGTAGAGGTAGCCAAACTTTTGCATACTGACTCCCCTTGGGATAAATTGGACCTATCCCCCCGGGAGAACCATGAACCGCGCCATACCCTTCGCGCTTGCACTCCTCCTGGCGTGCTCGCCCAGCAAAGACCCTCCAACCCCTCAGCCTCCTGTACCCCCGGATACCGACCTTTGCGGGGCTGTCTGTGCGCACCTGGCTAACCTTCACTGCGAAGAGGGCTCGCCGGTCTATGACAGCGACGAGCCCGGTCCACGGGGCGTACCCAACCTCTCTTGCCAAGCCTTCTGCGAGAAAACACAGAAGAGGGGGGTCTATGTCAACCCTACCTGTATCCTCAAGGTGACTTCGGTAACCAAGGGGTGCCCCGAGGTTGAACAGGCTCGACAGAAAACCTGTCCCCGTGAGTCAAAGTGAATGGCTTCGCCCGCCTGTCTCATCCAAGTCAACGCTGGGGGGTATAACCCGACCTCCGGGGGTACAAACACACCCTCCTCAGCAGCGATAGACTTCAAGCTCAATGACCCTGTGGGGGTGACGCAGTGGACCGTGAGGGTCATTGGGTCAGACGAGTTGACGGCGCCCCCTGTGCTTGTGGGGGCGCACCCTGTAACCGGGGTGGTGCCTTTGCCAACCGACACGGTGTCCTTTGTGATGCCGGCTGGCGTAGGGCGTACCGTTGTCGTCGAGTCCCTCATTCAAGTGGGGGTGGTGTTCTCTACCGACCGGTTTGCGGTCTACATTCTCTCCGCTTTTGCCAAGAGGATACCGGCGGCGGGCGAGCGGGTTGAGGGCTCGGCTTACTACGGGTGGGCTACGCACCTCAACCCGCTTCTCAGGGAAGGTGCTGCCAAGGTCTATTACGACGACACGGTAGTCCCGGTGCCCTCCCTGGGCAGCAACCATGCTCAAGGGGCTATAGACGCCCTGAAGCTCTTGGTGGGCACGGGGTCAGGTGGGAAGGCTCCTCTAGAGCGCACCCTCTTCGGGGTGTACGACGGGGCGGTAACCCCTGGGTTCGTGGATGCGCCTCAGAGGGTAACGACCGCGGGCACCTTGGTAAAGGCCAGTGTGTTTCGCAGATATGCCGGGACAGCGGGCACAACGAGGGTGGACGTGTGGCTCAATGGGGTGTCCCTCTTTGGGCTACCCCCAACGATGCCCCAGGTCACGGCGGGTATGGGGGACTACGCTTACAACGCCAAAGTTCTCTCTGTGCCTGTGGTCTCTGGTGACCGGATTGAGTTTTTGCTGGTAGAAACCGAGAGCTATAGCGCGGGACCGACGCCCCAAGAGGATGGCCCCGAGGGGCTTAGCATGATCGTGGAGATGACATGAGCGGCACACTGATACCAACCCCTGTGCGCCCTCAAATAGGGGCAAGGCACCAGTTTACCTGGACGGACACACACCCTGAAGTAGGGGTATTCACACTACCGGACCCTTACCCCACCCCCCCAGTGCTTACAGGTCCAGGCGTGGTCGTAGGGGGGCGTAGCTTCGTCAACACCACGGATCTAGTGACTACACTAGCGCCTGTCTCGTTGACCCTGCGTAGGGGCTCTGACAGTAATCTGCAAACCGTTAGCTGGGTCGCAGGCACCTACAGCATTGCTACCATCATTGCAGACATAAATGCTGTTTTCAACCCCCCGGGCCCTGACTTTGCCTTCTTTCAGCGCCTCGCACCTACAGACAATCGAATTGTTCTCGTAGATCAAGACACCGGAGGAGGGGCCTCTATTCAAGTCCGGCTAAGTCTGACCAGTACCGCGGCGGCTCTAGCGGCGCGAGACTTCACGGGGTTTCTCTGGGGGGAGCGGACTACGGCGGCACCTCAGACCGTCTTTCAAATGATGAACGTCCTACCTAACCTGGCCATGGTAGGCGACGTTAGCGACGTGTACACGGTCCCTCTTGGGGCGGACAGCGTGTCCCTCTTGGTGCGAATCAGTCCGCAAATTGGCGTAACATCGGGTATCTTTGCACTATGGTCGGATGGTCTTTCTCCATTTGACGGATCGGTGGGTAGCCTCAATCCCAATACCGCGACAGGCTTGTCTGGTATCAAGTCCATCTACGATTACGGTATCGGGGAGCTAGAGCTTATCCCCTTGAAAGACAGCTTTGGCTTGTATCCCCTAGAGGGGGCATCCAACTTCCTACTGCGCCCCGCGACGTACCCCCTTCAGTACATCATCGATCCTGGGTTCTACTCGGGCGAGCCTATTCTAGATACTTGGTTCAACTACCAGCTAAGCCTGAAACCGCCCCCTGGGATGACTCAGCTCCGTATCGTGCCAGCGTTTCAGCAAGTCGATACCACGCTGGTTTCAGGGGGTACGTGGCCTTTTGGACCGAGACTGCAAGCCTATGCTTGGGCTAGCCGGCAAGGGGGGTGAGCTGTGCCTGTAGCTAACCCTAAGAGGTACTTGTTGCAACTACCCGCGGGACCGGCGCGGGGTGACCTCTCTCATTTTTATCCGTTCCCCACGGTGTCTGCTTTGCAAGGAGCCCTGGTGCCCCCCGTGACCGGGGCGGACCTCTCCAAGGTGCTCACGGTGACGAGCACGGTGGGCTCAGGTTCGCTAGCCTACCTTACCCCAGGCGCCAGCGCGGGCGCCTCCGTTAAGGAGACCTACGCTTGCCCGGCGACTGTGAGTGTACTTGACGCGGTGTACTTCTCGGCGCCTGGAACGGTAGACAAGGCGGACGCCACAACGAGCCTCACGATCTGTGTGGGTGTGGTGATAGCCAAGCCAACGGCGGTAACAGCCGAGGTCATGCACTACGGGGTGACCGCAGGTTGGGTCGGGCTAACGACGAACGCCACGTACTACCTCAGCCTTGTAGCTGGAGTGTTGACGCTCACGGCGCCCACGGGGACAGGTGAAGTGCGTCAAGCCGTGGGCGTAGCGTCAAGCGCGACCACGCTGGTTGTGATGACCACGCGAGAATATATCCTCCTCTAAGCCGATCCGTAACTCCGTCAAGAGAGCCATCTTATCCCCCTCTAAGTTGACAGGATGGCACATTTTACTTACCTCGGTCCCTCTCCTGTTTTCAACCCGAGCACCAGCCTCGGACCCATGACCAAGATCCGACTGCACCCCAGCACGGGCGGCGTGATCGAGATCCTACCGGTGCCCCCGCTCACTGCATTTGTGGCGGGTGCCCCCATTGGTACGGACATTACGGACCCACGGTGCATACGGCACATGGAAGCGGACCCTCGCTTTCTACGCACTAGCTTAGAGGCCCTTCCAGGTGCCTGACTGTTCTCCCCTCGCCATGATTAATGGTACGCTCACGGTGATTCCGTCCACGGATACCCTCGTGATACGCAACGCTATCATGGCGTACTTCGGGGACGGAAGCGATGGTGACGTGACCGTGATTGTTACGGTCGTCCTTGCGCGGGATATGTACTACAACAACCTGACCGTGACCTCTACGGGTAGGTTGTCTGTCGCGGGCTACCGGGTGTTTGTCAAGAATACCCTCACGGTCGCCTCTGGGGGTACGGTAGACGCTCGCGGCGGTACGACAGATGGGGCTATTGCAACCCCAGCCGGCAAGGGGGACTCCACCCAAGCGTCCACAGCCTCAAATATCCCACAAGGCGGCGCTACCACCAACAGTGGAACCGTCATGGGTGTTACGGCTGCCGGCGGGGTGGGCGGCTCGCACAGCGGGGCGAACGGGGGTTCTGGCGCGTCCAGTGTAAACTCCGTGGGAGGTAAGGGCGGGGCGGGAGGGACAGGCGTGGGTTCGGGGTCTGGGGTAGGAGGCTCGGCAGGAAATGTTACCGCCCCTACTCACCAACCAGGCTACTCCCTAACAGAGCTAGTTCACGCGACCTTTCAAAGTCTGGCCAGTGGTCCCCCTGGAACCCCCACGGCGCTTTGTGGCGGTAGTGGCGGCGGTGGTGGGGGCTACGGTGGCTCCTTTACAGCAGAACAGAACGCAACCTTTGGCGGTGGGGGTGGTGCCTGTGGCGGCGTCCTTGTCCTTGTAGCCTACAATGTTGTCAACAGTGGCACCATCAACGCTGACGGCTCTGCCGGAGGCAATGGTGGGGGTAACGCCGTGGACAACAAGTACGGTGCTGGAGGAGGGGGAGGGGGAGGAGGCTATTGCATTGTCCTCTACCGCTTTTTCTCTGGGACTGCGCCTACCGCTAACGGGGGTGCCGGTGGTGCCCCAGGTGGAGGCTCCGCTACAGCGGGCTCAGCAGGGTCCGCAGGCAAACTTGTATTCTTGGGAATCTTACTACTTATCCTGACCAACCTTAGAGAGACTAAAGAGCAACCATGTCTAACTTCCCCGCACTCGTACTTGACGCTGGTGTACACAAGCAGATTACCTCTGCGGACACCCTGGAAACAGGGATCGGACTTGACCGTCGCACAGGTGGTGCCCTTACGCTAGGAGGCAGCACCGCTACCTCCATCGTGGTAGGCGGTGCGGGCTCTGCCATCACCTCTATGTCTATCGGCAAGAGCGGTGTTCTCACCACCGTCCTCGGTAACTTGCAGATTGACGGTACGGAGACCGTTGTAGGTGCCACGGTCTTCAACTCCACCGTGGTCTTCGGTGATGGTTCTGGTACGGACACGGTAGCCTTCCGGGCTTACGTGGGCGACTCGGCGGGCTCCTACCCTGACATTACCTTTTACGGTGACGCTCCTGCGGGCGGGCACAACGTCACGATTGTCGCGCCTACCGCGGCAGCAACAACGGGTCTTGCGCTGGCGATTTCAAGTGCCGCAGGCACCACGACGGCTGCGGGTGGTGCTCTCACTGTAACGGCAGGTGCGGCTCCTGGCGCCGGTACGGGCGGCGCGGTAACGGTCGCTGGTGGTGCCTCCTCTACAGGGACAGGCGGCGCGCTTACCCTCCGTGCGGGTAACGGTAATGGTGGTGCTGCAAACGGTGCGGTGGTCATCGGAGCTACCAACACGGCCAGCGTCACGTTGGGTGCATCCGGTATACCGACCAACGTGGATGGTTCTCTGGATGTAGACCAAGCCACAACTCTCAACAGCACGCTGGATGTTGACGGGGCTACCACCCTCAACGGAAACGTCACCCTCGGAGACAACACGGCGGTTGACCTTACCGTCTTCAGCTCTCAGGTAGACAGTGACATAACCTTCAACCAGACCACGAGCACGCGAGCCCTCTCCGTAGAGGCTTCTACCGCGGGCGTGGGTGGTATCCTGGCACTCTCTTCGGGTGCGGGTGGCGGTGCAAACAACGCTGGCGGTGCCCTGACGCTCACAGCGGGTGCAGCTACCGCGGGTAACGCTGTTGGTGGCGCGGTGTCTGCAACGGCTGGCGCTGGCATTGGCACTGGTAATGGTGGTGCTATTAGCGCTAGCGCAGGTGCCGGTGGAGCTACTGGCGCTGGCGGCGCCATTACTCTAACGAGTGGTTCAGCAATTGGTGACGATGCTGGTGACGTTAGCCTCGTCGGTGCGAATACTACGTCTACTGGGAACTTTAGTGGTGGTTCGATCAACCTTACAGGGGGCAACACTTCTTCGGCCAGCACTTTCGGATCTGGTGGTGAGGTTACTATTACCTCCGGTTCTGCCATTGGTGATGGCGATGCTGGTGGTGGACAGATAGTTACTTCCACAGGTACCGGTTCAGCGAGCACTGGAGCTACTAATGCAGGCTCCGGTGGTATCACCTCCGTATTTTGTGGTGACGGTGGCGCCAACTCGGGCACAGGTGATGGTGGTGCCGGTGGTGGATTTGTTCTATCAACCGGTTTGGGTGGCTCATCCGATGTTGCTGATGCGGGTGACGGTGGCACTATAAGCATCACATCTGGTGGTGGTGGTGCTACCCTAACAGGTGGTGCTACCGGTGGTGGTGATGGTGGTGATATCACTGGGCTTGCTGGTAACGGTGGCGCTGGTGCTGCGGCCGATGCCGGCGGTATCGGTGGTGCCATTAGCTGGACAACGGGTGCCGGTGGGGCTACGGCTACAGGTGTAGCTGGAGCTGGTGGAGCTTTTACGCTCCAAGGGTCTAATGGTGGCGATGTTACCACCGGCGGTGGAACTGGTGGCAATGGTGGTGCTATCAGTGCAACCGCCGGTGCTGGTGGTGATGATAATACTACCGGAGTAGCTGGCACCGGTGGTGCTATTAGCCTGACTTCTGGTGCTGGTGGTACAACGATTGGCGCAGGCACTGGTGGCTTCAGTGGCAACATCAATCTGACCACGGGTGCGGGCAATGGACCCTCCGCTGAGAGCGGCAACATCACGCTAACCACAGGTACCGCAGGAACAGGTGCGCTAGCGGTTACGGGGTACATCTACCTTGTAACGGGCACAGGCTCTAACAACGCTGGAGCTGTTAACGGTGGCAATACTGGTGGGTTCAGAGTAGAAACCGGCAACGGTGGAACTACGGCTACAGCTACAGGTGGTTCGCCTGGCAAGGTTCAGTTCAACCTTGGAGCAGGTGGTGCCGCGACAGGGATTGGTACCGGTGGTGCTGGTGCTGGCATCCTGGCCAACCTCGGTGCCGGTGGTGCTGCTGGTTCTACAGGTATCGGTGGTCTTGGTGGCGCCTCAGTCATAAACGCTGGTGCTGGCGGTGCTACCGCTGGGGCTGGTACAGGTGGTGCCGGTGGTGGCATCGAGCTGACGGCAGCCGTTGGTGGTGCTACTGTAGGTGGTGGTATCGCGGGTGCCGGTGGTGGTTTCTCTGGCATTGCTGGTGCCGGTGGTAACGATACCACTACAGGCACAGGTGGTGCCGGTGGTAGCATCACTCTAACGGCTGGTACTGGTGGTACTACAGCGGGTGGCACCAATGGTGTCGGCGGTAACGTCAGCATTACAGCGGGTGCTGCTACGACTGTTGCTGGTGGTTCGGTAACCGTCGCTGGTGGTGCAGTTACGGGCGCGGGTGCTGGCGGTTCCGTCACGATTCGCGGCGGTGATAGCACAGGCGGTACAGACGGTGCAGTCAACATTGGCGCTACGAACACCAGCGCCATCAACATGGGCGCTTCGGGTGTCACCACCACGATCACAGGCAACCTTGGTCAACTAACAGGCTCCGTCAACCTTTCGGCTAACGCAGCGTCTAGTTTCACGACAAGTGCCGGTGGTTTGACCCTTACCGGAGCGGCAGCCTCTACGTGGAGCACCACGGCAGGCGCGTTGACCATCACTGCCGCAGCAGCTTCGACGTGGAGCACTTCGGCTGGCGCGCTTACCCTCAATGGTACCGCAGGCGTCATTCAGCAGTTTGCAGGGGCAGCGGTTGCCACGGTAGCTTCTGCAACCTCGTTTGCGCTGGCTTCCGGGGTACAGCTCACCATCAATGGTAGCACTACTTCCTCTTCCGTTACCGGTGCCAACCTTACCACGCTGACCAATGGGTCCAACGCGGACGCTCTGCACACTCACAGCGGGGTAGGTGCCAACGCCGTCACCATGACGGGGACCGTCAACGGCACCTACGCACTGGGGGCTTTCAAGCTGGTCTGTGTCAAGGATGACGGAGCTAACGACAACCGTATCTTCCACGCTGACGCCAACACAACCAGCGAACTTGACGCCAACGTAATCGGTGTTGCTGCCGCCATCGCCGCCGCAAACGCTAGCATCTCGGTCATCGTTGCCGGTGAAGTCTCTGTGCCTGACGCAGTGTGGGACAGCGTACCTACGGACGCTAACGTGGGTCAACGCGCGTTCCTCTCAGCGACCGGAACGGGTGTCTCCGCTGGCTTCTGGACACTCACGGCGCCCACGACCGCCACAAACTATGTCCTCAAGGTGGGCATAGTTACCCGAGGTGGTGCCGGCTTGGTCAAGGTGCTCATCCAGATCGGTGACGCCGTTCTCCTCACCTTAGCCTTAGCTGACTCCTGACCACAACCCCTGGTAGGGTGCCTCTCAGCGAGGGCTACCAGGGGTTGTTGCTTTCCATGGCGTCTCAGGCTAACTTGTCGCGGCACCATGGCAAAACACCGGAAGCCTCAGACGGAAGCCTCAGACCCTTCTAACGTCCTGCCCCAGCTTGAGTACAACCTCACGGAAGAGGAGAAGGTAGCGGTACGTCAGCAAGTTAGCATCCTCACCGCCACACGGGACGGGCTAGCTACGGCTGCCCTCGAATCCGCAGCTTACAAGGGCGCCCTCAAGATCGCAGAAGACAAGGTAGACCGGTACGCCACCCTCTACCGCCAACACGAAGAGGCATTTACCCAGAAAACCAGGGAAATGATGACAGCCAAGGGGATCGACTTGGTGAACGGCTCAGGTCAGTGGCAGCTTGACTTTGCTACCCTCACCATCCGTAAGGTCACACCGCAAGCTCCCCCTCCCCCTGCCCCGCCCCCAGCGTCCACCCCACCCTCTTCGGGTGGGCTGACCCCAAGCTGAGTCTCTTACTAAACCCGTGGCTCGCCCCCCCAAGCTGAACGGAGTAGCCGGGTCAGTGCCCGACCTCACTTCAAGCTAAGAAGGGCGTTGACAAAGGCAGGGTTGGTCAAGGCAAACTCATCGCGCGCCTGCTTTACGTGACTCACACAACGAGCGCCGCACCAGCCCATACGCTCATGCAGAACCAGCGCCGTGACTAGCCCAGAGCGGTTTAGCCCTGCCATGCACGTCACCAGTACCTTCTGGTTTTGCTCGATACGCCTGGCTACCCAGCGCGCCGCTGACCGAGCACGTTCCCATTGTTTCTGAGTGAGAAGCCCGTTGTCCTGGTTAGGCGCGCAGAGTACCTCGATGTCCTGGTACAGCCCGGCATTGGTCCATTCCTCCGCGCAGAGAACCAGAGACTTCCAACCCTGGCGTGCCAACGTGTCCCCTGGGGGTGGGCAACCCCCTTGCCAGAGAAAGGGGGGCAGTATCACGGACACGTCAAGGGAGGGTGTCACGACGTTCACGCTTGGGAGGGGCGGGCCACTGACCACTACGTCTCTTGGCTAGCGTAACACATTCCGCTACCTCTTCCTCCAGGTCTTGCGTGATCTGGGTCAACGCCTCGATAAGCTCTTGCTCGCGGGCAGACACGGGGGGTACAGACTTCACCTTGGCACCCCCTTCTTCGGGGCTGGCGTGGGGTCCAGGTAGCCCTTGACCACGGAGAGCATCCCCGCCAGGGAGGCTACACTCTCCCTGATCTTGACCAGTTCCTCCGCTCGGCGCTGGCTCGTCACTTCGTAGTTTTCGTAGGTCACACATTGGTTCACAATTTCCGTTAGCTCCGCAAGGCGCCTCTCCAAGAGGTCTAGCCTGACCTGGACCCTACGCTCAATACGCTCCTCAATAGCCTGGGTGTCGATAGACCCTCTCTGGGCTTGGTTGGCTTCGCGCTCCAGCTTGTCCGAGAGGGCGTCAAGAACGCCAAGCATTCCCGTGCGCGCCCCCGTGTTGGAGTCGAAGTGCCCCACGCGAGCATCAATGGTCACCACGGTACCAGAGAGGTCTGAGAGTCCCTTGAACAAACCAGAGCGACTCCCAGAAACGGGGTCGTACACACCCACCCTACCATCCAGGGCTTTCAAAGCCGTGTCCAGGGCGGCAACCTTGACTTCAAGCTCCGTGACTTGTTTTCGCAAGCCCTGGACGAACGTGTAGACGGTCGTAACCGCCGATCCGGCTCCTGTAATGATGCCCGGGAGCAGATTTTCAAGGAACTTGCTCCAATCTGTCATGGTGTGCTATTATACCCTCTATGATAGGTGTAATGCTCCACCTGGAAAAGCGTGTCTGGCGCGTCCTACATAACTGCGTAGCACACCCCCTCATGGAAGTGCTTCCCACGCGCTGGGGGGACTGGCTTCACGACTGGACCGCCGAGAAAGCCTGGATTGTACAATGACGCTTCAAGTGGACCGCTGGGTAAAGCTGTACCGAGAGGGTTACATTCTCCGAAGAGATTACCTCGACGGGCTGGTTTCTGGTTTTGCGACTGGCGACTTGGACGCTATCCTCGCGGCGCTCACGGAGGACCATCTAACCAGGGAGTTTTTGCAGCTTGTCAAAGTTGCCAGGGACCGCGGGACGCTCAACCCTGAGCAAGCCCGACTAGCGGAAGGAATGGACCTGTGAAAGACCGCACGCCTGCCCCGCTCGTCGGGGTTGCCGTAGGGGACGCACTGGGCGCACCTTTCGAGGGGAGGATGAGCCTCAGCCCCCTCTTGCTTGACTGGGATGGGCACTCCTACCTACCCACGCGCAACAATTGGCTCATGATTGAGCCAGGTCAGGTCACGGACGACACCCAGATGACCGTGGCGCTTGCCAAGTCCCTCGTCCAAGAGAAGACGTTCAACCCCAGCGCCGTCATGGAGAGCTACTACAAGTGGTTTCAGTCCGGTTCGTGCAGGGGGATGGGGAACACCGTGCGTGAGGCTATCTTGAAGTACCTACGCACCAAGAGCCCGACAACCTGTGGGGTCGCTGGCTCACAGGGCAACGGTACCGCCATGAGGGTATCGCCCATCGGGCTGGCTTTCCGGCATGACCTGGACCTAGCCGCGCGATACGCCGACGTGGACGCTTCGTTGACCCACCAGTCCCCCGAGGCAAGGCACGGCAGCATGGCTATCGCTCTTGGGGTGGGTCTACTAGCCCTACAGGTAACCACACCTACCTACCTGGCTAAGAAGGTGGCTACCATGCTGCCAGCCGGGAAACTACACGACATTTTTGAGAACTTCCCTCAGCCCTTGCCCAGGCACTCCCTGGCGGGGTACCTCAAGGCTCTCCCACCTAGAGGGGTCACAGCAGACGTGGCGGTTGTCTTTGCGCTGGCCGCGGTAGCTACCTCCTTTAAGGAGGGTATCGAGCTAGCCATCCGTAGAGGGGGTGATACTGACACCATTGCTAGCATGGTCGGGGCTCTCCTCGGGGCGTTCTACGGCTTGGAGGGCGTAGACAGCACCCTCTTGGAGCCTCTAGAAGACCGCGACGCCTTGATCGCCTTGAACCACCAACTGCTTACGCTTGCCGACAGCTTACCCTTGCCGGTGTATAACGCCTTTTGAGAGAGAACCAAGACAAAGCCATGAGCGACTACGCCTCTTCTGCCGATCCCTCCCGCCCTCCCCTCGTTTGGGAGGTAGCCCAGACCTTTACCGATGGTGAGGTCATCTGTACCGTCAAGACGGCCACCACGGACAGGGGGGTTCTGTACTCCGTCTCGGTCGGTCGGACACGCAAGGACGGTACCGGTGCCCCCTACCTCAACGTGCGCGCCTTCTTCGAGGATGGCATCGTCAGGACGGACCTCTACCGCGCCGCCGACCTCATCACCCAGGCGGACCAGTGGATCTCCGAGACCGAGACCGCCCGCCGCGCTGCCAACCCTCGCCCACCCCCTCGCCGTGACTTTGGCGGCGGGGGCGGCGGTGACCGTGGAGGCGGCGGTGGTGGGAAGGGTAAGCGCAGCGGGGGCGGCGGGAAGGCTCGCCAGGACCACAGGCGCCCTGACCGCCTCTCGGAAGACTGACTTCACAACGGGCTACCTCGTGAGATCGAGCAGAAGCCCACACAACGCGCCTTTAACTCAAAGGTAGAGTACAGAGCCTCTAAAGTTCTTTTGCGCGGGTTCAACTCCCGCAGGGCGCACCCCTTGTACCAACCTCTAACCCTGGTTACCCTACGCTCACCATGAAAGCCTTCTTCTAGCTCCCCCGCAAGCGTGGTCCTCCCCGTGGCTCTCTCGGTGTACCCCTTCCGCCAGGCACCCAAACACGAGAGATTGTTACCATGGAAGACCACGACGCAGACAAGCTCGCCTTGCGGGCTCTTATCAAAGAGCAGATCAAGGTCAGGGAAGCTAGGAGTAGAGCCCTCTCCGCTGAGATACAGAAGCTCAAAGAGGGTGGGGCAGCTACCGGACAAGAGCGGTGCAAGCTACAAGCCCAGCGCAAGTACCTCGGGGTACAGACAAGGGCGCTATTGGTAGCCTATAGCATCCTTCGTGGGCGCCCCCTCTGGCGGCAAGAGCCGAAGTATCAGCACGGACGAAACCTCTCTGTAAGCCAGATCGACGTGCTACGCAGCTTGTGTATCCCTGGGTTGGAGAAGGCTCTCGACCCCACGTCGGATGAGCCCTGGCGAGTCCTGACTCAGCACCGCAACAAGACTCCCTACGGCGAAGCCAAGAGGCTCTACCCGGAGCTACGTAGCCTCTCGCCTGGCTTGCGTAGACAAGCTGTAGCCAAGCTGGACACGCAAGTACAGAAGGCTTTGGAAGGGTTTCATGCTGACACCCTCTTTGCCAAAGAGAACCACGGGGAGGTAGAGAGGCACGTTAGTCCCCCGCGAGCTGACGGGCGCACCTACACGCTGACCATTACCAAGGTGCTCGACGCAGACAGCAAAACCCCCTGCTACCGTCACGGTCAGGTTGAAGGGCTTTGGTGCGAGGTCAGGAGGCAACACACTGACTTCCCCTTCGCATGGGTGATAGCGCACCCCAACGGGCACGACTACCTACTCTGCGCAGAGCGCACCCAGGGTTGCACCGTCATCGAGCTTGACACGGGGCGGCGGGCGGACTTTTCTTTCCAGGGTAGCGAAGAGAGCACTGCTTTTCGCTGGCATGAACTACACGTCTCCCCGGACAAGTTGACACTGGCGGTCACGGGCGCGCACTGGGGGCTCCCTCTGGAAACCGTGTTCTACAGCCTGGTCAAGCCCTTCCCTCGGCCAGGGCAACCGGACCGTACCGACGAGGAGTTCCTTGGGTGGAACCCGGACAGCACCGCCAGTGTTGGCACCACCACGGAGCACTGCACCTACTTCAACAAGGACGTAGACGACATGACCGTGGGTGAGTTGGCTTTCATAGAGAGTCACGCGAGGGCTACAGGGGTGTCAGAGGACTCCTTTTACACGCGACGTGTAACCCGGGAACACACCTGGCAGCGCACGATACGAAGCATCACCGTAAGCTGGCGCATTCGCTTCTAACAAGGAAACCATGCCAACCATCCAAGAAGTAGCCCGCGAGGCAATTACACGCGCTATCCGTGCTGGGCACAGAACCGTGTGGGTAGAGTCCAACGACAACGAGGGCTACCTCATCTTCGCAACGTGGGTGCCCGAGGTAGCAGACAAGGCAAAGAAAGCCTTGGGAGACGTGGGTGTCCTGTGTAGTACCCCACTCGGGGTGATAGGAGACCAAGAAAACCATGACACAGAAACTTTACATCGTGACACGTAGCGACCTCTCCCCTGGCGCTCAGGCTGTCCAGGGGATGCACGCCCTGGTAGAGTTTGTCATGCGTAACCCGGAGAAAGCTCGCCTTTGGTACGAGGGTGGCAACACGCTGGTCTTCCTCTAGGTGGACAACGAAGGGGCGCTCTACGCGCTGCTCCCCAAGGCGACCGCTAACTTCTGCGAGCCCGACCTGGGTAACCAGTTGACGGCTCTGGTCTTTGACAGCCGTGTCAAGGAGCTTAGACACCTACGCCTAGCCCCATGCCCAACACGAGTACCACCCCTCCCACCCTCTCTGAGCGGCTTACCGCGATCCTCCTCCTCAGTCGTTACAACCAGCCTATAGCCACCGAAGCCTGGACGACGCTCCCCCTGGGCGAGATTGACGACGCTGTGCGGGCTTTGAGGGCAGAAGACCCTTACTGGCTTGACACGGTTAAGCTGGTCGTTGCCTACCTCAAGTTGTTCAACGCTGACTCTAGGCGTAAGGTGACTTCCCTGTGGAGCGAAGAAGCTGTCAACACGTTGCTAGCTGGTGGCTCTGCCCGCAAGAAAGAGTGCCGTAGCTGCGGACAGGTGGGGCACTATCACCCAAACTGCCCCACCCACAAGCGCAAAGCTACAGCACCACAAAGCACCCCTCCTGGTCCAAACGCGCATAGCGTGCCGCAGACACCTCCTGACCCGACTCCACCAGAAAAAAGCCAGCCCGGTCAGTGAGAAAGGGGTTGTAGCTGGCTCTCTGCCACAGTAGCCCTCTAGGCATGAGAGAGACCGCTGTGCCAGAGACAAAGGCGTGTACGTTGCGCACACCCTCTCGCAAAGCACGCCTGCGACCCCCAGGTCGCACACGAAAAGTAACATCGTACAACCAAAGGTCTTGTACCCTGGCGATTAACCGTCCCCTGAGCCGTACCGAGTAGAGCCGCCCCTCTCGCACAGAGAGATTCCTGTAAGCCTGGACAGGCTCACCCAATACCGCAGGCTCAGCATCGTCGAGAACAATCACCGACGAGGCACCTTGGCAAACCTCTGAGCGTTGCGCGTGGCAGCACGACGAAGGAACCGGTAGACATTTCTCAAGTCAGCCTGAGCTACCCGGTGAATACGGACCCCCCGAGAGGCGCTCTGGCGGGGGTGTAGTAGCCAGAAGGTCAACGTCAAGGTCACCCTCTCCGGGTCATCGCCGTTGACCCCGAAGTAGAAGTGTACAACCTCGTTCAAGTCATCAAGCACGAGGTTGCAGTCACCCCAAGAGGCAAAGGCTAGCGGAGCCTCCCACCCGGTGCCCGCTTTCCACATATAATCCTGGTCTGGACCCCAGAAAACATACTCTGGGTTCTTGGCTACCGCGTTACGCATCCACACAGGGACAGACACGCCCGCCTCTGTAGCCTCTTTGTCTAGCTCGTCAAGTGTCTTCAGCATAACTCACTCCCTTTCACCAAGCACCTAGCCCCTAACAAGGAAACCGTCCTTATTGCGCACCCACCCCCCCGGCAAGGCGCCCCCGGGGTAGTAGGCTCCGCTCAAGTCGGCTCTGCTCAAGTCGGCTCTGCTCAAGTAGGCTCCGCTCAAGTCGGCTCCGCTCAAGTAGGCTCCGCTCAAGTAGGCTCCGCTCAAGTAGGCTCCGCTCAGCGACCACATGGGCAGTAGCCCGTTGTCGATAAGCCAACGGGCCATGCTGCGCTGGTTGCTATTCGGGTTCGCCAAGGACCACACCATCGCCAGGGGCGACCACAGCACGACAATCTCTTGGTCACCGTCGTAGAGGCGGGGCCACGTATCGAACCACGTCATGCCCGCCGAGCAGGCTTTCGCGGCGAGTAGCTCGGCGCGCGACAGGGAAATTGCGATCTCTTTCATCTTGCAAACCTTTCTGTGTGGAAGTGTCAGGCGTGGTGAAACCTAAGTAACGGTACGTGGTGCCCTGGACCCGGAGCTTACCCGCCTCGATAGCCTCACGCTCACGCAATGCCTCTTCACCAAGAGGGGTCAGCTTTACCCCAGAGGCTAGCGCCCCCTCGACCGTGATCATCTTGCGGGTGAGCAAACTACGCTCTTGCTTGCCGTGTCGGGTGCGCTCCGAGAGACGCCTCCCTTTGATCCGTTGGAGGTGGGCTTACTGCATCACGGAGAGGGGTTCCTTGTCGGTACTGGCCATGCTCAGTAAGGTACACCCCTGCCGTGGTAACCAGGCGCCCTAGCTCACCCGGCGGGAGCCTCCGGGACGAGCCGGGACGCTCATCTTCCGCAACGTAGAGCGCACCTTGTAGAAGCTGCACCGGAAGTGAAGCGCCACCTCGTGCATCGACTGTCCCGAGAGGTAGAGCCTCTTCACCAGGGCACGCTCCTTCTTGGTGAAGGGTGGGGTGGAGACTGACACCCCAGAGTACCGCCCGCGAGACTTCATGCGCGCCCCGCTCTCCCAGAGCAAACGGTAGACCTCATCCGAGGGCAGGTTGACCTGGGTGGCGATCTGGATCGCTGAGAAGCCCTGCTTGTAGAGCGATGGCACGGACGTGGGTTTGAGAAATGTAGGCATGTTTTCCTTCTGTCAACGCGGAGAGAGGGCGAGACTGTTGTTCTTGAGGACTCGACGAGCCGCACGCAGTGCGCCCCACCGGTCCCACCCACGAAGAACCTCGCGGTGGCTCCGGTAGTGCTTGCTGTTGAAGGGCAGCTTGCCCCCGGTCTTGGTCTTGTGCGTCATGTTGCCTCCTCTTACGCTCAACCCATCTCAGGATTCACAGAAATCTTCAGTAACCTACGCAGGCTCTTATCCTACCCACACCTACCGAGACCGACCCACACTCACTACCTTAGAGGACACCGAGAGACCACCATGCCCAAGAGCTACGCTACCGATAACGATACCCTCAAGTTCTGGCTCATCCCAGGCTCCGTAATCACCCAGCCCACCAGCGTGCATATGGCACTCTTTACCACCACACCGGGCGCTGGCGGCGTGGGTGGTGTCGAGGTCTCTGGTGGGAGCTACGCTCGCGTTGACGTGTCCACAACCTTTGGCACTCCCGTCTCCGGAAGCTCTGCGTCGGTGTCCGACGTGACGTTCCCCGCCGCAACCGCCAACTGGGGCACCGTGAACGGCTTCGGTGTGTACAACGCCGCTGTAGCTGGAGACCTTCTGTACTACGCCTCGCTGGGCACACCCCGCACCGTGCTCTCCGGTGACGTAGCCAAATTCTTGACAAGTAGCTTGACCGCCTCGGAAACCTTACCAAGAGAAGCCCCTCTTCAAGCCAAGCGCGAAGAAGCCCAGGAAGACAGTCTTCCTGGGCTTTCTTCATGGGTACCCTTACAAGGGGTTACTCCCTTTGGTAGAGGTGCTTCTGGATACGGTCGTACACGTCCATGACGTGTTCTTTCCAGTCCCACCCGAAAAGGGAGACGGCTATGGACTGAGCGAGCAGAAGCGTATCGTGGACGTGTATCGCAGAGTCCTTGATGTAAGCGGGGGTCGAGGTGGCTTGATTCAACCTGCGTAGCATCACCTCGAAGGGATCGTGCCAATTGTGGTGCAACGCAGAACCCTCCAACTGCGCACGCCATTCAATCGTACCAAACTCCCCCTCTTCGTGGGTGCGCTGAGCTTCCGTGGTTTTCGTCTTCTTGGTTGTCACCCTTTCCCCTTACACCGCAGAGCAGAGCAGAGCAACCCTTTTGAGGGTTGCCTCTTATCCCCTACGCTACCCACTGAGAGGCACGCACGGTACTGACCCATGGCTGACCAACTTCTTGACGGTAATCTAGATGGTAATGGTGACCTCTCTGCTTTCTTGAACCTAGACCTTACCTACGCCGGTAGCACCACGGGCGCTGGTTCTCTGTCAGCCCCCCTTAACCTTGCCCTCGCCTACATAGGCAATACGACCGGCGTGGGCACAGTTACAGCGGTCAACCTAAACCTAGTCGCCGTCGCAAATGGCGCGGCCACGGGTATAGGCACCCTCTTCGCCAACGGTACAGGGCTTAATCTTGCCCTAGCTTACACAGGGTCCACAACAGGGAGCGGTACGCTAACGAGCCCACTGAATTTGGTGAGCACGTTCGGTACCGGCAATAACCTCACGGGTAGCGGATCTCTCGCGGCGACTGCACTCAACTTCCTCTTTGGTCTCGACGGCGACCTCGACGGTCACGGGTTCCTCAATAACCCCGACCTATACAAGGCTACGCCTACCACACTCAGCCCCGTCTCCAAAAGTAACGTGCTCTCGACAGCGGCTCTACAGGCGCTCATCAACAGGGCTACCAATACTAACGCACCCCGCCCCCCCACAGGCGGCGGTGACAAATACACCCTGACCACACCCACGAGACCCCGCTCTCGGAGCATCGTTCGCTTACCAAGCCTCTACGCAAAGAGGTATCGAGCGCCCCGTAGGCACCCCCAAGGGCTACGGGGTTCTTCCTTTTAAGGGGAAGACAGAACGGCAGCCAACCGAAAAGCCTCCTCGACCGAAGCACACAGACGCACAAGAGGCGAAGCCCCTATGCCTAGATTTTCTGAGCCCGAGCCAGAACCCACCACGTAGACAGGCTTCTTGGCTAGCAGCGCTACGTGAACCGCTACCCTGACTAGCTGGCGCTCCCATAGCGCGTCATCATCAAAGCCACCATAGAGAATGACCGCTTGAGCGCGCTTCGTGTCCTCCAGGTACTCAAGCCACATCCGTACCGTGTCCCCCACCGCCACATCATCCAGCCACCTAGAGACTATGCTCACCCCTGGAGGCTGAGAAGCTACGCACTCCCTCCACATGCCAACGTGCCGTACCTCGGACATCACCATCACCCTCACAGACTCCGTAATAGGCGCAGGTGAGAGGGGACGCTGTACCCCAAGCGAAGCCATGGCAGCCTCTACCGTATCGAAGCGCGTAACCAACGGGTGACTCCAAAAGCTGTTCACCCCTGCACCCACAACAAGCACTGGCTTACCTAGAGCCAGGGCGGCGCCCACCTCGACAAGAGCACCCTGCCACACCTCGCCAGCCTCCCCGTAGGCTAGCAAAACGTCCGACCTCACTATGTCCGCCATAAGGCCCTGCCACAACCCACCCTTGTCAGACACCTCGCCCACTACGTCGAGCCACCGTGAGGTCACCCTTACCGACGTAGCCCAACCCTCTCGGTAAGATCGCCACATGGAAGCGTACTGTAGCCTGGAAGCCACGTACACACACGGTACGTAAGGACCGCTCAAGGACTCGTCTTGACCCGCTAGAGGAAAACATCCCATGGGCACACTAGGTACACCACTCCTCGCAGAAAAAACACCCGAGGCTACGTTCTCTGCCACCCAAAATTCAGGAAGCCACCCCCACACCCACCCAAAAAGAAAACGGGGTAGAAAATAGAGACCCCCCGTCTCACCCGAAACCCCCTCACGAAAACCCTCACACTGATACGGCAAACCCAAAGAAATTGAAAGCGCAGCTACAGCCACACTGTAATCGAAAACAGCCTCCAACCCAAAATTCAAAACACACCCCACCCTCCTAGCCGATCCTCATTTGTGTGTGTACTGAGACAGGGCACCGGGTAAAAAATTCAAATCCTATACCGGTGCTCCTAGCCGATCCTCATTTGTGTGTGTACTGAGACAGGGCACCGGGTAAAAAATTCAAATCCTATACCGGTGCTCCTAGCCGATCCTCATTTGTGTGTGTACTGAACTCACCCCTTCCCGCCCCTGGGCAGACCCGGCTAGGGTAATGGCGCGAATTTCCAAATGAATTGGGGCTACGCCTTGCCTCAAAGAGGCGCCTCCTGCATTCGCAAATCACAAGGGGGTAGGGGGCTCGCCAGCGTAGGCGCAGAGAAGCCCCCCAAGGTGGGAGCTTCCACACACAGCATGAGCCCCTCCTAGCTTCAGAAATTGACGCACCCCCCCTGCCAACCGTGACCACACATGACCCTACACGTAGGGCATACCGTGGCACGATTGTGCGCGTAGGGGGTCATGCGTGCTACCTAGACACGCCTCTCAGGTCAAACATGACACCCCTCTATTGATCGGGGTTTCTTGAAATACATCCGAATTGGACCCCGGCGAGGACTCCAGTTGAGCACACTTAGGCGTAGCACGATTGAGCAGAGAGGGGGTGTCACTCCTGACCCCTGGCAAAAAGGCCGATCAAGTGTATGGAGGTTCCATAATTTGGACCCCTCTCCGCATGGAGTCTCCCCCTAGGGGCTGGACCACAAAAACATCGGTAAATCCGGGGGGTGGCACGAGGCACAAAACACGACCCCAAACGTGCCTTTTGTGTACCGAGTGCCCCGAGGTCATCATGACACATCGCGTCACGGACGAGAGGGTCTCCTGGCTTTCAATTTCTTTGGGTTTGCCGTATCAGCGTGAGGGTTTTTGAAAGGGGGTGGTGGTCCCCCTGAGAGGTTGAGCGCCGGGCGGTGTACCCTCTCGGGCATGACAGAGCACGTCAAGTGGACCGAGATTGACAACTTTCACAATGCCAGGCGCAAGCTGACCCTCTACCCGGAGCTTCTTGACCAGGGGGCGTCAACCGTGAGCTACCGCGCCAAGGTGAAGCTCCATGGCACCAACGCCGGCATAAAGATCAGCCAAGAGGGGGTAACTGCCCTGTCCCGCACCAGCGTGCTCTCCCTGGACTCGGACAATGCGGGCTTTGCTAGGTGGGTCTACGAGCGCCAGGCAACGATAGCCAAGCTGGCTCCTCTGGCGGGCGCCCTGGTCCTCTTCGGGGAGTGGTGTGGACCCGGCATTCAGAAGGGCGTCGCCGTCAACCTCCTCAAAGCGAAGGTCTTTGCCGTCTTTGCTGCCCGCCTCGTTGACCACCCTGGGGTTATCGACTTCCTCGACGATCCAGAGACCCTCTCCCGGCTGACCCAGGTCATCCCCGGCTGCTACGTGCTCCCCTGGTACCAGGACGGCGAAGCCTACATGGTGAACTGGGCGGCTTCCGACGAAGCTCTACAGCCCACGCTAGACCGGATCAACCAGCACGTCCTCGCTGTCGAGGAGTGCGACCCCTGGGTACGCAACACCTTTGGCGTAGAGGGCACGGGCGAAGGGCTGGTCTTCTACCCCGTGCCCTCGGGGGCTGAGGCTGACGAGCCCTCTCTGGGCAGCGATTATAAGCGCTTTTCCAACCTCTGCTTCAAAGCCAAGGGCGAGAAGCACCACGCTTGCGCGGTCACCAGGACGGCGCCAGCCCAAGCCAGCGCCACGGTAACCCGAAACGCCGCCGATTTCGCCTCTTTGGTCGTCACGGGCGCCCGCCTGGAGCAGGGGCTTTCTGTGGTCTGTGGGGGTAGCTTCGACCCCAAGAAAACCGGTGTCTTTCTGGCTTGGTTGACGGCGGACGTGCTCAAGGAGTGCAACGCTGAGCTAGCTTGTTCCGGGCTAGACGCGAAAACGGCTCAGAAAGCCGTATCCGACGCGGCTCGCCAGTGGTACGTCGCAGGCTGCAAGAAGCTCTGAGGTGGGTTGAAGAGCCTAACTCCACACCCAATTGGGTCAGGCTAGGTTTAGAGGTTCCAATCCCTCCCCCCTGCCTGTGCCCTGGCTACAGACAAGATGTCGTTGTAAGTAGCACAGAGGGAGAGACCCTTCAGAGTGGGGAGGGGTACTCCCGCGGGGGTGGGGTTATACAAGACCCCTGCGAAATCTTTTCGCGAATTGGCTGCCAACTGAGTTGAAACCCATCGGGTCAGGTGTATCAGGCGGTCATCGATCAGTATATCCCCCTGAACGAGTTCTTTTCGTTGGGCGAAGATGACATTTTTTCTGGGTATATTGAGGTGGTTAGCGAGCCAGGCGTAGCGTTCGCTGACCCATGTGGGTGAGTACCAGGGAGAGGTAAGTATGATGACTTCGTGGGTTTGGCTGAGGTTGTCAACGAAGGCGCTAGCGCCTGGGAAGGGGGGTATGGTTTCGCAGAAGCCTGGGGAGCTGATCGCCTTGGTGACCTCCTCTTCGGGTATACCGGTGAGGGCGGCGACTTCGGGGAGGAATTTGTAGTTCTTGAAGGGAGGTGTCTCTGTGGGTGTAGGCAGACCAGCGAGTTGGTGGGCTCTGTGCCCGACGTGGTGGGTGAAGTTGGCGACTACTCCGTCGCAGTCGAGGAGGGCTCTTGGTGTCACGGGTGTGGGTATACACCCTTTAGGCTGGGGGCTGGGGCTGAGGTGAGGCGTAGGTTAGGGAGGGTGCTTTTTTGGCTCAGCCTTTTCTCTTGGGGGGAGGGTGTAAGGGGCTGGTTATGTCGGTCAAGTTGAAGGTGTCAGCGTTGACGGTCAAGGAGCGGAGGGAGGCGAGGGGTTACGGGTTGAGCCTGGAGGGGTATGCTTCTTTGAGGAGGCGGTTGTGGAAGAGGTGGCTTCTGGAGAGGGGTGAGGAGGTTATTGCGAAGAAGCATGAGGAGTGGCGTAAGCGAGAGGAGAGGGGTCTCCGAGTCGAGTTTGCGCGTGGGCTACAGGCTTCGGTGCTGACGGAGGGGGAGTCTACCCGGGTTGTTTTGCACGTAGAGAGGGAGTGCGTAGCGTTGGCATTGGTGGGGAGGGCGTGTGAGCTAGAGTTGGCTGACTTGGAGGCGTCTCCTGTGGGGTTTGGTGGGCTTTCGTGGTTGGTGTTCGTGGCGGGCTTGTTTGGGGTGGGGGTTGCGCCATTGGTGGGGTGGTGGGTTTCGGTGTGGTGGTTGTCTCTTGTGTTCTTGGTGGGTGGTGTAGGTGCGTGTGGGTGGGCGGTGAGTCGGTACCAGAAGGCGTGTGCGGAGAGGAAACATCGGGTAGAGCGTGTACGTGGTACGTGGTTTCGTTCGATGAGTGAGGTGTCTTCGGCTCGCTCCCAACTTGAGCACTTTCTCTTGAAGGGTACCCGAGAGAGTGTCACGCCATGTTTGAGTGAGCGTGCTACGCTTGCTGGCGTAGTGTCTCCGCGGTATCTTGAGCTTGCCAGGGGTGAGCTAAGGGACTCCAGGTTGCTGGGTGAAGGGACGCCCCGGTGGCTGTTGGGGGTCTCCTCTCCGTAGGGGGTAGGCTTCTTTGTGCTTACGGGGGCGTGGGGCTTCTCGGTCTTGGTGTAAGGTGGGGGGTATGAGCGAGAAGGCTAAGGTGGTGCTAGGCGGCGTGTACCGGTTGAGGCTAGGTGCTGACGGGGTAGTTGTGGGCGTGTTGAGGAGCGCCCCTGAGACTCCTAGGCAGTGCTCGTGGGGGTCTGAGTCTACTCGGTTCACGGTGGCGGGGGTGGGCACTCTCAAAACGGGGGTGGACGTGGTGCATCTCCGGGTCTGCAGGATTGGCGGTGATGAGGAGTACGACGTTGTGTTGCGGGAGGACTTTTTGCACCTGACGGTCCCTGTGGGCGATGAGCCTATGCAAGGCAGCCCGAAAGAGGAGGTTGTCTCTTTGCGGGAGAGGCTTCTTGCGACGGTGGGCGTGCTACGTAGGACGAAGCCGTACCCCGGGGGGGTGGTGATGGCTCTTGAGGTTGCGGAGGGAGGGGGTCTGCTTGGCGTGATGGTGCTGGTGGGTGGGGCGGCGACCGCCGTGTTTTTCGAGGGGGAGCACTTCTTGCGTGAGACGGTGCTTCTTTTTCCTCGTGTTGGGGAGGTTTACGTGGTGAGGGAGGGGTGTGGTGTGCAGTCACACTCATCATCCGAGACGTTTTCGGGTATGTGGCGGGACGGGGATATTCCCGATGGTTTTCGGGTGGTTTGTCTTGGTGTGTACCGAGACGGCACGCCTTTGGTCCGTGTTACGGTCCTGGGTCCGTCAATCTGCAGGGGTGGGCAAGATGAGGACGTGTTTTTGGTCGAGGACTTGCGCCGCCACATGGACCTCCTCAAGGGTGTGCCTCACGCTGAGCCGACTTCTGAGTGTTCCGTAGTCAAAGCTGAGCCTACCTCCCTGGCCTGTGGGGTCTCTAGGGGCTGGGTTTCGCTGGGTGTGGCGCCTAGCGTGGATGCTCCTCGTCCGTGGTGGCGCGACGTGGGGCTCATGACGCGGGAGGAGGTTGTACAGCAAGCCGGCGTAGCCCGAGAGGCTTTGCAGTCTCTTGAGGCGTCGTACCGAGAGGCTGTGGGTCTCTTGTCACCCACGTCAGGGGGGCTGGACCTGATGACGCGGACGCATACGGTCTCTGAGGTTATCAACTTGACGGGGGCTGCTGGGGGTCATGTAGTCTTCAACCCTGTGGACTGGACGGCTTTGGCGCCCAGTTTTGAGAAGCAGGGGGGGGTGGTTGCGGGTGCAGCCCGGGAGTGGAAGTCTGTGGGCAGGCATCGGCTCAAGGGAATGCGCTCTTGGGTGTACGTTCATACGGACGCGCGATTGCCCCCCAGGATAGCCGTGGTAGGTGTCACGCACACGTTTACGGAGCAGTACCAGGGTGGTCGGTGGTGTCTCTTTGTGGTAGGTTGAGTGTCACGGTGTAGTTTATCGCCAGGAGTCATACGATGAAGAAGCAAGAGAGTGAAGGGGTTTCTCAGGCAACGGGGACGCCCGCGGTACCTTCGGTAGGCTCTGTGTGGGCTATTGAGCAGGGTTGCCAGTTGAGGATGCTGGACGGGGGGTGGTGGTCTGACACCGGGCGACGGTTCCGTGTTCTCTCGGTGGGTGAGACGGTGCTCACTGTTGAAGTTACCGGAGAGGATATGGTAACTCAAATGGACAGGGTGTCCCTCAAGAACTTCCTGGCTACCATGGTTGAGAAACCCTCTCCCTCTCCCCCGCAGGCGCAGGCTGACCCAGTGGACACGCACGGGGTGGTAGTGGGAGCGAAGTACGCTGTGAGGGAGAATAAGTGTTGGTCGCACGCCGCGTCAGGGTACTACTCGGGGCACTGGAGCTACCTAAGCCAGTTTACCGTGCTAGCGGTGGAGACCTTCAAGGACGGAACGCCCCTCGTCAAGGTGAGCGTAGACCGTCCTGACCGGATTGACTGCATCACCCTGGACGAGTTCTTGAAGACGACCGAGCGTGTTGTGGCTGCGCCTGCCAAGCCAGAGGCTTTGCCCAGCACCCCAACCCAAGACAAGAGCGCTCCGGTAGAGGCACCAGCCGTGTCTGTCAAAGCAAAGCCCGAGCCCAAGGGCGCCGACACTCCTGTGGTGGGTGCGGTGTACCGGCTCAAGCCCGGTCGCAAGCTGGCTTGTGTGGACGGTGGAACGTGGGATGATTATGGGAGCCCTCGGATCAAGGTACGGGTCGTGAACGACAAGCACGTTGAGGGTACGGTCACCTGGGGTAAGCCGGGCGAACATAGGCCCGCGAAAGACACCTGGGCCTTGAAGGAATTCCTGAAGTCCACGGAGAGGGTTCAACCCGCGAAGATCCACCGTGCTCGCCTCTTGGGAGGTGCGCCGGCTGAGGGGGTTCAGCCCGAGGTGGGCTCCCGTCACGTCCTACTGCCTGGCTCCAAGCTGCCCGCAGTGGGGGGTGTGTCAAGCTGGTCCAGTCCGGCGCTCAAGTTCAAGGTTCTGGGCTATGCAGGTACCAAGCGGCTCCCCAGGCTCAGGCTTTCCTTCTTTGACGAGGGTGAGCGTTTCCTTGGGGAGACCACGGTTCTTCGCTCGGCCTTCCTGAATCGCACGAAGCCGTGGGTACCGCCAGCAGCGGCTCTTGAGATTGACAGTACGGTTCCCCCTCCCCCCGTCACCGAAACAGAGCCCGCTGAGGTTATTCTGGTAACCGAGGCTGTAGAGAAAGCCTTCAACAGTGAGGAGGCGCCTGAGCAAAGCCCTCTTGGGGAGGTTGTGTGGTACGCTGACCTTGACTCGCTCACGGCAGAGGAGGTCATCGAGCGTGCTTCTGTGGCGCAAGAGGCGCTGGGTTCGCTCCGTGCTGGTCTTAATCGGGCTGTAAGTCTGCTCGTCCCTGATGGCTCGTCCCTGATGGGGTTGCGTACAGCACACACAATGGAAGAGATTCTCGCCCTAGAGGGGCACTTTTGCCTCTTCGTACACCCCAGCAACCTGCCCTTGTTGTCGATCCGTAAGGCTCCTCCGAGGGAGCACTACCAAGGTGACACTTGGTACGAGGGCTCGGTGATCGTTGACCGCCAGACCTACAAGGGGCTACGGGATGTGTACACGGACCCATCCGTACCTCGCTGTGTTGTGCAAGTGGCCCGGTACCGTACCGACCACCGTCAATGGTATCTCTTGGCTCCGCAAGGGAAAGCAACGTGACCGACTGCACGCTAGCAGACTACCAAGGGCGGTGGTTCTCCGTGGTTGTGGCTACGGGACGTGTGGCTCACTTCCTGGGCGAAGGTAGGGTAGCCCTGGAGGAAGTCGCGGAGATTGAAGACAACGGTTCACGCTTGACGCGCTACCTCGGGGAGGTCTCTTTCGACGAGCGCCTCTTTGAAATCACGGGTTACACGAGCACTTTGCCGGACGCGAGGCAACTAAGCGAGGCTTTGCTTAGCGGGGAGGTCTCTTACCTTGTACCCAAGCCCCCTGGACAGACGCCAGCTTGGCGACTGCGCACCCCCGTGAGGGAGCTACTGGACGCACCCCCCTCTTCGCCGTGCTGTTTTTGCCCTTGTGAGGAGTGCTCAGGGGTAGTGACGCACCCTAACCTGCACCATTATTCGCACGAGCTAGCCGAGCCTGCGGGTGCAAGGATTTGCGATGTGTGCTGGTACTACCCCCCTTGCGGTATGAGCGAGGACTGCGCCCGTTTCGAGATTTTCGGCTGGTGTGAGCACCGCCCAAAGCTAAAAGAGGGCTCTACGTGGCAGACCTACGCCAGTCTCTCTGCTGAGAGGTTTTGCCAGTGACGAACCGACCGGTCATCAACGTGGTGTGTGCCATCCTCTCCTGGGGGGGTCGTATCTTCTTGACGCAGAGGCGACCCTCCGACGACCGACTGGGGGGTAAGTGGGAGTGCCCTGGCGGCAAGGTTGAGCCCGGTGAGGACGACTACACCGCACTAAAGCGTGAGTTGACTGAGGAGCTAGGTTGGTCCCCCCTGGACGGTGGAGTCAACCCAAAGCCCCTCTTGGAGCACAATCTCGTGCCACCGACCGTTGGGCGGGCTTGCCGGATACGGCACTACGGGGTTACAGGACTCACCCCGTTTGTGAAACTGAATCTGACCGCCAGCATGGGGTCGGGGTGGTTTTTCCCCTCCGAAGTCATGGGTTTGCAGGTTTGCGCCTCGCTGAACCTCTTTCGGGGGGCTTGGTTGGAGCGTTACCTGAGAGGGGAGTGAGGCAGAGTGCTACGCCTCAAAGCTAAAGGCGCCCTCGTTCACAACCTCATTGCGACTCGCCTACCGAAGCGCAACTTCTGCGCTTTTGGGGGCGTAACCTTGGCTCAGATTGAGGGCGCTATACCGGTCAAGCGATACAAGCCAGAGGCTTTTCGCCCTGACTACCAGACCGAGGCAGAGAGAGCCTGGCATCACGGGCGCATACGGTTCTTCCTTGACCAACTGCGTCAGGGTGTCGTGCTGGACCCTATCGAGGTGACTTTTGTGTCCTACCTGGGCGGGCGCTTGGACGTGGTTCTAGAGAACGGGCACCACAGGCACGCAGCCTACAACCTCTCAGGGGCTCTCAGGGTGCCCGCTACTTGTCTTATGGGGTACAGGGTGAGCACCGCGCTTCTTGATTACTTGACGGGGGAGCGCAAAACCAAACCCAGGAGTGGAGCGCTATAGTGACCGAGGCAGAAGTACAGACCCTCATTGACCGGGCTCTTAAAGCAGAACGTCTGCGGCTAGCTGAGGCTATTATGAATAGCAAGCTGTACACGGGCTGCATCGGTGAGTCTGCCTTGATTACCACGGTCAAGGGTTACATCAATGAGGCTCTAGACGACCTGGCTCTTGACGTAAACGATGGCGCACGCCCCCCGACCTACCCAGGGGATACCCGATGACGCCCGTTGTGCGTGCCCGATTTCAACGTGTCCTTGCTGGCGCCTTCTTGCGCGTTGCAGACCCGGCTGAGCACAAACGGTTTGAGCGAGAGACGGGGGGCATCTTTCACTGGGTAAGTAGCGAGAGTCCGCAGACGCTTGAGGAGATCCTGGCGGACATACGCAGCGACACCACAAACTGGTGGGCGACCGACGACGAGGGAACCCTCTGGCCTTCCTACCCCACTGAGGCGGTTATCGCCCTTTACCTTCTCCGGTGCATAGAGTGGGGCGTGGTCCGCTGCGTTGTCGAAGAGACGCCTAGCCTGGGGTAACTTGGGGGCGCTTGCCAGGTGGGGTTTGCGCGGTTGTGCCCTAACGCCTACCTTGGATTGTCCCCGGACCTTAGCCTCGTCTCGGTCGATCTGGCGCTGGGTCACCACACCGCGAGAAGCGGGCTTATCGGCGGGCTCTGGTGCTGTCCACCCCATTGACTTGGCTGTCTTGTAGACGGTAGCCAGGCTGGTTGGGTAGTGCGGGGTGTACTGACCCGCCTTCTCTGGGTAGACGTGATCAAAGGCTTCCCGGGCTTCCTCTGGGGAGAGGGGGTCCACGGAGATATGAGCCAAGAGGCGCTCATCACGGATTAGGGCGGGGTCTAGCTCAACCTTCTTGCGGTTGGTGGTGGCAACGATCCGTATGTCGAGGATCTTCCCCATCATACCGTCGCTCAGGTTGAGGATGTTGCTCACCGCGCTGTGGTTATCGCCCTGACGTACCAAGAGAGCGTCCTCGGCGTCCTCTAGGAAGAAGACGGTACGCTTGCGCGTGTTTTCGTTCCGGTGCTGAAGCAGGGCGGACATGGTTTGGGGTCCGGTGATGTTGTGCATCATGTAGGGCGGCATGATGATATGGCAAAACCGATCCCGGGTGTCGTACAGCAATGCCTGAAGCAGGAAGGACTTGCCAGTGCCAGGCGCTCCGTTGAGGATGACCAGCTTGCCCGAGGGGTTCTTAGAGGCGAAGGCAGGTAGCATGGCGCTGTAAGCTGCCCGAACCTCTTTGCTGTAGTTAGTGGGTACCCAGGGAGAGCCCACGCTGGTCAGGTTTTGCTCGAAGGTCAACCCCCCGCGTGAGTCGGTCGTCGCCAGGAAGGGCGCCCCCGTCTCTTTGGAAGGTCGCTCTTGCAGGTTAGCCCTGAGAAACGTGAGCATCTCTTCGCGCGTCTTGTCTTGGCTCACGGTAGCGCTCACGTTAGCGATCACGTTGACGGCTCGAAGGGTGCCGGTCAGCGGACCCTGGTATTGCACCACCCCGTGGTCCCCGAGGTAGACCACGGTGACCACGGTTTCGCTCTCCGGTTCCGGTGTGAGTTCAGCCCAGTCCGAGCGGTAAAAGCTAGCTCGGCCAAAACCCAGGGACTTTATTTTCTTCTCCCACGCAGCGAAGGAGCTTCCGTCCCTGAGTATACCCGACAGATCCCAAGCGGAGAAGGTGCGACCGTTTCGCAGGCAGTCCTTCTCAAAGAGGGTCTGCAAGTTGGAGTAAACTTGCCCTGGATTGTAGTGCTGCTTGTCTGACGTGTTCTCGCTAAACCACGATGGCATGAGCCCATCATACACCGCTACCCTCTCAGTGCTAGCGCGGATCTGCCCAGAGGGGTTATAGTGAGCATCCCTTGTTCACGTAGCACGGCTCGGAGTCCGCTACGGTCAACGGAGACCCACCCCAGGCGCTCCAAACCGTCAAGCTCGCGGTGGACGGTAGCGGGGGAGAGTTGAGAGTCAACCAGCTTGACCAGGGCGGACACTTGAACCGACGTGACCCCTGAGAGCGCCCGTAGGATAATCTCTTGGCTGGGGGAGGGGTGACCCCGCAACCACCGTATTGTGCGCTGGGCGTAGTCGAGGAGAGGGGGCGTGGTCATCGTCAGTTGAAGCCTACGCTTTCCATCAGGGGCACGCCAAGGGTCTCGGCAAGGTCGCGCATCATAGTACAGAGCAGTCTGGGCAAAGAGTCGTACTCATCCCCGTAAACGAGCACCACGCCCTCTTGGTTGAGGAGCGCCTCAGTGCCCTCGGGCTTGCTGTACTCGTTGCCGAGAAGCTCGTCCAGGGCCTTTGCTTTCTGCTCGGGTGTGACCAAGAGGGAGGCGCAGTGGTCTCTGGACCACAGGTTGTCACCTACCACGCCCCCGGTGACGCCAAAGGCAGTCAGCACGGCTACCACGTCGGGGTGCTGCAAGAGGCTCAGAGGGAAGTGAAAGATGACCGAGGAGGAGTTGGTGATGAAACCCAGGTTTCCGCTCAGTTCAAAGGGTTCTTCTGCGTGGGTCATCTGGCTTCAGGTCCGATTGTGGGGGGCATAACTACAAAGGCTGTAGTTATACGTGGTGGGCGTGCTGCATCGGTTCTGGTGAGGGCACGACTCGCAAGCCTCCCCGTCAGGCGTAGTCCCCCAGGCGTGCAGACCATCCCAGAGGTCTTGTGCCATGGTATCGTACACGGTGGGTGCGTCTTCCTGGGGAGGGGCAAACGACGATTTGCTCATTCTGCCTGCGTCGTCCACGTAACAGGTGAAGAAGCCCTCCATTCGCCTGGCCATGCGGGTATCCACCCCGATCTCAGGGCGGGAGAGGAAGTAAGGCAAGAGACCCTCGGAGAAGGCTACGCGCCACCCGTTACCTCTCAGGTCTTGGAGAATGGCTGGCAGCCGGCGCTGGTACGTTTGCCGCAAGATAAGCCTCTCCAGGCTGGCTCGCCCCACGTCGGGGTAATAAGCCAGGAGAACCAGGCTCCTTCGGTTGTCCGGTAGCTTGCGCGTCCCGAAGGGGTCAAGACGTTTCACGTCGGATAGTGTTTGCTCAATGTCCTTGTCCACGATGACCTGGATATTGAGTTGCACGCGAGGTGAGAGGGCTTTGTTTAGCTCGTCGTACCGCTTCTCAAACCAACCCCGCCCGGTCTTGGGGTGATACGTCATGCTGACGCCCCCCACAACCTCATTGGTAGCCTCAATCACGCCAGGGGGGAGGTAGGAGCCATTGGTCGTGTAGTTAGGCACACTGCCAAGCTCTTTGGTTCTCCTGAGTATCCAAGGGAAGTCAGGATGGTGCGTTGGCTCACCTCCTCCGTAGGCTAGGCTGTAAGGAGGCTGGTCAAAGCCGAGGATGACTTGCTCGATAAGCTCCTTGGGTGCGTGTGTGCCGCGCTTTTCTGACTGCATGTAGCAGTATTCCCCACATGGCCCGTCCTCCCCCCCGAAGTTGCATTTCGAGGTTAGCTTTACGTCTACGCTCTCAGGGACAGGGGACCACGGACCCCCGTAGAACCGGGTAGAGAACCTCTTCGCGAAGAGTTTGTGCTCCTCGGTAGCCTTGGGGTCGAGTTTGCCGCGCTCGTGCTTCCAAGACTGAGGGATACCGCGCGTGGCTCTAACCAGGGCGCCCGTCTTCTCGTCAAACTGAGAGGAGTACACAGTGTAACCCTCATGCTGCAAGGTCAGGCTTCGCATGACTGCTAGGGTACACCGCCACACCGAGCGTAAATGCGTAATTGTGAACGGTACGAAGTTAGTGCTCACGGGGATGGTTGTAAACGTGTGGGTAGCCCCGTAGCTTATCGTTGCTCCTACGGTAACTACACCTGTGGAGCTGTACGTCGCTGGAGTCGTGTGTATGTAAGTCGTCGCCTCTCTAGGTGCAGTCATTGGTTTCGTCACGCTGGACACTAGTGCGGCGAGGGTGTGCGCGTGTAGGTCAACGGCTATCCAGTAGCCCGCGAAGTCTCTACCCTTGACGAAATCAAGGATAAACCTTGCTAGGCCCTTGTGGTGCCTCTCTGTGTCGTGGTGGTCATAGACCTTGACCGAGACGCCGGGAGCGAGAAAGGCTTGCCGGAAGTAGAGGTGCGCCAACGCCGTGGTGCGTCCTGTCCCGCGGTTACTCACCTCTTCGTTATGCAACCACCGAAGGCTAGCGTGACAGTCAGGGTCAGAGAAAAATGCAGCTTGTTGAGGATTGGGTGTGAACATTCAGTTACACTCAAGGTAGCAGAGCTTTTCCTACAGTACCAGGAGCACCATGCACGAAGCCTACCGTGGACCCAGACAAACCAAGGCACACCCTACGCCTCTTGGGAGGCTTTGTAGGGGGGTACTGAGAGGCACACTGGCTCGTCTTTGGTGGCGCCGTCACCCTTGGCATACGTTCAACAGGTACCTTTTGGCGCTGGCGTTCATTATGTACGTCGTCTTGTTCTCGTGGGTCTTCGCTAGCTTCTTCTTGGCGTCCGTGCTCTGGTTCAGGTGAGCGCTGGAAACCGACGAGCCACGTCCAGGTCAGGGCGAGCGCGCCAGCGCAAGTAGGCTGGGCGCAAGATACGCAGGACGCGCCCCGCCGGCAGCGAAGCAAGGACAGCGTAGGCAAAGCCCTCGGGGGCGTCTGCCATGCTTTTCGTACCGAGAGCCCAGTGCAACTTTTCGTGAAAACGCGCCAGTGAGGGGTCTAGCAAGAACAAGAGTGCCCAGAGGGGGTTGTGGGTGTCCACCCACCCCAGAACGAGAAGGGCGTACAGCGTGTCCTCCGGTAGGTTGGGGTTCTTGGCTAGCGCCCTCTCTAGGTGACCCTGGTGGAAGTAGCCCTGCCAATTCTGGAGAAAATCACCCAAGAGGTCTTTGGGCGTCGCCGGGTTCTCTGCGAGGGCAAGGACGCAGAGCGCGTATCCCAGGGCTAGCTCACGGATGCGCTTCTCATCCGTCGTGGTCCGTGCCTCTTCGACAAGGGCAGCGTCAGGGGTCATGAGTCTACAGTACACCCTTTCACTCCCCGAGGAACGCTAAGTATGGCCAGATTTGAAACAGACCCTCTCAGGCAAAACTTCTCGGTCCCGCAGAAGGGCAAGGAATTTCAGCTACGTCTTGTTCAACGGGGTAGCTCCATCTTTTCTACGCTCTTGAATCTGCTTCCATCGTCGTACATTTCATCGGTGGAGGGGAGCAATTATACGCTGGATTTGAAGGCCATCGCCACCGAGATAGCCAGGCTAGAGCTAGCCCTGGAGGACGTGGACAGGGACCGCTCAGCACTTACTGCACGCCCAGAGTTTCTCTATCAGGTAATCGGCTACTTGCTCTTTCTCAACGGTAAGTTGCCCAAGGTGGGCTTTGACTCAGAGGAGTTTCGCAGGTTTTTCCTGTCTGTCCTCCGGCTTTACTTCTCGGGCAGCATACCGTCCACCATGCTATCGGCTAGCCAGCTTCTCTTTGCAGAGACGGTAACCATAGCCGAGAACTTCTTGCTGCTAAGAGGGGGGGCGTCCGGTCTGGACATTTCAGACCAGTGGGGTTTTACGATCACCCTGGACGACAACAGCTTTCCGCCGGACTTCTTCAACCTTGACGCAGCATTGCGCCAGCTTATTGACGTGCTGAGACCCGCTCACACCCTCTTCCGGTTCCGGGTGCTCTTCAAGGACACCTACAACCCCAACGACGGCGCTGGTGTGCTTGACGCTATGCGTTGGCGTATGGCTGTCTACCATTACGAAGATGTGCGCCGCTATTGCGATGGTATCCTCGACCGGGACATCAAAGGGCACAAAGACGTGAACGTGGTCACTGAAGAGAACCATGACGCTGATTTCTTATTCGTCTGCGTCCCTCAACCAAGAGGCGAGACCGGTCTGCTTCGTTAGCGCCCTCTGCAAGTCGCACTCAGCTTGAACCCACGGTAGCTCTACAGCGCCCTTTATCTCGTGCGTTGCAACGCACGCTCTACAGTAAAGGGTAACCCCGTAGCCCTCCGCTACGGAGTGCGTGACAGGACCACAGGAGTCCTTGGCTGAGAGGGGGCACGGTGGGAGGGAGGCTAGCGCAGCCTCACGAAAAGCTAGCGCAGCGTCTTTTAGCGATAGGGGCACGTTATGCTCCCCTTGGGTTGGGGTGGTTTGTAAATGTCCATGAGCCTAACTTTGGCCGACAGGTCTTTCAGGTCAGACGCCTTCTGAGCCAGCATGGAGTGCTTCTGGTAGCCTCGCAGGGTATCTATCAGATCAGCCTGCGGGGTACGTAGCCAAAACACCGTGGGCTCCGTGCTGTACTGGGTGAGTACCACCACGCATACCCCAAACCATTCTGCCTCCCCGTCGTAGCTCTCCAAGAGAAGGAGGTCGCCCGACATGAAACGGTCGTCGTCAATCTTGACCACCGTGACACCCTCTTTGCCCTCAGCCCACTTGCGCGCATTTTGCATGAGGTTGTACCCCTCAAACTTCCACGCAGGCGAGCCTACCCGGTTGAACTCGGGGCAGAACTCCTCGAAAAACTCCTGGTCCACCGTAGGTTCGCGCGGAGCGTCAAAGCTCGCCCTTAGCAAGGCGTTGACCTCTTCGGGTAGCTCATCGTCATCCCACGTCACAGGGCAATGACGGCACCCCAGGCGCACCGTCGCCCTACCCCCACATAGGGAGTAGGTGACGACCCTTGGTGTGTGCTCCCCCTTGCACGGTGTTTTTCTGAACGCCATCGCCTCGTCAGTGTACCCCGACGAGGCTCCACGCGCTAACATAAACCATCCCCGCCCTGAAGGGCGAGGTTTGCCGTTCTAACATCAGTTGAAGGTCAGACAGGTTGATGGGGCGCGTCAGGTCGATCACGTCGCCCAGTGTGACTTTCCAGGCGTCCGTGACGTAACTACGCCAGTCGGAAACCTCGTCATCTACCTGGGGCGGTACAGTGAACAGATTGGTCAAGATGAGCTTCTTGGGTGGTGCAAAGCTCTGGCGGATTGAGGTTTCAAGGATGCCACGCACAACCTCAGCGATCTCACTACCTGCCAGCTTGCTAGCTGGACCCTCCCACGCACCCTCTCCTGGCTTGCCGTCAATGGTGACCTTGGCGGTCAGACACACATGACCCATCTTCTTCCCTACGCCCACCGTGACTTCGGGCTGAAAAGGCATGAGCGGGAGCACACCTCCAACGCTGAGAATCTCGTTGATACGCCTCTGAATCCAGTCGGGCAGCGTCAGGTCGTCCATCACAGGTACCTCACCTCAGCTCAGGGACAAGTCAAGGCTAAGGTGAGGGCTGGTACTCCACGGGAGGCAACGGTTGAATGTGTTCGCGAACAGGTCCGTGTTGCCTGGCTAGGTACATTGCCAGGAAGACAACCCCCCAGCACAGCACGCCCCACGCTACGCCTCTCAGGATACCCTTTTGCTTGTCGGTCATCGTGAGGGTAAAGACTACCCCACGTCGGGCAAGCTATCAAGGGTTACCGAGGGTTACCGATGTACAGAGAGAGGACAACTCACAGCACACCGTGATAGCTCGTCTGCCATCGGTCACCACGTAGGACAGCACCGCGTTGCGGCACGGTGGGTGCGTAACCACCCGCGTTTCCGCTATGGTTGGTGGCACCAACCATAGCCGGACAGCCTCAGCTAGCGCCCCATCCCGTGTAGCTTTCAAGTTACAGAGAATGGCGAGCCCGAGAAGGGCCAGGATAAAGCACTGGTCACCCCGGAGAGGCATGGTCACTTCCCCTCTGCGGCGAACACAGCAAGTGCTCCACCGTGTTCCTCCAAGAGGGCCAGAATGACGAGCAGCCTCTCGGTGGGATTGCCCCACGCCGCGTCGTGCCAGTCCTTCGCGTGCTGGACCATAGCGTCAGCCGCCTTCGGGTCAGCGTCGCACCAGTTGGTGTACCACGCCTGCGCCCGGGTGCTGTCAGGCACCACGCCCTCAAAAGCCACCTCGGTCAAGATCAGGGTCTCTACGGAGAAGACCTTGCTCAGCCTGCGGTACAGCGCGTTGGACTGTTCCCGGGCACCCCCGTCAAGTTCACGTTGCTGTGTCCACCCCACGAAGAGAGCCCCCAGCGCGCAAACTTTGCACATCCCTTTAACGAGCGTGCCTTTCTCGTCCACGTAGGGGTAGACGTAGTAGTCCGGGTGGGGGAGAACAGTGCCCCCCAGGACCAGCTCCCGCGCATCACGGATGATGGCGAGCCTTTGCTCGCGGTCTTTGTCGTCTGTCGTTGTCATGCTGTCTCCTACGCTCGCCTAGCTTCGGGATTCACGGGTTTTCGCTGAGGGTCTTACCAGGCAGGAACACCGTGAGTACCCCTTTGCCAGCCTCCAGGTAGTCAAGGAGGAGCAACAAGCGCCCTTCGTGGTCCAAACCACAAAAAGCACGCCACTGGCGTGCTTTTTGCAGCATATCGTGTCGATCTTCCGGGCTGTGCGCCGCACGGAAGTCCTTGTAAAGCGCTGTCCCTGTGCTGACCGGGGGAAGGTAGCCCATGTAGGCGACCTCGAAGAGGATCACGGTGGTGGGGTCAAACACTTCCCCGAGGACTTCGTGGATCTCGGCCACAGGTACCATAGGTTTCACACTCTCCGACCACGAATCTTGCAAACCCTTCACGCGAGACAGCCCCACGAAGAGGCTACCCACGGCGCAAGCCTCACACTTCGTAACGTCTTGGTTTGTGAGGTAGACCGCCACGGTGGGTAGGATGTTCTGGTTCAGGATACGCGCACGAGCCTCTTGGATGGCTTTCAGCTTCAGGTTGGTTTGATCCTCGGTCATGTTTCCCTCGGTACACCTCACCGACCCAAGAGGGCTACGCTTTGCTACACAAGCCTCTAGGTAAGAAATGCCCCCCTCGCTCGCGTACTTCCAAAGCCCCTCCGTGGTACAGCGCTCGGTTTTTACCAACCGTGGCCCCATCGTCAAGCCCCCCCTCACCCTCCAATCGGGGGTAGGCGTTGCGCTCACCCCCAGTCAAGCCACCCTCACCGGGGCGTTGCTCACCCAGGCTCACGTTGGCTTGGTTATCCGCCTCACGGGGAGCGGCAACAACAATGACGGGGAGTTTCTCATCGAGACCGTGCTCTCCCCTACCAAAGCCAAGCTACGGGCTAACTTCCACACCCCAGAACCTAACCCCCTCTCTTGGTCGCTGGTCAACCTACGTAGAGGCGAGATAGCTGACACCCCCTCCGACGTGACCGTCAAGGTCAACGGGATTCCAGTGGGGGTGGAAGAGGTCTCCGGGCTTCTCGGTCAAGTTGTCCTCCTCTCAGCCCCGCTGCCAGCCGACACGGTAAGGGTGTCCTACCGGTGGCTCGCTCACCCCCACGTCGAGCTACGGGGTCTGAACCGCCGCGCCTTCACTCTTAACAGAGGGCGCCCTCCCCGGAGGTCTCTGGGGTCATATCGCACCTACAACTACAAGGCGGTCCTCACCAACCCCAAGAACTACCAGGCAAGCTCGCTACTCGCCAAGCAAGCTCAACCGAGACAGCGCCAGCTAGGCTACCGGGCTTACGAGCGTGCCTACAGCGTGGCACTAAACGACCCCAACCTCTTGGTGCTCAACACACCCAGGAACCGGATCGCTTACCCTCCCCTACAGCGTACCCTGTCCGAGTCCTTCATACGGTACGAGGCGCTGACCCTCCCCGAGAACGACCCGGACAACCCCTGGGAACGCATTGGTACGGGGGTCACGTCCATTGCCTTTGGCTCCCTCTTGGTGATGGATACTACCACGGGGGACTTCCCCGTAGGACAGCCCCTCTTTTGGCGCCGGCAGCTAGACCTCTCCTTCCCTCACGTCATGGCGCTCTCATGGCGGGGTTATGTGGCTGATGCGCCCAGCCTAGAGGGGGTGTGGACCGGCGTATCCGCGGGTTGGAGTGACGGCTCCCGCCTTACTCTGATTGGCTTCCTTGATGACGGCGGGGTCAAAAAGATGGGCTTTTTGCTCGGGGGCTCTGCCACCGAGGGTCAGGGGGGCATAGCCTCTTGGCGTACCGCGGACCTCGATTGGACCACCCTTCGGTCTTACCGGCTCTTTCAAGCCAAGGATGGCTCCGTTAGCTTCTACCTCGACGGGGACGTTCTACCCACGTTGACACTCCTTGCCTCAGAGAGACCCTACCTCTATGAGCTAAACGACCCCCTCAACACCTTGCAAGGCGTTGTCTTTGGCTCGTTGTCTCGCCCGGCTCAGTCTACGTCGTCGTGGGACTTCGTAAAACACCTTGTTCTGCCCACGAACCCCTACCAGACGGCACCCTCAGCTTTTGTGAGCTACGAGGGCAACACCCTCCCCGAGGATGCCCCCCTGCCCTGGACCCCCGTGGGCTATCACGGTACAGGGACCGTGCTGGGTAACAACTTGCTTCTACTCGACAGCACCAGCGCCAGTACCGCCTCGGGCGTGGGTCTCGTCGGGGGTGACTTCCGAGCCTACGCTAGAATAGAGCCCCTGGCGTCAGCCTCAACGGACCTCGTTTTCGACGTGGGCGTGTCTCTTCGTACCTGGACCCACGGGGTCACCCCTCATGGGGTCTTTGCGGCGTACAGTGATGGCTCACGGCTCATTCAGCTAACCATGCTCTCCTCGGAAGCCTACCCGACGATGAGCTACCCTGGGCGAAGTTTGCCAGAGGAGGCTCAGCCTTCCCCCTGGGTCAGGCTGGGGGGCACAATAGACCCCTCTCAGCTCAAGGTCGAGCTACGGGGCAGAACCCTCCTTGTCACGGACACCACGATCAATGACGGGGTAGTCTTTGTGCTCGACGACCCAGGAGCCCCCACCACGAGTGCCAGGGTCTTCTCCCCTGCCGTAGACGCTTACGTAGAGGCCAGGCTACGGGTCGAGGCATACACGGTGGATAGTGACGGCTTTGCAGGTGTGACCGTGGATGCCTTCGACGGTGAGCCCCTCACCCCGGGGAGAAGCTACGGGCTCCTTCTCGTGGAGGTTGGCGCAATGCGTTATGTCGCGTTGCACTCCCAAGGGGTCTTCCCTGTCGTGGCTACTTTTGCCTTCGATTGGTTTGACGGCGCCTTTCACACGTACAGGCTGGCAAAGAGCACCGCGGGCGACCTGATTAGCCTCTTCGTTGACGGTGTTTTCCTGGGTAGCGCGGCGTACTCCCTCTTCTCTGCCTCGCTGGGTAACGGCGCTTTGAGCTTTGGCTCGTCTACGGCTGTGAGCGTAGCAGCGCTGTCCACCGTGGAATGGGCTTACGTCAATGCGTGGCGGGCTCCCTCCTCGCTAGCCAAGAAGTACGTGGGCGTCTGGAAAGACAGGGGCCACGCAGAGGACTTGACTGGGTATCACCTACCGTTGAAGGCTAGCGGGAAAGCCACCCTGAGCGGAAACACGCTAACCGACCCAGGGGCTAACTTCTTCGGGGCGGGTGTCATTGCGGGGGACGCCTTTGTTCTTGACGCCCCCGAGGGTTTGCGTGGTGTGTACGAGATTACCGCCGTACCTACGCCCACCACGCTTACCTTGTCACTGGCGGTCCTTTTGGAAGACATCCAGTACAGGGTACCCTCTGAGCAAGATTGGACGATTCAGCACAAGTACAGGCTCTTTCGTAGCGCTGACCACGTTAGCTTGTTTCTCGACTCGCAACCCGTACCTCTACTGCAAGCGAGATACCCAGAGGAGTTGCCCCCTGTACTGGGCTCCCCCGTTGACCTCATTCTAGGCGGTCTGCCAGGCTTTGTATGGGGCGCAATGAGCCCCGTTAACCTGTCACAATCAGCGTGGGACTATGTACGCTATGGGGTTACCAGGGCCTTGTCGGAGACACGGATTGTGCCTCACCACATGGTTCTCAATCAGCGCAACGTGATGCAGTCACCGGAGCACCTTTTTACCAGCCTGCCTCACACGCACACCCAGTTTTCGTCGTCGTCCACGGGCATTGTGCCCACCACGACCCCTGATTTTCTGGCGAGCCCCACGCTGCAAGCCTACACGGTCTTGTTTGAGGGCACCCCCCTTGTACCCTCTACGCAGAGCAAGAACGTCCGCGGCTCTCAGGTTATCACTCAGTTTGTCTCTGTGCTGAATAGCCCGGAAGACGTTCTCAATAGCGACCCTGATTTCACGCTCAATGACGCCACCAAGAAGGTCATCGTCAAGGTGGCTGAGGACGTGCTATATAACTGCCTCAAAGTGGTCGAGAAAACGTCTGGCGAGCTAGACTTGCTCTCCCCAGCTTGTGACACCTTCTCTGCAATCTCTGGCATAAACTATACCAAAGAGGTATGCCTTGTTTATGATGGCTCGGTCCTACCGGAGAATGATACCAGCGCTCAGACTCCGTGGGTTCTGGCGTCCGACGTGCCGGCTCAGGTAAGCACGTCAGCGTTCTCTGGGGTTCTGACGTACAGCACGGGGGGCGTGGGTACCAAGACAATTTACAAGAACGATACCCCCTTCCCTGACGCCCCCTCTTTGCGAACCGAGATTAACTTCAAGCTCAAGGTGCTCAACGACAGCACGGCTGGCACGGGGGATACTCAGATCCGGTTTGGTCTCTCAGCTCCCGGCTTTACCGTGGCGTTCGCCTTGGTTACCACGCCTCTCGGGGAGCGGCTGGTTTTGCTCAAGGACGTCAACAACGGGAACCTGCTCTCCTCGGTCCCGTTTGACTACCTGGGCGGCGCCTTCCACACGTACAGGGTAGTTAGAGACCCTGGCGCCGGGTTGGTCTCTATGTTTATCGACTCCTGAGAGGGTTAGGGTGTGGTTCCCTTGCTTGTCACCGCCTGAGAGCTAAGGCGATGCGGGTGATGTGGGTAGGGCTCACGTTGAAGACCTTGCCGTCAGCCGCAGTGAGCCCCACCGTGTCGGAGCCGAGGATTGCGCAAGCGCTGGCGCCGTCGTAGGGGCGCGTGTTACCCACGCGCATTCCCTTGCGCACGTTGGTGGTGGCAGCGTACAGGCTAAAAAGCCTGTACTGGATCTGGTTAGCTACCTCCCGCGCCTCGCGTTCAGCCTTGGTCTGGACCACCTTGGTGAAGACGATGGGCGTACCGTTAGCCGCGCCCCCGGAGAAGTCGTACCCAAAGCGGTTCTCAATTTCCGCGAAGTACGAGGCAGCCTCGCGGAGGAAGGTGAGGCGCTGGATGGTGGTGCTCAGGTCCGTGCTGCCGTGGGTGGGGTGGTTGAAGCTGAAGAACAGCTTGGTGCGGAGCACGGTGTTCCCATCGCTGTCCTCCGGGGAACCCAACGGCTCGGTGTGGACCGAAAGGTGCGCCTCCGTACCGCACGAGCCGAAGTCCACGTTGAGGTAGTCCTTGGCACCTTCGGCGCGGGTCTTGCTCTCCAGGTAGGAGGTCTGGTGCTCTACCAGCGGGCGCAAGGGGTTGGCGAGGATGTACGCGGCGATCTTGGAGAGGACGGAATCGGGGGTTTGCATAACCCCTCTTACGCTCAACTCGACTCAGGATTCACGTCTTTTTTTCGACCCACCCCGCGGCATCCTTGAGCGCCCGTAGCGCATCTTCCCGTACCTCGGGGGTCTCTGCCCACAAGGTAACCTCTACGCAGGCAAGGTAGTGCGCTCCCTCTTGGTACCTGCCCTCTAGGACACGCCGCGTCCTTCGGGTCAGGCTGTCCACCTCGTAAATGAACTGCTCGCCGCCCGTGTAAGCGTAGAGAATGAGGGTGCGCCCCGGAGTGTCAGGGTGCTGCAACGGAAGCCTCGCTGTGCTCGCTGTGCTCGCTAGGCTCGCTAGGCTCGCTGGTTGGGCTCTCGTTGCCCCCGCCTCCGGGCGGTGTGGTGTTGGGTGGCGAGGCTGAGGCACGTTTGAGCAAGCGAAAGCGGTGCTTTCTGCCCAGCTTCCTCTCGGTAATCTCGGCTTGTGCTTCGGGGCTGCGGACCACTGGGTTACGGCGCTTGGTCATGTGCTCTACTTTCCTCGGTAATTGATGAGTCCGTGGGTGGGGTCGTAGGGTGAAACGGCAACGCGAACCGCGTCCCCAGGAAGAACCCGGATCTTGTTGCGCTTCATTCTGCCGGACAACTGAGCCCTTACACTTTGCCCTGAAGAGGTTTTGACAGAATACTGCCCGCCCCCCAGAGCGTCCGTGACTACGCCCTCTAGCTCAATGTGATCTTCGCGTGGCATGGCTAAAAGAACCCGATCTCCGTGTACGTTTGGTCCCACGGCGCTTTACGCTGGTGACACGGTATGTTGAACCGGCTTGGCCGGCTCATCGCGTCAAACTCCGACACAGAAAAAAAGCAGTCCCCGTTCTGCAAGACAGCGGGCAACGGCGCCCCCACGTACTGACCGATGAGTCCCCGGAGCACGGGGTCGAACACGATGGGCGCGGGCTGTACCCACTTCTTAGGTTGCAGCTTCCTCAGCGTTGTACCCCAAAGCAAAGTGTGGTCCGTCTTGACCTTGCCAGGACGGGGCGCCTCCCCGTGAGCGTCGAGACACGGGGCGAAGAGGAGGGTGGGCGTAGTGGGGTGGTACGTGAAGAAAATGGGCTCCGCTGCGATAGCCCTGTCCCAAAAGCACAGTGCCAGGGTGTGCCCCCTGTAGTGCTTGCTGTAAAACGACGCCACGTCGAAACCCAGCCTCTTGGGCTGGCGCGGTAGGGGCACCTTAGTCATGGCAGCCTTGACCCCCTCTGGGGTAGGAGAGAGGACCACTGTGTAGGAGCCCACGTCGAAAACGTAGTCGAGGCTGTTATAGTCCTTCGTCCCAAGGCTCCGTGTAACGCGCTCGACTCTCAGCGCCATGGCTTCGAGCACCGTTGCGTCAAGACCCGTGGCTACGCGCACATCGTCCGGGCGTACCTCTCGTGCCGCAGGTAGGGGGAGGATCATCATGTTGCCCCCGCTGGTATCCAGGTTCTCCGCTGTGTTCTGGTAGCCCAGGACGTGAACCACCTCCCCTACGGGGTCGCGTGCTTCCCCGGCGTAAATCCGAGTCTCAGAGAGGTTGGCTGCGTTGGCTGTGATGCACATGACCCCTAGTTTACACCATGCCTCAACTTTGAGCCCCTCAATTAGCCTCTCCGGGGTAGTCTCTCCTTTAACATGGCACGCTGCACGCAGACAACGCGCTCCCCTACGCGACTCGGTTACTGGGTCGCAAAAACCACCCTGACCTGTAGAGGGTGCAAGGAGACCCTCACCGGATTTGCCACGGAGCAAGGTGCAGAAAGCCTGGCAGAGGTAGAAGCCCGGCGACTAGCGTGCCAAGAGGCTCGGGACGCGGGGTGGTTTGTTACCGTGTCCTTCTGGGGCGACGATTTCTGCCCACGGTGCAAACGTGCGCCCTCAGTCTGCCGTGTAGGCTTCTGTAGGTGCCACGGGGCGGACATACCCTGAGCCTACCCGGAACCTCTCTGGGGTGTAGCTTAGAGGGGACATGACAACGCTCGACTCACGCAGCGGGGCTTACCGGCTGCTCCTTGAACACGTTCGCGACCTCACGACGCCCGAGACGAAGCTGGCGCTTATCGCCCGGGTGGAGGATGACATCAAAGCTGGGCGCGTGATCCGTGGGAAGATGACCCGTGCCCTGGTCATGGAGGTTCTGTGCGGCGCGGCACCTCTTCTCGACCCAGCGCCTCGCAAACCCAAGCCTTCGGAGCCCTCCCCTGTCAAGGTGCCCGTGCCCATCTCAGAAGCTCTGGCGCACACCAGCGACAGCTTGCTTAGCCCCGAGCAAGAGGAAGTGTTGCACAAGCTGGACAAGCTCGAAGAAGAGGGGTTCTTCGACAAGCACAGCCTCTTGGAGGACTACCTGGGGGACTACTTGGGGGGCAAGCTGGAAACGAGTCCACGGGCACCCTGGCCGGTACCCTGTCCGGTGGTTCACGTCTACGACGGGCAGAGCCAGCGCTACGGGGTGCCTATGGGTACGTACCTCGTAGCGCTGGACGGGATGTTCTTTGACGGTCCCCGAGGTCAGGAGAAGTCCAGGCACTTCTTGGGCAGCAGGGTCAACATCGCCGGCAAGGGAGAATGGCTCTTGGACAGGGGCAAGAACCTGGACGGGCTACCCATGGTCCTGCGTGGGAAGTACCCCGAGACCTACAGCTACCGTACCGCCTCGGGGTGGCGCATCACGGGGTATCTCCTTCACGCCGAGGAGGGCGTCAGCCTTACCTCTTGGTGGAGTTGCGCAGAGGGGGCTTTGGGTGCAGTCAACCCCACCCAGCGGGCTAGCTGCCTCTGGCGTAGACGCGATGACAACCCCCAGGCGTGGCTAAAGCACGACCTCTTAGCCAGGCTCACCTAAGAGGGGGACTAACCTCGGGGCTAACAGGCTCTCCCACCGAGAAGCTGCCGCGTACCCTTGGTCAAGCAAGGCACGCATCTTGTCGTTAGAGAAGTCCAGGCTCGACTCGATCAGGTTCTTCTCAGGGCGGAAAACCCGTATGGTAACCAGGCGCTTGTCGTTGCACGCCCCCGCCTCGACAAGCTGATTGACCATGGCGGTCTTAGCTAGGTCGTCGTTGAGGATCTCATCGCTCATGAGGTCAATCGTTCGCATAGCTACGCTGATTGCGTTAGCGTCCGCAGGGAAGGGGGTCGTGGTACTCTTGGGGGAGCACAAAACCACGTCAACGTGCGAAGCACCAAGAGCGATGGCTCCTTGCAGGGGGGTAATCTCTTTGATCCCACCATCGGACCAAAGCTCACCCTCCATCGATACAGGGCAAAGTGCGGCTGGAAAACTAGCTGACGCAAGAACAGCTTGGGTTAGCTCTGGGTAGTCCTCACCAAAGAGGCGGTACTCCCCTGTTGTCAAGGAAACTGCACCCACCCTGAGCTTACGCCCGGACGTTTGGATTCTCTTGGTGTCGAGTGCAGTGGACACCCAATCCGCCAAGGGTTCACTGTTGTAAGCAGAACCGCGCCAGAGGGCGTGTAGTCGCCCAAAGGGGAACCAGCGCTTGTATATTTTGCTTGTTTCTACAGCACGCCAGAGATTACCAAGATCGAAGCTGGCCTCACGTTCTCTACCCAGAGGGTACTGAGCCAGGAAGGCCCCGTTGAGGGCTCCCACGCTGACACCACAGATTACCTCGTAGTACTGACCCTCTTCGCCAAGGAGACGAGTCAATACGCCCGCTTGCCAGGAGCCTTTACTACCACCACCGGAGAGAACCAGAGCCTTCACAGCGACCTGGACGTGCAATAGAGCGTCATGGAGGAGAAGAAACCGTCAAACGCTCGGTGGTGCTTTAGCCAGACCCTTAGCTCCATGCCCATATCCGCCCGCAAGTCTCGCGTGGTGGCGTACCTGAACGGAGTGCTCTGTATAGGGCTACGTAGCCCCCGGCAAGTGCGGCGGAACTCCGCAACGCTCAGGTTAGCGCGGTCTGCCGCTGTGGAAGCCAGGATCGTGACCTGGGGGTACGACCCGATAGCCTCATTAAATATCTGAGTGATCCGCTTGTACTGCCCGCGCTTTAGCTCAATCTTGGTCCCGTAGGGGTACACCCCCGTAGGGAGCATAGAGATAGCCATGCTCCCGGTGCCTGTAGCCCCTGTGTAGGGCGCTGCCAGCGTCAACGCAGTGTTGCTTTCCACAGAGGCTACAACCATGTAGTTCTCTGGTCCGTGAGCCTCTAGGCGCACGTAGTTACCAGGAGTAACCTCTGAGAGAAAGCTGGTTCCGGCTCCGGTGACTGCGGTATTACCATTAGTGAATGACGCTGTACCCACACCAGGAGTGTAAGCATACTGAGGGGCAAAGGCTTCTACCCAACCAAACACTGCGTAAATGATGGTGTCAGTGGGGATGCAGTCCTCGCTGAAGTCGGACTCTGCCGCTTCAATGCTCAAGGCTTTACCCCGGAGGGGGCGTAGGTAAAACGTACTCTCGTTCGCCTTGGAGTAGGAGGCTTTTACAGCCTTGCCAGCTTGCGACGTGAAGAATCGCACCTGTCCTTCCGTCCACAGAACCTCGTAATCCCCCCCCGAGGCTTCAAACGGCTCGCGCATGGTGACGAGAACGTCATCCACCCATACGGAGACCTGATAACCGTGAGGGTTTCCTGGCGTGGTAAACTGTTGCTCCTCAACAAGCCCGTCGTCGTCCTGTACTCGACCCGAGATAAGGTCAACCCATTGTGTGTCTGGCGAGGTCCAGGTGAGACCGTTACCACTGTCCGTGAGGCTTTGCTCCGTGACTCGCACGCTGCCACCAAACCACGTCGAGGGATCGCAGAAATTCCCAGAGGAGTAGATGACCTCGGTTCCCGTCCTGGGCTCGGCTACGACGGCCTTGCGACCTAGGTCGTCGGTGAGGTCAAGGGCTCTGCGTTGCTCTGCCAGTGTGCGAAAGTTAGCCTCAAAGTCCGCTAGGGCTGACGTATTTGCACCTGCGTCCACCCCATCTGGCACGTCCCCCTTCCAGAGTTGGCAGATATGCACCTCGGGGGTATCATAGAAGTAAGCCGTGATAAGAATACTGGTTTCGTGACGCCGTAGTACCCCCGTGCAAGAGGTGAGATTAGCTTTGAAGTCGTCCCAGGTGTGGTAAATTTGTGTCAGGTGTGCTGCGAGAGGGGGGCTCATGGCGCTACCTCATAGAGATCAAAGCTCACACGTTGGGTCACGGCAGAAATTGTTTCAGGCTGAACGTAGGCTTGTATTCTTGCAGGGCCACGAATCCTCAGTGTCTTACCGTACACACGTTGCAAGTGTGAAGTGGCACCAATGAGGCGGATACGGTCACCCAACGCTACCTCCGGGGAAGTACTGTTCAAGGTCTTCACTTTGAGCGTAAAGACTGAGGCGTTAGCTGCTGTAGCGGAAGAGGAGTTGACCGCTACGGTATTGACGTAACACACACGGTTCGCTGCCACGTAATGGTGTGCCCATAGGGTTTGATTATCCCCCACAGCAATGCTCCCAAAGCCAGAGCCCGTAGCACCACCCCCCGTGCCATTGTATACCTCTATCGTGCCCTGGTTGGTGCCCGTGGAGCCTACGGACGTGACTTCCATTCTTGCCAGGTAGCGAATGTTTGTAGCTGTAGTGTCAACCGCGGTGAGCCCGTTGAGGAGAACAACCTCCGTGAATGGGCCGTCACCTGCATCATCATAGTAGGTGAGCTGAACCTGTCGTGCTCCTGTACCACCATTGGTGTCTAGAGCTGAGGTAGACTTGATGGATCTACGCGCCTCTGAGGTACGCTCAACGTAAGCTGTCTTTCGCACGGCAGCTTGCGCGGTAGCCGCTGTAGGTAGCTCGCCAGACACAACCGCAGTCAGGATAGCCTCTGAGAGAGGGCTATCCTGAATCAGGGGCAAGTAAGACGCCAGAAACTCAGCCTCCTCCGCACCACCACGAGCCAGGCAACACAAATGAACCTCGGGCGGGTCGTAGAAGTAAACCGTGACCGTACTAACCTCTTGGTGGTATCGCAGACGCAAACCAAAAGATGTTGCCTTGGTCTTGAAACCCGACCAGTCGTAAATCACCTGAGTGTGTTGCGGGGAAATCTGAATGGTCATGATGCCTCCTCGTAAAAGTCAAAGCTGGCTCTGTGCTGTACCGCGGAGGCGGCTTCGTGGACAACGTGCATGACTAGCTGAGCAGGCCCCGTGACCCGGATAGAGCTGTCATAAACACGCTGAATTGTACTGGTCTGACCGTAGGCGCGAATGATGTCACTGGCGACAACACCTTTGGTCACCAGTGTCGCGGTGGGGGGTAGAATGCGCGACTTGATGAAGAAGAACCCACCATTGGTAGCTGACGTGGCATTGTTACCCACCGTGGCGGACGTGACAAAGCACGTCATCCCCGTGGGCACGTAGTGGTGGCACCAGAAGGTTTGATTATCATTCGCGGCAATTGTTCCAATGTCTGTACCACCCCCACCCGTACCAGTACGCAGGGTAATGATACCTACATTCCACCCATCGGTGCCCGTGGTCAAAACCTCTATCTTTTCCACGTAGCGAATGTTTGTGGCTACAGTGTTCACCCAAGTGGTGCCTGCCAGAGTCACCGTTTCTGTAAATGGTCCCGCCGTAGTGTTGTCGTAGTAGGTAACCCTCACGGTGCGCGCCCCTGTGCCCGCCGAAGTGTCGGCAGCATTGTCAGATCTTATCGACCTTTGCGCTGCTGAGGTAGGCTCCACGTAATCTGTTTTGTAGACCAGGGTGCCTGTTGTTACTGTTGAAGCGGGCGCACTGCCAGAAGTACCCACGGTGCCCACAGCAATGGTAGCCAGTGCGGCTGACGACGAAGGGGGGAGGGCGGTTATTGTACCTGTGATGAGAATGGCAGGTTGGTTAGAAGCCAACGTGACCGGCAAAGAATCTGCCATGGTCTTCTGGCCTACGGTGGGCGCGGTGCTGCCTAGCCAGTCGTCGATTCCAACATCCACTGCTACCGACTGCACAACGTCTACCTTGAGCGCCTTGGCGCCCGACACCGTAGACATTTCAAGGAACCTGGCCGCTGTCCCCTCTTTGCCAGCTACCATGAGCCCGGGGGTTGAGCCTATCGTGCCTCCGTTGGCAATAGGCAAAGGGTTCCCCGCTGTGTCAATCGGTACTAGCTCACCCTCGACAACTACAAACTCACTCATTGTCTTCAGGTCTCCACATGGTCAATCGAAGCGACATGACCGCCCGACCGGGTTATCGTTGAAGTCATCGTTTGTACCAGCACGCCTGCATTGTATTGCTTTCTGACAATGACCGAGACCCTACCGCTAGCACGAGTGAGGTTCATTTCTCGTACCTTGATGGTTTTTCCAGAGTCCGTCCACACAATCACGTCAGTAACCAGCCCTCCTAGTCGAGTCACCTCTTCGTAGCTCGTTTCTGCTAGCTCATGAACCAGGGAGTCCAACGCTTCGTGTGCCCCCCGTGACAAAGCGTCACTCGCCCCTGAGCCGTCAGCAACTCGAAACGTTGCAAACACGGTGTCCGCAGCATCCCTAACCTCCAAAGCAGTGCCGTTCCTCTTCAAAAGAGGTCCGTCTAGCCCTACTTGAAAGCTGGACTCGCTGGTGCCGGAGAGGTTATCAAAATCAGCCACGGGGGGTCACACTAGCACGCTAAAGCGTTGGGTGTCATGTAGTGGACAATAATCACGCCAGCACCCGCAGCCGGAGCACCTGTGATCGTAGTCCGCACCACCAAAGCTGAGCCACCCCAGTCGGTGTCTTGGAACCTACGGTAGATGTTACCGCTAGCCCCCTGTGGGGTGTTCCCCGTGGGGGGCATAATGAGTGCCAGAGAACCAGCTCGCCCCACCGAGATAGACGCTCCCCCGGAATAGGGGGTCGTTATCTTCACCTCACAGCGTCCCACAATCGCGCTTGCTGGAATCGTAGTCACGCTGTCCTGCGTCGCAGCGTTGGTAATGGTGTATCGGATGACCCTGTTTGCCCCTGTTACGGAGCCAATGTCCCCGATCTTTACATAGGCAGAACCGTCAGCGTCCCAGATGTAAATGCTGTCCGGGTCAAGGCTGACCGTACCACCAGAGAGGGCGTCCGTAATAGCGAGTACACGACCCTCTATTGCCGTAAGCACCGTGGTAGTGCCCACTCCCGATCCGTCATCGTAGATCACGTCCCCAATGCTGGCAAAAGCACCCGTGGTTGTGACTACCTTGTAGCTGGGGGTTCCGGTGTTGGCAGGAAGCGCATTGTTGCCGTCAAACTGAGCAGAAACAATGATCGGCTTGCTCAGCGTGTCTGCATAGGACCGGGTAATCGCGTCGTTTGGACCTACAGGGGCGCCTACGCGAAACCTGGCGTAAGTCGAGTCTGTAGCGTCTCTAGCTTCTAGCTCGCCTGTGGACGTACTCTTTACTTGTGGACGGTCCAGACCAATTTGAAATGTGGTCTCGGTTGTACCTGCTAGGTTTTCGTAACTAGCCATTGTTTTCTTTCACGGGCCTTGTGTGCGAACGTGTACCGCGCCTGTACCTGCGGTGGAGCCCGCTGTAGCCAGGGTCAGGATGAGAGCCTCAGAGAGGGGGGCGGTATAAACCTTATCGTTGTGGTAGAAAGCACCACCCACGCTCAGTTTACTTGCGCCCACTCCAAAGTAGAGCGACGGGAGCGTGGGCGTACCTACCAAGAGGCTAGCGCCCACGCCGTCAAAGGCGGTGGAGACCTCTACGGTAACTCCGTCTACTCGGGTGCCCATGGGCAACGGCAGCATGATAGCCAAGGGTACAGAGGCAAACGAGAAGGCATGGCTCGTCAGCGTGTAGCTAGACGCCGGACCACCCCCGGTGGTTACCTTGACCCAACGTCCCGTGGGTAGCCCCGTGTCAAGTACGTTCAAGCCGTCAGGTACCGCTACCGACGTGCTGTCAAACGTGTAGAGCCCCAGACCCGCCACGCTCTTCAACGTGGCGTTGGGTAGTGTGTCGTATTCTATCGCCAGGAGGGCGTTTGCGTCCTGAGCGGGATCTACCGAGTCCTCCAGGTGGTTGAAGAAAGTACGTAGGTCACGGATAAGATCCGCTTTCCTGGGGTACTGTTCCCACCTGGAGTGTCTCTCTACCTCGGGCATCCTCCCCTATCGTCGGGGATAACAACGCCCTTAAACGAATGAAAGCCCGTCACCCCCTCTCAGGGGGGCAACGAGCCTTCAGACTCTTCCCTCAGAGGGGCTAACCCTTGACGGAGACCCCGATACGGTTGTCCACGCCTTGGTGGTCACTGATGCTGGCAGAGGGAATCTGGACCGGTGCTGTCTCGGTCTCTAGCTCAGCCGCCTCTGCGGGCATCCCTTGCAAGTAGGTGCTTATGACAGCCCGCAACGGACCCATCACCACGTCAGCCGTGAGGTCCATACCGTCTGCCATTGCCTTGACACGAAGCTCTTGCGCCAGCCGGACAACCTGAGCCTGCATGGGCGCCGGCATCGGTACCAGGGTAGCCCCCGTCGCAAGGAGGCTGGTGACCACGATGGAGCCCATCTCGGTATCCAGAAACTCAGCAATCTTGACCCGAAGAGAGGGGTCGCTGGGTCCGAGGTTGCGGTGCAGGAGCGCCACAAGGGGCTCCCTGACCAACTTGGTCAGTTGTTTTGCCGCCGCGCGCCAGGAGGCGTCTTGGCTGTCCTTGGCTAGGGTCGCCCCTGCCGCCTTCACCGTGTCAACCACACCGCTCATGATGCTACGCTCCTTTTGGCTGTCCTGCTCATCTGTTACACCCAAAGACCCCTCGGGGGGGGCTTCACCCTCACCGATTTCTGTAGAAAGCTCAGCCCATTCGATGAGTGCAGCCTTCTCCTTCTTGTTCATCATCGACCACGATGAACTCTCCCACACCCCAAAGTTACGTGCCAACGCCTCCAAGAGGGGGTCGCTCAGCGAGATCAGGATGCTCGTCGGCGGTAGGTTTTCCAAGAACGCGGGCGGGATCGCCTCCGGGGCTACCGCCATGCTTACCTTGTCCCGGCTCATCTTACCTGCGCGGTCTTGTAGTGCCTTGGTCACGATACCTCTCCGTAGGGATAGGGACAGCTCTGACCATGAGTCACACTTGACCCCCAGCGCCCCCGCAATCGCCCCAAGCTCTCTACTGTCACTGAGACGCAGGGCGTCCGGCGTCACAGGGATGCTGTCCAGCATGGTCTCTGTGAAAACCAGCCTGGCTCTGAGTTTCTGTGGTACACGTAGGGGTTGCCTCTGCCACTGCCCCATTGCACCTCTTTCGCTTAGAGGTTGTAGTGCTTCCTCTTGGGCACTGTCCGTGGGGTGTACAGCACTGTCCTTGTGGGTACCCTCGACCACGGTGCCCTCTTTGAGTTGGGCTAGCGCGTAGTTGGCGTACTCCACGGGGTTCTGGGCTGCGAAGCCTTGCAACACCTTGAGCGTGGCGTCCGCCATAACCTGTCGCTCCTCTATGGTGTTGTACCTCACACCTTGCGCACGGAGAGCCTGGGTGGTCCGAGCTTGAAGGAGGGTTTGCAAGGCAGTGCGTACCTCTTGGGGCGCACCCTCCCCGCCTAGCTCTTGTCGGGGTACGAAGGTGTCCGGGTCATAGGGGGCTACGGTGTCCTGGTCCACTGCCTCTTTTACCTGTAGTTGCGCCTTGGTGCCGTTCAGAATGTCCGTTATCTCGTCTAGCTTTTGCTCCTCGGACAGCTTGTCATCCGACTGTTGTGCGCGGAGAGTCATAGCGTCCTCACGCTGGGCTACTTTGGGGAGCACGGTAGTCTCGTCGTCATACACTCTCGGTTCCGTGGTGTAGCCCCACAACCCTATCCTGGGCAACCCTGCCTTCTCGCGCAGCTTGTTTAGCTCAGCTCGTAGCTGGCGGATTTGAGTCTCAAGGCGCTCTTTGCGCTTTTTTCCCTCAATAACTGTGCGCTGGCTTACCGTGGGGGGTTCTTCCAAGAGCTTGGCTTTGGCTTGCTCAAACGCAAGTTGTCTATCTGCCCGTGCTTGTTCTGACAATGGCTCAGACGCGGTAACCGTGGTTGTGTCCGGGCCAGTCAAGGACTCTGCTATCAGGGTGTCAAAAGCCTCCATTTCTGCGCGTGCAGTGGGGTCTCCGGTCTCCGACATTTTCATTCTTTCTCGGGTTTGTGCCCAAAGTGCCACTGTCCTGGGCGCCTCTGTGCAAGCGCCTGACGCCGGCAGACCGGGGCTTGTGTCTGTCGCAGTAGCAATGAAACCCACCAAGCGCTTTGACAGCAATGCGCTGAGAGGTAGGTCGGTCGCAGGGAGGGAAGCGTGTGTACCCTCAACCCCGCTTGCCATTTGGTTCACGGTGTCAAGGAACCTACGGTCCTCCTCGGCGTGAATCTGCGCTGTCGCCTCTGGGGGCATAGTGACTTGGCGTTCTAGCTCGTCCAACGAAGCAAAGGTAGCCTGGTCCTTTGAATCACACAGAGAATCAACCCCCTCTTGGTACGGTGCGTCGTCGCCCAGCGCTTCCTTTACCATGTCGTCAAAAGCCTTGAAGGCACCCTCTTCCGTGAGCGCAGCACCCTCCTCGCTCTGTGCCGTCGCACGCTTCTCGCGGGTCACGGCGATCTGCGCTTGCAGCGCACCGTGGGAGCTAACCGTCCCCGCGCTAGCTCCTTCCACAGGATACTCCCTGACCTCGGTTACCGGGTCACGGTCGTAAATAGGGAGCGCGCCCCCTTCGAGCGGTTGCACCATGGGGGTAGCTTTCTGTTTTGGGAACAAAACAGCCTTGTTGGGGTCCAGGGTTCCCACGGTTTCCCACATAGACCAGCCTTTTACTGGGGGTGATGCCATCCTCGGTGCTTAATGACACGTCTTCGCGATACGTGCCAGACAGAGGGTCAGGGCGTCAAGAAACCCCGAGGAGGGTCGATAGGCGGGTATGCCCTCTTCAGTACTGAAGACAACCTCGCCCTCCCACAACGCCGCCGCCAGCCCAAGGTGGACAAGGGGCACCTCGCAGGAAGGCAGGGGGAGTGGGGGTACAACCAAGCCCAGGGCTTGTTCAACCCTGTACCCGCAAATTGCCAAGTGTCCCCTCTCGGTGGGGGTCATTTTCGCGTTCATCGTACTTTTCACCTCTACACTACTCTTACCCACGGTTGTCCTCTCAGTTCACTCGAATTTGGGCTATTGTAAGCTCTGCACCACAAAGACCGACATGCCGACCCCGCCCCCCTCCTTTAAGAGAGCCCCAGAGCTACGCCCTACCGAGCACCCTCACCAGTGCCACTACGAGAGGTTGAGCGTAGAGGAAATGAACCGCCCCTTGGCGGAAGGTGTCAGGCTAGCCGACGAGGTAGCCCGGATGTTCAGGGGGATGCACGGGGTAAGCGCGAGTGACACCGCAACACACATGCGCTTATCTAGGGGGTAATGTGAGAGCATGTCTGACCTACACGACCGCATTGTCCGCCGTAAACAAGCCGCCGCTACCTACCAGACCATGAGGGCGCTAGCCGACGCATGGGGTGCAAAGAACCCCAAGTGGAAAGAGCGACTCAATAAAGCACTGGCTTTCACGGGCGACATCGAGCCACAGGGGAACGGGGTGTATAATGTTCCCAGCGAGAAACAAACCTACGTGGTCAAGGTCACAGGCAACACGTCCACCTGTACCTGCGAGGACTTTCGCAGGGGTAACAAGTGCAAGCATGTGCTTGCTTGCGCCCTCCTCGTCACAGCGGAAAAGCGCGACGCTAATTTGCCCGCCTTGTTAGGCGGTGTAAACTAGCCGCGACATGATACGCCTTGCTTGGGTTACGGACCCCCACGTCCCCTTTCTCTCAGCACCCGCTTACTCGGCTCTTTGCAGCGCACTACAAGAGTACGATGGGGTGCTCATCACGGGGGACATTGCACAGTCTGAGTCTGTCGCTGAGGCTTTGGAAGGGCTAACCAGGCGCACCGGCAGGGCCATCTTCTTCGTGCTGGGCAACCACGACTTCTACAACGCACCCTCGGTAGACGGCTTTCAGAAGCGAGTCTCAACCCTGGGCTACCTCTCAGCGTTGCCCCCTCTAGACTGCGGAGAGAGTACGTACCTCGTCGGGCAAGATGGTTTCTACGACAACCGCGCCGGCAACATCAGAGCCAGCCACGTCCTGCTCTCCGACATGCACCGCATTGGGGAGTTTCGGTACCTTCACGGCGCCGAGCTAACCGCCAAGATCCAGGGCGTGGCAGACCGCGAGGTAGCCCGCGCCAAAGCCAAGATTGACAAGGCAGTCACACTAGGCGCTACAAGGGTCATCTTCGCCACCCATGTAGCCCCCTTCTCCGGGGCTACATGGCACCAAGGTAAGCTGTCAGACGAACAATGGCTACCCTGGATGACCTGTGCCGCCATGGGTAAGATGCTCCGAGATCAGGTCAAACGTAACCCCACGGTCACCTTTGACGTGTACTGCGGACACACACACTCCCCAGGGGTCTTCCGTGAGTCGCCCACCCTCAACGTCTACACCGGAGAGGCGGACTACGGCAAAGCCTTCCTCTCTGGCGTGGTTACGGTGCCCCAGCTTCCAGTATTGCAAGAATCTTAGCCAGCTTGACTTGCATCCCTGCAATGTCGCCTCTTAGCTCGGTTACCGCGTGGGCAAAGTCTCGGTCGAGCTTTTGGGTCATGTGAATATTGACCTCTACGCGGGTGGTCAGGCGTTCGATGTGTGCCTGGATGAGCCCCACGTCGCCACCCCAAGGAGTAGGGGAGGGTAGGCTATCGGGTGCCGTGTCTACTGGGGGGTGCTTACCGTTGCCGTTACCTTGAGGGGGTGAAGTCATGGGTGCTGCCCCTTGTCGCTGGCAAAAGAAGTCTAGCAGGGGTAAGCTAGGCGTAGCCATGAGTGAGCCCCTACCCCCGACGAATTTCAACGCTGTAGCGGACGTGGTGTTTCAGAATGCCCTTGAGCACGGGTTTCACCACGAGAGTGCTTTGCAGACGAAGCCTTCTGTGGAAAGGATGGCCATTTTCCTGACCAACCTGACCGGCGAGGTCTCGGAGCTTTGGGAAGTAGTGCGCAAGGGCAAGCTGTACGAGCCTTGCGACAAGAACCCTGAGCTAACCAACGCCGAGGAGGAGCTAGCGGATATTCTCATTCGCACGCTGGACACGGCCAAGACCCTCGGGGTGGATATGGACAGGGCTGTCCGGCTCAAGCACGAGGTCAACCGCAAGAGAGCTTTCAAGCACGGCGGAAAGCTGGCGTTATGGGTAAAAAGAAGAAGGACAAGCCCCCGAAGGCACCGAAGGTAAGCCTGGGGGAGGTACGCACGATAACCACGGTGCCAGCGCCAAGAGGGTGGTCTGCCGTTCTCACCGCCGTGGTCGAGGGGGAGCTAGGGATCGCCAACTACCCTGTCGCCCTCTGGGCGCATATTGAGGTCTACCTGGGCAGTAAGGCAGGCTGGCAAGAGAGCCTGGTAGGGATGATCCCCTTTGAGGACTCCCTGGTACCGGCAGACTTCCTTGATGGTTTCTTGGGTTACCAAGACCCAGACAACCAACGCGACTTTACGGACGTGGCGCTGGCGTACCACCAAAAGATGGGGGTCACGGTGACCCCCAAGAGCGACTCCAAGTCCAAGAACTACAACTTAGCCTCTCCCCTGGCTTCGGTGGTGTACCAAGAGAGGCATGGAAGTCTCTAGGCACCCCCCCGATGGCTCACCGTTCTGGCTTATCAAGGCACTCCCCGTGCTGGACATTCTACGGGAGTCGATGGTGCCTCTTCTGTACAAGCCATGGTGGGCGCTAGCGCAGAGGCAGACACACCTGACCGATGACGGTTTCCGTCAGACCGTGGCTTGGCTCGAAAACATGAGGCTGGTAGGCACGGCAGGCAAGGAGATTGGGTGGGTACCCTTGCTCAGCGAAGAGGTGACTTGGCAGGCGGTAGCTCCGAAATGTGAAGAATGGTCGCAGTACGTCTCTGACCTGTTCATCTACCTGCCTCTTCCCCGTGAGGCGTGGTGGAACAAGGTCCGTGGAAACGATTACACCCGAGAGAGTTTTGACGCTGCCGTAGCGTTTGCCTTGGAGCACGGCTGGATAAACGTGCCAGACGAGTCCGGGGTCTACAGGGTATCTCGCAAGCGTGCGCTGACCGTGGACCCTGCAGCGTTCAGCAAGAAGCGCAACCCCCCTAGCCGCGTTGTACTGGATACCTTGCCCCTCTGCGCAGGTAGTTAGACGCCACCCTCTTCGCCAAGAGCAAGGGAAACGTCACCTGGATACCGCTGGCGCCCTCACTGCCTCCCCAGAAAGCTACCTCGGATACACCCCACGTCACCGGAGAGGGTAGGGTCTGCATGAATCCTACGTCCTTTGCCTCAGCAAACGCCAGGGTGACGTGGGGCCTATAGTCCTTGTAGGTGGTGTCATACTCCACACTAGCCTCGTCTAGCGCCTTGACCAGGCGCTCTCTCAGGTCATGCAAAGCCTCGCCCTCGACCTTGGCGACCACTGGCACCTTGCCGTCCTTGGCCGCAAAAGTACCTACAGCGTTCACCGTGACCGTGAAGGGTTTCAGCCCGGAGAGCGCCTTGTTGGTTGCCCCTATGTAAGCCAGGCTCGCCTCAAATGGCAATGTCTTACCCGGATACACCAAGGTTACGTGATGATCCGAGGCACGTTCCCCGGGCACGTCTAGGGTGGAAAGGAGCCTGGCAACGTCAGGGGGGAGCACAACGGAAAGTAGAGCCATAGGGTTTCAGCCCTGAGCCAGGGAGACAAGGAAACCCGCTCGCGGGGGCGGTACTGCGGAGGAACTACTGACGATGACTTCCCAGTAATCCTTGCCCCCCTCGCGAGGAAACACCTTGACAAGGGTGAGCACCAGGGAGGTAACGGTACACCCCTCCGCGGTCTTTGTGTCTGGCGTGGTCCACCATGAACCCACGTCAGGCTCTTCGGCGGGCTTGCTGCCCTTTTGACAGAGAACCCTTGCCAGGTGCTCGTACCTCTTCGGCGGGATCTTTTCCAACACTGCCCCTGTCAACAGGAGCCCGCGGTAGGGTGCCCGTAGACGGACAAGCCACACAGGGAAAGGAGGGGGGCGGGTTCCTGAGCGCTGGTGGGCCCTTTGCTACGTGGGTGACAATTACAGTGTCACCAAACACCTTGTACGTCTCCCCCACTAGGGGTGCCTCTTCGCTAACAATCTCGAACGTGCTCTCTGTGGTCACGTCCCTGCCCAGCGTTAGCGTGCGCTCCTTCGTCAGTACATTGGGCTCAGTTGGTGTCACCAAGAGAGCTTACACCTTTTCAGGCTGGTGCGCCTTCAAGAAGGCTTCCCACCCCTCCCCCTGGCGTAGCGCCTGCTTTAGTACCTTGCGCCCCGGGGCTGTTCTGGTCAGCTTCCACCACTGACCACACCTTTCTGCCTTGATAAGCCAGGCTCGCCCGCTGGCCTTGTCTTTCCACCCAAAGTGCGTCGCAGACACCACGAAGACCAACACGCTCTCAGGCTCGGTCAGAACCGCGTGTAGGCTGCTACTGGTCAACAAGAAGCCCAGAGAGGCATAAAAAACCCTCTCTGGGTCCGGCGTACTCTTCAGCTTGCTCAGGTTGGTCAGGTTGCCTACCGTGACACTGTAACTCAGACCTCCCCTCGATAGCGTCAAGGTGAGGGGGTTCGTGCCGCTGACCGTGGTGACGGTAGCCCCGCTAAGAAGCTCTTTTGCCTGCCTATTGGTAGGGTGCTTTATGACTGACTCTGTTGGGCTCATGGGTTTTCCAAGTACACTGCAAGCACGAGAGGATTACATCCTGGCTGAGGTACGAGCCGGGAGGTATGAAGCCACCCTAGCCCCCCTCTACGTGCAAGACAAGGACACAGGGACCGAGCTTACCGTGTGGGTCTACGCTGACGCCCTGAAAGTCAACGGGGTGCGGGTCAACGCCAGCGCCTCTCTGCAACAGAGGATAGCCGACGCGCTAGAGTGCTCCCTGCTTACCGCCAAGCTGGCAGACCTTATCTGGCTCAACCGGGGCTACACTCTCCCCCCCAGAAACAGAGCCATAACCTCGTCCACGGAGGCCATGATCGAGCACAGTCGCAAGATTGACGCCTTGCTGCCCGCTGACCTCCCTCTGGGCACTATCGTGTCTACCGTGGGCAAGCACTGGCTCATCGACAACGAGCTAAAAGTAGGCTCTGCGGAGGACGCTGTAAACTACGGCTGGCACTTTGAGGGGCTGAGCTACCTCGGAATGAAGGGTGAGGCGATTGCCTCCCTGGTCAAAGACCCGAAAACCAAGCAGTACCTACGGCTCATCCAAGGAAGAGGCTTCCGCCACGGGCGCAAGCATACAGATTACAGTCAGACCGTAATCCTCGTCTCCCTGTGGTGCGAGGTCAACGGCGTGGCTACGCACCTTCACGACGTGCTGAGAGACCCTAAGCTAGCCAAGCTCATCTCACACCAAGGCGTGCTCCGTGTTCTCCGTCAGCCGGTCTTAGTCCGTCAGAAGCCGGCGCGGGCCATGACCTTTTCGTACAGCGCCGGGTCGGAGACCTTGACCCACACCGTACCGTCCGCGGTACAGGTGAACGTGAAAGAGCCCCCCGAGGCGTAGGGGTTCACCTCAGACTCCACCCAGACCATAATGTCCGTAGACCACTTGGTCTGGGTGATGAGGTACTTCTTGCCGGCGTAGGTGGTTTCGATGGGTTTCATAACCTCTCTTACGCTGAGGCTCTCTCAGGATTCACGACTTTCCCTAGCCAGCGTGTGCCCCCCTGGCTAGGGAACCCTCTCAGCGGGTCGCCAGCACGGCGTCCCGGGTTTCCTTGTCCGTGACCATGCACCACAGGCGCCCGTCCGCCGTGCGGGTGAACACGAAGTGCCCCCGGTCTGGTAGGGGTCAAAGTGGTCCATCGACCCAGCGGTATGGGTCGATGGACCACTTGTTGCGAGTCACCCTGCACTCCTTGTGGTAGTGCGTAACGTAGATCGTGGTGTTCATAACCCCTCTTACGTTGTGCTGGTTCTGGAGTTCACGAGAATCTTGGTGTACTGTTGCGTCCATGGGATCTTTCTCCATGCCGTGCGCCGCCAGCGGGCTCCCCATCCACGGAGGCGACCCTGTGATGGTGTTGCTTCTCACCCAGAACCCCTACAGGGCACGCCCCCGTGAGGCTAACGGGCTGTGGTTCCCTCGCACCCCCCCTATCCAGGCAAAGTACAACGGTTACGGGAGGATCGAGGACATTCACCCCGGGGATGCCATTGTCTGCGAGACCTGGCTTGAAGGCTTCAAGCTGGATCTGGTTGAGAGGGGGTGGGGTCCAAACAAGTACCACGACCCCCCCGCCAAGAAGACCTGGACCTTTGAGCAGTTCATGGAAACCCTCTGGGAAGGGCGCGTAAGGGTCCATGACGCTGGCTTTGAGCGTGCCGCCAAGAGGCTAGCCCAGCGCACCCAGGAGCTTACCGGCGCTAAAGATAAGCTCCCCCCCGGCGTCGTCACAAGGCGCCGCCTCGAAAAACTCCTCTCTACGTACCCCCTTTACAATGGGGGTGAGGCGGCAGGCTTTGCCGTGACTCGCGCGGGCGCCAACGAGTGCCGGGTCCGGTGGGTCTCTTATGACCAAGCTGAGGTTGCTCGACAGTTGGCTTGTGTCGCCCCGGTGGTCTCTCTGCGGTACCCCTGTGTCATCACGGGCGAAGCAGAGAACCACGGTCACCCTGTTCTGCGCGTCTTCTCGACCGTAGAGGACACTGCCGCGACACCGCCCGTAGGGAAGTCACGCAAGCTACAGGTTCAGTCTGCCATGATCCGTGAGGACGTGTGGCGTATCATGGTGAACCTCTCGCACCTGAAAGACTGGGACGAGCAAGCCCAAACCTACGCCGCCGAGGTCGAGCAGCACTTCAAGATGCTCAAAGAGCGCCCCCAGCCTTTGGATTTCTTTGACATCTTCAGCTACACGTCGGGCAACACAGCGGTAGGCGAGATCCTTGTCCGCACGCTGCCGTTTCAGGTGGGCGTGGGGAAGCACCTCTCGCTTCTACATGACAAGGGCAGGTTCAAGAAGCGTCACATCCGGGTCATGGGAGAGTTCGCTGCTTTCACGGAGAGCTTGCACCGGCTAAGGATGCACTGGCAACCCTCCTACCCCATCGGTCCACAGTCAAGCGACTGGGCAGACCATGCCGCGCACCTTGCTTGTTTGAAGTTCATCGCGGACAGTGGGCTAGATGCTCAGGTCAAGGCCCGCGCAAGCTGGTTACCCCCTGAGAGGGGAGAGGGAACCAGCTTCTCAGCACGAGCTAACGTCAAGTCCTCGGCGCTGGCAGACTTGACAGCGTATTCTGTACGCAAACTGGGGAGGGGTTGACAGGTCCACTGAACCAATCGCTCACAAAGGTCCGTGACGTTGGTGGGCGTACCGCTCAAGTGCCAAGAGGACTCGCCCAGGGGGCGTTCTTCCCTTTGCAAGAGGCGCCCCGCGGCGAGCAAACTTTCGCCCTCCAGGCGTCCTCTCTCTGTGATCTCTTCCTGAGTGAGCCAGGCGACCTTGCGAGCCCAAACCTCGGGGGAGAGCCTTTGAGTTACAGCGTTGAAGAGGGGGCTACCGGTTTTTATCATGGTGCTTGTGCCTTGGGTATTGATTGCCGCCCCTCCCTCTTAGCACAAGTCGTATTTCTCGTCCTGCCCGCGCAGCCTGACCTTGTTGGTGATGATGTCATAAAGCTGCTTACCGACCGAGAGACCCGTGAGCCCCGTAGACTCGCCCAGACCCGCCGCTGCCAGGGTAGCCTCGTTATCCAAGCCGTCCGTAGCCAGCGAGACCGCCACCTTGTGAAGCAAGAGCTTGTGGAGAGCGCTGCAAAGGGTCATGTCGTACACGGGGAAGAGAACCCGGGTAGCCTTGGTTTGACCGATACGGTCGATCCGCCCGTTAGCCTGGCGGTAGACGACGGGGTTACAAGCGGGGTTCTCAAACCAAACCACGGTCGAGAAATGCGTGAGGCTATTGAGACCCGTCTGAACCGCAACGGGGTTGACGATGAGCACCCTGCGGTTCTTCTTGGTGACTTCCTTCTCAATCCACGCCTGGCGCTTGCCCGTGGTCACCTTGTCCGGGTTGAGCACAGGCACAACCTCGCCTAGCTTGTCCTGCAAGAGCCGTTGCAGCCGGGGCAAGAGGTCAACGTGCCAGGCAAAGACCATCACGTTACGCCCTTCGGCTAGCTCTTTCTCGACCGTATCAAGGAGCCAGGTTTCCTTGGGGAGCACGGTGGACGTGGGGAGCGCGTCAACGCTAGCCACTAGCTCGTAATCCATGGACTCCGGGTAGGTTATGTCGTAGGTCTGGCGCCCGGGGCTCTTACCCACGTCCCGCGTGGCGCGGTCCAGGTAGGAGGGAAGCTCGCTAAGCTGCCCCCACAGCTTGCCAGCCCTCCCCGGGTCGAACATATCCGCCCTGATCTGGTCAATCAGCCGACCCTGCAAGTAGAGGAGGTTGCTGGCTTGCTCCGGGGAGGGCTGGACCATGACTCGCTCTTCCTTGCAGGGGGGTATATGCACCTGGAGGTCCGCCTTGTGCAACGTCACGCTGCACCTAAGCAAGTGCTTCAGCACCAAGAGGGGGAGCACACCGGGGGTCTCGCCCAGCATCTTCTCCCGGCACTCAACCCGGTCGGACATGGAGCCGTACTCCACAACCTCTTTGGTGTCTTTGTCGCGATCCTCGACAAGCCGCTTGCGGTAGCCGTACCGGTCAACGAACGCCTGAGCCTCGTCCCGGTCAAACTCCGCACGAAAGGAAGGGTTGACTTGCCAGAGGTTAGCGAAGAGGCTACGGGCGTAACCATTCATCACACTACCCGTGAGACACAGCGTCGGGTGGCCCAAACCCATGAGACGGTGCGCCGCTTTGGCTTGGGCAGCCACCTCCGAGTTATTTTCGTGCGCCTCATCACAGATCAGAAAGTCAAACGCGCGAGGGTACTTACGAGAGATCAGGGTAGCCAGAGGATACCTCTTAGGTGAGGCGGCCGCCTGGTACAGACGCTCCCCGCACCCTTCCTTGATTGACCACTTGCCAGCCTGAGCCAGGATTTCGAGCGTGGTGGTCAGGCAAGCCGCCGTGCCAAGCAGGATCTTGTTGTAGACCCAGCCCTCGCTGGTTTTCTGCCATTCCGAGCGCCTGTATCCCGTATCGCCCTCTCCGTTTTCTTGGGACTCCACCTCCTCAAGCCAAGTCGTCCACACCGAGATTAGAGCGCCGTACCCACGCGACTCGGGGCAGTGTGTAGCTAGCTCAGAGGCAATCGCTTGGTAGCCCGGAACAAAAACCAAGCAGCCCCGCAGGATACCGCGCAGATCAGCCTCATGCCCGTAGCTTCCGCTGTCGCGAGCGTAGCTCTCCAGGTAAGCCCAGAAGATAGCCTTACCCAGCGCATCACGGTCCTTGACCCAGGAAGCCACCAGCGCAAAGGGACGGTGGTATTTGGCGTCGTCGAGCCTGGCGCCTAGCCAGACGAACAGGCTAAGCAGCCCCCCCTCTTGGTGCAAACCGGCTTTGTCCGCGGGCTTCTCTTTCTTACCCAGGAGGTAGCGTTGCAAGACGCGCCCGCCGAGGATCTGGTTGACTGTCTCGTTTTCTGGCACGTACTTGGACAGGATGAGCGCTAGCTTGTGTGCCTCATGGGTGACGGCTTCCCTGGGTTTCACGGTGCGCGCCGTGCAGCACAAGCGTTTCTTGACGTTATCTTCCGCAGAGGTTGGGATGACCGCCCCACAACCCGGGCACGTCCCGGTAAGACCCTCGTACCCATGAGAGAGCTTGGCGGTTTCCCTGGACAGAAGCGCAATCCCGGGGGTGGTGTCCTTAGCCCACGCTTGAACAGACTCCACGTCCGTGAGTACTGCCACCGTAACATCAGGGCAAGAGAGCTTGACTTGCTCTTTCCACGAGTCCAGCAAGTGAGGCGGGCAGAGAATCAGGGGGCGCTTGGCGCCAATCGCCTTGATCGTGGTAAGCGCGCAAATAGATTTCCCTGAACCCACCTCCCCCAGGAGAAAAGCAGCCTTGCCCTTGCGAGCGCGGTAAGGAACGCCCAACCCCCCGAGGAGGGTAACGCAAGCACGCGCCGCGCTGGCTTGCGCAGGGTAAAGCTCGCGCGCCATGGTGGGCAGCGTGAAGTTGTCACCCTCCCGGCTAGGATCGTGCATGACGGGGCATTGCTTGAGCAAGGCACCCATGAGCCCCCCGCCGTATTCCCTGAGCAAGTCACCCGTGGTCATACCCTGCAAACCCTGCTCCCAAGAACCCTCCTCGCCCGCCTTGAGGGTGACGAATTGGTGGGTCGTGAGGTCAAGGACCGTGACCTTTAGCTGGGGCTGCTGTACCTCGATAACCCCCTTGACGTTGCCGTTCTTGTCTTTCTTCTCCTCAACCTTCTTCCACTCCCGGTCAAAGGCGCCCTTGACGAGGAGGGTAGGTAGCACCGCCTCTTTGCGGTCAGGGGTGACCTTGCAGCCGTTGAAGACGCCCGCTGCAATCCCCGTGGCAATGTGAGCCGCCTTGGGGGGTACAGCTACCGGGTAATGGCGGTCCAGCAAGGGCTCACCGAGAGGGTTGTAGCCTGCAATGGGTGCCATGACGCCCCGGCGGTCCATGGCGGACCAACCCTTGACCTTGCCCGCGATTGTAGACAGGTCCACAGGACGCATTTCCCACTTGAACGCCGCGCCATACCACGACGCCGCCGCTGGAACAGTGACAACCGCGCCCCCGGTAGCGTCCAGCGTAGCCAGGCACTCCCCCCGAGACCACGACTCAACCTGAGCCAGTGTGCCCGCGTCGGGTGCCATGAGGGGAGCCTCGCGCTTTTCCGCGAAGAGAACGACTTGCTTGAACACCGCGAAGTCTTTCTCAGGAAATGCGAAGCACGAGAGGTTTTGGTACTCCGTGGCCAGGGTCCGGGCGGAAGCCGCCAGCGCGTAGAAGGGGACCAGGAAGACCAACACCCCGCCCACACAGAGCGCGCCCGTGAACCTGGCTAGGAACCTCTCCTCTAGCCTACCCATCACGGGGTCCGTGTCATAGGGAGGGTTGAGGTAGAGGAGAGAGACTCCCTCTTTGTCGCTCCGGGTGTAGTTCGACCTGAAAGCGTCACCGTGGAGGTAGACGCTGGCGCGGTAGTTAGCTCCCACGGACTGGCCCGCTTGCTTAGCCTCTGCGGCGCGTACCCGCTCCATTTCACAGAGGTACAAGCTGACCTTGGGTCCGCTCACCGTGTTGCCACCAACCAGCGTGGACCAGAGTAGCGAGACAGCCTCACCCTTGCCAGCGCAAGGGTCCATGAGGCTGTAGCTGGCCGTCCTGTCCAGCGAAGGGAGGGCGATCTTGCCCGCGATGAGAGGGACAAGGTGGGTGGGCGTTTTGTAAAAACCCCCGAGTGCTTTTGACGCGAGCCTGGCCAAGACTGTAGCCCTTTCTGTTCTACGGTTTAGACTTAGACCCTCTTACGCTGGGTTGGGGTGCCGATTCAGTAAAAAGCGACAGAAAGAAACGTGGCAACCTCTTGAGCGAGAATACGCTCAAACGTCTCGTGGTCCGAGAGGAAAGCCAACCCGGGCTGGTAACCAGCCGCCTCGGGGCGTACCTCCATGTACCCCAACCTGCTCAACTCCCCAAAAGGCTCCCTTGTGTAATACGACCTGGACGAACGGCGCTCACAACTCACGGTAGCTAGCCCCTTACGAAGGCACGCGACCAAAAGCTGCAAGGCAAACCGCCGATCCGTGAGCAAGGGGCACCGGGTTCGCCGGTCAAGGTACGCCATGAACAAGGGTGCCAGCACGGCAAACCTGGCTAGCTCCCCGGGAGAGTCAGCCCATAGGTCCGCCGCCACCATGTAGGCAGAAACCTCGGTTACCTCTTGGTCAGACACGACCCACCCCGAGGGAGGGAGCAGACAGAACCGAATTCCCTTCTCGGGGTCCACCATCCCGGGGTCCATGGTGAACAGGTCAGGGTAAAAACCCGTGGTCACCACCACGCCCCCCTCGAAACGCTGCGAAGTCCACCGAAAGCCAGAGGTTTTGAGAACCTCTAGGTGCGCGTCAAGGTAGTTCGCCCAGTCTGGGGTGCGACCCGTAGCAAAAGAGACCTTCCGCCCCATACGCAGGTTCGCCAGAAAGGCTCGCATTTCCTCCTCGGTGCTTGCCACCGAGAGGAGCACAGGGCGCAACGTGCCCCCCTTGCTCTGGTCCCACAAATTGTCCGCGAGCACCAACGTCAAGAGGGTAGCCGAGAAGGCGCGAGTCTTCTCCCCCTCCGCACCGTTTGTTACGATGAGGTCTTCCATAGGATGCTCCTCGTACTACGTCCGGCTTGCTTTTGCGTTCACGAAATTAGACCCAAGGGTACAGAGACACCCACTAGTCCCTCCTTTAAGTAGCCGTGCTAGAGGTCCGGGGTCTGTTCTTACCCCCCTCCCTTTCAGGCTCAGAAGAGAACGAACCCGCCCGCGCGTAGGAGGCTGTCTGTGACCACTTGGCCGTCAGCTTGGGATTTGGCGGTACCCTTGCTCTGCCAGAGGTAGATTACCCAGTCCCCCGTCTCTTTGACCGAGACAGCGGGCACGGCGCGGGGCTCCAGGGTGGTACGCGCCCCCTCCCTCCAGGGACCGAGCACCTTGGGGCGGTCGCAATTCAAGGCGTCGTTCAAGGTGTCTACTTGGTTTCTCAGGGTGGCATCTTCCGTCACGGTCAAAGGACACGCCCAGTGCATAGAGGGTTGGTATCCCTGGACGGTAAGGCTCTTCTGTCCCTGGGTACACCTGAGTTGAAACGACTGGCGCTCCTTGTCACCCAGCGCCGCCCGGAACCCCTTGACCTCTTGGATGAGCACGGGGAACGATGGCAGCCGTAGCGTTGCACCCGTAACCTCGCCTATTTTCAGGGTCTCCTTGTCGCGAAGTCGCCAGCGAGTCACTACGCCCCCCGCGCTGGTGTCAACCTCAAGGTAGCCCGGTTGCGTCTGGGTAGCCTCGATACGCTCAAGGCGGGTAACCGTGCCCCCGAGGAGGGGGCTCTTATCTTGGGTCTCTGTCATGATCACGCTCACCTCGTCGGGCCTTCTAGTAGACCACCGGTCAGACTCTACCCTGTATGCCGTCACCCCACAACCCCCCGTCCCCGTTCAGTTTGGTGCCCCTGGCTTTACCGTGTCCCCCGTCAGTACCCTCTCAGGGAAACAAGGCATGGTCGAGGTCTACGGGGTTCCTGGCGCTGGCGGTGGGTTGTCCAGGCTCGCCGCCATGCTCTGGGTTGAAGGCTCTGGACTGTCCCTGGCAATGGGCATTACCGCCGCCCAAACCGCTACCTTCTACATTCTCGACGACGGCGGGCTTACCGCCGCAGAGTACACAGGTACCGCCCTCCCTGCCGGCATCGCCTGTCACCTACGCCTCTCCTGGGACAGTGAGCGCCCTTTGCAGCACGGAGGCTACGTCTCTTTCCACGTCAACGGTACCCTCGTACCCCCCGCGTCCTACACAGGCGGTACCCTACCCTGGGTAGCCTTCACCCCCAACCAACTTATCGCAGGCTACACAGCGGGTACGTTTTCGACCTGGACCGGAAGCATAGACCGTACCAATGCTGGCTCTGTAGCTTACAATCCGTGAGTCTCAAATTTCTTGTGAATCGTGGGTGTCTCTCAGCGTAAGAGGGGTTATGTCCTACGGGTTCTTTTCAAAGCGGCGGTTCATCGAGCGGAACCGTGGTTGTGTGTACGTGTACGCTACCCCGGACGGGTCCGGGGAGGTGCGGGTCACGCACACCTCGGAGTCCCCGGACCCGAGGAAGAGTGACCTGTACTTCTCTGCGGATTCAGTACCCCTCGGAGAGGTGGGGGTGTTTCTGTACCAGGACACAAAGGGTGTTTTGGACCGCGGTGGTCCTAGCGATGAGGCGGTCCTCGCCGCTGTCGCTGGGTGGTCCCTGGACCACGGTTGGAGCCTGGGTTTACCACAGCCAGAGGTAAGGAGGTCACCATGACCTGTCTAACGTGCGAGACTGAGGCGTGTGAGGGCGAAGCCCTCCGCGAGAAGTGCTCAGAGGATATGGTTCGCGGGGAGGAGCGCACCAGGCGCGCTCGCGAGGAGTGCCTCGCCTCCGAAGGCGAGGAGGAGTGAAAGTCATGAAACCCTACGGCGTCAAAATCGAGATCGCTCTGGACGTGGGTGCCATCTGCGCTGGTGCTCTGAAGAGCAGCGTGGGCAAGGTTGGCAGCGGGCGCGGTTACAGCGCCGGCAACGTGAAAGCCCGCCTGCGGCGCACCTGGAAGCGCCTCGCCTGTCGCGAGGGTCGGGTTGCCTGCCAGGGTGACGAGGGGTGACCACCTTCGTTGCCTTCTCTGGGGGGAAAGACTCCACGGCAATGGCGTACTTGCTCGCGGAGCAGGGTGAGGACTTCGAGCTATTGTTCACTGCCACGGATAACGAGCTACCCGGGCTAAGGGCTCATGTTGAGGCAACACAGAGGCGTTGAAAAAACCGCTGGTGCTACCCAAAGGGCCGAGGTTGCTACCGCTCATCGACACCTACAACGCGCTACCCAACCACCGCCAGCGTTGGTGTACGAGGCAAATCAAGATCCAGCCGGCCATCGCTCACCTTTTGCGCCACCCAGGGAGTACGCTTTGTGTAGGTTTGCGTGCCGACGAGGAGGAACGTGTAGGATTGTATGGGCCCTACGCTACATACCGTTACCCTCTTAGGGAGCAGGGTTGGGGACTAGCGCAAGTCAAGGGCTTCTTGTCGAGCCGTGGTATCAAAATCCCCAAGCGCACGGATTGTGCCTTTTGTTACGGTCAGAGGCTTACCGAGTGGTACGCACTTTGGCGCGACCACCCTGAGATTTACGCGCAGGGTGAAGAGATCGAGCGGAAAGTATGACATACTTTCCGCTCCCCGAACCGGGACACTTGGCCAGCAGCCCTCAAGGATCTGCGTCTAGCTTTCGAGGCTGGACGTATTCCAAGGGGTCAAGAGGGGTACGATGAAGCAGAAGCCCCGTGTCGTGTGTGCCGGGGCTAACGCGCCCCTTGTGCTACCCACGCCTACATGGACGAAGCACTGTACCAGATGGGGGCTTTTCTGAACCGCGTAGGCGTCATGCCCTCTCTAGCTAAGAGGACGGAGCCCGCGCCTATAACCAAGGCGCTCCGCGAGTGGCAGGCTACTTACGGGCTTGCGATTACTGGGGTGGTGGACGCCGAGACGCTGGCGGAAGCCGAAAGCCAGGGGCTGCGTGAGACCGAAGCGCCTACGGTGTCCACCGTGAAACCCCTGTCTTACGCAGCCAAGGTAGCCCTCTTGGGGCAGTTTGCCTACCGAGCCTCGCCGCTACCAGGGAACCCAGAGGCAATCACGGTCGAGGGCTCCTGGGCACGGGACAACCTTGTTACCGTGCTCTTGCCCATCGGGGGAGTACGGGGAGCACCCTCCTCGGGCAAGGTACAGTGTCACCGTAAAGTAGCCGGCCCCTTGGTAGACCTCTTTGAAGCGTGGCGCCAGGCTGGCTTGCTGTCCCTCCTTGTGTCCTGGGATGGCTTGTACGTGCCCCGCTTCGTCCGAGGGTCCGCTGTAAACCTCAGTTCACATAGTTGGGGCTCTGCCTTTGACATAAACGCCAGCGAGAACCCGCTGAAGTCAAAAGGGGCACCTTTGGGAGCATGGGGTTGTGTGTACCCCCTTGTACCCTTGGCTGAGGCGCACGGTTTCTACTCCGGGGGGTTCTTCGCTGGGCGCCAGGATTGGCAACATTTCGAGATCGCAGCCCCATCGGTGTAACCGGGGGTTATGAGCCAGACAGATGACGAGCGCGACCGTTGGCTAGAGGGCATCACCAGCCTCGCCAACCAACGCAACAAACAGCTTGGGGTACCACCCATCGTTCTACTCTCCCGCGAGTCCGCGCTAGATTGGATAGCCCACCTGCTCGCCCTCGTTGTCTATGCCGACGAGCAAACCAAGCGAGCCAATGATCGTGCGAGTCAGGACTGGCGAGACCGCCTCTCAGCCCTCGCTACCAAGCATGACACAGAGAACCCGGTCGTTTTCACCAATGACGAGGAGGCTCTTGCTTACATGGACCACGCCTTGGGTGGGCTCGTCGAGGCACGCAAAGAGGGTGAGCGGGCGGTGTTGGAGCGTGTCTTTTCCGAGCTTACCTCTCAGTGGGGCAAGGCTCAGGACCGAAGCGCTACGCTGGCAACCCGCACCAAGCAAGCCCGTGCAACGCTGAAAGACTCGAAAGTCCAGGCGGAACGGAATGACGCTGAGGTTGCTATGCTGGCTAGCCTCTTGGAAAGTGATCTGTTTGGTAAGGACCAGCCTGCTTGACGGTTGCGCCTTCAACTTAGAGTGTTCCCCGTGTGAACGGGGATCGACCCGAGGTAAACCGCGTAGGAGCCCCAAGGAGTGAGTTTTCCCCACCCACGCGGGGATGTACCGGTCTCGACGTGAGCCTTGGGGTACGCCTGGCGGTGTTCCCCGCACACGCGGGGATTCTTTCTTTGAGACTACCCTAGAGAACCTCTTTGGTGTAAAGTGAGGACAGAACCATGAGCGACAACGACAAACTAGCGGGTTACGAGGAGTGCAGCCTCAAATGGCGCACGCAAATTGCCGACGCCTTCAATCGGTTTGTGGACACCACCAAGGGGGAGAGTAAGGTCACCTTTGACACCGACGAGGAGGCTCTCTCTTGGGTGCTGGCTTCCGTGAGGGTTGCCTATGACAAGGGGGTTGCTGCGGAGAGGGAGCGCGTAGTGACGTTGCTGTCCAAGGACTGGGAAACCGAGTGCAATGCCGTCGCTGACTGTAACCTTCGTATTGAAGGCACCAAGGTCAGGCTCACGTCCTTGCGCAATCAACGCATCGCGGCGGAAACCAGCAAATCCGCGCTTAGCTCGGCTTTGGAGCGTATTACTTACGACGAGGGGAAGCAGGAACGTGCCCAGGACAGCGCCCGCTCTAGCGAAGACACGGGTTGCGCTTCCTGTCACCTGGGATACCTGCGAGCCAGCGAGTCTGGATGGCAGGACGTGAGCATGAGGGTAGTCCCTCGGGCAACGAGCCTTGAGGCAGGCAAGGCTGGCACGGTGGACCACTCTCAGATCGCCTACCTTGGCGCCAGTGAGCGGAGTCTCCGCAAAGAGGCTAATGGCTTAGCCATGGGTCTCGCGCAAAACGTGATGGGAGCTTTGCACGTCGGGCGTGTGCTCGCCCTCACGGTACCGCTGTACACGGTGGGCATCGTCAAGGTCAAGCTCTTTGGGCTCCACCAGAACAATGACTGCGCTTGCAACAAGCCACCCGCAAAGCCCGCCGTGGTCGTACCCCCTCAGTCTGGCCCCTTTGACGCAAGGTGGGTCTGGTACCTGAAGCGTAGCCAGTACCCCTTAACCCTCTCGGTACGCCCTTCTAGCGCCAAAGCGTGCGGAGCCCTTGTGGTGTGCTAAGTTACCCCGCACCATGAAGAGACAAGAGATTCTCGACCTTCGCGACCGCTGCCTCTCCGCAAAGCTCATCGGGGCGGACGTGGCACATAGTCAACACTACCGAGCCCGCCTCCTAGTCACGCTCCCTAACGCTATGCGTTACGCGGGTAACAAGGCGGCTGACCTGTACGACCTTTGTAACCTGGCGCTGGGCGTCTTGGACCACGCTCCCCCTGAAGAGTCTGGGCCAGCGACCACGCCCGTAGCGGAGACCCCGCCGCCCGCTCCGGTCAAAGCTACGCCTACCAAGAAAGCCTCCAAAGAGGCTCTTCGTAAGGTGCTGCAAGCGGCTAACACCCCAGAGCCCGCGCCGGTAGCGTTGCCCCCTACGCCTGCCCCCGCGGTACAAGCGCCCCCTGAGCCTGCGCCCTTGCCAGAGGTCACCCTCACTGCGACGGGGGTTGCACAGCCTCAAGAGCCTGTAGCAGAGCTGTCCGTGTCTGCGGTCCCACAAGACCGTCCGACACCAAGCCACGCTGACTCTGAAACGCCTTGACTGCTTCCGTGGTCTTCTTGCCCACCTTACCGTCAGCGCCTGCGGGTCCAAGGTCGTAACCTAGAGTGATAAGGGCTTCTTGTAGTTCGACGGGCGTCGTCAGGGTGCGCGTAGAGCCCATCCCCTCTTCCCAGGTCTTCAACTGGCTTGCGTGGTCGGGGAGGTCCACCCCGAAGAGGCGCTCAATGACGGGGCGTATCTTGTTGTACCGCTCGGGGTAGATGACCACCCCGGAGCTAAAGGTAAGCGCCTCTAGCAGCCTCACGCACCACGCCTCGCTGAATACCTCTTCGCCTGACTCCTGAAAAACCCTGGTAAATGCGTTGTAGGCGAGCGTGGGGTTGTTGGCTGCAAAGCTAATGTAGGCTGCCCTGATAGCCCCTACCCAACCTACGCTAGGCTCGCCACCCCCAAAGAGCACCTTGGCAGCCTCTTTGATCGCAAAACCCTTGAGCCTGGGGAGTGTGTACGCCTTCTGAACGTCAATCGCTTCGGGCTGTGCCAGCACGTTAGCCACGGCGACCACGATTTCAGATCCTTGTTGCCAAGCGTCGTCCGTCCAAGAGCCTTGTAGCCCTGTGCCCCCCTTGAAGAACAGGTTACACTGGTCCTTGTCGGTCTTTACCTCTTTGCCGTTCAGGTGAAACCTACCCTTCTTGAACTCAGCCCCAAAGTTAGCCAGGGTGTCTTGCAACGGGGTGAGAAGTGCCTGGCTACGGTTACCGATGGCGTTTAGCAAGCCTGAGACCAGGAAGAAGCGCTCGCAGTATTGAATACCGCCCGCGGTAAAACGGCAAGAATCGTAGGCTTGCCCCGAGTCCCAGCGCCCCCCTTCGGTTGTGGAAGTGACAACCAAGAACTTGCCGCCCTCAGTGACCCCTGGGTCGGAAACCTTGACCGAACCCCAGAAAACGGGACCACAATAGCTTTTATAGGTGCCTTTTTTGACTTCTGCGAGGGTAGCCATGCTGTAGACGCTCCTTTCCTCTTAGGGTAGGATAGGCTCACCATGCCACTACCCGTGGAAGAACAGATCCGGCGACTCGGTAACGCCGCAGGGCTCTCCGAGGCTGAGATCCGAGACGTTATCGCCAGAAACCGAGAGGCTACCCGCACGCTGGTCACGCCCAAGGGGATCAAGTCGGGTCTGCGCAGTACCGAGGCTTCTACGGCTCGCGTGGCGGAAACCAGGCGTCAACTTCACGCAGCAAGCCGGTCCCTGTCCAGGGGACTACCCGCCATTATCCCGCGCACGCTTCGCACCACGGGGGTCAGCGACGAGGTAGACGAATGGGAGCCTACCGACACACCCCCTCAACCTGTTAACTCATTGCGGCTAGTAGAGCCCTCTTTGGTAGAGGACGCCTCGCCGGCTGACCCTTGGTGGGACACAGAGCCCACCTTTTGAACGGCCTGTGTTAGCGCCACCACTTCGTCGAGAACCTTCTGCACGTCAGCCGGGTTACCCTTGACGCTGACGTGGGTGTACTGTGAGGGGGACAACGGAAACTCCCACGACGGGCGCTCAACACCTTTAGCCTCGGTTGTCGTCGAGGGCGCCGGCTCAACAACCCTCTCCGGTGGCTTGTGCGTCCCTATAGCGTTGAGCCTGGCGCTCAAGTCGTCGTTGAGCTTGGCAATGTTCTTGAGTATCTGGTGGTTACGCCAGGCTTCAAGAACCACCAGCACAGCGCACAACCCAAGAAGCCCGTACAGTACAGCGTCGTCTGACATGGTGTCTAGGATACACCAGAGAGAAGGAGGGTGGAAATTTCAGGTCGTTAGCCCCGCACCCGAGAGGCACTCCCCGTGGTAAGGGATGGACCACCCGGGGGAGTACACAAGCGGTCTCTCCCGGCTAAATGGCTGAGCGCACCCCTCACAAAGCCCCGCGGGCTTCTCAAGGTTGTCCGGGGGCACGACCTTGCACACGGTACAAAGATACCCTCCCCATTCGGGGTCGTACCGGGTGCCGTCGTCCCCGCACCCCATGCACACTGAGAGGTCACTCATGGTGGCGAGCCTAGCACGGGTCTGGTACCACGGGAGGGCTTGCACTGACCTCTAGTCGTGTGGCACCGTCATAGCCTCCAGGCTCAGAAGTCGAGGTAGTCCACCTTACGCCCAACTTCCCAGAGCGCGCAAGCCCACAAGTGCTTGCAGCGGTTGCCCTTCTCGGTGTGGTCCGGGCAGGTACAGCGGGAACCGCCCTGCTTGGTACGGTCCACCACGATGCTGTAGACCGTACCCTTGCTGCCGACGATGGTGAACTTCTCGCCGTCCCAGGTGTTGACCCCATCGATGAGGGGCACGGCGCGGGACAGACGGTCGCCCGCGGAGGGCATAGCAAGCGCCCATTTCCGAGCCAGGCGGGCGGCGGTATTACGAGAGGGTGGGGTGGGGCGATTAGGGGACATACCCAATATTACGTTAAGGTGGGGCTACCCTTCACAAGAATTTGAGGGTAAAGAAAGCCCACCTTGACCGATACGAGCACACAGCACCCACACCGCATGAGAGTCGCCCAACCCGGAGAAGACCCAGAGAAGTACACTCCCCGCGTGATGACCGCCTGGCTCGCCTACAACTGGGCAACCACGGAGAAGAACCTCTACTTGGAGCGTGACCTCCCCCTTAGCCCACAGGGCTACCCAGAGGGCTCCCACCTCTACCGGTTCCAGGTCACCATAAACCCCCCACCCACCTTCAACCCTGAGCCCACGGTGCAAGTCTGGGAAGAGGACAGTACCAAGACCGAGAAGCCCCCCGAGATTAGCCTTGCCTCTTGGGTGTGGGGTGAGCTTCACTACCACCTGGGTAACCTCCTACCCAAGGGTGCTTACCCCCTCGATGTCTACACCCCCCCAGGAGAGCGCACCATGCAGGTTACCTCTCCGCTTGGCTCTTTTACCTTGATTGTCAAGGGCTTACGCCAGGTTAGGTGACACGCTATCGAAAACGCGATAGCGGTATCAGTAGCTCGATACCGCTGCTCCAAAACCCTGGCAAAACCAAGCTAGCCTCACGTTGGAGGGGTCGTAATCGTACCGGACCTCCTCTTTGGTGTAAATCGGGCAAACGTAGAGCACGTCCAGTGTCCCTGGAAAGTGCTTGTTGATTGCCTCCTCGAAGGCATAGGCGAGCTTCTCGGGGATCTGTATGCTGTAGGAGCGCACCACAGGCTCACGGAACCCCTGCCAGGGAAACGAGGCGTCTTGGTCCAGATGGACCTTCTCTGGACTGTCCGTGGTGTGGACCTCCCAGTGGCCAGCCAGGGAACGCCCCTGGCGGCAACTGTGGTCCACGGGGGTCCACGTTTTGGTTACGAATTCGGGCATGGGGCGTAGATACACCCGCCCGGCTCAGGGCTTGGGCGGAAAGAGGTCAGCGAGCGTGCAACCCGTCACGCTCACCTTCACGTCACCCCAGGCGCCTACCGCGTACCGAAAGAACTCGCTGACCTCGGGGTGCTCCCCAACCCGGTTCTGTGCGAACTTGCGAGCCCCCGCGAGGGTCTTGAACTTGCGGGTGCGATTAGACCCGTCCAGCGTGGAAACGCGAATCGTGATGTCCATGGGGGTTCTCCTCGCTGAGCGGAGCGGTCAGGCGTCCGCCGCGAAAGGGTAGTGGTCGCAGTTGATGCACAGCGGCGCCACGCTGTGCGGGGACCACTCGTCGGGAGCGGTAGGCTCCGCGCACTCCGGGCACACCGAGAGGCAGGGGCACAGGGCGGGAACCTCTTCGTAGAGGTAATCGGAGACCCCCTCAGCCGCGAAGAGGGCGATGCTGTCCAGGTCGGAGGTCACCACCCCGGAGCAACCCTCGCAAAGGTCAAACAACCCGTCGTGGTTGTCAAAGGGGGTACAGCAGAGGGGGCAGCGGCAGGTTTCGGTGGCGTTCATAACCCCTCCTACGCTTGGCTAGCCTCACGATTCACAACTTTCTTCCGGGTCTCCTTGCACCCACCTCGACCTACAAGTGTATGGAGAAATTCTGTCGATGCACACTGGAGTCCTCCCCTCGGGGCTCAGTGATAAAAACATCGTAAAAAGTGGCAGGGTCATCTTAGACCTACCCGGAAGTTCCATATGGGTCTGTATGGAAACCAAGAGGGTACGTGGTGGTTCTTCGGGGGTGGTTGGTGTAAGGCAGGCGGCATGAGCAACGCGCTAGAGGAGCTAAGGGGTCTCTTGGTGGGTCAGGTGGTGGTCTCTGTAGACCCACCTAACGCGAGGGAGGCGATGGTCAAGTTGACGCTGGGCAACGGTACGGCTTTCCGGCTGCACGCGACGGACCTGGGGTGGTGGGTCGAGAAGTGTGCGGGCGCCGGGGGGTACACTTCGCTGGACGACCTCGCCCGAGACTACTGCCACGACGCTTACAATTACGACACAAGCCAACCTGACCCTACCGTGACGCTGGAGGGTGCCAACCTTGTCGTGACGGCTCCGTGGGGCTCCGCGATGGCGCTGCCCCTGGCTAACCTCTCAGAGGAAGAGGTTGCGGCGCTCTCTAACCCGGAGGTATTGAAACTGTTCTCTCTGGCTATCCCCTGTGGGTCGTGCTGGAGGGCGGTTCTGCATGACCACCCCTGCGCTGGCGTGGCTTGAGCCTGTTGCGGACCCCCAGTAGACCACGTAGGGTCCGGGGTGAATCGCTGGTTTAGCCCGAGAAGTACGTCCTTGGCTGCGTTGATCTGAGCCATCACCGCGTCACTACCCCCCAGGTCGGGGTGGTTCTCACGCGCCTTCTGTTTCCAGGCTTTGCTTACCTCCTCTTGGGTCGGGTAGGCTGAGGTCAACCCCAAGAGCCTCTTGGCTTCCTGGGTGGTCATTGCCAGGACGAGGCGGGCGTAGAGCTTGCGAACGTACTGTGCGACAACCCGATGGTGCATACCTGTCAGGTAGGGAATAGAAGGACACCCTCTGTGTCAGGCTGCTTTTGCGTTGCGCCTGGTAACCAAGAGGGCGGTAGCACCTAGAGCCAGCATGACCAGCGCCAGCGCCCCCGCAGGGGCAGGGGGCGTTGCAGGTACCGGTACTTCCCAGGGTTGAGGCGTGCCAGGTAGAGGCGCACTAGGGACCGGCGAGTGGTCATCCCACGCCGGGGGCTCCTGCCACAGTATATAACGGGGTGGCGGGTTGTAGCGGGGGAACCTCCCTGGCATAATGTCAGCGTAAGCCGTGCTCGACGCCGTGAGCAGAACCAACAGGATCAATAGAGCTTTCATGGTGTGCAGGAGTGTAGCACGCCGATAGCCAAGAGGTAGCGCGGCATCTTACTTTAGACTCTCGGGGAAAAAGGTAGTTTTTATCCCCCTCTGTGATGAGAAGCCATGCTTGACCCAAACGAACTTGTTCGCCGTTACAAGAGAACCCTCTATGCTCGCCTGGTCCAAGCCATGAAGCGTAGCGAAGCGCTGGCTTTGCTAGGTTTGACGGGTACACCCACCGAAGAGGACATCAAGAAGGCGTACAAGCGCAAGGCGATTGAGAACCACCCTGACCGGGGTGGTGACCCAAGCAAGATGGTCCAGGTCAACGTGGCCAAGGACGTACTAACGGGGGTACAGCGCGCTACGCCCGAGTACAGCGGGGGTGGGGGTGGTTACGCTCCCCGTCCACAGTCACCGTACACGCGCCCCGCACCGCGACCCCAGCAACCGCCCCCAGCTACGGATCTTCTAAGGGTATGCCAAGAGGCTTCCCCCCACTGGCTACGCTATCTTACGGCACAAATGCCAGACCTTGTGCCGTGGTCGCTTTTCAAGATCGAACTGATCAACGAAGGTGTAGCCTGTCGCATCGCTGGTAATACCTACGACGGGAATCTATTCCTCAAAGTGTTTCAGCCAAGAGGGGATCTGTCCAAATGGGCTTACTCCCTCCAAGGCTCAGGTAAATTGTCGTCAGTCCCACAGGTAGTCCGCACTTTTACAACCAAAGAGGGTGTGGTTGACGCGTTGCAGGATACAGTGGCTCTCTTTGCGGTACCCGTCAACCACTATCGCAACAGTAAGAAGCCACCCACCACCATTCCAGGGGTGCCCTTCTACAACCCCCCCTCCGGGGTGGAATGGGGCGTGGTAGCCGACCACGGCTGGAAAACGCTGAGAAGGGAGGGCTCAACCGTGGACCAAACCGCGCAAATCTTCGTAGCGGTGGGTAAGAAGGGCGAACAGTACGGCGTGCTCTGTGGGGTGCGATACAATGAAACCCCCAGTGTTAGCGCCACGGGGCTAAAGACCGTAGCCGAGGAGTCCTTTCTCGCAGTCTCCGGGGTAGCCAAGAACCTCTCAGCGATTCCGAAAGTCATGCTGGCGCTCGCCAAGAGTCTACCTGGGGACTTCGAGGTACCTAAGAAGTTTGCCGTCCTTAGCCCCACCAAGACTACGCTCACCGCAAAGGACGTGAGGACCGAGAAAGAGACCCTCTCTTTGAAAGACGCCCTGGCTGGCGCGGGCTTCCTTGCTGAGGCTGAAGGTGCGGGTCGCAAGATCCAGGTGGAAATCATGTTTGACGTGGCTCAGGGCGTGAGACCCACACAGTACACGGCAACCATGTTTTTCAACGGTAAGGCGGTAGCCCTCAAACCAGAATCCGTTGTCGCCCTGCGCGACGACTGGCGACTGACCCCCATCACCAGCAAGCCTCTCGGGGTAAAGATCAACCTCACGGCGCTCAAAGGGGGGCGGTCGCATTATTCCCTCAACCCCAAGGCGCTGGACTTGCTGAACCACCTTGTTGACGGTCCCCTCAAGAACGAGTCGTCAGAGGTCTTGCTGAACCTCATGGCAGCCATCGAGTCTTTGGAGGTTTCTGCCAGCAAGAAGGCAAGGCTCCTACTGGGGCACTTCACACCCCTAGAGGCTGAGGTCTACACAGGCGAGCCCGCGTGGGACATCGTTCACCTAGCCTCCTCTCGGTTACAAGGGTAAAGGGTGACTCCCATCGTCGAGTCCTTTCTATTAAAAGGTGTCCCCTCCCGACATCTTTTCCGTGAGTCGCCCGCCAGGGTGAGCGTAAGAGGGGTTATGACCACCTCCAAAACCCCCAAGTTTGACCCCGCGCGCCTCGTCGGCACCCTTTTCATCGTGGAAAAGGGCTGCGAAGCCGTCTCGACCCGCAAGGGTATGCGAGGCACCATCAAGGGCGCCACCTTCGAGCCTGGCATGGGTTACCGGGTGACCTTCAAGGTCTTCGGCACCCCCGCCCACGTCATGTGGGCGATGTCCTCGGCTCGCCTGAGCGGCGACAAGGTGAGCCTCAACACGGGCGACCCCCTCAACCGGGTCGTGTTGCGCAAGCTGAGCAAGCCCGCGACCGTGACGGTGGGCGCCGTCGAGGGTCCGATCTACACCTTCAAGGGCGTCGCCCAGTTCCCCTGAGCCTAGGAGAAGATAACCATGACTCCCCTGCAAATGCGCGAGTTGATTGAAGAGGCTCGCGAGAGCCTCGGGCTGTCCGCCTTGAACAGCGTCACTTTGACCTTCGGGTACCACGAAGAGAACGGGCGACCCTACCCCTGGATGAAAACCGAGAGCGGCTTTGACCCCAACAATCCCGCTAGCGCCACGGTAGAGGCGCTTCGCAGGGTCGTGCGGCGCCTTCCCCCTAAGCCCTGACAGAAGACCAAGAGGGTGTAAGCTCCGGGCATGATAGATCGTGCAGTCCTGCTGCTCGTTTGCGCAGGCACCCTGTTGGTTACCGGGCTAGCGGTGCGCAAAATCTCGCGAACAAACCGAGATTGGGAGGCTATCCGGACCCCAGAGGTACTCTCCGTCACCAAAGAGCGGGTGCTGGTTTGGGCGGCAACCAATGGTATCGACAAGCCACAGGTCACCCCCGTCAGCAAGACTGCGGCGACCCTGACCTACCAAGACAAGGTAGGGGTCTTTCACACCTTGGTCCTAGAGACGTGCCCCTCTGAGCCAGACAACTTCTGCGTTGTACCCTGACGCCTCGCCAAGAGTGGCACCTACGGAGACACACATGACCCCTATTACGCCAGAAAACCTCAAAGCCACGGGCTACCGGGTATACTATGACCGGGATGCCTTCAAGGTCGCTCTGTTTCTGAAGACTGTGTGGGGTGACGACAAGAAGCTCTACTTCCTACAGTGCCAGCAATGGCAGTTTTTTGGGATGTCTACCTCTTTCGCGTGGGAGGTCACGTTCTACCTCCCGTCTGACGCGGGAAACCCGATGTCGTTTCGCCTGGCAACCCAGGAGGGCAACACCATCGAAGAGGTGGAAGCCTTCTTTGCCAGAGTGTACAAGAAGCTGGGGTGCGTGCCAGACGCCCTCAACAACGACTGACGAGGGTAGGACATAGTTTGGGTCTACGGTCCTACCGTTTGGGGTGTACCTTAGCCCAACGATGAAACCGACAACAACGCCTCTTGGTAACGGACTCGCGCTGGTAGCCTTTAGCGCGGGCAAAGACAGCACCCCAGCGAAAGCGCCCCCGACGAATCACTTGCTGGTTGTCGATTGCAGCGGCTCAATGAGCGGTGCGCTGCCCGACATGCGAGCGCAGATCAAGGGCAAGTTTCCCTCGCTGGTGGGCGAGAAGGACACCGTGAGCCTGATCTGGTTCTCCGGCAGGGGGGAGTGTGGGGTCATCTTCGAGGACGTGGCGCTACGTAACCTCAAAGACCTGGCCAAGGTCAACGCTGCGGTGGACCGCTGGCTCAAGCCGGTAGGGCTCACAGGCTTCCAAGACCCCTTGGAGGAAGCGGCGCGCGTGATCGCCAGGCTAAGGAAGGCGCACCCCGGGGAGGCAGTAGCCCTCCTGTTCCTCAGCGACGGTTACGACAACCAGGGGAGCCGAGAGAAGATCCTGGCTACCCTGGGCAAGATTGAGGCGGATAGTGCCGCCGTGGTCGAGTGGGGGTTTTACGCTGACCGCTCCCTCCTCTCTGCGATGGCAGCCAAGCTGGGGGGTGCCCTCCTCTTCACGGAGGACTTCTCGGCTTACGAGCCACAAATCACCAAGGTTTTCGGGCGCAAGGTCGCGGCGACCCCCAAGAAGACGCTGACCCTCTCCGGGGACGCGGTAGGTAACGTGGCCTTTGCCCTCTCTCAGGGTGACGTGCTGACGTTTGGCGTAGAGGGGGGCTCCGTCACGGTACCCCCCGACGTGACCACCGTGTACTACCTCTCTGCGAGCAAGGGGGGTGCGCCGACCACGGGGAAGCCTGACGAGGCGGTACTGCCCCCCGTGTACGCGGCGATTAGCCTGTTCTCAAGCCGGATGCAGCCCGACGTGGTGCTCCCCTTGTTGAAGTTCACGGGTGACGTGCGCTTCATTACCCGGTTTGCCAAGTGCTTCGGAAAGCAGAAGTACAGCGAGTTTCAGGCGGACGTGACCAAGGCAGCCTTTGACGCGGGCGCTCGCTACCAAGAGGGTTACGACCCCACCAAGGTACCCGACGACAACGCCGTGACCGTGCTGGACGTGCTCAGTATCCTCGCCTCGGACAGCACCAACCGGGTTCTGCCGTACCACCCCGAGTGGAAGTACACCCGGATCGGGCGCGCACGGGAGGATGCCTCTTCGCGGTTCACGGACGAGGAGACGGCTGAGATCGCCTCGTTGCAAGCTCAGATGAGCAAGCCCAAGATCACGGTAGCCGCTGTCAAAACCTTGCAAGAGAAGATTGCAAGCATTGTCGCCAGCAAGCCAGAGCCTCTCACGTTCGTGCCCGATGAGGCTGAGAAGGAAGCGGGCTCGACCATCGAAAACCTCGTTTACAACGAGGATCGCCCGAACGTGAGCCTACAGGTCAAGGTGTGGGGGACCGTGGACCTTTCCAAGCGGCTCCCCCCGTCCATGGTGGGCAACCTCCCCGAGAAGTTCCCTACTTACATTCACCGGAACTACAGCATCATCCGTGACGGTCTGGTCAATGTCAAGAGCTTGCCGGTCAAGGTCTCGCACGAGACGCTAGCCAACCTGAAAGCCAAAGGGGTACCGGTTCTCTCCGAGACCAAGCTGGACTTTGAGGTCGAGGCGGTTCTTGACCTGGGTTCCCTTGCCGTGGTCAACCGCTCCATGACCAAGACCCTCTCAGCCAAGACGTTGGGCGAGAAGGTCATGCAGCTTACCGAGGCTCGCGCCCGGCAGAAGGTCTACCAGGGGTACCTCAAGGACTACGGTGGGGGCAAGACCAGCCTGGGGTACAGCGCTATCCACGGCGAAGAGGTTTCATCTTGGTTGAAAGAGCAAGGGATCACGGATTACGGCGGGTTCGCACCCAAGGCGCTGACCAAGGAGTCCACGGACCATTACATCGGAAGCGAGCTTACCGTGAGTCTCAAGGGGCTCTCAGCGTTGCCCTCCCTCAAAGAGGCTGTGGAGAAGCTGGCCAAGGGTAAGGGTAACGCTGGCGCCTTGCTGATGGAGCCTGCCATCAAGGACGTTGCCCTCCAGTACCCCGAGGAAGGGTTGACCTGGCTACGCGCCCGCGCCGAGGAGGCGACCCGTGAGACGAGGGAGCTTCTCAGGGAAATCGCACAGATCAAGCTCGCCACCGTGCTTGGGCAGGTATGGTTCTCGGAGTTTACCTCCCTGGACAACTGCAAGCTGACGTTGAAGACCGCCAAGCTGGGGGACGTACAAGCCACGTTCGCCCTCTCCGAGGTCAAGATCGCCATCTTACCCCTTGCCGGTACCGCGACCGGGGAGGCTCCCTTGTGTGACTACAGGGGAGCCTCTTGGCGTTTAATGGGTGCGGGTCAGGGGGCGGCGGTGTACGCTACCTCTCATGGATACCCCCTACATCCTGAAAAGTGCGGCTTTCATCGCTGCGTTGTGTGCCTACGGTTACGGTATTATGAGCGTTTTTGACTTGCTCAAGAACCGACAGAAAGCCAAGAAAAAGCAAGCGCAGCTCGACACATTCAAGTGGAAAACCGATGGGGTACCCAGCCCGGCTCCGTTTCTCGACGCCATGACAGCCGCGGTAGCGTGGGCTAAGAGGGAGAACATTCCTCTTAGCCAGGGGCACTTTGGGGTGCTGTACAGCTACAGCGACGATAAGTTTCTCAGGGATACATCACGGGAGGGCGTAGACCCGTTGGGCGCCTGGCTCTTGCAAAACCAGCCTGACTACAAGAGCGTCATGGGGGAGAGCCCTTATGGCTACGAGGCGGTTATCAGCAAAGCCTTCAAGGTGCCGTACTACGAAGACCTTGGTACCGCGATGCCGGCGTGCATCGGGGCGTTTGCCCGTGGGTACGACGATCCCAAGCTCTACCCAGAGGCGCACTGGGGAGACTCCCTGGAATGGTTCAACGCGGGGCGTGCTTTCCGCACCAACCTCGAAAACACGGTCGAGACCGACGAGACCACCCGGTGAAAAACCTGATCGTACTGCCAAATACACAGGACTTTCGCGAGTCCGTGTGGGGAGCGCTCACCTCCCTCTTGGTCTCCGGGGGGTACGAGGTAGACGGAGCGGCTGGGAACTTGGTCACCGGGGAGGAGGGCACCTTCCTGGTTTCCAAGGTCGCAGGGGACCGGATGGGGGCTATTCGGGGTACCATCACGTCGGAGTATATACGCCTTGACGTGGCAGACCCGTACTTCGTCTGCCAACCGCTTGTCAACATCCTGCGCAGCATGGGCGAAGCAGCCCGCGTCTTGCAGGAAATCTAGGTGCGTCTTGGGCTAGGGTTTGCAATGGGGGTGTCTGTCGGCGGGCTAGCTTGAGCCTGAGTTAGCGAACCTGCCGCTGGGTTCAGTGAAGCTCTAGCAAAGAGGGGTGGAGACCATCGTGAACCTCTCGGTGGCAGCGGGCGCAAAGCAAGACCACCTTGTCTAGCTCCCGCTTTAGCGCCGGGGTCCACGCCGTGCGTGACGACACGTTGAAGTCCTTGGTCAAGGCGTCGGGGTGGTGGAAATCAAGGGCAGCGTGACAGTGGTTGTACCCACAGAGCACACACGCACCCCCCTTGTAGGCAACGGCTCTTTCGCGCAGAGCCCTGCGTTTCTGGTGTATGTGCCATCTAGACGCCATGAGCAAAAAGACCGTCATGAAGCAAAACGAGTTTCGTCGTCATGTACTGCGCCTCTGGGCGCTTGCGGAGGGCGTGGTTGTCGTAACCAGGCGGGACAAGGAGTTTCTTCAAGGTTTTCAAACCCTCTTGGGGACGCTCTGGGGGCGAACCTTTGACATCGACCCCTTGTTGGGTCGTGCAACCCAACAGCCTGACTCTACCACGCCTGCGAGCGGTGCAACCCCTGTTGAAACCAAAGACCCCACCCCCACCCCCTCTCCTGTTGCAGCGGACACCACGCTCCCGGTAGACCCCCCAGCGGCAGAGCCCATTGTTCCAGGTACCGTGCCACCCCAAGGGTCTGATGTGGACGAGACCGACGTGTTCAAGAAGCTCAAGAACAAGGGCAACCCGGTCTCCCTCACGCGCCAAGCGGTACTGCGCATTCTCACGGAGGCTGGAAAGCCCCTGAGTGTCCCAGAGATTCTACAGTTGTTGGCGTCACACGGTAAGACCCTCAAGAAGGACGCGGTGGAGGATGTGCTACAGGGGCACCCCGGGCTGAAACCCACGAGCCTCCCTGGCAGACCCGAGAGGCTCTACCAAGTCAATCCGGGCTACGTCGAGACCAACGAAACCCAGCCGCAGGAAGAACTCAAGTTGGGAATGTACGGCATCGTACACTACGACCGGCGGTCGCCCTGTTCCATGACCCTCCGTCATGTGGACGTTCAACGCGACACGCTACCCGGCATCCTCAAGCTGGCGATGCACGGCTACACGGAGCCCAGGGCTCTCATGACCATCGCCCAGGAAGTCTCCAAGCTGAACGTGACCCGCCTCGGGGGTGTCTCTGTCCCGCGTGTGGCGGCTGCCCTGGATCAAGCCCTTCAGAACAAGCTGCGCCTCCACCCTGATTTCGGTCTGCAAGCCGAAGAGCGTGACGGCGTGGTCTGGATCGGTAACGTACACAACCCCACCAAGAAAGGCTCCCCGTGAACAACGACATCAAAGCCAAGCTGCAACACCTCCTCTCCGTGGTCGAGGGCGTAACCGAGCCCTCCGACGTGGACGCCGCGTGCATCACCTTGCTACGTCTCGCCGTCACGCTGGAGTCCACCAAGCAAACCACAGCCGCTACGGCTTCGCTAAAGCCAAAAGAGAAAACGTGGGAAGTCGTATTGCTTTGCGCTGGTACGCCTACCGCAGACGCTTACCGGGCGTACCGCGCCTGCATCAAGAACGCGTTCTACTACCTGACCGAAGAGGGTGTAGACACCCTGGATCACAAAACGCCTTGTCCAGTTTTCACGTCGCCCCTCTTGGACGCGGTTCAGGCTGAGAGGCACCGACTGGTCTCTCACGGGCTGAGTGCCTTCATACGCGAGTGCTGAGCCCATGATAGATGACGACGAGGAGTACCCCGACCCTGCTCCCGTAGCCTCAGAACCCTTGCTAAAGTGGGTCGGCGGCAAAGGTCAACTCCTGGGTAAGATCCTACCCCGTGCCCCTGAGAGGGTGAGGGTCTACGTGGAACCCTTCATGGGGGGCGGCGCTGTCTTCTTCGCCCTGTCCAAGAGGCGGCAACCCCCGCTGGTATCCTTTCTCTCCGACGCCAACCCCGCCCTGGTCAACTTCTACCAACAGGTGAGGGCTAACCCCACCTGTCTCCTCTTGGAGCTAAAGGAGCAACGCCGGCTCTACCAAGGGGCACCCCAAGAGACCTACGCTCACTGGGCGTCCATGCTGAACTCTACCCGAGGAGAGGGCGTAAGTCAGGCTAGCTTTTTCTACGGGCTGAACCGTTGTGGCTTCAATGGACTCTGGCGCGTCAACCAGAGAGGGAGGTACAACGTGTCCTGGGGTAAAGAAGACACCCTCTTGGTACCTGCGGAGGACGCCTTGACGGAAGCCTCAAGAGCCCTTGCGCCCGCCGTGCTCCGGTGCGGGGACGCCTTGAGGCTCCTAGCCGAGACGATGCCCCTCTTGGGGGAGTCTGACTTTGTATACCTGGACCCCCCCTACCTGGGTACGTTCGAGGGGTACACGGCAAACAAGCTTGGCCACGACGCACTGGCAGGACTCCTCCGAGAGTTGACGCACCGCGGCATACCTGCTCTTCTTAGCCAGTCGGACACCGAAGAGACTCGGCGGGTCTACAAGGGTTTTGCGGGCGTGGTGGTCCAAGCGTCACGTCGCGTCAACCGGGATGGCGCGGCACGGGGTCCGGTGGATGAGCTTCTCCTTTTCAGCCAAGAGGGTGTGGTCTCTTGAGTCACCATTGGTGTAAGGGCACACTGCATGAACCACGACCAAATTCGCGAATCGGTTCTCCGTAACTTTGGGGGGCGCCTCTCTACCCTCAAGAAACGGAAACGCCACCCCCTCTTCGCCGTCTCGCTGCGTGCTGCGGAGCACCATGAAGAGCCAGTGACCGACACCCTGGGAAAGAGGGTGCCTGTTGACCCGTGCCCTGTGGGCGGCGTCAGTCTCTTCGTGGATACGAAGCCTGGAGCGGCGTACCCTCACGAGTGTGGGTACGTCACGCTGGACGGCAACACGGCCTCTTGGGTGTCGCACACGTACCCCCCTGAGACGGGGTACTCCGTGGTTTTCGAGCGGTACACTCAGTAAGTGTGTCCAACAGTGGTGCCCTTACTGAGTGCCAACTAGCTCGTTGTGCTTGTGGCTGGCGGGCGCGAGTCAACTATTGTACACAGGACTACTCACACCTAACTTGAGTACAGAGCCCAATGGAAACGCCCTCGACGCTGCCGCCCGTAGCCACCTCAGAACCCTCTCAGGGCGAGGCTAAACTACCCCCAGAGCTAGAGGTAAGGGTGCGAGAGGGCTTTGAGAGAGGTTTTCGCACGTCGCAAGACTTTCCCGCTTTGAGGGTCTTGTTTCCCAAGTGGGCAGAGGGCGCTGACAAGGTGGTCGCCCTGGTTCTAGCCAAGGGTTTGACGGGTTGGTCAGCCCTCAACTACGCCGCGTGCTGCGGAAAAAACCGTGCCATTGACCACAGCCGCAAAATGGCGGTCATGGGCAGACGTGACCAGAAACAACGCCAGCTAGAGAAAGAGCAACGCGAAGAGCTAGCCCGGGAGAATACGTTTTACGATGAGGTACTCCCTCAGCTAGCGGTTATCGTGGTCAACCAACCTCCGGGCGTAGACGCCCTTCTTCTTTACCGTCTAGGTAAAGGGGAGAGCTATGCGGACATCGGTCGCACCACATTTCTTAGCCTAGAGGCGTTGTGGAAACGAAAAGAACGCACCATGACCTGGCTAGAACACGCGCACCCGGAGATAGCCTCTTGGTTGCGTTGGCGCCCGGCGCCACCGGGGGGCTCCTACATTTGCCGCAGACCCAGGAAAGCTAAGTCGTCGCTATCGGGTGATACCTCATACCTACCCACATAGCGCCCTGCAATCTTGGTCGCGGTAGCCTCAGCACGGTTGGCGGGTAGCTTCCACACGGTAAAGAGGGACATAATCCGGTTTGACTTGCGACCCTTGGGGACGGGCTCTAGCTCGACCATGGGTACCCCACGGTCATCTCGGAAGAAGCGCACCACCAGAGCGGGGCGGTTCTTGAATTTTCCGTAGAGAACGGTTTCCCCAGGCTGGATGTAATCCGTCATACCCATACGCCAAGAGGCGGGGAACGGTGTACCGGTCAAAGGAACATGGCACGCTACCCCCTCCCTGTACGGTGGTTTCTCGCCTCAGTGCAAGCCGAGCTTCTTCTCGAAGGGCTCAACTTCACCCTCTCCTCCATCACGGTCTTTGACGGGGTTAAGAAGGTCACCTTGACCCCCACGGGCAACAGGCACACTCCGGCGTCCTTGTTGCCCTCACTCGTGGTGTCGTGGACCGCCAAGCCCACCAAGGACAACCTCTTGGCGCAAGTCATCTACCCAGGCACCAAACCTGAGAGCCGGTACTACGGAATGGGGCTCTCTCCCCTCAACGCCCACACCGTAGCCCGCGACCTCACCACCTCCTACAAGGAGGGGGTCGCTACCCACAAGGCGAACCTCCGACAGGCTACCAGCAAGACGAGCCAGGCGCTCGGTCTAGCCAGGAAGTGCCGCCAGTACGGGCTCGCCGTCAAGTACAGCGCCAAGACGGACACGTTCAACGTCACCCTCCCCCTCACCGAAGAGGAGGTCACCCAAAAGCTGAACCAGTTTGAGAGCGCCCGGTTAGGGGTCTCAGGGCAAGGTCTGAAAAGACCCGTTTCTTTCCTCGTGAACGGTAAACAGGGCTCGACGTAAGAGAACCACCATGAAACTGATCACTCTCAGTGCAGAAACCCCTGTCTCCGGGGACGCCGACACCAAGATCCTCCTTCTGACCAGGGGAGAGGCGTACCGGATCATGAGCGAGCTTCTTGCGGCACTCACCGGGGAGCCCGGTGGTTACAACCACAGCGCCGTCTATAACAAGGATGGTGCTCCGCTCTTCCGTCTCGTCATCGCGCTCGCTAAAGAGAACGTGCCCGGGGTGGGGTGACTAACGCAGTCACCACTAGCTCATCGTGGCGTTGTATGCCTAGCTTGTCCCAGTGAACCTTGAGCCCCTTGCCGGGTACCCAAGAGAGGTAATCCTCTGCGACAAGCCAGACAAGCCGGATAACCAAGGTAACCGGGAGGGCGCCGTACCCTAGCCCAAACATGCTGGCTATCAGACCCAGGGCGCTCTCTGGCATGGAGCCGAAAAGCTCCCCTAGCCCGATGAGCCCCGTAAAACCCCTGACCAGAAACGGTATGTCCCACGATAGCTCGGCTGCCGCAAACCAGACCCAGATAAAGGCGGCAGCCTTGATGACCTTGCTGGTTATGGGCACGTACTTGTCGAGCAAGTCGTCCAGCTTCCCCAGGTGAGCGCTCGCCTTGCCTAGCGCGGACTTGAGCCAGGGTACCTCGTCAACCAGTCTTGCCAAAAGGTCCGTGATGCCTGGCACCTTCTTACGCGGCACGAAGAACATGCTGAGAGGGAAGGTCGTCGGTAGCTGGTGGAAAATGTGGGCGACTGCCTTCTTCCCCTGCGCCGCAAACTCCTTGAAGGCTCCCATGAGGGCGTGCGCCTTGCCCAGCATCGAGAGGCTGTCGAAGTCGTCGGGCAAACCAATAGCCTCTTTGATCTTCTCCCACACGGAGGGTGCCCGCTTCCAAAGGGCAAGTAGGTCTTTGACACGACCCGCCATGTTGGCAGTCTTGTCTATCCCCGGGGAGCCTTGATAAGCCGCTACCATCACGCGAGCCGCTAGCGTAACCTCAGAGTCCGCCTCAGAGGCTATCTTCTGTCGACCCAGGGAGTCCTCAGCGGAAAGCACAACGGCGCCACCCACGCCACACACAGGACAGGGGTAGCCAGGGTCGTATACCTCTCCGGTAGCCTCGTCCACCGTGAAGCCACACACAGGGCAGCCCGCGTGGATCACGCAATCGTGAAGGTGCGCCCATCGCTGGCTTACTCGCTGAGCAATAGAAGAGTACCGGGAGCTTTGTAGGGAAGCCATCTTATCGTTTACCGTGCCGTTTTTCATGAAGTCTGCCTCAAGCCCGGGCACAAGGTAGCTTTTTTTCAATGTAATGGACTCATGCCCAATAATCTCAGCCGTCTCTGCGAGGGCTTGTTTCCATTCCTCTTTGAGCTTAGCTTTGCGCTCCTCCTTGTCTTTGGGGAGCTTGCCGCCCTTACCGCGTAGAGTCCTCAGAATGGCCTTGATCGTATCGTTAGCATGATAGCCCCTCAAGTCCTTGGCTGTTATCTTGGACGGTTTCAGGTAAGCATTGACCTTCTCAGGGGTCACGGTGCCCCCGTCGTACTCAAAGATCGGGTCGTCTTTCTCAACCGCCTCGCAAGCGTCACGTAGCGCGGAGAGAATGGCTTTGTCTTTTACTTCCTTGGTGTGCTCGACGCCAGCCTTGCCCGTGTACTTGATAACCGCCTTGCTCTTGCTGAACTTGACGTGACTTTTGAGCCACCCGGTAACCCCGTAGTGCCCACGCTCGTCCGCAGATTCCTCATTTCCAATTCGTTCATACGTAGAGTCAACAAGCGCAACGGCGAGCGCGGTTAGCTTGGTGTCCACGTCCTCAGACTTTAGGTCACGCTTGACGCGACCCATAAGGTCACCAATGTTCTTGCGAAGAGACTCTAGCCTCTTGGCCTTTTCCTTGTTGCGGTTCTTGACCTGGCGTTCCGAGTAGAGGTAGACCGTAGACTCGCCCTTCTGGGTCTTGACCTTCTTCTTCTCTTTGTACTTCGCGGCTACCCGGTCACATAGCGTCATAACCAAAGCCCCCGGGGAGAAAAGCCCCCGGTGTATAGCCCGCACATGGCTAAAGAAACCCAAGTCACAGAAGTCTTCCGGTGCGACCGGTGCAAGCAGTGCTTCACGGAGGGGCTGGTGCTCTCCCCCGGCTCTGTTGTCATCACCAAGGGAAAGGAAGCCTGGAAGAACACCAGCCCGCAGTATCTTTGCTCGCATTGCGCCACCAACCCGACCTACCAGGGGCCCCGAGGTTACCCTAACCGGGACGATGACCCCGTACAGCTCGACGATAAGGCTTGGGAGTCGTGGAACCCGCCCAAGACCTACTTCGGGTACTCCGTAGCTAAAGGGGCTCCTGGGTACTCCGGTACGGGGCAGGACTGACCCCATGCCTCTCGACCTTGACAGTATGCGGGAGTGTCGGTGGTACCCCAGCGAAAGCGTGTTCTTCTGCAAGACACGCGAGCCCTGGGGCGAGCTAAGCAACATGGCGGCAGACTTCCCCCTCTTGGCGCTAGAACGCGAGACTGGTAAGCTCTGGTATCACACAGAGGGCCTCTATCAGGCGTGCCGCTACCCCCACCTACCCCACGTCCAAGAGGCTATCCGTTCGCAAAAGAACCCCATGCAAGCCAAGATGTTGAGCAAGCAACACACTGCATCGACCCGCCCTGACTGGGAACAGGTCAAGGTCGAGGTCATGGCTTGGTGCTTGGCTCACAAGTTCTTTGACCATTACGACCGCCTTGGGGTGGTTCTGCGTGCGACCTCTCAGTACATTGTCGAGAAGAGTCACAAGGACACGTTCTGGGGCGCTGTAGACTCAGGAAACGGCTACCTGAGAGGTAGAAACGTGCTGGGGCACTTGTGGATGAACCTACGCACGAACCATCGCCTCCTGGCGTGTCCCCTTGACCCTGTAGGTCTAAACTGCCTCACGTCCGAGCCCTAACTTTCTCGTGAATCGCGGTAGCCTCTGAGCGTAAGAGGGGTTATGCGCCCCCTCAACCTCAAAAACCTCGTCATCGTCGGTAACCGCGGCACCCATAAGGAATTCACCCTCTCCGTGGTGGAAGGTCTCTGCGTGGACAGCCGCGACAAGGAAGGCTTGTTTGCGGTCCCCGTGATGCCCGCCCACGGCTCACACAAGGACGCCCTGGACCAGTGGGTCGAGTTTTGCTGGTCCCGCGGCGTCTACCTCTACCCCGGTGCGGTGGTGTCGTGGGCTTACCCCTGCCCCGGGGGGTGCGGCACGTACAACGGCACGGTGCAGCGTGTCACCGGCACGGGGGTGGTGGTTCAGTTCTCTCGGAAGAACGGCGCCCGCGTCGAGAAAACCGTGAAATTCGTCGAGATCACGGGCACACGTAAGGGTAACGCTAAACCCCCCTACTGGACGTTAGGCAGGCTGCCTTTTCAACAACGACGCACGACACGGAGGCAAGTGACCATGGAACAGAATATCAAGGCTGGTGACAAGGTTTTCTTCGGACGCGCCAACGGGGAGAAGACCCTCGGGGTGTTCGTCAAGGTCAACAGCAAGACCATCAAGGTCAGGCAGTTGGAGTCTCGCGGCACGTTCAAGGCTTACGCCGTGGGGTCCGTGTGGAACGTGGCGCGCTCGCTGGTGACTCTCGCCCCGCAGGGTGCCACCACAGCGCCCCCTCCCGCCACGGAGCCTTCTGCTCCGAAGGCGCCCCGGAGCGAGGCTGAGGTCAAGCGGGAGATCCTGGGGTTGTACTGCCAGCTAAGCCCTGAAAATCTTTCTTGTGACGGTGAGCTTTCCTACGCTCAGGTGCGGCGGCGGGCGAGCGCTCTAAACGCCCGGCTCAAGGCGTGTTTCCGCGAGCTTGGTCGGGAAGTGAGCGAAGAGGAAGCCTACGGTACCCTCTAATACCTGACCCTGACCCTGACCCCACGCGACGGTGGGGGCCTTGTTGTAGCGCCTAGCTTGTAGCTCAAGAAGCCATTCGGCTAGCTGGCGGTGGTTCCTGGCACAGGGGGTGTCTCCGACAGCGTTCTCCTGGCAGTGCTCAATCGCCTCTTCCAAGGTGAGCAGTTTTGTGCTGAGGGCTGTCATTTGAGCGTGTCTAGATAGAGAAGCACACCGTCTAGCTCTGCCTTGCGCTCCGTCTCGTCCTTCGCCAGGTAAGCCTTGCGTTCTACCAAATGCTCCCGTATTGCAGCGAGCAAACGAGTGCGCTCTTTCTGAGCTGCGTCACGAGTGCTCGCGCTGACAGCAGCCTGCTCTGTCCAGTACCGATTCATTGCATCTTCGCGGCTCATTCGGCAGGCATCCTTTCCAAGGTGAGTAGTCCTCTGTTGATGTCTGTAGGTTCCCTGGGGCTAGCGCCTGGAGTAGTTGACATTCATGCCTCGGGTCAGGGTAGCGTCATCCATGCCGGGGGAGTACAGCGCACAACACCCCTCGTCCAGGCGCCACGCCGCTAGAGCCTCTTCGTGGGTGTCGTACTCACGGGCAGGCTCCGTGAGGGAGGCTACCGTGTACAGCCTGCGGAACACGGGCACCCCTGTTGCCTCGTCCGCAACGACAAGGGGAACACGGGCTCTCTGCACCTTTCGCATCATGTCCAGCGTCCCCTTGCTGCCTGGTAGGGGAAAAGCCAGGCAAATGTCAAAGGGGCTCTCCCTCTCCAACATGAAGGTGTTACGCATCGGTCCCGCTGCTTTGCCGTGTAGGGACCAGTCAGCGGGGTACTCCCTGACCCAGTAGCCCAGAGACACGGCGACCTCCCCGGCAAGGGTGTCTGCCCCCGTGGCGGCTCCGTGGATGACCGTGGACCCTGCGGGAAACCCAGTCAGGGCGGACAGGATGACCTCTCGGCGGGTCCACTTTCGCGAGCCCGTGACCAGGATCTTCACGGTTGTCTACCCCCTGTGAGGCTAGCCTTCTTTGCGCGGATCGCTGCAAACAGGTGATTACGCTCGACAACGGAGAGGCTGTCCACGTCCGCGCCTACCTGGACGTACCAGGCTAGCAAATCCTCGCGGGTGGTCACCTTGGTAAGCTCAGCAGTCAAAGCGTCGAGTACCTCTCCGGTGATGACAGGCTGGGTTTCCCTCTGAGGAGAGGCGTCACGAAGAGCCGTGAGCGCCGCAGCGTAAACATCCCTCCCGGCTAGCTCAAAGTTGGGGTCGCCCTTGCAAACCCCCTCGGCTACCAGGATCACGCCAGCAAACACCTTGAGGAGCGCCCGTTGCTGAGCCTCGGTCTTGCAGGACGGTACAAGGTCTTGCAGAGAGGCAACCATGCCTTCCCTCGTCGTGGTAGCCCTTTCAAGGTCAGCGTGGTTGAAACCGTAATCTCCGGCAGCCTCAAGCCAGAACATGCGGTCCTCTGGCGGGGAGTTGTAAAACTCGTGACTGAGAACCGTTAGCCGTAGCTCCACAGGGAGCCTCTCTAGCTGGTTCCTCACCTGGATACGGTCTTCAGGGGACAGGGGTGTTATCAGCGGTATTGACACGGATCTCTCCTTATTTCCGGCTTACGCATCAGGGTCTTCCTCATCCTTCTCAGGGAAGGCAGCGGCAATAAACAGCGCCCAGTCCTCTTGAGTCACGGGCGTACCCAGGGCGGCTTTGGCTTTCACCACATCCTCGTCCGTGAGCCCTACCCAGGCACTCGTACAGACACACCACGGGGCGTCTACCGTGGGTATCAAGTCGTCCAACACCACGAAGGCAACAGGTTCGCTTGGGTAGAAAGGCGTTGCCCACCACAGGGCAATCTCGGTCAGGCGCTCGTCCGAGGTTCTGGGGGTGCTGTCCGTGACCACGTACCGAAACCCCCGGTGCTGCAACGTCATGGTCATGCTCGGGGGGGTCTCGTCGTACCTCCACGCTGACGACAGCACAACCTCCGTGTCAGGGTGCCCCTGTAGGATGGCGTTCAGCTTCTCCACCAAGAGGGGGTCAATCTCACCGCAGGAGCACATCGTTCCGTAGGCACCCCTGGAGTGCTTGGGCTCTTTCCTGTAAGCGTGGCTGTTGACCACGCCGTCTATGTCAAGAAACAGGATCTTTCTCATGGGTGGCGCCGTGTCAGAAAGCGTGGTGTACCCTACACCATGCCGAGCAAGATGCGACGCTTTACCCGGAAGGCTTACGGCGCTTTGCGAATCTTGGCGCTCTTTGCGCTCATCCTGGGGCTAGCTTGGTTTGAGCTTGTCTTTGCGCCCACGGAGCCCGCCTGGCAAAGCAGCGCCGGGGAGTAGCTTGGTGTACAAGGCGTCTCCCCTCTGGGCTACCAACGCCGGAGCTACGCCCTGAGCCCGCGCCCCCACCTGATAGACCCCCTTCATGAAGGACGCCGCTTGCGCTTGGTTCTCTGAGAGGAGGCGGTAACACGGGTTGCAGTAGAAGAGCGTGGTTACCGGGTCGAGTCCCACTTTTCGGAAGACGGCTCGCTCTGCTTCGGAGAGGGTCAAGGTGACCCCCTTTTCCCAGTTACGCTCGCACACAGCACACTTTGCCATAGCTTTACCTACGTGTTGCCTGATTGCACCGTGTTGCACACCACGCGCAACACCCCGGTCAGGGACAACCCTTAGTGGCACCCGAGTTTGAGCCAAATTGCCCTAATCAGGACACCACCCAACCCTCAGCCCCTAGCCAGCAAGAGGAACACCCTCTGGGGCACCTCTTCCGTAGGGACACGACCCTCGATAACCTCGCCGGCTAGCCAGACCGCCAACCCAAGAGGGAGCGTGGGTAGACGCCATCCTAGCCTTAGCTCCCCGCTGCGCGCCTGCTTGGCAAACCCCTGTAGATCCGCCTCTCGGTCAACAACAGACAATCCTTTTGATAGCTGGTGCGGGTCACACAGGTACGGGTCAGAAGTGACCTCATGTGCGCGGCACGCCATGGGGCGCCCGTCGTACACAGAGCACTCCCGGGTGCTCGTGAGGAGGGGACAGGATTGCCGCGACAAGAACCATACTAGGGGGTCTTGGCTACGTAGGTTCTCCCCGTGGGCTTTGAGGGGGGGTACAAGGTCACCCATGCCCCTCCTTTTAAGAGAGCGGTACACGGCGGCGCCCTCTAGGACGGTGGCGTACACGGGGCGGTAGCAGCAAGAGGAGCACCCCCGGCGACACGACACACCCGGGCTAGGCTTACCAAGCAAGCTCCGGCTGGCGACGAGCCGGGCTTCCTCACGTTCCAAGAGGGGCAAGGATACAGGCACTAAGCCAACCCGCCTCTTGGCTTTGACCCGTGAGAAGTCGTGCTCGTCCGTGAGTAGCTTGCGGTACTGAACCCACCCTTGCAGGTTACCCAGCGGTATACGGTCAGAGAGAAACCGGCAGAACGCTTCGGTGGCGTACTCTACCCAACCCTCTTTGGTCAAGCTCATGGCTTGGTGCTCGGCGGGCGAGAAGTGTCCAGCCTCAAGAATACGGTTGCACCGGTCGATGTCATCGCAAGGGTCGGCACTGGTCTCGTGGGTGAGGTACGAGACCTTGGCGCACCGTCCGGCGCTGACCTTGATGCAGTCCGCCTCAGAGAAGGCGGCGCGGGTAGCTCCGTCCACGTAGGGAAGGTGCCACTGACCTTCTGAGAGAAGCGTAGGGGTGCTGGTAACCAGGGCTTGCTGTATAGCTAGCGCCAGAGCGTAAAACTCGGGCTGAGCGTCCTTGTCCACCCGTAGCCCCAGGAAGTTATCCCACTCGGTCGCCGTGAAAATGCTGCGTTGCCAGGAGTAGGGCTCGATGAGTCGGTTAGTTAGCTGCTTGTGTACCCCAAGAGCCGCTAGCTGTTCTGACCCACTAGCCGCCGCGCTCATGGTTCGCATCCACACGGTAGCCGCCTGGCGTTGATCCTCTGGGCTAATCTCCTCTTCGGCTACCATCCCCTTCTGGTTCTTACCCCAGTGAACCGGCAACGCCGTGTTGTTACGCACAAAGTCCAGCGTCTTACTGAGAGGGATAGCCCGCGAGCTACCCGAGTTACGCGACAGGGTTCTGTGGGTATTCAATTCTGCGAGCACGAATCGGTGGTAGGTGACCTCCAACGTGGTGAGGCGATAACCCCCCGGAGTGACGCTATCGAGGATGACCTTGGCTTGTGGTTGCACTAAAACTCACCTTTCTTGTCGTCCCACCAAGAGGCGTTCCTGGCAGTAGCTTCCGCTGTCTCGCGTAGCGCTCGCTTGCTCGCCACAGTTCCGTAATTCTTGGGTACCAGCATGGACGTGAGCGAACCATCGGTCCACACCACGCACACTGTCTCACCAAAACGCACCCTCACGTTGGGGTGAAGGTACAACCCTCGGGGCGCACGATAGACCCACCCCTGGTAAGGCGCGAGTGTGTCACGCTGAACCACGCCCACCCGGGGCGACCGCCGTACCTCGACATTCACCACCGTACCCCTCTTGGCGGTAGCTACCGGGGGCAGGCTGAGAGCAGCGTACTCCTCCGCTGGGTAAGCGTAGGTCACGCAATCCTCCTCTGGGTGCTCCGTTACCCCAGAGAGGGTCTTCACCTTGGCGAGCCGGAGAGTCCTGTCCCAGGAGACTACCTCCCCGTAAGCCCCGTCAGGGAGGATCACGACCCACCCTATCTTTCGGTGTTGCTCGTCTCGCAAGTTGGGCATGGTCAGGGCTATTAAACACCGAAGCCCCGAGAGGTTGTACACTCGGGGCCAGGTCAGGGGAGGAGGGTGCGTTTCAGGAGAAGGGGTTCGCGGCGCCCACCGTGGGGTGGTTGAGCCCGTTGCTCAGCTTCTTCCTCGCGGTTGGCTTGGCTGTGCTCGCCGTGCTCGCCTGCGCAGGTACCACCCCGGGGGTGCTGGTCTTGTAGTACCCCCGACCCTTGCTGGCGTCCTGAGTGAACGCCTTGTTGGTCGAGAGCAAGTAGCGAATGAAGCCCGAAGGGTCATTGCTGTTGATCTTGCGCCCGCCTGCCTTGAGAGCGTCGAAAACCTCTTTGCAGTTCATCGACTGGCTACCCAGGGTGCCACGGATAGCGTCCACCAACTCGACCGTCTCTTGACGAGGCTTACGCCCCCCCTTGCCTTTGCTCGCCTGGGTCAGGGCGGTAGAGGGCGCGGGCTTGCGCGTGTGCTGACGAGGCGTTGTCGTCTTGATCTTCGTGTTGCGAGCCGTCCGGTACGCCGCCGGCTTGCGCTTCGCGGGTTTCGCGGGCTTACGGGGCGTCTTCTTCGCTGGGGTGTTCGAGAAGGTGCGCTCGATCTTCTCGAAAGCCGCTACGCTCTCCTCCCACCGTTGAAGGTCTTGCTTGGCTTGCTCGACGCCCTTTTGTAGGGCTTTCTTTACTTGTATTGTATTCATCGGGTCTGGGTGCCAGCGTACACCAGCCCCGGAATACTGTCAAGGTAAGAAAATGCGCCTGTCATGACAGACTGAGGTGTCTAGTCTTAGGTGGGCTTGGAGGCTCCTGTGCTTCACACCACCTAAGACTAAGCACCCCAACCCTAGCGTGTAGTCAAAGGGCCTGTGCGTCCTACGGGGTTTCCCTGTGCGTACCTCAAACGCGCACACTTACCACCGCCACCATTGCCTGTCCTGCTCCTCGCTGTACGGGGGGCGCTCCGGGGGGTTCCTGCGCTCCTCCCGGATCTTCTCGTCCCGCCAACGCTCAAACTCCACGCAGTCGGGGCACTCGTCACTCTTCGGTCCCGACCCACCATGCCAATTGCACCGCGACGTGCGCGGGGTTTGAGCATTGGTGGACTTCTTAGGGCATACAGGACACTCGGGGGCACGCGAGTAACTGCGAGGGGACAAGTCCTCGTAGTACTTGTCGCAGACAGGGCACCATTTCATACAGTCGCCGTACATGAGACCCTCCACGCACACCCAAAGAGAGGGGTGCGAGTTTGAGAACTTCTCCGGCGAGCTAAGTGGGGGTTCCCACCGTTTTCCTTTCGGACCTCAAGCCTGCAAGAACTTTGTAACTCTAACCCATTCGACAGTGAGGCGCAACTCCTGAGTAGAAGTCGCGCAGGGAGGGACTGTCAGGTAGCCTTGCTAGGGAACTCTCTCAGTACGTCAGCCTCGCTCACAATGCTCATCTTGCGTAGGTGCTCTGCGGTCTTCCCGGCTACGATGGCAGCCTTTAGTCCGTGCAGCCTGCGGTCGTCTAGGAGGGTGGCTCTGGCAATGGCTTTCCTGGCTAGAGCGTCCCACTCGCGGGGCGAACGGGGCAGCTTGATTACTGGTTCCATGGGGGTTGTCCGTGAAAGTGCGTGTAGAGGGGCAGGGGTTCATTATTGAGCATATTCATCAAGGCGTCCTCCTCTTCGCCAAGAGGTAGTCTCTGCACTTGGTTTGCCAGGTCAATCAGGTGAGGGTCTGAGGTGACCCGTAGGAGGTCTGCGCGGGCGCGCTCATTGCGTTCCAGGACGTAAATGATGTCGCAATCATTCATGCTGTCCAAGAGGCAAACGCCGGGGGTCAGGCAGTCTCCGGGTCCGACCCCGTGCTCGACCCACACATTGTTAGCGGTATCGCGGTCACACCGGGTCGAGGGAGCGCAAGGATCTACGGCGGGGCACGTCATGTTCTTACGCCGGGGGACAACTAAGAGGTGTTCTGCCTGGCTTGTTAGGGGGCGTCGTGTTGTAAACGAAGGTCTTCCTGGCGCTAGGGCAGCACGCCCACGTTATGCGCCAGAAGTGCCTACCCTCTTTGGTGAGCAAGCGATGGTTTGTCTTCTGGTGGCGCGTCTCACAGACGGGGCAGGCTACCATGTCGTCCGCTACGGGTGACCGATGGATAGCGCCAGCTACTTCCTCTTCGTAGAGGTCGGGGGAGTCTTCTTCGGGGTGGGCGAGGGGCTGAAAGGGATTCATAGGAGGGGGAGCCTCGTTGTGTTGTGTTTGCGGGTTGTAACTACGTAACAAAATACACAAGCTAGCTGGCAACTTTCATTCATTGTGAAAGGGTCCGCCATCAAAGCACACCCACACTCCTCGGTTTCCACAGAGAAAGGGTAGCGCGTAGTGGGGACGCAAACCCCGTGGGTCAGGTTGGGGTGGGGGTTGAGCAGGGGTGTCCACGTAGCCAGGTCGCTGCAAACCAGCACCTTGCACCCCGCTACCCGACCTAGCCTAGCTAGCCCCCACAGCAAACGAGCGCGCTCCTCGACGGTGCGGGTTTCCTTGAGCGTAGAGAGGTTCTCTTGCAGGAAACCCACGTAGACCACCCGTGGCACATGGGGCATCAAACCGTCAAGGATCTGGGCAAAACGCTCGGTGACCACCCCCTCTTCCAAGAGGGGGACGGGCGAGAACCGCCACGACACGGCACACTCCCCAAAGGTAGCTATCGTGCGCCTGAGCAAAGCGATGCCCTCCTCTAGGCAAGGGGCGCCATGCTCAACCTCAGCCCACCCGGTAAGGGTAACGTGGACGTGCAGAGAAGAGTAAGGGCGTAGAGACTCTTCGGTCTGAATGAGCCGCTCCGGGTTCTTGGTCCAGAACTCCAGGGACAGTGTGTCCTCCGGCGCCAGGGACCACCAAGAGGGCGTAGCGGTCCTTGGGTCAAAGCCTTGCATGTAGCCCTGGTGCAAGGCGTTACACCACCACTGCCACTTGTCCAGTGAGGCTGGAATGTCCGTGTAGCGTGAGAGGCTGTAGGGCAACCGCTCACGTTGACCACTGCGTAGGTTCTCTGAGGGGGGAGGGGGCATGTCTTGTTCTGCCTACACCGGCATGGACCAAGACACCCAAGGGTGGTCCCTTCAGCCCCGCGAGGTAAAGAGGCTGTCCCGCTGGCGCCTCTGGTCAGGGTGGTGCCTCTTCGCGTTCACAGTTGGTTACTACCTTGCCGCGTGGTGGCACAGCACAGCATCGCTCCTTTAATTGGTGTAGCGTACGGACGAAGCATGACTACGCACGAAAACTACCAAGAAGCCCCTGCCCCCGCGCTCATTGTGGAAATCAAGAATGGGGGCGAGACAATCAGTATCGTCGCGGACAACGGGGCCAGCGTAGAGGGGCTCAAGATTGCCTCCCTCCCTTACGTGATCAACGTAGAGGGGGGTCGCCTTTCCTTGACCTCGCCGGCATGGGGACTAGGGACACAGGTAGGGGCACAAGCAAAAAGCAAACCGTGGGTGTTCTGGGTGCCCCTTGCCTTCCTCGTGGCTTTGGGTGGGGGCGCCTTGCTCAAGGGCTGCGAAATCCTTGTCGAGCCGGAACCCACGCCAGCCCACACACTCACCCCCCACTAAAACATTCCAGGGGCTAGACGCCATAGCCAGGGGTACCCTCTCAACGAGGTACAGGGCAGCGCCAAAGGCTGACCTGTCACGGAGAGGTACGACCTGACCCCCCCATGAGAACGTCAAAGCCCCCCACGCCCCGTTTGACCTCGTAATGCCCCGCGACCACCGGCTGTCCCCGCGAGAAGCTCGAAACAGTCAGGCTCATCGTAAACCACGGGGGCGGGCAGTGGTTCAGAGTCGAGCCCCTTGTGCAGCAAGAGCTTGTAGACCGAGGGTGGCCCGTTACTGTGTATGACCTCTTAGTGGAGAGCCAAGGATGACCACAAGGGTCTGCCAGTACGATACAGGGTGTGTCTTGCCTACACATAACCACCCTTACCGACGCCCCGGGGTGTGCTCCCTCTGCGGCACCGCTGTAGTCCAACCCAAGGAGCCACCTAGAGGCGAGGGCTGGCTTAATGGTCACCTCTACGGGAGACCCCTCAAGGGAAGAGGGGGCGCTGATAGTGTTCTCGACGTGAGGTGTCCGCGCCACAAAGACCCCTCGGATTACGGGTTCAGTGACACGGACGTAGGCTCTTGGCGTGAGGTGTGGCGTGGGGACTTACTCCATGTCGTCCAGCATAGACAACCCTCTACGGGCGTCCGTTTTGTCTTGCTGTGCTTGGAGAACCAGTGCCAAGCGGTCCTGGCTCAGCTTGTGAAACTCAGGGTCTTTCTCGCAACCCAAGGCAGAGAAGCCTAGCTCGATAGCCGCTTGCAACGTTGTACCAGAGCCACAGAAGGGGTCCAGTACGAGCCCGTTAGGGGGGGTCACGAGCGTTACGAGCCAACGGAGAAGTGCGAGTGGCTTGAGGGTGTTATGGCTCATACCTATGGCAGTCATAAACGTAGGGCTACCCTCAACGGAGAGGTTGACGACCTCTCCACAATACGATTCCTTACCGACGCTATCCACATACCGAAGTGTGTAATCCGTATCCTCGTACCTCACGGCTACGGGCCCCGCTAGTCGATCTGACTTACTGAAGTCTAGTTGGTACACGGGTAGTGTTTTCTTGAAGAGCCTGGTACCGATACCCTTGGTTGTACCCATGGAACGGTAGACCCGCGCCTTGTAACCGCAGGACTCGCCTAGCAGCATCATGTGTACAGCCAGGTCCGGTGACACTGTTTTTGCTTGCCAGTGGTTGCGAATCAACCCACCGTCGCCAGCCATCCAGCCTTGAAATATCATGCGTCGAAGGGGCTGAGGCAAACTCCAGATGACAGGAGCCAACCTTTTTTTAGAAGCCCCAGAGCCCCCCCAAGCCTTGAAACAGGCACCAGCTTGTTTACTAAACACAAACACGTTCATACTTAGTGATTGTTTGGAGGGGTACGTCCTAACGGTACTAGCACCGTAACATTGTCTCATTTTATCCACAAAGTACGTTTCTTTTTGGTGTAGCGAAAAAACAAGGTAACCCTTCGTATCTAGGCTGCCTTCGGCAAGGTACAAACCGAACAGAAACCAAAGCTCAGGATCAGTAGGGAGGTCAATCGGGGTCTCGACCGATTCAGCCAATCGTGGGGTCATGGTATAGTCCCCCACCCTAAGATCCTCAGCTCTAACCCAGGCGACTTGACCTGATACTACCCTGGCGCCTTGGCGAGTAGGGCGCCAAACTAGAAATGGGTGGTTGTTGGTGACAAGGGTATCGTCAGAAAGTCCTTTTACGTGTATCCTGTAAAGATGCTCTTTAGTGTACGTGTGGCGGGTGGTGTGTGAGACGAGATGAAACCGCCCGTCAGCAGCGTAAACACGGTTACCTACCTCAATCGCAGAAATCTGTCTGTACCCATCCTCCGTCAAAACCAGAGCATCCGGGTGCAAACAAGGGTGAGGGTTGGTCAGCCTGCCATCTTGGGTGCGTTCCTTGGTATGTACTTTAGGAACGTACTTGAACGGCTCAAATTGAGGGAAGAACCTGGAAGCACCACCCTCGTCCTTGTAGGTGTTAGGGTTGTGTGCTATCGACCCTATATTACCAAAGGCTACACTTCCATTGTGGTGGCACTCTGAAACGGCTGTGTTGCCCGCAGGGTGTATACCCAAAGCCTCGCTCTGTGCATCCAGCAAACACACAGGGCAGTTCTCAGTACAAACCCACGCCTCTACTGTTTCCGTGCCGTCGTCGTCTTTGTAGCCTGCATGAGGGGAGCCTTGGGGCACAAACGTCCCACCACTACCCTGACCCGTTCTGTGTGCCGTAGCGCCCACAAGTTTGACTCTCTTGGTACCGATAGGCTGGCACTCCTCGCTATGCGTAAAGGTAGCGTTAGGTGGCCAGCGTCCAAGGTTAGGGTTGTGCCCACCCTCTTCGCCTGTCTCGTGCCTTAGACTATCACCTCCCCAAGCGTTGCTGTGGGTGCTCCGACCCGCGGAGGTCGGTACATTTTTAGCTGTACCTACACGGCAGGCGTTTATGTGAATCGCCCCTGTACCGTGCTTCAAGACGTTAGCCGCTACGGTCTTTTCAGAGAGGGGCTTGCGGCAAACAAGGATGGGCTCCCAAGAGGGTTTTAGAGCTACATTCCAGCCATCCCATTGCTTAGCTTCGGGTGTTGCTGGTGCTGTGAGTACAGGCGCTCCTGTGTTTCCACCCGCGTAAGCTCCCTGATAACTTACACCTGAAACGCTTCGGTGGTTGGGATCAATCCCAACCACTGCTCTCTCTGCACCCTTCTTCTTATTAATGGCTTTTCCCACGTCCAGCCCCTTGGGAAACCCGCTCCCTTGTAGCCAAACAAGCGCTGGGTGCAAATCAGCTATGGTGTCTCGAAACTCAAAGCCAGCTACCCTTAGCCCGAGAGCCATCAAATCCCAGGCTCTAGTCCCAGCAAATACCAAACAATGTGCCCCTGGTTTGAGCACCCTGTAGACCTCTTTCCACGTTTCCACAGAGGGTATGGCCCACTCGCGCCCCATGAAGTCGCCGCCTGTGTCGAGCGCTTTACCCTGTATGTAGTCTACAATTTCTTGACCCGTGGGTTCCTTGGTACCCAACCCGTAAGGGGGGTCGGTCACTACAGCGTCAACGGAATCACTGTCCAGGGTGCGTAGGTGTGAGAGGCAGTCGCCAAGGAGCACGGTGTTCACGGGGGGTGGCACGGTCATACCCTAGCCTACACCAAAGAGGCTCTCCGAACATGAGGGTTAGTTTACACCCCCGCTTAGCCTTAAACCCCCCTGGCGCTGGTGTACCCACAGAAACGATGCCACCCACACCCGAAGTCAAAGAGACCCTACGGGGCACACTCTTGGTCCTCCTACAAAACCCATGGTGCCAGGGGAGCTACGCCCGCACCCAAGAGGGGACTAAGGTGAGCCAACCCGACCGCCCGGACGCTTACGCCTTCTGCCTCATGGGCGCCGTGATAAAGGCGCTACCCTCCCTGGACGGTTTCCTGGCGGTCAGGGGACACCTTGACAGTGTGCTGAGGACCGCACCCTCGGTTTGGAACGACAACCCCCAGCGGACCCAAGAGGAAGTGCTCTCCCTCCTCTACCAAGAGGCTGGCATCGTGGCGCCTCCCAAGCCGTACCGTACCGACGACCCCCTCTGGGTGGCTACCGAGGTCAGCCGTGTCCGTGACGGGGCTTGACCGTCAGTTTGTCATCCGGGCTGCCCTCTTGGTTCGCGAAGAGGTCGCTGCCCTCCGGCTCCCTGTGATCTACCAAGGGGGACCACCGAACTACACGACCTTCGGGGGACTCTGCGCCGTGGTATCCTTCGCCCTGGGTCAAGTCCTCTACGCCAAGGGCTACACGGAGGTTGACCTGGCAACCGGGATGTTCTGTAGGAGTACCCCCACAGGGCATTGCTGGCTAGAGCTACCCGGCTCCCCCCGTACCGTGATAGACGCCACCGCCAAGCAATTCTACACTCGGTTTGCCAGCGTGCGGATCGCTGCCCGGGAGCGAGCCAAGGACTACCGGGCGCTAGCCAAGGGTAAAGATGCTCTGGCTAGCCTTCACTCCTGGGGCAGCCAGAACCCTTACCGCTACGTTGACGACCTCAACCGTGTCGTGGAATCCGTAACGCTCAGGCTGGCACCTAGCCAAAAGCAGCGTCACGTTGCCCTACCCAACCTCAGTAACGAAGAGATACTCACGGCACTCTGTCTTACCGGGGGTACCCACACGCAACCCATCGGGGTTGAAGACCCCAAGCTGGCTACCGACGTGCCGCTTGTGGGGGAGCGTGACCACGGACACAGTGCCCCTCTCCCGTAGAATGGCTTCTACGTCCTGTCTGACCAGGAAAGCCTCGTCGCTGAATGAGACCACGATCCTCTTCCTGGCGCGGCACCGCTGGACTACCTCTGAGAAGGCTTGCCGTGCCCACCGCCGGGAGTTGAACGGGCTCCGTTTCTCTCGGGTGTCCACCCTCTTACACGCCACCCCGTACACTTCGGGCGCGTCCCAGAGGACCAAAGACTCCCAAACGTGGTAGTTTCCAAGGTAGGAGTGCTGGTTGTAGGGGGGGTCTAGGTATACCCCGTCAACCTCAACTTCCCCCGCTAGCGCTCTAGCGTCCCCTTGTAGCGCGAGACCCTTACCGTGAGGGCTCACTGGCAAGAGCGCCGGGAGCGCGAGGGTCAACGGATTGTACGACCTCTTCGCCCACTCCTTGAGGTACGCCATTTGTAGACCCACCGTGGAGTCTACCTTGTCCGCGGCTTCCAAGAGGCTGGTGAGCGCGACGGCCTTTAGCTCCGGGTCGAGCCCCTTCTGCTCAATAGCCTCTCGGATGGCGTCAACGCGCTCTCCGTTGAACGGCTGCAAAAACCGTGACTTCCGGCAGAATGTCTCGGTAAAGTAGCCCGCCCGACCGGGAAGCTGGTTTAGCTCCGTGATAATTCTACCAGCCTCCTCTGCGCGGTCACTGTCTGTCTGAACGTAACAGGTCGCCAGCGTGTGAGCGTAATTGGCGTAGTCCGCAGAGACCACCCTCTTGCCGGCTGCTTTGCACGCCACGCTCACCCGAGAGGTACCCGAGAACAGGTCGAGCACTGAGTCACACCCCGAGAGGGCGTTGAGGATGGTAGGCAACAGGGTACGCTTTGACCCGAGGTACTTGATCACGGTAGCGGGGAGTCTACCCGCCTCTTGGTGTAAAGGCACGCTATGCACGACGACGAGGAAGAACCCACCAAGGAAGAGATCAAAGCAGCCCTGCAAGATGCGCGTGACTTGCTGGCTCGCTCAGGTTGGGTCCAGGGGGCCTATGCCCTGTCACCCTCTGGGGTTCCGGTACACCCTGCGGACGAGACGGCTGTGGGCTTTTGTGCGCTGGGGGCAATCATGCGGGTCACGGGTGAAGCCATCAACCTTCGCGGCGATTGCATCCACAGCTTGGAAAGGCTGACAAATATGCGCATTTCGATGTGGAACGACCGGGCGAGCACAACCAAAGAGGAAGTCTTGGCGTTGTACGACCGAGCTATCTCTCAGACAGACTGGGTGGGGTCGTGACCGACTACGCCTCGGATTGGGTGCTCATTCTAAGTATACTCACCAGGGCGCGGGAGGCCCTGGTACGGAAAGGGTGGACGCAAGGGCTCTACGCTAGGGACGCCAGCCATAGCCAGGTCACCCCCGACGACGAGTACGCCGTGTGCTTTTGCAGTATGGGTGCAGTGTACCGGTACATCCCCAAGAGCGATAAGAAGCGTACCGCCTACCACATACACGCCCTTTTTGCGTGTGTGCTGAACATCGACCCCACTGAGCTTCACATGGGTGAATGGAATGACGACCCGAAGCGCACCAAAGAGGACGTGCTTAGCCTCTACGATAAAGCAATCTCGGTCGCCAGAGTCAAACAGGTGGGAGGCTCGACCCAGGGCGGTACGTAACCAGGCTCCCATGGGAGGGCGGGCTTGGCTTTCTTGAGCCAGGTGACCCATTGCTCCAAGAGAAGCCCGCTCATGTCGTCTGGGTGGGAAACGCCCCAGTGCTTCTCTAGGTGTTGAGCGAGGGGGCTCTTGTACCACAGCCCAAAGATGTTCCGAAGGTGCATCCCCATGGTGCTGTGATACGCCACAGGACCATGCTCGATTAGCTCTTCGCGCATGTCGGGCCAGGTGTCGTCTATGTAGACGAGGGCTTCACTCAGGTTGGCAGGGACAACGCTGCAAACGTCCATGGTAGGGAGTGTAGCTTTGGGGGGCTACGTGGTCAACTTGACGGAGCCTAGCACTTTGACTGTGCTGTCGTAATAGTCTCGCCTGTTGGTAGCAAAGGTGCGCCCGTCCTTGTCGATGACTACACCCTCTTGGATAACGCCCCCGGCTAGAGCCACTACTGTCACTCCACTCTGGGGCGCGGTGTCACTAGAAATGGGAGTGACTACCATCCACTGCCTTTTGCCGCCGAAGTAGGGTACCACCAAGAGGCGGGTTTCCTTACCCTCGTGTAGTGCTTGCATGGCGTCGCGCTGGCGCTGGGCAAGTAGGTGCTTACTGCGCTGCTTTGCTACACTCCCCGTGGTTTTCTTGGCTTCTCGACGCATGGGGTGGTTCTACACCGGGGAGACGTTCAGAACAGTGTGCCACGCTTGCGGTCCAAGGCTTCAAGCTGAGTGACCGCCTTGAGTATGCAGGATTTTGGGTGGTGCTCCGTCCAAGGCCATGGCAGATCCCAGTCTATCAAGTCTATCAAGAATTTCCTCTGAGCGTTTTGGTACTCGGACTGCATGTCGCTCCACTTGGTCGCCTTGACGAAGAGGTCACGGTCGAAAGCCTCTCGCCCCCGGTCCATGACCTCGTGGTACTGACGGAGGCACGTCTCGACACGGACAGCGTAGAGCTTTACGACGGCGGACTTGTCCCCCACTCGGAAATCCTCGTAAGCCTTTAGGGTAATCTGGCGTACCTTCCACCAAGCGTCTGTGAACTTGTCTAGCTGCCGGTCAGCCCCACAAAACTGTAGCCACGCCTTCTCAAAGATGGGCTTTATCGTCTTGTAGCCCTGACGCGCCACGTCCCATGCCTCTTGGAAGTTCTTGAGAATGGTAGGGCTACCCCACATGGACGAGGCGTACTTGAGTTTGTGTACGTGGTCGGAGAGGGCGTTAGCTACGTCCAGGCACTTTTGAGACCACCCGGAAACGTCAGCCGTAGCCTCTAGCGCCTCCATGATCTCGGTGCCCTCACTGTACGCCTTGAACTCTGCCAGGCTACGGAACCAACCCTCGACAGACTCAATCTGCCGGTGTGCCCGGTCTAGCTTCTTCCCGGTGCGCAGCTTATTAGCGTAGGCAATGGCCTCTTTGTTACGGTAGTTCCACGAGTGCTCCAAGGGCGACTGATAGCACCCTCGGGGGGAGCGGGTGTGCAAAGCCAATGCAATGTTGAACTGTGTGTGAGAGCCCTTCGCCTTGAAGAAGCAGTCAGACACCGCAGAGCGAAACTCCGGCTCAAAGCTGGGGTTGGCTACCAGAGGCTTCACGTAGGTCTTGGCGAACTTGAAGAAGACCGCCTCCACCTTGTCCCAATAGGCAAGGTCTTCCCTCTTGGCAGCCTCAAAGTCGTTTTCCTCGGGCTCGTCGTAGTCCGGCACCTCTACGTAGGCTGAGAGGTGTCTGGCTACCACTCGCTCGGTTAGCGTGCTCGTCATGGTAGACGTGCGAGGAAAAGAGGTGTACCATGAGCCCCCATGCCGTCACCCCCCCTCCGTAAAGAGACCGTGCTCGTTGACCGCTACTTTACAGGCGACGGCGACACAAGCTTCTTTGACCGCCACCCGGACGCTTACCTTGACTGCCCTAACTACCGTTGCAGTCAGGCACAGGGGCGAGCCTACCTGAGCACCCTGTTGCCCCTCCCCAAGAACTGGTCAGGTCAGAAGCCTATAAGGGGACACTGGCGGATCACGGTCGAGTTTACCCCCGAAGAGGTCTCCGCTAACCACTGCCCGTACTACAGCGAGGCGTACACCTACGGGTCTCGCCTGGGTAGCCAGTGCTACGAAGGTCCGCGGCTGCGCGAGGAGGACACGCCTGAGCCCCCCTGCCTTGCAGGGACAGCGCCTCTTGGGTGTGCCTACCGCAAGCTCCCGAGGCTGACTGAGGGTGTACACCTCTGTGCCGACTTCCTACTAGCCTCGGACTGGGGCGAGCTAATGGGCGCCTTAGCTCTGAGCTAACGCGGTCTTGCGTGACGTGTCCTGCTTACCAAAGCACACTTCCTCAAAGGAGAGGCTTTGCATGACGGGGAGCGTATCATCACAGTACAGAGAGAACATTTCAGCGAAGTTCTCATCGGGGTCAGTCTTGGCATAAGCAGACACAAACCCAAGGTGCTTAGGGTTAGCCGTGTCCCTTAGTTTGCCGGTCTGCTCATAGTACCCACGCACACTCATTGTCCCCGTGCGCCCCTCTGCGTCTTGCACATAGAGGGAAGAGCCGCTTACACGTAGAACCTCCCAGTTCAGACCTTTGTGGTCTTTGAACTGTGTACCCACGATGGGTGCGATAAATTCACGTTGACCCTCTTGCCTGGAAACCTCATTGTAGAGGCGTTGCTTACCCTGGTTATCCTTTAGAAACTTGAAGTCAAAGCGGTGCCCTACCTCATGCAAGAAGTTCAGGAGGATGCTGTTGCCCGAGCCTTTCAGGTTAGCGCGGACGTACATATCATCCGTCTTCAGATCGTAGAACGCCAGCACACTGGACGAGCGACCCACTGTCTTCGTGATGAACACGGGGCCATAGCAAACCTGCGGGAATCCACTGCGCTTTAGAGCCTGGTCCGCCTTCTTTACAAGGTCCACGACCGTTCTGATGGTCTTCTCAGGGAACCCGCCAGAGTTGACTACTGTGAAGCTGCCTGCGGGAAACTTCGTTGCGTTGGCTGTAGCACCCACACCCTCTGTGCTGTGCTTCTTGCCTGACTCAATGACCACCTTTGCGGAGCTGAGAAGGTTCTGCACCGTGATGCACCGGTCCAAGACGAAGCTAGCCATTGCCAACGCGCGGTCACCCGTCCTTGGCGCCTTGGGACGGGCGCCGTGACTGAGCAAGTGTACCCCCACCTCGACAGCCTTTCGGTGGGCTACCGTCATATCGTAATCCTGTAGGAGCGCAAAACCAAGGTCGCGCACCTTACGTGACCCGAGAATGTCTCCGAATTGCTTCCAAGCAGCATCTACGATAGAACTGTTACGGTAACGGTCTGGGTCGCGGCGCTCTAGCTTGGCGTGGTACTCCTTGAGATCCGCCACGTTGCGGTCCAGGTCGAAGCTAAGACTGGAAAGTTGCGATAGAAGTACCGCGGGGTCACCCATAGAGGCGGCTTGCTTGACGGTCATACAGAAGAACCTGTGGAAAAGAGGGCTCTTAGTCTACCCGCCTTATACACCGGGCTACCACCATGATTGACCGTCTTGTCGCCAGGTATCGCGCCAAACACGCCGGCTTTGTGCCGATCAAGTTCTTCCAAGCCAAGAAGAAAGAGCTTGTCGAGGGCTTGAAGAACAAGAATACGTTCAGCTACATCCATGACCTTTACTACTGGCTAGAGACCTTTGAGCGCGAGCTAAAGGCGATGGGGCTCCACCCGGTAGCCGCGCAAGCTGTCAAGGAGTACGTCAAGGACATACGCGACGACCTAGAGGAGGCTAACAAACGACAGCTAGCCTTTGACGCCAAGCTAGCGACCATCCCGTACAAGGGCGATAACTCGCCCAGCGCCAAGCTAGCCAGCCTGTTCCGGCGCCTGATCGAAGACGCCTCTTGGAAGGTCTACGGTCGAAACGTACCGGCTCAACTAAAGAGCTACCCTGACGTAGACATACCGGCTTTGCTGGCGACGGCCAGCCGGCTAGCCAACAGAATGCCCCAAGAGGACAAGGACGCGCTTGTCAAGGAGGACGAGCCTTGGTTGTACAACCTGAACGCCAAGGCTCGTGCCATGGTCGAGAACGCCATACCGCGCCTCTGGGTCAAGGTGAAGCACCCTCGCGTGGTGGACGTGCCCGCCAGGATTGATTTTATTTACAAGATCCTGGCAGCTAAATATACGGAGAAGGCCAAAGAGGAGGGTGACCTACTCTGGTACCGTGACTTCAGCATTGGCAAACTGAGAGTCATCGTCAAAGAGGGCTATGGGGTTGAGCTGATAGCGAACGCTGAAGCCTACGCACAATACTTCATGGAAGCCAAGTCTCTCTTGGAGCGTAAGGGTTTTGGCAAGTTGTGGTATGGGGTGTTCTTTCTAGGTAGCACGTCCTACGACAAGCTGAGCCCCGCGGCTCAAGAGGCGTACCAGCAATACGGTTACACTTCTTTGGAGAGTACAGCAGGCACGTACCACGATGGTGATGACACGGTAAAGCTCACCATACCCCCTCGACAATCGGTGGTGGACACCATTGTTCACGAAATGGGGCACCGTTATTGGTACAAGTTTATGCGGTCAGACCAACGCGCTCGGTTCAATGACCTAGTACGCACCAATACCTCTGAGAAAACCAGGGAGTACCCCTCTGGACCATACCGCGTTAGGTACAACCCAGAGGCTCCCCTTGTCAATATAGGTAAGGTCAAGAAAGAAGCCCAACAGGCATTTGACAGTTTTCAGACTCAGATTTACAAGCTGCTCTTCCAAGAGGGCGATGACTTGTTGAAAGCATTGGTTTCGCAGCTAGACGGACTGAGGGACGCCTTTGAGAGAAGCCTGAGAGCTATACTACCCACCGTACCCGGGGTAGACTTCTCGGAGGCTGAGACCGCAATCTACAGCACCCTCGCCACACTGGAGGGTATAGCGCTCTACAGCAAGGAGGAACTCGCCTCTTTGAGTGTAACGAGGTGGTACCTGGATTGGAGCAAGGACCATTGGGACGCTTACCTTCTCGTTACCCAGTATCTTGACAAGGTATCCGACACGCAAGGTGAGATCAAGCCCGTCAGTGCCGTGTCTGATTACGGGGCAGGCTCAATCGAGGAAGCCTTTGCAGAAGTCTTTGAGCGTTACGTCATGGAGGAGAGCCTCAACAGAGACCAGCTAGAGAGTTTCAGGTCCGTGCTGTCCAGCCTCGCGCCTGATGAGAATCCCTCACTGCTCAGGGTGCTGGGCTAGCTTCATGACCTCTTTGCCGTACAGCCCAGCAAGAGAGAGCGCCCGCTGCATACGGAACTTCGCCATGTGGGTTAGCTTCTCAGGCGCCCCTACGAAAGCCACGAAGGCTTCTGCAAAGTCCTCCATCTCGTCGGTGCGCCCGTAGGTCGATACGGGTTGCAACTTGTCTAGCTCCGCTGAAACCTCAGCCTTTAGCTCAGGGTTGGCCTTCTTGATCTCTTCTACCGTTTCGTTGGGGATCGGGAAGGTCGAAGGGCTAACGAGTCCTATGTCCGTCAGTCTGGTACGCTCTAGCTTCTGATACTCCTTGGCGTACCCTGGCTCGTCCACATAGTAACCGCGCTCTTCCAGCATGTACTTCTCAGGGTCCACAAAGAGGGCAAAGAAGTTCTTACCCTTCTCGGTCAGCTTGAACTGCCCCGCTGTAATGAGGGGACCAGAGTAGTACTGGCGTAGCCACGCACCAAATTTCAATCTGAGGAAAGGCTTCAGTTTGGGTGCTACCTTGGACGGTTGATAGCCATTCTTCTGCAACAATGACCAGAATAGCGCACGTTCCTCCACGCTAATGTTTGTGGTCGCCTGTGTAAAAACCTCACACTTGACCTTGAAATCGTCCCACGTAGCGTTCCACGCCTCCATGGCTTCTTTGGGCAGGTACGCCAGGTGAATGTAATGCCCAAACTCATGCAGGAATATCTCGTTGACCCACTTGCTCAGCATTCTGGGGGTGTTGGCTATTCTGAGCCCATTAGGGTACATATGGATCGCCCTCTGAGAAGGACGGTAGTGCCCTAGAGTGCTAGGTTTGTCGCTAATGTAGTTCTCAATATCCAGGTGAATCTCGGTTACCCCAGAGTGCAACAGCTTCTCTAGCCCTCTGCGCTTGAACAGGGCTACCACGTAATCCACACCCTCTAGGAGCCCACGGACCACGGCATCGCTCATGTGGTCATAGTTGGTGACCGTAAAGCCTTGGTAGGTCAAACGCTCAGGCGCTAGCTCTGCCAAGAGGTCATTGACCACGCGCTCAAAGGCGGTCACGGCTTGCCGGAACTCAAACACTGGGTCGCCATTGCGTACCGCTTTGGCTTCCTCCCTAGCGTTCTCGTAAAGGGCGGTGAGTTGCTCAAGCGTAGCCGCACCCTGACCCGAAGGGAAACCTAGCGTGACCCACTTTACGAAGGTAGGGTTTTCCGCCAAGGAGGCTAGGGGCTTCCCGGTCCCCAGTAGAACCATGTTGAGCAGAGTACGCTTACCCTCCTCAGTGTCAGGCTCGGCGCCCTTCAAAGCACTAGCCTCGCTAGCCGCTTGGGTCAGGGCGGCTACCACGGACGCCCAAAGGTCACTGCCCGCCGTCTTGGCTAGCTGCGCACAACGGTAACGGGTCGCGACTCTCTCGGAAAGCATGGCGTGTTCTAACCTAGAAGTGCTTTTGTCTTTGCCAAAGCAGCTTCTACCGCCGGGGTGTCCCCAACCGTGGCACGACTCAAAGCCGCTCGCACTGCGGTGAGCCGCGTAACCGCGCTCTCCAGAGTAGACACCATGGCGACAGCCTCTTGGGTTAGCTTGGAGTGTAGGGGCAACTTTCGGAGTGCTGGACCCATAGCCCCCAACGTCAAGTCCGCACTCCTCAAGGCAGCTTGGAGCTTGTTGTAAACCTCACCCACCACTTTCTTTGCGTCCCCAACCCACGTAGGTCTGAGCTTGGAGGTAGCCTCTTCGATACCCTGGCTCACTTCCTTCTCTACCGCGTCCAGACTAGCAATAGCCTCTTCAACCGCTGTGGCCTCGCGACTGTAGCTGCCAAGGTCTTTCCACTTGCTAGACGGTTTAGCTTTTGCTGCATTCTTGACTTGTTCCAGGTCAGACCAGCTAGCGTCGTCCCCAGGAATCTCAGTCTCCATGGGAGGTAGCTCCTCAAGGGCGTCCCACCGTGTAGACCCAGGGGCTAGCTCCTCCTCGGTCAAGTCCTCTTTGCCGTAGAGTGCGTCAAGGTCAAGTGACCGCAGGCTAGCAAAGGCGTCGTGCCACCCAATGGGGTCTTTTGCCCAGCGCTTCTCAGGGCGAGGGTTCAGCGTACCCACAGGCTTCTTACCCTTCAGAGGGGCGCCGCTCTCTGCGTCGCACAGCGAAATTTGCCACCCGTAGGCTTTCTTGGGGTTACCTTTCTCGACCACGAAGAGGTAGTGCTGTGCCTTCGGTCCCTGGACAATGACGCGCGGCAGACCCCTCGCACCACCAAAGTCCTTGGTCGTCACCGTCAAAGGCTCGCTTCGGTGACCCGCCAGCTTGTTGACCTCCTTGTCCAGGGCTACCAGGAAGTGCTTGAGGTGCGAGGTATACTCAGGGTCTTGCGCTGCGTGCTTGTCGAGGTAGGCAGAGGCGACCCTGACCAGTAGCCCCGCATTTTTGCCTGAGAGGTACTCCGACGTGGGCTTCTTGCAGTGCTCCGACCCAGGGTCTTTATTCCGGCAGAAAATTGACCACGCCGTAGCCCATGCTTGAGCCTCTGAGTAGTCAGGGTTGCTTTTCAATACTTCGTCGTGGTAGCGGTCAACGTCTTTGGGCATGGCTTCTCCCTGTTTGTGAGGGATAGAAGCCAGGGAGCCTCTAAGTAACCAATCGTTGTACCCACGGTCACCGGGCCAGAAAAACTCAACCTCTAGCCCGACGCTCGCGGTAAAGAGTACGTCCAGCGCGCCAGAGGAGGTTAGCTTTGCGGTCACGCTGCCCCCGTGTACCGTAATCTCGTGCTTACCCCAGGGTATCTCGTAGTTGGGGTCGTCGTCGGAGTCGATGGACCTTTGTGACTTGTCCTCAGCGAACTCTACCGCGGACGCACCCAGAGGTGAGGTCCGTAGCTCTCCTGCTTCAATGGTCTGTAGCGCCACCCGCTCTTCCGCCACCTTGAGGCAAGCTGCTTTTACTGCCGGGGTACGCATAACTTCTACGGCGAGACCACGGTGCTTTGTGTCTACCCCTTGGGCAACCTCAGTGACTAGTGTGTCCCACGACAACGGCGCCTTCACGGTAGCCGTTACAACCTCTGGGTAGTCTAGCTCGACCGAGTAGTGGTATCCTGTCTCGTCAGATTCCCAAGAGGAGGTCTCTGTCCCCTTGCGTGCCACCGCCCAGGACTTCGCAGACAAGTTGAGCACACGCTCACGGGCGCTCTCTAGCTTGCTGTCAAGAACAGAGACGAACTCACTAGCCAGCGTAGAGCCCAACTCGCCCCCCAGAGAAGCAAAGGCGTCCTTGATTGCCTTCTCAATCCCCGTGGGCTCCGGGGCTGACGGCGGCGCTTTGGCTTTCGTCTTTGCAGCGTAACGCTGGGCTACCCTCGCAGGGAGACGCGCTGGAGAGGAAACTGAGGTCATGGTCGGTTACCCTGTCCGGGGGGACAAGAGCCCCCTCTAGGTGGTGGAGGGACTCTAGCCAGGCTAGCGCTTGTGACATGGAAGCGCCCTCCTCGGCTACACTCTTGAGCCACAGGTCCGCCGCCAGGAGGTCACTCTCGTAAGGCAAACACGCTAGCTGCCACACCGCGTGAAGGGGCGAACCAGGCTCAGCAGTACGGGCGGGCTCCATGTACTCGGGGAACTTTTGCAGCAAGTCATACCAGAAATGTGCAGCCCGGAAGACACGGCGCCTGGCTTGCAGCCGGTTGTACAACGTAGCCCAGGGCAACATCCCCTCTTTGAAACCAGACTTGAGACAGGCTGACAGCTTGGCGAGGCAAAGACGGTCAACCCAGGGGTCAATCCCCCAGAGGTCGCTCCCCCTGTACCACGCCAGGGGAACGTGCGTGGACACGGCAAGCACGGAGCCTACCCGTACCTCTACGTACAACTCACCGTCCCTGGCTTGAAACTGAGTAACGGTCGCCCCGCTCGCCTCTTGGGCGTACCTCTCGGCTTCAGCGTCAAGCTCTTCGCCCAGGATGACCAGGGCTGACTTGCCGGCACTGGCGTAGCTCTCCGTGTCGATCTTGTTCCACTTGCCCAGCCCAAGAGAGCGGAACGGGGGCAGGCGCACGGCGGGTTGGTCCTCGTTCCCGCCGCCGTGGTAGTTGATGTCCAACGTGAGGTGCGCCCAGGCTAGCGCCAGCACGTCCGTGAGGAAGTGCAACTCAGAGGCTCCCCCGCTGACCAGGCTCGCCGCGTCTCGTGCAAACCCCTTGCGGTGCTCCGTGTCCTCTTGCCAGTCCCGGTGGCGTACCGAGAAAGCAGCCCACAATGCCATTTCCAGGGTAGCGGTCGTTCTCGCCCAGTGCCTCTCTGCACCCTCCAACCTCACCACCCTGTCTAGCGCTGGACCCGCTAGCCCCGCGCTAGAAGCGTCCGCTCGCGCACGCTTTGCCGTGGGAATCCCCGTGAGGGGCTTGGTGTAGATCGGCTGAAATCTATCGTCCAGGTTCGGGTAGGTCATACCCCTAGCCTACACCACCAAGCCGATTAAGGCTAAAGGAAACCGAGACGACGGGGTCACTCTTGACCTCCCATAACGCTGGCTCTGGCTCGTCCTGGGGCGCGTCCCTCTTAACGGAGGGGTTGGTAACCGCACAGAGCAAAGAGGCGCACACCGTAGACAGGGTGGGGCAAAGATTACCCTGTTGTGTCACCGGAACGGGCGGCACTATGCGTGCCTCTATCTGAGACAGGGTAATCAGCCCAAAAGCTGCCAGCCTTGCCAGGTCTTTCTCTTCCCAGAGATTTGGTGGGTACTTTGTGACCACACGGACCCTCACGGTCTGGTACCCCTTCAAGAAGGCGTAAGCCAGTCGGTGCAACCCGTCCAGCACTAGGCCCTCTTGGTTGACAAGGATGGGGTGGCTCGTGTCCGCGCAGTTGACCCGGTTGGCGTGGTGCAAGAACTTGCGGAGGGTAGACAGGCTGCCCCAGGGGCTACACTCTAGCTCCCCGTTGAAGTCCGTTATGGGGCGTTCCTCGACAGGGTTGTCCTGGTTCAGGTCGATAAGCTCTTGAACGGAGAAGCAAGAGTGTGCGTCAGAGAACGTCTGGTTTGTAGGCTTGGGTATTGAACAGTCCCACATGGCCATGCCCTCTTAGCAGAGAGGGCGTAGTGGGTCGAGTCTCCTAGACCCACCCGTCCACGTCCATCTTGGCTGCTGTCCGGTCGTGTAGCGCAAACGCCCAGTCTTTCGGAAACAATCCGATGAGAGGGTGAGCTACGCAGTTGTGCAGAACCCACCACGCCGTGCGGGCCACGCCCTTGACCTTGGGCTTCTCCACGTCCTCATCCGTCTCTCGGCTGGTGTCCCGGTTATGGAGCCACGCCGAAGAGATACCATGCTCACGTACCGCCCTGGTCATCCGGTTGTCCGTCCTACTCACGTTCAGCTTGCCCGGCGCGATAACAATGTACCAATCAAGCACAGCAGCGGCGCCTAGCTTGGGATGCACCACGCAATTGTGAAGCAACCAGTGTAGGTCGTGCTTGTATCGCCCGTAATACGACCACGCCCACAGCTTCCTGCGCTCCTCATACCGATTCTTGGCGCCCGTGTCGTGAAGGTACTCGCCAGGGCCAGGTAGCCAATCTCGAAAGTCCATGAAGTCTCACGGCAAAGAGGGTCTTAGTCAATGGTGGCGTACACAATGCAGTCCATGTTCCACCGTAGCCCCTCACAGGAGACTTTGCCGTCCTTTGAGATCACGCATACACCACCCTCCCCGAAGTTGTTGTTGCGCTCTCTGCCGTAACGGTTTGAAACGACGAGCGCCGTCTTGTTTTGCTCTGCAAAGTCCATCCAGGCTACCGCTGGGAAGCCACCGTCACCCCAGGCCGTTGACAGCACAACTATATCAGCATCCCCCTTGCTGTAGAGCGTCTTCTCGGATCTGCCCCACTTGTCACGCACGTCGCGGCAGATAAGCAAGCCTACCTTGGTACCGTCATCGAGGGTAATGATCGGGGGGCTTTCGTCGCCGGCAGTAGCCCAGATCCAGTCCTGCCCGAATCGGTTAATTTTGTAGACCTTCTCCCACTTGCCGTTGGGCTCAATATAGACTTGACCATTGTACAGCTTGCCCTTCTCTTCGATGACCATGCCCCACACCACGGTCATGTCGTAGGCACGGGCTAGCCTGAGCATGGCTTGAAAAGTTAGACCCTCGACAGGTTCCGCCACGCTGCGAGCCTCTTTGTCACTCATGAGGCTATAGCCAGTGGTACAAAGTTCGGGGAAGGCGATCAGGTCTGCCTTGCCCTTGGCTTGGCGCATCAGGCGGTCCATGCTCATCAGGTTAGCCTCCTTGTTGAGGAACACGGGGGCCATTTGGACAGCGGCTACGCGAAGCATGGTTACCTTTGGAACTGTCGTTGCCAGTGGGGGTGTGTCGTGCCCACATAGACACGGTGGTCAGATTCCAAGGGTGTCGCGTGCATCAAACCAACACGCAACGTGCCCCTTTCCTCGCCCCCCTCACGTCTCACGTAGCCCTTCCCAGGCTCAGAGGCTACAACCCCCCTCTTGGTGAGAAGGGCGTTGACCAGCGCCGAGAAGCTCTCAGGGTGACAGTCCAAGGTGAGCCTGACGTAACACGCCTTACCCAGAGGGAGCCTACCTAGTATAGTGAGTGCCGGGAAGGCACAAGAGCACGCAGAGGCTTCCTGGTAAACCGCGGCTACAACGTCGTGCATGGTCTCCCCACGGAGAATCTGGCAAGCAAACGTGTTACGCACCATGGTTGGCTCCCGGTGGGGTGTAAAATTGTTGATTTTCCAGAAGGGGTACACCATTCACCCTGGGGTCCACCAAGGACTCTGCACGGTACGCCACACCCTCTTTGCGAAGAGCCTCTAGTAGCCCCTCGATCTGGTCCCCGTCGTAAGTCAAGCAGTCCGCACCTGAGCCCACCACGACACCAAACAGTGCCAGGGGCGGGGCGGTCTCTGCTTGCCGGGTGCGTATGGCCCACAGGTTCATGTTCCGTCCACCACCCGGACCAGAGAGGGATTGTACGCGACAGTCAAGCCCTCTACGGAGAGATGCAGTAGCCACGACCCCCCGTAGGTCGCCGTGGTCCACTTCAGGCTTGCGTTGGGGTTGTACCGTAGAAGTACGTCGCCCGTGTACGCTACCCGGGTTCCGTCCTTGAGTACCCAGGCGTTCGCGTCATACAGTACGTCGCACCACCGAGAGGTAGGCACGGACCACATGCCTCTTTGTAGCGCTCCGTCCACAAGCTCACGGGTCACAGCACGCGCCACGTCCCCCTGAAAATCATACCGCCCAGAGAAAGACTGTAGGTTCTCAATGGGGGCTTTGTGTTTGACGGAGTAGCTCTCCCCGTACTGAGCCAGGGGTCCAGGCTTGAACATGACCAGCTTGCTAGCCTTGAAAAGAGCCTCAAGGCTAGCCAAACCCCCGAGGAACTGGGCGCGCTGCCCCTCGGTAGCCAAAAACTTCGCGCTTTCGGGCACCCTGGTTAGCTGAGCCTCTTCTCGCTGGCGCTGGTACCAAGCGTACCCCAGAGCCGCCTCCACCGAAGGGCGCACACCGTAGCCCCTCTCTACCAGCGTTCCGTCCTCACGGTAAACCGCGGGTAGCTTGGTGATGGCCTCCGGGGGGAGTATCCCCAGCACGGACCCATCAGGCGCCGTGACCGTCAGCCCCGCAGGCTGCGTAACCAGCCAAGCCTTCTCCTCCAAGAGGTACGCAGAGACCTCTTGCGCTTGCTCGGTAGGCGCCTCTGGCCAGCGTTGGGTTATCAAGGAGGCTAGCTCGCCCGTGTCGTTTGCAAGAAAAGCCTCACGAAAACCAGCGTCTTCTTCAACCAAGAGGCGTACCAGCCTGACAAACGGCTGGTTTTCAAGGCGGGGGGGCGAGCGTCTCGTCGCCAGAAACCCCTGGAGTGCTTCTACGTTAGCTAGGTCTGTCACGGCTTCCCTCCCTGTGGGATAGAGGCTGTTGCCTTCGGCGCTGCGGGCGGGCGGCGAGAGGACGCCAGCAACGCGCGTACCCCATCATCCCGGTCAGGGTCATAACCCACCCAAGAGGTAATCTCAGCTATTTCGTCTTTGAGGGTGTGAGAGATCCTGGGCTTGTTCTTCAGGGCGTTTATCAAGTCAGCGCTGTCCAGCGTAGCCTTGCCAGCGGCAAAGGACTCCACCATCGCCCAGCGGAGGGCTTGCTCTATCTCGCGTCCCACCATGCCCTCCGAGGCGAGCGCGCAGTGATACAAGGGGTACTTCTCGGGGTCTAGCTTCAGCTTGGCCAGGTGAATCTTGATTATTGCGGTACGCTCCTCTTCGGTAGGGAGGTCAAAGAAGAAGCGGGCGTCCATCCTGTTGACAAACTCAGGTGGGAGCCCTCTCAGGGAGTTAGCCGTGAGCGCCAGGCAAACGTGTGACTTGGTTTCCTGTAGCCAGGTGGACAGTATGCCGATCAGTCTGGCCTGCGTACCACTATCGCTCTTGTCGGACGAGCCCAAGCCAGAGAATCCCTTCTCAGCCTCGTCACAATAAAGGATGCAGGAGCCTATGCCCTCAAGGGTGCGTGTCAGTCGGTACAGGTTACGCTCTGAGTCACCTACCAGGGACGAGCGCAGCTTACCAAACTCCATTTGCAAGACGGGCAAACCCCAGGTCTTACCCAAGGCTTTTACGGAGAGTGATTTCCCACATCCATATATTCCCACATTGAGCACACCTCGGGGGGGTACGAGACCAAACGCTTGACCGGCTGGGGTCCAGGCGTGCCGTGTCTTCTCAGCCCAGAGCTTGAAACGGTCCAGACCGCCCACCAGCGAGAAGTCAAAGCCCGACGTGTCTACGTGCTCCACGATCCCGCTAGTCTTGATGCGCCGTAGCTTGTACTTGAAAAGCGCGCTGTCTGTGATGTCCCTGTCTCCGGTAACTCTGGCTTCCTTGAAGAGGTTGGTTATCTCGACAAGGGACAACCCTCGAAAGCTAGCCCTCTTGGCGGAACACGTTAGCCCCGTCTTGGAAGCCAGGGTCTTTACCTCTTGGGTAAGCTCAGCCTCCTCGGGGCCAGGGTCCACCACCACGTCAACATGGCGCGCTAGCGCGTCTGGCACGCCTGCGCTCGTCGTCAGGAGCACAAGTGTTTTTCGGCTCGCCTTGTTGTTCTGCACTTGAAGCAGGATGTTCAAGAGGCGGCGCATCAAAACGTGCTCCGTGAAGATACGGTGCGCGTCGGTGATGATGTAATACGATGGCTTGTCGTTTTCCGCCTTGTAAATGTGGGTCAGGGTGTCAGCGAGGCTAAGGGTTGCAGGGTCCGCCTTGTACTCCCGGCTTTCCCAGTCACGGAGGTACTCCACGATACCTCTTAGCCCAAGGCTGGCGTTGTAGACGAAGGTGTTGGCTTTGGTCTCGGGTAGGGTCGCCTCAGCGAGAAAGCGCAAAAGAAAGCGGTCTTCCGCATCCGTCACGTAAAGGATGGCGGACTTGTGGCTGCGAATGTGCTGAAAGACCGATTCCATTTGGGCTAGAGAGTCACGCCTTCGTGTAAATGAACTCGACCACACCGTCCCGCATGACCTCCTCGGACTCTATGATAGCACCCTCGGCGGCTAGCGTAGCGCGGTACTTGGTGCGGGAGTACGCCTGACGGAGAAGCCCAAACTTCTTGGAGTTGTGCCCGTGGTCACTATCACCCGTGATGGTGCCCTTTTTCAGGTTGATCCGGGCGTGCTTATAGCCTGAGCCCCCCGTGATCTCAATCACGTCCCCCGTTTGCGTGAACGGTAGCCCTAGCTCGCGTAGCGTGGCTATCGCTAGCGCGCTGTCCGTGATGTTGACCTGTGTGGTTACCCGGTGACTCACTGACTGCCTCCGGTCCCCTGGTACTCTTGAGCCTGGTTACCTGGGCAATCAGGTAGCTCCTCGTCGGAGACTTGGGTGCCCATCTTGTTTGTGATCTGGTAGATCGCGTCGCAAAGGTGCTCCCCACGGTCGAGAACCTCTGTTACCACCGTACCATCCTGCAAGATTCTGGCTTTGACTCGCATTTATCAACCCTTCTTTCCGAGGCGCACCTTGGCGCCAGGTTGGACTACCGTAGCCTCTGGCAAAGGTTCTCGCCAGACAGGCGCTTTCTCTGTAGCGCCCGCTAGCGTCACCGGTCCTGTATACACCGTGTTCGCCAAGAGGAGGGGGGGTCTCCCTGGGGGTGCCCCTGCCTCTTGGGGCGGCTTGGGGTTGAGAGTCACGTTGCCCAAGGGGGGGTTGACCTTCTCAAACCGCTGGTGACGTATCCCCTCGTACCGTGGGTCCGTAGGCTTCAGTCGAGGTACCTCCAAAAACAGTCTCTTCTCCCACGTAGAGGTACGAGCCTGGTAAGGGTCACCCCGGATGGCTCGCTTACACTCAGCGTTGACGCACCGGTCACAAAACGCCAGCTTGAACTCCTCCTCCGTAAGGGGCGGTCCCAGCGAGGGGTCGTTACACTCTGAGAGGTAGTCTTGGGTTCGCTCAGTCATAGCTTGAAAAGCATGTGGAAAAATCTCACCTTGGCAGGGTCCACACGAAACCCCTCCTCTTGGCTAAGAAGTACCTCGCCCCCCGGTCCCGTAACTACCAAGGGCGTACCCTCGGGGTCGTGCGCAACCTGGACTATCGCCCCCATAACCCACGCTGAAAACTCAGACGCCTCCCCCAGCGTGAGCGTCACCGGCTCTGGCCCCTTGTTAACTGAGGGAGGAAGGGCAGCCTCCGGCGCAGAGGCGGGCGCGTCGGAGACACCTACCACCACCCCGGGTTGGTGTACCGCTGGGTCGAAAATGAACCCAGGCTTACCGATGAGCCCAGAGGGAGGTACGCGGTAGAGGCGCCCCTCATGCACGTAATGCTTCGGGCTGACAGGCGTACCCTCTTTGTAAGGCTTGCCGTGGGTTAGCTCCTCCCACCCGTACTTTGCATCCCAGGACTCTCCGATGAGTGCCTCAGCAACGAGGGGCACGCGCCACTTGGGACCAAAGCGGGTTAGATGCGTAGGACGCTCCATGACCTCCTTCATTAGCGTGGTAGCCTCAAAGGCAATGCTCTCGTGGACCTCAAAAACTAGCTCGTCGTGTACCGTCAGCAAAATACGCAAGAGGTCTCGGTTGGCTTCGCTCTCTGGTAGCATCCAGTCACGGAGCCACCCCCTACGCTGTGCCTCTTGGTGGCAAATGACCTTTGAAATGCGAATAATGTCCGCCCCGCTGCCCTGGATTGCGAAGTTGAGACTCCGGCGCTCTGCTTCCGCCTTGAGAAAGTTTTCCTCTGCGTTAGCGTTGGGGATCTCTATCCAGCGGTCAAAGGCGTTACGCACGCCCCCGTCCGCTTTGACCTTGGCGTGCTGCATCTTGACCCACTTTGCCCAGGCTGTAACCGTAGCGTCAAAGGACTTCTTCTTACGTATACCCTCCTCTTTGCTGCAACCCGTGGCGCGCATGATGGCACCCGCACCACCACCGAAAAGCATCGCGAAATTCCCGGCTTTCGCCATACCCCTCAAGGTCGGCCAGTCAGGGCTATCTCGCTTATCGCCAAAGAAAGCAATCGCCGTAATGGTGTGCAAGTCCCCTGTACCATGGAGAAACTCGTTGACCCACAACGGCTCGCCGGAGAGGTTAGCCGCGATACGTAGCTCCTCGCCGGCATAGTCAATCTTGACCATGACGTAGCCAGGTCGAGCCTTGAACGTCTTCCTGAGCGCCTTTGCCGTTTCGGGGGCGTCTTTCTTGTCCGACTTGGGGATTCCGTGGGTGGTAAACCCGCAGAAGCCCTGGCTGTGCTTACCCTTGGGGGTTGCAAACCGAGCCGTAGCAGCGCCCACCTGCTTGAAGTTGATCCGTATCTCGCCGTTGGGGTCCATGCCTTTGAGCATGTTGTCGATGTAGGTGCCCTTGACCTTGGCGGCGCTGCGGTACTTGACGATCAGGGTCAGGATCTCTGGGGCAGCCTCGCCTAGCTCTTCGGAGAGAGCTTCTAGCTCGTCACCCCCGGTCTTCCACTGACCGGAAGCCTCATTCTTCCCGGGACTGGGCGTGAGGTGCAAACACCCTGGCTTTTCGTCAAAGAGGAAGTCGCCTATTTGCTTTGCGGAGTTAGGGTCAATCGCTCCAAACCCGGCGGCGCTGGCAATGTCCTTGATCTTCTGCGCTAGCTGGTTCGCCTCATCGTCGGCTTGCTGAGAGACCTCTTCGATGACCTTACGGTCCAGGTAGACTCGGTTACGCTCCATCCTTCTGACTACTTGAACCGTGCTGCGCTCTAGACGGTACGTCCACTCGGCGCCTCGATACCGCACTTCTTCGCACAGATCACGGTTGTACTTGGCGGAACACAACCTCAGCGTGCAAATAGCGTCGGAGGCGGCGTAAAGAGCAGCGTCTTTAGGAATGAGAGTAGAGAACCGGATCTCTCTTCCCTTGAAAATGTCCGTAAGCTCAAGCATCGCATAGGGGTGCTTGACCGTCCGTCCGGTCACTTCGCCCGTGTACTTGACGCGAATAAAGCCAGGGTCCGACTCGTAATCCAGCCTTAGCTGAGAGGAGTCTACAATCTCTGGACCCTCGTACTTCAAGTCCTCGTGCGCCCTGGGTTTTAGCCCTAGCTCACCGCCAGCGTGGACGGCGAAGTACTTGAGCATCCCGTCCTCAAAGGAGTCGGGGTGCCACCAATCAAGCCCGATGACAGGGAACAGCATTTCCTGGTCATACTTGGCGTTCCAGAAATATATCTTAACTACGCCAGGGGTGTAGTTCCGGCTTGTTAGCGGAAAAGCCTCACCCTCTTTGATGACAGGCTGAGCCTCAAAACACAAACGGGCTATCTCTTTGGCTACCTCTTCCGCAGGGAGGTTGCTCTCCCACCCGTCCCCCCCATGCCCCACGGGGATGTAGTACCCTGTCACCCCGTCTATTGAGAGGCAGTAGCCTACGATCTTGTGAACCGTGTACGGCTTGCCCTTCTTGTAGTAGATCCGGTTGTCGAGACCCTCACACTCCAGGTCAAGTGCGACCTCCCCTTGTGCAATGGCGCCGTCAACGATGGCTGCAACCTCTGAGAGGGAGTCAACGACTCGGAACCTGTGACCGTTGAGCATCCACGCTCGCGGGGTGTTGCAGGCTGGGATTTGCTGCTTTATCCCTGAAGTCGCAAGGAAGTCTGCGGCGTCTACGTCGTCATGGATCATGGGGTGAGCAGTAGCACATACACCCCCTCTGACCACGCCTTCAAAACCTCAGTAGCCCCAGGGTAGGCGGAGACCTCAAAGCACCAAGGACGAGCATCGTGCCGGGCTAGGCACACATTAGGGTCGTGCATTGCGCAAGCCCCCCTCTTGTCGCACCTTTGCTCGGGTACCTTGCGCAAGCAAACCAGCGGAGCCCGCCCTAGCAGCTTGTTCAAGGGCTCCGTGTACCCATACAGCGCATGATTCCAGACCTCTTCGGGCACAAGGGTCACCAGCGCTAGCCAAGAGGGCGGCAGGGTGGTGGCACAGGGCAGCAAGGCAAACTTCACGTCGCCACCCCTCTCCTTTACAGGTAGCGTGACTGCGCGCACGGTAAGACCCTCAAGAGGTCTAGGACGTGCTGTAGCTGTACCTCCCCCTCTTGGTGACCCGCGGTCTCCCCGACGTGGATTGCCTCGTCCAAGGCGTCAACAAGCCCCATAAACTGGGCAGCGTCTACCTCCCCCCGGAAGAAAGACAGCCTTAGCTCCACCTTGGGCAGTAGCTTCTCGTAAGGGGTTAGCTCCTTCTCGGGCTTGACCCCTGCGCCCTCCGGCAAGGGGGGCAAGTCAAATGCCTTCTCCAAGAGGGTGAGCACCCGGGTAAACTTGTCGCTCTCTATGTTCTCAAACTTGCTGAACAGGCGGATAACATCCCAGCGCTCATTGCACACGTAGCACCAAACATGCGACGGTTGCCCCGCCGTGCTGTCATACACCCTACAGGATGGCCTCTTGTCCCCGTGAAACGGACACGGTATCTGCTGGGTGGAATCATACCCTCTAGGCAGTGTGACACCGTACCGGGAGAGGAGGTCAAAGGCGGTTACGACCTCTCTGGCACGTTCAACGCGGGCTGTAATCCAGGGGGGCATGGGCATAAAGGTAGTGTCCTCTTGATTGGGAGTGTCTCTGGCCTGCCCATCTGAACTAACACGCCCCCCAGTACGAGGTCCAGCACGCTACGGTTATCGTCGTAAGAGGGACCATCCTCGCCACCGAAGCGCTCCATGTTGTAGAGCCGCTGAGAGGCAAAGTCGATCCGTGCGGTAAACGGTTGGTAAAGTTGACCGTCCCGGCGCTTCAAGTGATCAAAGAAAGCCGTACCGTTCTTCCGGTGCTCATCGTCCAGGAAGGAGGTGGTTACCTCGTCGGCGCTGCGCTCTAGCTCGTTGGCGTAGCCTAGCGCCCGTAGCTGATAGCGCCCGGCGTTCTTTACCGCCGTGTCGTAACCGTCCCGGTTTATCTGCGCCAGGAGAAGCACGAATATCTTTTCGCCCTTGTTGAACGAGAGGGCTAGCTTCTTGGCGTCCCTGACCACGCTGTTGAACTCGATCACGTAGTCCTTGTTGCGCACCCTTGGCTTGATAAGCCCCCCGTGGTCAAGAACCAACATGGCTAGCTTGTTCTCGTGGTGCCTGACTTCCGCGGTAGCCTTGACCTCCTCTATGGTAACGTCGATCTCATCTGGGCTCTCTATGAAAACGTCGCCGTATTCCGGGTTGTTTTTCCAGTCAAGGCAAACCTCTTCGTAAAAGGCTTCCTCCTCTGGGGTCAGCAACCCGTACTTCACGCTATCGTAGGCAAGCGGGGTGCGCCCCTGAGAGGTCCACTTGACGTGCGTTGTGTGAAGTACACAAAAGAGGGTCTGTACCTGCTCAAAGGGCATTTCCAGCGAGTAGTACAGGCTGTTCGCACCAGCCCGCGTAGCCAGGTGGTAGCACCAGTTACGAGCGAAAGTAGACTTGAGCCCCCCCACAAAAGCCGCGTGTATCCAAAGCTCACCCTTCTTGCCCCCGTGGATGATCTTGTCCATTTCAACAAGCCCGGTGAGAGCGCCATACGCGCCATTAGGGTCATACTTGGCACGGTAGTACCGGTCGATCTCCTCTTGTGCGTCTTGCTTGACGCTGCCCCTGACCTTGGCACCGTGACTGGCAATGATGACGTTAGGCGCCTCCCTGGTAAAGTAACGGATACCGTCCGTGGGTCCAAGAAGCTCCTCCTTGTCAATCTTGACCCCCTTGGTGATGATGGCTCGCGTGGTGTCCACCAGCGCCAGAGAGGCTTGCTTGATCTGAGCCTCTTGCACACGGGCAATCAATTCATCAAAGGCGCTCCCCTGGTAAACCTCTGCGGACCCAAGGTCTTTGAGGCGCTCGATGACTTCCACGTCGTTGGACGCGGTAAAGTAGTCCGTGACCGATTGCAGCCCCGGAACCTCAAGGTGTGAGCGGTAATACTGCGTCACATAGGCCAGGAGCGCCGCGTCGTCATGCCTCTCCCACTTGATACGCGACTCCATGAGCGCCCGGTAGTTCCGGGTCACTACGGCGGAGGTCTCTTCAGCCGTCCAACGGATCACACCACGAAGAAGACGTTTCATTTCCACTTCCTCTTCTTGCTGCCACCACCAAACTGAGACATATCCGCCAGGTCTTCCGTGGGCTGTGCCTTGGGCTTGCGTTGTGGGCTCTGTGGGAGAGGACGGTCAAACACCTTGGCGCTAGCCTCGGAGAGGGTTATCTCCGTGGGCGTTGTACGTGCAGCCTTGAACGTCACCGTCTGAAAGTGCTGTGCGATGTACGTACCCACGTCATCACTGTAGGCGTGGTGCCCTGGCGCAAAGGGGGCTATCGTGGGGTCTTCTACAAGCCACGTAGGCTTCTTCTGAGCGTACCGGAGAAGCAAGGACTCCTTGAGCACGCCCGGCATCGCCACGTTGGCATAACCCAGAAAGCCCAAACGCAAGAGCACCAAGTCGGGAGGCTCCAAGAGGTCTCTTAGCCCGTTATAGGTGTCCCCGTCCTCCCGCTTCTTGGCTTGTTTCTTGTGGTATGCCTCGCTGCCCAACCATACCGACTTGATCCGCTCGTCCGTGACCTCAAGGAAGCGAAAACCCAGCCCCTTGCACAGAAAGCACCACTTCAAGTGCGGCAGAATAGCCTCCCACGCCCCAGAGAGCATGAGGTTGTCCCGGGTCCGGTCCACCGTCACTACGCCCGCCTCGTACTGATAAAGGGGACCGTTGGGGTGGTTTGCGGCTGAGGCAAGCTCTAGCCCAAGGTGCTTCTCTACCCTGCGAGAGTACGCGCAAATGCACTCCTTGCTCAGGTCAGGGGTGACCGGTATGAAACCCGTGCCTTTACAACGCTCACAGGCTGTCGTCACGGATCTTCCCCATGAGGTCATGCACGACCCCCATGTCACCCTCGAAAACCAAGGCGCCCACGGCAGCTTCCCCGATCACTTGGTCAATCAGTCCTTTCTTGCGGCGTAGCGTGTCTACCACGTAATGGTCAATCGTCTTCTTTTTCTTGCCAGGCAGCGTAGCCAGGAGGTGATACACCACAACCCCCCGGTGAGGGGAACCGATACGCACCATCCGGCCAATAAGCTGCACGAGATGCCCCCAGGACCACGGGGAGTCAAAGAAGACCATGGCGGCAGCGGCTTGGAGGTTAAGTGCCTCGCTGGCGGCGTCCGTGATGACAATGACCGACGTGTCCCCCTCTTGGAAGGCTAGCCGGTTCTTCTGCCTCTCGTGGTCTTTCTCCTTGCCCGTGATGCGCGTGGTCTTGACTCCGGCTTTCTGGAGGAGAGCGCGTAGACGCTCGATACCCTTCTCAAAGCGGGTGTACACAATGACCTTCTCTCCGTCGAGCCCTTCGGTCAAGAGGTCAATGAGAGCCTCCTCTTTGGAGGAAACCGCTAGCGTGCAACCTGTAGGGTCAGCGTCAATGAGAGCCAGGCTGTTAGCAATTTGCTGGCAGTAAAGCAAAGAGGTCATGGCCACGGTTTCCGTGTAATCCCTGCGCTCCCCGCTCATCAAGTCCAGTACGCCCGTCAACGCCTCGTCGTACTTGGTAGCCTCTTCGCTGGACAGGGTGACCTCGACATCGCGTGAGGTGAGCACGGGTAGGTCTTTGGATATGTCCTCCTTGCGACGCCCCAGAAAGTACGGGTCAATCGTGCTGCGAAATACGGAGAGGTTCTTGTACCCCACGATGAGGGGCACCTGCTTACGCCCCAGAAACATGGTGCGGGTTACACAATAGTCCTCCATGAACCGGGTTTTGTTGCGAAAGAGGTCAGGGAGAATGACCTTGTAGATCCCGTACCCATCCATGAGTGAGTTGCGCAAGAGGGTGGCCGTCAACCCGTAAGCCCTCTTGGCTTGTCCGGCTAGCTGCTTGCAGACCTCATGGGTTTTGGTCTGAGGGTTCTTCACAGCGGTGCAGTTGGAAACAAGCGCGCCGTTGGCAAAGTAATTGTGAGTACCCTCCACCTCCAGGTCGTAAACAAACTGTGTCTTCAGCTTGGGGTTAACAGGGGGGAGGCACGTTGAGACGGAAATCACTTCATCCACCACAATTGACGCTTTAGGGGTCAAGTCAAGAATTGCAGGATCGATGACCTTCTTACCAGGAAACTTGTAAGCTACCCCAGGCAAGGCACCAGGAAGCAAGTTCAGAAAGTTCTGAGCCGCTTCGTGAGGCAAGTATAGCACGTAATACGGTTTGCAAGCAGACCTCTTGTTCTTTCTAATCTTCACCAACGCTGACACCCCCCATCGCCACCGGAGCCAACCTGCAAGCAATTCCACCTCAAACCGGTGATAACCCTCTGTATGGAGGGTTATGTTGTAGCGCTTACTCCCATCCGACCTAGTAAATGTGGACAGGCTACCGTCGTCCCCATACCAGATAGCGAGTCCCCAGGGGTTCACCATGTCAAGGAATGACGCAGTTATGGTTTTGCAATCCTGAGACCAAATTCCTGCGTCACATAGCTTTGAGGTTATCGCGGCATTTCCGTTCAAACGGAAATGCACCATTTGCTGTTCTCCGGTTTGGTACTCTGTTTGGTGGTGCGTGTCCTCTGACACACCCAGACTTTGCAAAACTGTCTTCTTGAACTGGAGGTACTCCTTTTGTTTTGAGCTGTGCCCAAACACGATCCCCCATAGCAGGGTCTTTCGCCCTGCTACTGAAGCATCCCCAAGGAGTCCACCGTACACCACTTGCGCTTGCACGTCGGAAGGGGTGTTGCACAGATAGGCGGCGGTTTTGGTTCCCACCTTAAGTTTAACCGCTGGTACTTTCTCTCCGTTGGTGCGGTAGAAGTTATGATTCTTTGTAACATTGACTGTACCTGCAAACCGAAAGTCCACACGCAACAGTGAACCTTTAGAGTGCAGAGGACGCCGGTACCAGCCGATCACATTCTTTTGTACGACTTGCCCTGTACTGAAGTCCCACGACAGCACACGCACAGCCAACTTATTGGTTGCGATCTGCCCAATAAGCTGCTTTGTGCCATCAGCGAGCAAGACGGGGGTGTGGTACTCAAAACACTCATCAAGCACCAAAGAGAGGGGGTAAGCCGTAACGGCTTTGGTGACCAGACCCTCCAGGTAGCCCTGCGTGACCGTGAGCTTACCGTTGACCTTGACGGAGCCTGCGCCTTGGTGCCAGTCCCGAGCTAGCGAGGCGTACCCTACCAGCAAAAGAGACTTGCTCTTGGTAGGGTCCGCAGAGAAGAACGCCTCGTAGGCTTTCTTGCGGTTTGGACCGGAGGCTACGTACACGGTAACGCCCGCTGTGAACCTGGCGACTTCACTTTGCCACTGGTAGAGGGCGGACTTGGGGCAGACCACGATGACCTTGTGGGTGGGCTCTAGGCGGTCCCACAGGTAAGACAGCGCCGCCACCGTTTGCACCGTGTTGTGACACACCAGCCCGTTACCCACGAAGGAGTGACACGGGTCGGGCATTTCCAGGTCCACCACGTCCGCGGTCCCCGGCGTTACCGTCTCGATCCGGTCGTAGAAGTAGTGAGCCTCCACCCGACTCTCTAGCTCGATGTAGCTTTCCGTGTCCTGCAACCCATGAGCCCGGCACTCAGCCAAGAATCGGTCGAGGAAGGCATAAGAGGGGTGACTCTTCCCGGTCTTTATCGTTTGAACACGGGTTCTGAGTACCACGTTCTTGTTGAGCCACTGGGGGTCTCTCTCGCGTAGAAGGGCGACCAACTCAGGGAGGCGCCCCTCGCAGCCAGGCACAAGGTCGCGGTTGCAATGCTCCCCTCGGTTGGTCTTTGCCCGGAGGTAGTCTTGCTTCTCAAAGGACAAAAACCCAATTTCATCTCGGAAAATGCGCGACGAGGGTCCGCCGATCTTCAAGCTGTACTTGCTGGCGTGTATGGCGGTCTTCTCACGCAGACTCGACACAATGCCATACCCTAGCAGCATCACTTGCAACGTCTGAGCTAGCGGGCGCGAAGAGGTACGTAGCTCAATCCTCCCCTCGGGGCTGATACTGGCCTTACCCTCGAAAATAGCAGCGAGGAAGGCAGACACCGACGCCTGGCTCCCCTGCAAGACAGACCAGGGGACCACTCGGTCTTGATTACAGGTCAAATCCAACCCACAAGCCTCTAGGAAACGGACCACGCCCCTGCGACAGATTCGGATCTCTTGGGGGTGGTAGCCAGGCTCACGCCACCCAAAGAGGCGGTCCATGAGCCTGGCTACCACACCCCTCTTAAAAGGAGAGGAGACGCGCAGGCGCAAACTGGTACCGTTCAGGTGTCCCTCTGCCACGCAAAAACCCAGGAGAGAGGCAAGATCCGGGTCAAGGTGCGTCGGCGCCTGGAGGTGCTTCTGTACCGGGGCAGGTAGCGCCGGGTCGGGGGGAAAGGGTACGGGGGTACGATCCACGCAGAGGTAGTCCGTTGTAGGCTCTAGTTCCCCAAGGGGTACGAACTGGTGGGAGCCGTCCCGCCAGACCAGAACGGGGTGAGCCTTGGTTCCAGTGACACGGTAACCGTAAGCGGTCGTGACCGTGAGGCACGCCTGTAGTCCCCCGTGGTAGAACCTCTTAGGTGGGGTCAGGTTCATGCCGTCCAAGACTGCGGGGGGTACCTGGGTAAACGAGGCAAATCCCTCGTCTACCTCTTGGGGGGGTGCCAGTGCCCCTATGGGTAGCCAGCCCCGGTCGGTACGGAGAAGGGTGTCCTCCGTGACGCACTTGCCGGAGCCGCAGCAATCCCCGAGGACCATCCGTGGTTGCACCAAGAGGTGATAGGCGCCCACGGCTTGGTACGGACGAAGGGTAACGGCGGCTTTCTGCTCACAAGTAGGGGTGACAGCAACAGTGAGGGTGGGGGTAGGTTTCAGGCTGAACTGCGGGTTTTGCCTGGCTAGCTTGAGCCTGTCGTACACGGACGGTTTCTCAGTCATGCCAGGGTAACCTACACCTTTTAATGGAGCGATGGTGTACAGAACAAGGCATGGACAACCCCCGCACACACATCATCCACGACATCACCCCAGGGACCGAGGCGCCCCCCCAGGAGAGGCCGGTAACCTTGATCGCGGACAGCGCCCCGCTGCTCACCCTCGTCTACAACCTCCACAAGGAGGGCATCCCCTGCACCTATGACGGGGTGTCGCACCGCAGGCGGGAGAAGGGAGAGTGTACCCTGGACCAACTTGCCGAGTACTACCGCAGCAAGGGTGACCGGGTACCCGCCCCCTACCTCACCCCCAACGAGCTGACCGTGCTGGCTTGGGTGGGTGGCAAGGTGCGCGTCCTCAACAAGGCACCCCTGGCGACCCAGAGCCAGCGGTATGTCGCCACCACGCTGCTGGTCTTGAAGGGTCTCCTCGTGCGGAACGGTCGGATCGGCTGGAAGCCCGAAGCACCCAAGAAGCCGGCGCCTTCCGTGAGCCCAAAGACTTCTGCGCCCAAGGCGGCCACCAAACCAGCGTGGCTCCGTACCAAGATCACGGAAGCGCTGACCATGGCGCAGCCATACGCCCTCTCCGTGATCCAGATCAACAAGTGCGTCCACCGCGCCCGCGCCGTCGTCCTCACGGAACTGCGAGCCATGCAGCGTGAAGGTCAGGTCACCGTCGAGGGCAAACTGTGGTCCCTCACCGTCGCCAGCCCGACGAGGGACCCGAAGGGTGAGCCGGTCATGACCAAGACGGAGTGCAACGTGCTTAACCTCATCACCAAGCAGCCTTCCTCGGTCGCTGTCCTCGGCGTGTGCGGCAACGATTACCTCTCGGCGGTACAATCGTTGACCGAAAAGGGCACCATCGTGGTCACGTCGGGCGTCTGTCACCTCCCGGGCGTCGTACTCCCCACGCCCACCAAGAATGACCTCGTTGCCTACCTCTCCACGCTGGGCGAGAAGGGTAGCACGGTCGAGGGTATGGCGTCACATTTCGGTACGCACCCGCACATCATCGGTACCCGCCTCGGTGCCGCCGTGTCCAACAAAGAGGTCCGTAGGGACGGCAAACTCTACGTGAGCCACGTCACCTTGGTTGCCCCGAGCGTGACGACCACGGAACCCAGCGTCCAGACTGAACCCGAAGAGGAACCCCCGGTCGTGTACGACGCCCCCTCGCCCGTGACGCCAAGCCCCGTCGAGGAAGAGGGCTTTGTCTCGCGCATGTTCTTCCGGCTCCTCAGCTACATCTGGAGCTTAGCTCGCGGCAGATACCGCAAACCGTGCTGTCACCCGTCACCGCTGTCACCCGGTAGCTTTAGCCCCAGCTTGCGCCAGGCTGTCCAAGGCTGATCCAAGGTCTCTTAGTCGCGCCGGGTCACGGTCAGTCACCATGAGGCAAGTGTCTACGATCTCCTTGAACGGGGCGGGGTCGTAGGGGGGGAGTGACACTACGTCACCAGCTTGACGCCGTAGAAGCCCGGAGAGGTACTGAGCGCTTTGCGGGTCTTCCCCGATGCGACGGTATACCTCTCGTGACAGCTTTCGCGTGCCCTTGTCTACCCATCTTGCTACGATACGGCGTTGCACAGCCCTAGCTGCCGGGAAAAGGTGTACCACCATGGCAAAGCCGTGCAGAACCCCTTTTGGAGACCCCACACGCCATGCTGGATTACTTGAGCACAGCCATCGTGATAAACAACGTCAAGAGGGACTGGCAGCTAACCTGCCAGGAACGAAACGGGCTTTTCTCGCTCACGGCTCGGTTTGCAGAGGGTCCGGTGCGGAAAACCAACGGGGCGTCCTACCGAGAGGCGTTCCTTGAGCACCTGGGGGACAGGTTTTATGCAGACAACTTCTGGTCCGACCGTATCAGTGAAAGCCAATGGAACAGACTGCGACGGGTTCTCTTGGACAAAAAGAGAAACGTGCCTGGGATGGAGCACCTGGCGATAAGTCTGGCTACCCTCTGGGCTAAGGGCGATAGGGACAGGCTGGGTTCCAAAGTGACGGTCACCAAAGAGGGTGCCGTGTACCGTTGCGAGTTGACGCTGGGTAGGGGGGTTACCCGCGGTTTTGGTGGGGTTGGTAACTCCTTGGGGCACGGAGCGCTGGCTAACACACTCCACAACGTGACAAGGGACGGTCTCTACAAGTCGCTGTACCTCTGGGGTTGTCGCATCGACGAGAGTTACCAGAGTCAAGTCCAGCAAACCTGCGACGAGCTAAGCGCCTTGTACGAGCGCTACCTTGGTGAAGACGCTTTTCTAGTCGGTAGCACCCTCTTAGCGGGGTGGACTAACCAGAGCCGGCCGTATACGCCCAGCGTAGCCCCGTGCTTACCCTCGTAGCTGTAGCTGTACCCAGCGTAAAAGCCTCCGTAAGAGGTTACACCGTAGCCCAAACCGCCACCTATGGAGCGCACCCCAGCGTGACCGTTGAGACTCACGCCCCGGTACGCCAGAGGGGAGACTAGCAAGAAAGCATCCCAAGAGGCTTGCACTGTGTAGCCCACGCCTAGCCTTAGCGCGGGCTGCCAGAGGGACGGCTTGGGTGGTGGGGGCACGGGCTCATCCTGTACCGCCACGTCAATCTTGACGGGCCCACCCCCTGTAATCTCAAAGTTACACCATTGTATGAGTAGGGTGGTCTTTGTCTCTCCGTAGACTCTACCCTGTCGGTCAATGACCAGCGGGATGGGCGAGAGGGTAATCTCAGGCTTGGTGCGTACCAAGCACTGCCGCTCTTTCAAAAGTTGAACGAAAACAGCTAGATCCTCCCTGGGTATGCAAACACTGTCCGACGTACAAGCCGCGGGGTTCTCGGTTTGCACAGGGTCTTGGGCGAGCACGGTGGGGGCGAAGAGGGTAACAGCAAGGAGGACTCGGTATCTCATGGCTAAAGGCTAAGGCTACCCCCTCTCAGGCGAAGAGGCTACCTCGGTGTACTTTCTGAGTCTGAAAACCATGACGGAGCCCGTAAAGTTCATCTTCCTAGAACTGGATGGGGTATTGAATACCCCTGTGTACCTGAGCAACCTAGCCAAGAGGCTGTCACCAGAGGGGCTCAAGAGACAACCTGCTCAACGCCTCTGCCCTCCTCTAGTTCGCAGGCTGAACTACTTGGTAGGTAAGGGTAAGGTCGTGGTGACCTCTCGGTGGTGGGCACGGTATGACGTGGAGCAGCTAAACACGCACCTGAAAAGCCACGGCTTTACTGGGGAAGTGTCTGCCCTGGTCAATCACAAGCTAGAGCCCGCCAAAGCCACCACGATCCGCAGGTTCCTCGCTGAGCACCCCGCAACCTCTTGGGTCGCCCTGGACAGCGAAGAGGTCTTCAAGTTCATGCCTGACTACGCCCCCCGCCTCGTCAAGGTCAACCCGGCGCTAGGTCTTTGCTCAGAGAACCTCTGCCAGGCAATCAACCTCCTCGACCCGTCAGCTAAGCCCGTCACCAAGATCAAGCGACCCAGGGAGCCACCCCCTGAGCACTTCAAACCCGTCAAGGCACGTAGTCACAAGAAGGGGACTGCGCCCGTTTCCAAAGCCAAGGGTAAGTAAACGTAGTCCCCATGGGCAATCACCTTGGCGAGCAGCTTGCCCAGAGGGTCTTCACCCCCCGCCGGCAGCACAGCCTCTTTGTAGATCGCCCTCTCCAAATCCTGAGCCGTGATAGTGTCGCCACCACTCACGGCATCCTGGGCATTCTTTGTAGCCTCACTAAGCAGCTTGTGTATCTCTTGGCTGCTCTTGATGATGTTGTGCAAGTACGCCGCGACCTCGACGATAGGTGTCTTCCCCGTAGAGCACTTCTGAATGAGGATCTCATCACGTACCCACTGCACTCCGTTCTGCGGAGAGGCGGCGGCGCGACTGGCAACACGTTCAGCTATCGTGGTCATGGCTATCCTACGCCCTCTTTGCTGTAGCGTTCAAGCAATTCGTCAACGGTAGCTGCTTTTACTGTGCTGCTGTCTTTTACGGTCACCACGACGACACTTGGGGTAATGATAAGCACCTTGTCCACCTTGTCCACCTTGTCGCTGGTTACACCCTTGGGGAGGTCCACAGTCTTTATTACGCCTGCGGGCGTGGTGAACGTCACCGTCTCCGGGTCATCAAAGACATCGGGCACTGCGATAGGCACCACAGGGAACTGAGCGAACCCCTTGGCGTCGGGCGTACCCAGAGGAATGAGGTTACCCGCGGGGTCCACCCTCTCAGGGTCAAGGGACGAGGCGACCTCAGCCTTGGTGCGCTCAGGAGCCTCTTTGCCGAAGAGCCTGCGAAGCAAGCCCCCGATGGGGAACGTCTTACCAAAGCCCGAGGAGGTCAGCGCCAAGAGAATGAGCCCTAGGGCGACGATGGGGGCTACAAACCACCGGAAGACCCAGAAACTAGCCTCTTTGATACCCGCACAGGTGACCATACTCAGAAAGACTCTCCAGCTTGTTGCAAAGTGCCGACTGCTATGTTGATCATAGCTAACTCCTACCAACTGCTAACCTTGTCGGTCAGCCGCCTTGTTGCCCCTTCATGAAGTCACGCGCCCTTGCGTAGACAATCATGGAAAACATCCCGCAGACAAACCCAAAGAAGATACGGGCTGCCAGCGTGCTCACTTGCTCTGGCCAGGGGTAGCCCGGGACCACCCCGAGGAGAGCCCCGTTGCACAGAGGCGCCAGCGGCACCGCTGCCTTGGTCCACCAAGAGGCGGACGCTAGCCCAGGGGCGGCACCCTCGGCGGCGGTACGCAGCACGTAGGTCAGACCCGCTACCACGAGACAGGTAAAGACCGCCTGCCAGGACATGAAAATACTAAAGGCTGCTTCCATGGTGTTCCCCTCTGTCTGAGGTATAAGAGCCTCAGACAGAGGGGGTTCCAGATATACCCCCCTCTCAGTAGAGGTACGCAGGACACGCCTTTTGCACGAGAGGCAGTGCTCAACGCCCGAAGGCATCACCGCAGGCATAGTTTAGCTACCCCATTCCTCGATCTTTGTCAACTGAGCCCGTAGCACCCGCCTCTGAGCCTGACTCAGCGTGGGATCACTTAGCTTCTCTTTGAGCTTGGTACATGCCTCTTTGGCTGTGCGCTGGCGTAGCTGTAGGGGTACGTCGGTATGTGTCATGTGATGGATCATCGTGTGTAACCTTTCCTCTCTCAGAGGGTGTACAGAAGGAGTCTAACCCACATGACCCTACCGCGCTTCGTTCTCGTGGATTTTGACGGTGTGCTCAACACCACGGAGCACCTTTGCCGCCAAAGTCGCCAGCGGGACGTGGACAGCTTCTACCCCGGGCGACTCCTCATGACCTCCAAGGTGTGCCTCCTTAATGGTCTCGTCCAAGAGGGCGTAGTGTTCGTGCTCTCCTCTCACTGGTACCCCCTGTTCTCCGTCGAGCAGTGTCAAGGGTGGCTCTCAACCCACGGCTTTCTCGGGGAACTAGCCCACGTTACCCCACGCACAGGTACACCCAATAAGGCCCAGGAAATCCGCAGGTTCCTTCAAGCTCACCTTACGCCATGCCAAACCTACGTGGTGATTGATGACCTACCCCTCTTTGTAGGTAGTCCTAACTTCCTGCAAACCGACCCCCGGGTAGGTCTCACCTCAGACCTCATCACGGCAGCCCAAGAGATCCTCGGTGTAGTTGAGGGCTATGCCAGAACGCAACTTCCGAGACTTCAGCTACCAGAACCCGGCGACACCCCAGGCTTACGCCTGCGACGGGTGCGGCGCGAGGGACGTCCGCCTGTGGCGTGAGCACAACACTTGCGCAAACTACACGGACCTCTTCTGCGCGCTCTGCGCTGAGAAAGCCCAAGCCAAGAGCCACGACCCCGGCTGGCGTAGCCCCTACGCTAGCGGGGAGGGTGACCAGATCGGCTGGCTTGTACCCGCCGTCCCCTACGAGGGAGAGAACACCTTCTGGGGGTACACCAGCGTGCCCGACAAGGGGGTTCTTTGGTGGCAACGTCTCCCCTGTACCCACGAGACCGCTTGCCGGCTCTACAACGAACGCAACCCTCTTGGTGAGCCTACCTAGGACGTATGGAAAAACCGGAGGTGTCTCCTATGACCCTGGCACATTTTACGATGTTTTTATCACTGAGCCCCTAGAGGGGGACTCCAGTGTGCAGAACACGGAAACCGTGAAAGTGTATGGAGACGCCGGGGGTACAAGGTGACCCCAACAAAAGTTGTGAATTCGGAGCTAGGGTAAGCGTAAGAGGGGGGCATGGACACCACCGACAGCACCAAGACCGAGAAGCTCATCCCCTGGGGGGAGAGGGCGTACAAGACCGCCGACCAGGCGTACATGGTCAGCTTCGAGGTGGGGCGTTACTGGTCTGGACACGCTAAGCTGGGCGGTGGTCCGGTCAAGTACATTGCCTGGACGATCTACGACTGCCGTACTGCCTGCAAAGCGGTCAAAGAGTGCAGCAGCCTCAAAGAGGCTTGTGCGGCGCTCGCCAAGATCCGCGGGGTCGGGCGTATCAGCCTCCCGCGCCAGAGCAAGAAAACCGTTACCCCCTGAGAGGTTACCTCATGGCTACCAAGCACGTTTTCACGGTGGACCCAGCAAACCAGAATACCCGGTGGTGGGACAACCTGTTCTGCCTGGTATACCGGGCGCCGGCCTGGCTAAAGAAGCTCTGGTATCTCGACGAGGTAGAAGCCCCCTCCGAAGAGGAAGCCCGGGTCACGCTCGCGTGGTGCGCCTCGCTTGAAGGGCGCAGCCCCACGCAGCCCGCGACAGCGCCCCACCCTCTACGCTACACGGTCAAAGGGGGCTTAGGTCAGCTAGTCTTAGCCTAATGCACGCCTTGTCAGGGTAATACCAAAGGGGTTGACCCTGAGCCCTACGTGGTCTGACTCTAGCGGGCGACCCTCGATCCGGTATAGATCAGCGGCGCTGTAACCCTCTTTGGTGCCATTGGTCGAGATAGTCACGCCCCCTGTAGCGGTCAGGATTCCAGAGACGTTCAGCCGGTGAACCTCGGTAGCAATGAGCATCATAAGCTCCCCACCCGAAGAGACCTCACCGAACCCGTTCTGAGTCAAAGCGTTGCGAACAAGCAGGGCTTTGACAGAGAGCACGTTGGGGTGGTTGGCTACGGGCGTTGTGATCTGGCTCATCCTGGCAGAGACCTCGCCACCCGGACGGGGCAACGTCGCGCTGTACAAAGAGCCCCCCCGCGTGGTGCGATAGTTCACAAGGGGCACGTAGCTTGACTGCTCGCCGTCAACGTGGACAATCACGTCACCAGCCTCTCCGCTGCAAGACGTTACGGGGGTCACAGGTAGCTCCCTTACCTCTTGGCGCCCTCTTGGGGACAGTGAGGCTAGACCAAGGTTCGTTTCGCCAGGCTCCACGACGAAGGCTGACTTACCCGTGGCTACCGGCTCACCCCGGAAGTCTTTATCGCGGAAGAGACCCCCAAGAGGTAGCCTGGACGTACACGCTGACAGGTCTGTACCGTAGGACTCAGTGATGCCCACCAGCGCGCCAAGAATGCTCCTCGGACGGGCCGCCACGGGGGAGGGTGGTGGGTAGACCGCGGGATTTTCGTACCCAATGTTCAGCACATTTAGACCCGACGATGCCTCCATCCCCAACCTACCCGTGCCAGCCGTGGTCTGGAATGACACAGAGGCGAGAACCTCTAGGGGCTTCTGGTAAGGTCGCGTCAGGGCGTTCTGGTCAAGTTGTGTGGCGCTTAGCTGGTATGCATCAACGGAACTTAGCGGTCCCATGCGCTGCGCAGTGTCCGTGTAAGTCGTCTCACTACCCCAAGCATCGCCCTGGTAAGCCGCTCGACTGTAATTGATGACCACGCCGTCAGAGGCAGCCAAAGGTCCAGGGAGTATCGCCGTCACCCCAGGGAGGGTAACGCCCAGATTAGCGCTGCGTAGCGGTCCAGAGCTGTTCGCCAGCGTGCGGTTTCGCGAGAGGACAAGCCGGAAATCTGAGTTTACGTTGAACGAGTTACGGTCAAAACCGAAGATGCTCGCCTCGATAACGTACCGTCCTGCGGTAAAGGTGGGAATGGGTACGAGGGTAGACTTGCTGAGGTCCAGCGCGTTGGCGTTGAGTACGAACGTGCTGTCACCGTCATCGTCCTTCGTGATGAAGAAGAACGGACCCTCAAAGTTTTGCCGTAGAAGGTTCTGAGCCGGGCTTCCAATGACCAGTGGGCTTCTCGTCGCACTAACGTAAGCGCTGCCATTGGTCAGGTAGTCCTGAGCCTCGTACACTGCCCAGAGGCGAGCCACACCATAGAACGGGGGTAGCTCGACGCCCGCTCTACCCGTGGGGTCAGAGTAAAACCTTGCACCCGCTACACCCGGAGAGGGTGTAACCGCGTTGTATGTCGCCGCTACCGTACCAGGCAGGGAAGTGAGGTTGTGCGTCGAGAAGACCGCGTTAGTGTAGGGTGCGTTAACGTAGTTGATATACTGTGGGTTGTGGTTGGTATCCGAATAGACGCTACCCTGTTTAGACTGCAACCCGAAGTTGACACCCTCGTCAAACACCACAGAGCCCCCGGGCAACATGACCGGGGAGAGAATGTCACCCCACCCCGGTACAAGGTGACGGGGCAGTGTAACGTACAGGTTCCGCTGGAATGCGTTGTTGAGCGGTCCAATGACACTCCCAGCAAATAGCCCCAAGGGGTCCGTGGTAACCCACTTTGGCAGCAAGTTGCTGTCCACCGTGGGCATGATACCCCGTGCGTCCTCAAAGTGGAAGGCTGATACAGGTATACCTAGAGGCAGTGTTGAGGGCAAGATGCCCTCAACCTGTACTTGTAGAGGATTGGGTACGGCTGTCACAGTGTAACGACCCTTGGCGGGCCCACTCGTAATGACCAGGGCAAAACCCACCAGAAAGCCGGCAAAGGTGCCATCCACCTTACTGAGGGTGTCTGAGCCATTGGTGGTAGCGTTTGCACCCACGTAGGTCACGTTACCATAACCGTTTACGGCGTTGCCGTCCTGCGTTACTGCCTGGGGGAACGTGATGCGACGGAAAGGCTGGATAGCCACCGTCTTGCTAGAAGCGTCAGCGTAAGCCTCTGCGGTAGTGGGCCATTGTCCTGCAAAGAGGGTGTTACGGAACCTGGACCACAGAGGGAGCCAAGCCGCGCGAAGCGGCACGTTGCTAGCCGGTACTGTCGGACCCGCCAAGAGGTACTCACCCCCGGCATTCGTCAGCATCGCCAGGGAGTGTACGCTGTCAAACTTGCGTGACGTGCCTCTACCGGGTCCGTACAGCACCCTCACCGTGATCGCCACGTCGCCCGCAATGGGGTAGATCCCAGAACCCACAAAGGTAATGACTAGAGGGTCTCCAGGGTTGGGGTTTAGGGGGGTTACTGTGATGAAAATGGGGTCTATCGAAAAGGACTGACCTCGGATACGAACCTGTACCGCCCCAGCCAAGCCATCGTTGACAAACCGTACTTGGTCGGTGTCCGCGCCTAGCCCTTGCTGAAAGGCGTTAGGCTGAATCCTGATAATGTCCCCTGAGTTAAACTCATTCGGTACCGACTGAAACGTGGTCTCTGCGGGTAGCGACAAGGACCACGGGGTTGCAATCTGAACTGCCCCGGGACCGGGGACGATGCCAGGCGAAGGGGTGACGTGGGTGTCCACCGTTTCCAGCGTAGAGGCGTCACTCCAAACGCGCCTGACAAGGTTAGGACCGTCCAGCTTGGTTACCCCGAGGGCCACCGCCCCATCTGTTACCTTGTCCTGGTAGAGAAGCCACGGACCCTGGGTCTGATCTGCACTCTTCCAATTAGCCTGCAAGTCCCCTCTCAGGAGCTTGCCTAGTGCCCCCCTAAGAAGGGCGTTGTAGTCAAACCCCTGGGGGCTTACGACGTGCCTAGCGTCCAGAATGTCCGTGGCTGCAATCTGGTCTGCAAAGTAACCATCGGGTCGCCCAGGCACAATTTCTACCGGCGTGCCCGCCTTGTGGGTCTCTGCCCTGGTACCGTTGACCCCACGGGCTACCAGCGTCAACGTCGTGCCTGAGACGGTTTGGTAGGTGACTAGCTCGTCCCCAATCTTGAGGAGCACCGGAGAGGTAGGGGTGGCTGGCAAAGGCAACGTGTTCGCCGTGTAGGCTGACAAAGTTGACGACAAACTTGTTGACGACAAATCTGTTGCCAGCGTGGGCATCGCAGAAAACGTCTTGAAACCCGCCCGAGAGGTGGCCGTAGGGTTGCGATTGACCCCCCCATTCAAGTTAGCGAAGGGGTCACCATTCCACGCCACTCCGTTGCGCCGGAAGATGAAAGCCAGCGGGATTGCGTAAGTGTAGCCGTCTACCGTGCCAAGGGCGGTCTGGGCAGGTAGCGAGCCGTCACCAGCGCGCCAGAGCCCAGGGTCACCTAGCTCTTGCCTCATGTTGGCGAACGTGTAGCTCCCAGGTACGGCAGCTAGCCCCCTCGCAAAAACCTTGGTGATGTCAAAACCATCAGGGTACGCCGCGAGCCCTAGAAGCCCCGTGACTACCCTGAGCCGGTACTGAACCTGTACCCTCTGGGTAGTCTCGACTCCGATCTCAGGGTCTTGTAGGTCGTCGGGTAGGTAGGACGTGCCCCCCTCTACGTTACCAAAGCGGTACACGGAGGCGGCCTCTGGCTTAGAGGCGGCAACCCCCGTGGGTACGCGGGCTCGCCACGCCTCTAGGAAAATGAAGTCAACCCGCTTGTCCCCTGCGTTCAGGGGAGGGGGGTCTAGTGTAACCCGGTTCCAAGTCGCTGTGTTGTCTGCGCTACCCGGGGGGGTGCCTGTTTGGGTAGCGGTGACCGGGATATACCACCCGTTGACGACAGCCCAGGGGATGGCACGTTTCTCGCCAGAGCCTTGGTGACCAAACTTGAACCAGTTGGACCAGAGGGGGTTGGTTTCGTAAACGTCGCTGGGGTTGGTGCTGTTGGAGAGCCACCCGGAGGGCGTGTTGACGTGATGGGACTGAGCTAGCCCTTGCGTGGCTAGCTGTTGAAGCAGGTTCAGCTCGGAATCGAGCGGAGGCTTGTCCGCTTGCCAGACAACGAGGTCGTACTGTGTTGACGTGGGGTCGAGAACACGAGAGACCCCTGGTCCCAGGTTGTCGTTACTCATCTTGGCTAAGGCTTTAGTATAGCAAGGACCAACCTGCAAGCCCGACGTGAGGACCAGGGAACGCCAGTGTCAGCCTCAGAATGAACTGGTTTCCTTGGTCTGCCAGGGGGATGCTCTCCAAACCGCCTGCCAAGAGGCTAACGAAGGTAGCCCCATTGTTGAAGCTCGCCGTGGCAGTAAAGACCGAGGGTGCAACCTCTTGGTAGGTTCGCTGGTACAAGCCCGTCGCGTTGTCACTGTCGCTGTACGTGTACGGCTCGAAGTTGAGAACGACCTGGGCTGGCGCGAACGCCAGCGGCACCATGACGGTTTGCGCCGTGTTGAACTTGATAGAGCCCCGCTCCCCGAAAGAGCCGAGGGTGAAGGGGTAGGTCAGGTCAAAGCCGTTGGCGTCCAGGCAGTCATCGTAGGCTTGGTTCGTAAAGCCAGGGTGCATGGCCAGGAGCCCTTGATGCTTCTGCAAGAGCAAGTTGGCTCGGCTTGTAGGGGGCGCCAAGAGGGGTAGGGAGAGCCCGTAGGGGATGACGTAGTTCCCGGTGACCTCTTTGCTGGTCAGGGCAGCGGCGCTGTCCGACAGGGCTGCATTGATCTCGTCGTTGTAAAGGTCAATGAGGTAGAGGGTGGCGCCCATGGCTAAGACTCCCTTGTACCGCATTTTGGTGCGGCTTACCACATTGCTTAGCGTCACGGGGGCTTCTCTAGGCACGGGGAACCTGAAAGCCAGAGAAGGTCTCTTGGGGTAGAGGGGGGAGCCGGAGTCAACGCAGCCCACGGCAAGCCCGGACTGAGCAAGCCAGGGGTGTTGAGCTACTTTGACCGTGATGTCCTGGCTACCCCCGAGGGTGAGGTTACTTAGAGCGACGCCTTCGGCTCCGTCTACCTCTACACAAGGCGTGCCGTACCCAAGCGTAATCAGGAACACGTCCTCTCTGGGTAGGAATTCCAGGGTGTGTCCCCCGGTAGACTCCAAGAGGGGGGTGCGCTGGGTAGCGGCATCCACGTCACCCGTGAGCAAGATTGTGCTTAGCGAGGACTTCAGGTTGTAGAGGTAAGAGGAGGGACGTGTGACCGTGTAGTGCGTGCCTGCGGGGGGGAGCACCCCAAAGGGTGTTGTGGTGAGCACGGTGGGCGCCACGGACAGCACGTAGACCAAAGCGTTACCGCCCACGTAAACACGGTCCCCTGGTTGCACTCCCATGGTAATGAACCCTGGGAAGACATCAGTATCCGTAAGACTTGTCGCGGTATAGGTAACGCCAGCGCCTTCGTTGAACAGCAAATTGTACTGAGCGAGGCGTCCCACAACAGTAAAGGTTCCGTCCGGGGGCACAGCGTCATAATCACCCACTGCCACATCAATGGCGTTCGTTGCGTCATTCCACGGCATGTCCACGCTGGCATTGTCCAGCGCCGCGCCCCCGAAAAGGGTGGCGGTTCTGCGAATATCTGTGCCCCCTGGCCCTCTCCCTGCAACTGCAAAGAGGTCGCCCACCTTGGCGTTTTGAGAGGAGTTGACCAAGGTTACGGTATCCGCGATAACCTGGGGCAAGCTAGATGCAAAGTCTGGCGCCGTGAGACCAAAGAGGGGGGTGAGCCTCTGCGTCAAGAAGCGCATTCCAGGCTGGCGGTACGCAGTTCCCACAGTCAAACCGAAGTCGCGACCTACCCGGACACCCACCCCAAGGGTTGTTGCCGGCTCGTCGAGAAGAGACCTGACATTCCACCCGGTCTGGTAAAGTTGAGCCGCCCCGTGACCGGACCACACAAGAGAGACCGCCAGACCCCACCGTCCAAGGACAGGGTTCCACTTGACCTTGACGCCCCGGAAACTAGCCAGCGGCAGGTTGGAAGCTGCGGAGTACGCCCCGTACCCAGGTCCAGGCATCTTCCGCCCCGTGTTACCCACGAAGTCAGTGGGCACGTAGGCCGGTGCATTAGCCTCTTCGACCATGAAGTCACGGCTGACGAGGTAGGTGTCCACAGACTCCCCTGCGATGGCGTCTTTCTTGGCAGCGGCGACGAAGTAACGGTCGCCGTTCCAAGCTAGAGAGGCGTCAAGGTAGGTAACGGGTCCAACTATACCTGCCAGCTCGACTTCACGGACAACGGACCCTGTAGACCGTGAGAAGGCTAGAAGCCCGAGGAAAAAGCCCCCGTCGCCCTCGGCTTCCACCAAGAGGGTATACTCCCCATTCTCTTCGTTGTAGGCGGTGTCCCAGATACGGACCATGTTTTGCAACGTGGAAGTGGGCTCGGTGGAAACCACCGTCTGTAGGTAGTTCTGACCGGCGTTAGTCAACGCCCCGGAGGGAGCATCCCTCTTGGCGGCCATACCCCCAGAGAGAAGATAGCCGTATGCCAGGTAAGACGGCCCTGCTAGCGTGCTATCGAAGTCAGCGGAAAGGGAAACATAACCGTTCTGTGCATCGTAATCCGTTACCGTGTAAACGCCAGCGAGCTTGAATTCCTCCAAAGTGCCCAGCAAATCCGTTACTTTGGTTATGACCAAAGTGTCCCCAGGCAGCACAACACCACCATACTCTCCGAATGGCCCTGAAGTCGTGAGGTTGAGCCTCAACACCAGCTTCGCACCCGCGGGCTTCAAGTAGGGGTCAATGGTGAACTGCCCTAGCACCCTTGCCGTGCCGTATCCCGCCACTGGGACATAGCGATTTGCAGCATTCCGCATTTGCAATGTGTGCCCACTGCCATCCTCTGCCACTGCAACCTGTTTCATGAAACCGTGGTCTGTAGCCAGCGCGCCGTAGTTGTCGTCACGGTGAACCACGAAGATTTGAAATTGCTTACCATCCCAAATAATCTTGGGTGACAAGAACCTCGCCTTGCGTTGCTGGTTGTCTACCGTCAAGCCCGGGATGGTAGAGTCAAGCTCTAGGAGGTGTGTCACCCCTCCTCCCGGGTCAAAGGTGTCTGGTGCGGAAATGCTACCAGACACCACGTTACCAAAGGCTGTCGTGGTTCCGGTGCTGTCGTGAAATAGAGTGTACCCTATGAGGTTACCACCATTGGCACCCGTGAACGCCGTGCTCACTGTAGAAGGGTCCGTGGTCTGTAGCCCCATCGACCACACAACGCAGTACGTCTTGCCCGAGTAGGCTACGTCAAGCAAGACTACCTCTCGGTTCATGCTCAGGTTGTACGCCCCGCAGGTTATGTGCCCCGTGGCTACCACCTTGGCTGACCGTAGGTTGGTCGCCAGTGCCGCCGGGTTGGTAAGCTCGTCACCTACCAACGCCCCGTCCATTTCCAGACCCTCTCCGGGGAAGACCACCATGGATATGACCCCACGGTGGTGCATCATCTTCTCAATCGAAATGGCGTTCGCGGGCTGCGCGTTGACCAAAACCCCCGGGAAGAAGACTACCCAGTCACGACCATTCCAAAGAGACTTGGGTTGCATCGTGTTCAGGTTGGTCAAGCCGACCCCTGGCACGTTGGCAATCCCCAAGAAGTTGTCCGTGGGGTCTCTCGTGGGTGTTAGCGCAAACGGTGTGCCCCGGACCCTGACCCCATGACCACCCTCTTGGTCAGCAACCATCGCTGAGAGGTCAACAAACCAATCTGTATCGCGAGCAGGGTCACCGGACGCAAGGTCAAAGAGGCTGCCCGTGTTCATGAGCCCCTTCAAGAAGCGGGCTGTGAAATGGGGGAAGAAGGTGCGGTAGCCGTCCGTGGACCACCCCACTTGCGCTGACGTGACCCACCCGTGACGGGTGTAGACGTGCTCGAAGGACTCTTGGCTCAGGGTAGCCGCGCCCCCGGTAAGGGTCATGCTCTCCAGAGAGGAGTTCCACCGTCCGAAGCTCTGGCGGTAGAAGTTGAGCTTGTTGACGCGACCCCCACCGATACCCCCCGTGATCCGGTCTACCAGTCCGTAGGTGTTCTCACCCCACGCAATGGCACAGAGGGGGCTCTCTAGCCGGGCTTGCTCCGAGGTAGGCTTAGGGGCGCCCAAAGTGACACCTTGTACCGTGAGGTCCGCGGCGAGCTTGGACGTGCTTACTTGGTCATTCCAAGAGAGGCTGGTGTCCCCGTACTTTCGGGTTGAAAAGGTAGCGTCACCCCAGAGGCTACGGTTGAGAACCTCTTGGCTACGCGGGCGAGAAGTCGAAACGGATTCGGGGATGGCGAAGGTGAGGTACGAAGAGGTAGTGAGTACCTCACCCTTGGTAGAGACCCGGAAACCCAGGTTAGGCATTCCCCCCGATAGTCCTAGTGTGGTGCTACCGTTAACCAAACACCACTCTTTCTGGCTCCCAGGGATACCCACGGGCGCAACGGGAATAGAAGCGAGTTCAATTACGTGCTCGCTGCGCACCCCCGTAATCAAAACAGTCTCACCCGTGACTGGAAAGTAAACCGCGTCAGAGAAGGGTGTAACCGTGAGGGGTAGAAAAGACCCATCATTGTTGGACGTTGGGCTTGACCCTGTACCAAAGATGAAGCTCTCGTCAGTCAGGATCTCGGTGCCCGCGTCATTACTGATTACCCCCGTGTCCGACCAAATGCCCGCCATGGTCGGAGAGACCACCATCCAATCCTCTCCGGTCCACGTCACGTCGGGCAACAAAGAGGGTACTTTGTCGTCTACAAGGTTCCAAGCGTGGCAGTAATTCCTGGCAGAGACCTCTAGCTCAGGGCGCGACGTGTTGAGAACGCTGTTTGCCCAAGGAACCCGGATAGGCTTACGACCCCCTAGCACTCGCCCGGTACGGTGTGTGTCCGCACCCATCGCAGGGAAGTCTGAGAGGCTGGTGGGGTTGAGACCTGTTCTGTCGGAAGGTGTTGGCCCCGTGAGTGTAAAGTTGTCCCCCAGCAAAGCAAAGCACGTAGAGAGGTACTCTCTGTGTACCGAGAGGCTGGCCAACGGTACGTCACCGTCCGGGGGGTAGGTGGCGCTACTGTCGTAAAACACTGTGTTGAAACCGTCGTCAAGGTTCCGCATGGTGTCGCCCGCTAGACGAGCCACGGTGTCAAACAGTTGGTACACAATGAGCCAGCCGTCACCCCCACGACAAATCCTAACAAAGTCAGGCTCGCGCTCGTCTCTACTGTAGAAAGAAGTAATTTCACCACCAGCAACCACGACAAGGAGCGTGCTCCCCCCTGCCATATCGGTTGAAGTCGCTGCGTATATCGTGGACAGGGGCGCCGCTGAGAAGTTGAAACCCGCGGTATTCGAGTGAAAGAATTGGTCACCATCATCAAAAGCCACCGTGACGTTCAGCCCCGCCACGCCTACGATGACCCCGCTCCTACCGTTATCCACGGAGGCCAAGTTGTCGTGACAGAGAAAGCGCATCCCAGGGAGCAGTAGGAGCACAATAATCCCACCAACGGTAACCACATTTGAGCTTACCGTTGTACCACAGACCGACGTAACAAGGAGTCCTTGTCTCTCGGACCAGACCACGGCGTAGGTGCTGTCGTTCTTAGCCGCGATGTCCACGGACGTGATGATGCGATTTGCGTCACGGTCCCCCGTGGTGTCTACCGGTGTAAGAAGACCTGTGCCTACATCATAGCTCGCCGTCTGTACACTCACCGTGCTGTAATCGGAAGCAAACGAGGAGAACGCCAGACGTACCTCGGAGCCCGAAGAGGCTAGACTTGGCGTACTGTTATTTGCGTAGTCCCCCGTAACTGTGGTGGACGGGAACTTCAAACTGAAAGCACCAGCCAACCGTTTTACCGTCTCGATAACGGACTCTGGCCCGGCACCTGTGTCGCGCACGTAAACCACGACGTACTCATCCGTACCCTCTACGTGAACCATCCTGGGGTAGTGGCCCGTGGTATGGTGCGGAGCTAGAGCGTGCGCCGTGAAGCGAGTAAAGAGGGGGAGCGTCGCTACCGTGAGAGTCTGAGAGGACCACTGACCCTGTAGGTCCACCTCTCGGAAGTAAACCTCGTTAGCTACACTGTCCGCCCACGTTACACCCCATACACGGCGTACAGGGTTCCAAACAATATCATACCCCTCAATCCTTGCCGTAGGGTCAAGAGTTACGCTAGGAGGGGTGTAGCTCCCTGAGAGAGGGTAATCAGCGTCCCACACCCCCCAAGGCGTGTTTGCGCCAAACTTGAAGAGGGCGTGAGCGTCGCCAGCACCATCCGGTTTAGAGACCACCCTGGTAGCCGCACCCTCGCCAGTGATCTTCACGCCAGGGGGCACCGTGACCGTGCTGGTCAAACGGTACTCCCCTCTCCGAAGATGAACCTCGCCGTAACCGTCAAGAATCGCAGCCTTGACTGCCTCTTGCAGCTTGGTCGTGGGGTCTCGGTAGCCTACCAGCCCAGAGGGGTTGTAGTCCCCCCCGGGGTTCTGCGGGGGGTTAGCGCCCGCGCCCACCGTAAACGCCGTCTTGTCCGCGACCACAAGGTCCATGGACGTAGCGGGGTCTGTCACCGGCTCAGTTAGCGGCTGCCTCTTGAACTTCCAAGCGTTATCGCCCTGAGTGTACGCAAAGTATCTCTCCGTCGAGAGCGGTGTAGTGCTGTCTTGGACCCCAAAGTACGTAACCCCCGTCCCTGTGAGCGCCTGGACGTAAAGTTCCTCTCCGGTGTCAGTAGCCCCTAGCAACCAAGCCTCGCGGGCAGCGTCGTACCGGACAAAGCCCGCCGCCTTAGCGTCGTACTCATCCGACCTTACGTGGTAAAGCTCCTTGGGAGCGCCCTCTACGTAAGGAGCTACCGTGGGTTGCGAAGCCCAGTAGACAGCATAGAGGCGCAGCCTCCCTGTGGCAGGTTCCACGCAGAGGGCACTGGGTTTGACCTCACTACCCGTCACCGGAGGGATGGCAAACCGTACCACGCCAGCGTGGTAGTCCACCGTCATCCTCTGGTCCGCCGCCGGCTTGGTGCTGTCCAGAACCGGCGTGGTGGACGTGATCGGCTTGGTAAGGTCTGGTGCGCCTGCCCCGTTATCAGGGTACAAGACGACCCTGTACCCCAGCTTGTCTAGCCCCGTGCGTGCGCCGAAGTCGTAAACCGAGTCCGCCCTGTCGCCCGTACCAAGCTGAGGGGGTACGATCTTGGTGATACGGGCGCCCTCGATACCGTCGAGCCTGGGGGCTGCGACCGTGTGAGGCGCCGAGCTGTCCACGAAGAGAAAGGCTTGCTCACTCCCCAAGGGTCCAGACCCAGGAAGCGCAAAGAGCCTCTTGGCGTTAGGACGGATGACGATGTAGCTCCAGCCTACCTCTAGGGGCGCGGGGTCTAGCTCATCCTCGGAGCCCACGTTGGAGGGGTTGACAATGTTGGTCAGCGTGAGGGTTGTGCCTGTCAGTGCAGACACAGTGCCCACCGCGTAAGCGTTGTCCGTCGTAGACCCGCTCTTGGCTTTTACCAAGAGTACGTCCCCTGGCAAGACTGAAAGCCCAAAAGTCTGGGTAAGGTCTTGCCAGGTCGAGATGTTGAGCGCCCGACCCTCTGTGCCTTGGGTTGGCTGCGTGGGTCCGTACCAAGAGGCTACCTCAGCGGGCAGATTCACCTTGGTAAACGTCCCCAACCCCTTACCCGGTTCTTCGGTGGGCGTAGGGGAAAGATGGTCTGCAAAGGTCTGGCTAACCCCCGTGGTAAAGGGTTCGTTGCCGCCCAGCGTGAGAGCTTTTTCCTGAGAGAAGAGGTCGGCATGACGCAAAGCCTCCCTCTCGGGCACCGTCAGATTGGTCTCGGTCGTAGTCGGTGTGTGTGTGGCGCTCATCTTCGCTTAGACCTTAGACAAGAGGAAGGTACTCAACTTCCGTGACTTCGTGACTTACGCCAGCGCTCTTGAAGTACGAGACCCTGACAAATAGGGGGCACTTACCACTCGCAGCTTTCCAGTTGAACCACGGAAGCTCAAACGTGTACGTCCAGTCCACGCCAGAACCCTCTTTGCCTACCAGACAGCCGCGCGTGTCCTCGGAGAGAAGGTCCGGGCTCCCCTTGGGTCGCCCCAGGTCAGCACGCTTGACCGTGGGTCCGTCAGCGTCTTGGAAGAACAACTCGACCACCATCCCCCCTAGGTGGTCCGCCACCCGGTCCCCCGTCCAAGCGGTGGTAGCTGCAAAGGCAGCGGGCACTACGCCCTTGATCCGTAGTTTTCCCTTGTTGACCACCTGAGTTGTGTTGAACGCCCGGACGTAGCTCCGAATGTGGCTCAAGGGGTCTGACGCTGGAAAGCTAGAGTAATCCGGCTGAGGTGTGGGTAGGTACAGGGCGGGGCTGCTGTAGTCCCCTTGGGGGTACACTAGCTTGGAGGCATCTACTTGGAGGTTGCCGTCACCCAGCGCCAGCGTAGAGGCGGAAACGTAAACATCACCGCCCCCTGGTACGAGATCCTTGGTGGTCGCTACGCTTACCGTGGTTAGGTAACGGTAGAACTCGTCCTTGAAGGTCTCTTTGGTTTCCGTGGTGGGGTTGAGCACAGAGGGCGGGTTGGGGTACGTATTGACCAGGAAGTTGGTGGTGTCGATATACAAGACCGCTGGTTGGTACGGCTTGCGTAGGTGTACCCTGATCGTTCCGGTGCGAGTGAAGATAGGGGAGAGCACACCGGGGCTAATGCCTAGCAAAGATAGCTCTCCGGTGTGTCCGGGTTGCGGGGAGAAGGCAGGGGTGTACGGTGAACCGCCGGCTTGCTGTAGCTCGTTGTAGCTCTTCTCTTGCAGTGTGCTGTTGCCTAGCCGGGAGAAGTCAAGGGCTACGGGGTTGACCAGGGAACCAAACCCAAGAGGGGTATTCACCCCGTCAGGCGTAGCGTCCGTGTTGAACGAGTCGTTGAACAAGTCATTGAACTGCACGTCAATGTTGAATAGGGGTGCCGCCGCACCGTCCATGTAGGCTATGCCCGACAGAAACTTGGTGCTCGGGGAGTTGGCCAGAGCGGAAGCGAAACCAACCCCCGAAGGTGCCGTACCGCTGTCCGCGTCACTGAAGATAAACCGCCTATTGAGGGTAACCACGTCCCCGGTGTCAAAGTCACCTAGCGTGGGTACTGCTGAGTAAGCATTGGTACTGGTCAGCGTTACCAGGGTAAGGTTGCCACCTGCAATCGCGGCATCCGACACGGCAAAGGCTGGCTTCCAATGCGCGAAGAGAATGGAGCCGTTGTCGCCTGGGGCCAGCGCGGGTGACGCTATTGCGTACTGTGCTAGCTGGTAGTGCGTAAACCTCTGAGGGAAGTTAGCGTACCCTGATAGCGGAAAGGCACTGTAGTCAGAGAGCACAGGCAGCCGGAAGGTCAGGGCTAGCTTGTCCGTACCTACCAGAGAGGGTACATAGTCCCCCTGCCCGGCATCACGGTTTATCTCTGAGAAGTTCGCTGAGGCTACCGTGAGCGCTACCGGCTGACTCGCGGTGCTTCCTAGCCAAAGAGCGCCAACCAGCGTAGAGGCACCGTCAAGGAAGTTGCCCGTTGTGCTGGTGTACACGGCCAAGACCCCACGGTCAGCAGGGTAAAGGTTACCTTGCGCCGTAAAGCTAGCGACAGGGTCAGGCAACAGGTTCTTGGTGAACCGTACCGCGGCTCCGTTAGCAAACCCCCCCGTAAGAGCGTTCAACCCAAGGGCACCCCAATTGGTGACCCCTGAGTTGACCACGGCGCCGTCAAAGCCTAGACGGTCAGGCGCAGAGGGCAACAAGCCGGCAACTTGAACCAAAACGTCCAGAACCGACTCCCCGTCAAACGGACCCCCCACCGAGGAGAGGAGGGGCGCCCCCGTGGGGGGGTAGGTCGTCGGTACCCCGATAGCGCCAGCAAAGTGAGCGTCCTGGGGGTCCAAAATGTGCGCTGACAGGTCAGCGCTGGTACTGATAATCCCTCCTAGTGAGCCCACCTGTACCTGACCAGGGAGAGACTTACCTGGACCCGGGTTGACGACGATGGCGGGGTTTGCACTTGAGGGCATAACGCCTTCCTTCCGGTCAAGAGACCCTTGGTACGGAAGATGGACAGTGTGGTGGTGTTGAGTGTCAAGTCGGGGTTCATAACGACCGAGTTTTGAGCGTCCATGGCCCACCTCATGAGGATTCCGAAGTACAAGGCACCCTGCGAGCCCAGAGGCGGACTGGCAAACGGTAGCTCCAAGAGGAGGGGTAGTACGTTTTTGTGACGCGAGGGGTCGCTCAGCAATTGTGCAAACGTGTTGGGTATGTAGTCCCCAGGTGGTACGCCCGTAAAGAAGCTACGTCCCTCTATGTCAGCGTCGGTGGGCGCCCTGGTAAAGGTGACAGGTCCAGTGGGCTCGTACCCCACGTAGGGGTGAAGTTTGAGCCAGCCTGTGGTGGCGTTGAAGTCCGACACAGAGAGAGTCGCGGGACCGTCTAGCTCATGCTCACCGCCAAACGTACCAATTGACGTGGGGTAAACACCCCCTGTTTGCACGTAAGCGTAAGGGAATGGGTAACCCTCTCCCTGGCTACCGCTACCCGTAGTGATGGCTAGCAAGGTGTCCCCAACGAGCTTGGGGTGAAAAACCTTGGCGACGCCCAGCAAGGCACTTCGTACCGCCTGGGGTGCCCTCGCGGGGTAGTACAGCGTCAGTTGCTCGCCGTTTTGCGGTAGAGGGCGCACCGCTTGCAGGGTCACGCGCCATCGATCCAACACGGTGGTTGTAAAGTCTGCCGGGTTGGTCAGCGTGACTACGCGCCCCGAGGCGTCTATTGTAAACCCCCCCACGATGGGTGCAAACGGACCAGGGAAAGGACTACGCTCAATGAGCGTTATAGCTAGTGCCCTCTCGGGGAGGTCAATCGTCGAGACACCCACGGCAGCCGGGGCATTGACCAGCACGACCTGAGAGAGGGTTTCGTATTGTAGCCGTACCTCTCGGTGTGAGAAGTCTGACCCCACGTTTAGCTGGCTAAAGAGGATGGGTGCGGCAGCCGGTAGTTGCACCGGGTTGTTGATCTGTACCGCCCCGCTCGCCCCGGTAACGTCCAAGGGGTAGTTAGCTACTGGGGTACGGGTCAAGCCACTGCCTTGAGCACCCCTAAAGTTGGGATATGCTATCAGGAGGTCAACGTAGAGCGCCTCCGTCGTGATGGGTATGGTCGAGACCGTGCCCAGCGTGAGTGTCACTGGACCTACCGGGTCCGTACCAAAGCCGGTCATGGTCACGATAGGGGCGTCAACGTGGGTAGCCCCGGCAACACCCTCTCCGTCAAAGCGGGCGCTTACCACGTCGAGCCAGCGTACCTCAGAGGGTGCAAAGGACGCCCAGTTGAAAGCCGCGTAAGGGTAGACAGGGAGCACGGTGGGGTTGAGGGTGATGACTTGCCCGTCCACGAAGGGTCCAGTGATCCTCAGCGTGGCTATCTCTAGGACAGCCCGGTCACTGAACCTACGGAGCACTGCGTCAAAATCACCGATGAGTGTAGCGCCAGGCGTGTCTACGGGCCCAATCTCGTCTGCCCAGAGATTACTGTGACCCCACACCCCGCCCCCGTTGGGGGTCTCTTCCCACTCGGTTCTCAGTTGGTTGTCCAGCATGAGCCGAAGGTTGCGCTGTAGAACTTCGGGAAGGGACCACGACTCCGAGGCTACAAGGCGCCGTAGGTCCGCCACGTCGTCTAGGACAATGACGTTGTGAAAGAGACCATCGGGGCGGTCGCTAGGTCCGGGGGAGAGTATACCCCCATTATGGTTACTGTTCTTGGCAAAAGCGGTTGTGTTTCTACGGAAAACAGCCGCAAAGGGGATGGCGTACATAAACCCATCCACGGTCCCCAGGTCGGAAGCCGACGTTGCGTCCCCAAGGCCAGCCCGCCAGAGCCCAGTGTCCCCGTTAGCGTCCTGGTTCTGGTAAGGGTAGAGCGCCGGGGGCACTGCCCCGTCTGGGGTCGCCGCGTTGGGGGGCACCGTGCGGGCTACAATGAGGGGGTCACTCATCCCGTCCGGGTAACTAAAGAGGTCCACCCCCTGAACCACCCTGAGACGGTATTGTACCTGTACCCTCTTGGTCGTCTCGGAGCCCACATTCACGTCGAGTATGTCATCAGGGAAGTTGACTACCAGATCGTCAGCCGGAGACACTTTGACGTTACCGTTACGCCAGATTCGAGCCGCTGGGCTCTTGCCTACCGTAGACGGAGCCGCCGAGAGAAGCCTTAGCCAAACCTCTAGAAGTACAAAGTCCACCCTCTTGGAAGCCGCACCCGCCGGTCCCGCCCCAAGGTCTAGCTGGTTACCAGGGGCGATACCCGTGTTGGTGACACGGACAAGCCAACCATTCACGTTAGCTAGTAGCGGACCTGAGACTTGCAGGGTATTTGACGCGCCTACAGCCTGAAAGATGGGGAAGTTATCAGGCTGGTCGATAGCGTCTCGCGTGAGCCACCCAGAGGGTGTACCACTGAGAGGGACTCCCTGGCTAATCTGGTCCTCAAGGTCTGAAGCCAGGTTCAGCTCTGTGTCAAGCACTGGCTTGGCGGACTGAAATACACCTGTCAGGAATGCTCTTTCCTCGGGGTCGAGGTAACCAGACACCCCAGGACCGTATTCTTTGAATGTCATGTCAGAAGCCCTCTAGGTGAAAGAAAGAGTACATATCAGAACTGAATTCTCCAGGTAATCGTGAGGGTCGCCGTAGGCGGCTTATTCAAAACAGCGAACGTCAAGTAATTCCCAAGCGACTCGGTTAGTGTGAGGTCCGTTAGGGGATTGTACGGTCCGTTTGGTGGCAGCGTAGGGTTCTTTATAGCCAGGTTTGTTGAGATGTTACCCCCCAGCAAACCCATTTCCACCAGAGGTCCAACAGCCTCGCTCTCTGTAAACGTGGTCGTGAAGTCCACCACGTTAGTCGGTATGCCTACAGGGATACCAGCGCCGTCAATAAACGTGGTGCTAGCGAACACCTTACGCGAGATTTCAGCGTAGAGTGACCTCTGGGTGTTCGTTGGCGCTGGGGGCGCCATGGGGTTCCACCCTATGTCACCAGTGCCCACAGCAAGACAGAAAAGACCCTTTGGGGGCTCCTGATTGTTCTTTGCCAAGCGGGCAAGAAGTACTGAAAAGTCCTTAACAATCAGGTTTTTTTGGTGCCTCTTGTCTATCAGCTTACCAGACGCACCGTCGCGTAGCTCCATGAAGACCTCTCCGCGGAAGCCAGAGACAGTATCCTCCAGGGGGCGGTAGCCTAGTTGCATGGCCACCTTGGCGAGTGCGCGGTTTGCGATTTCTTTCATGTACATTGTGCGTAGTTCACGGTAGGGGATAAGGGGACGATGGTGATTGTGGTTGTGGTGCCGGCTGGTATAGGTGCCAGGTTACTAGCTGTCTTGAAGGGGTGCAGGACGCCCGTACCGAAGGTCTGCCAGTAGGGGTTATTGAGCAGGGATACCAAGAGGGGGTCATGAGGCTCGTCTAGCACGGCAACGCAGCGACCACTGTTAGCCCCGGCGTAGACCTCGGGGTAGATGGCAGACAGCGCCATCTTGGCTTCGTTTAGTCTGGGGAAGGGAGCCCACAGGACATACGCCGTGTTGTTGGTCTGCCCTGGGTTGTAGCCCCCGAAGGTGGACAGGGGCAAGGGGTCAACTGGCTTTGGGTACTCATAGACCTCGTAGGCACGACTACAAACCGATAGCTCGTCGATCTGTATAGCGCTGAGAGGGGCTACGTCCTCTAGGGAGGGCGAGAAGAAGACCAAGCCTGCCGGCGTACCAAAGAGCCCCCCGGAGACCTCTCCGCTGAAGTCGGGGATGGCTGCCGCTACCGTCAACGGCTTGGGCTTCCACAGGAAGGTTGCCTCGTTAGGCACGAGGTTTCGACCGTCCACCGTGAAAACCACGTTGGCCACGACCACCCGGTAGAACTGGTTGGGTAGGAGGGCTACGCCCAGGTCAAGGTCTACCCGCCTTGTCACCCCAAGGTAGGTACGAGGCGTCGCCAGGATGACGGGTACCGGGTTGCCCAGGAGGTCAAAGACTTGGTAGGACGAGGCTGCGGCCAGCGCCAGGTCACTAAGGAGGTCCGCCCCGGCAATGACCTGGACCCTTGTGCTGCTTTGCGCCGTAGCAAAGAAGGAGGGGGTCGTGGCGTACCCAGAGAAGGTGTCTACGCGCTGGTCAATCTCTATGGGTAGCCGAGAGGTACTCCTGACTGAGGGGTGTACCGTGACCTCGTACAGAACCCACCCTTGAACCGTCGTGACCAGCCGGAGTACGTCAGGGAAGAGGACTTGGACCGAGAGAACCGTGAGCCCCGGTATACTGTAGGACAGCGGGTCCAGCGTGGACCCGTGGGTAAGGTCCAGGGGCGCCGTGAACTGCAATACCGCCGAGGTTGGACCCAGCGAGAAGGCATTGGTAAGCCCCAGCGCTGGCGTAGAGCCGTAGCGACCCCTGCCGTAGTCGTCTCGTCCGTAACCCTCAGTCATGCACTCTGCCTACAGGTAGCAGGAAAGAACTAAAGATGCGATGCGTGGTGCTCCCTGTGGGAGGATGCCCCTGGTTCGTTGACTGGTGCGACACCGTAGAAGAGTGCCACCGAGTAAACGGCGGCGCGCTCTGCCACCTCTGCGGAAAAGAGTACAGACGGCACCCCCCGGGCGGTCCCTCTAGAGAGGGCGTGTACATACCCACCTTCCACCGAGGGTGCGATGGTCGTCTCTTGAAGACCTGAGAGCCCTCTTGGTTTCCATACAGACCCATATGGAACTTCCGGGTAGGTCTAAGATGACCCTGCCACTTTTTACGATGTTTTTATCAGTGAGCCCCGAGGGGAGGACTCCAGTGTGCACCGACAGAATTTCTCCATACACTTGTAGGTCGAGGTGGGTGTAAAGAGACCCATACTACAGGGCTCTAGACAACCCCCCGAGAGGCGGTGTAAGGGGGTGTCATGTTGCCTCTCAGTCTGCCGATTGCTCGCGTGGTGGTTTACGTGTACCCCACGCATGACAAGGTGTTCCTGTACCCCCCGGGCGACGCCCCGCTACCCTACCCAAGGTTTCACGGGCTGCCTCCGGTCTTCAAGATGGACGTGCGCAAGGGCAACGGGGAGGCTTGGGTCAAAAAGTACCTTGGGGTCACGCCCGAGGTCAAGACGGTGGAAGTGCGTGTGTTCCCTCCGAGCGACCTGAACGCCTGCGGTGTAGAGGACGAGTTATGACCGAGAACCCCAAACCCAACCACGGCGCCACCCCTTACGAGCTAGACAAGCTCAACGGAGTCGTCGAGAACTTCATGTACCTCCTCTTGGGCGTGATCCACATGAGGGATGTTGCCGACCTGATCTGCCAGGCACGCGACCAAGCGGAGGCTATCCGCCTGAGCAAAGAGGCTAATCGTCTACGCCGTCTCGACGTTCTCGTATGCAAGGCTTACGCCAGTATGCTGCTCTCTCCGCAGAAGTTGTCCAGCACGGCGACCGAAGAGGGTTCCGACACCACGCCTTGCTTACACGGGGCGAGGCACTTACTCAAATCTTGGGCGTGGAGTAGGTAATAACCAGGGAACCCAGGCTGATCGCTTCGACCTGGGCGGCGGGTATGTCTTTGGCGCCCTTGTCGCCCCTGACCACGTAGGAGACGGCGTAGAGGTGCGAGGCTGGCGTGTCTGGGGTGAGCAGGGCCACAAGGACACGGTTACCGGACCTCTTCGCCCGTTCTGCGTCCCGTGCTTCTACCGTGACAAAGCCCGCGTTTTGCAGGGTCACGTCATCACTGTAGCCCGGGAGGGAGGCACCTTTCGCTCCGATAATGAAGGCTTGGTCAGGCGCAGCGCCTACGCTTACCGTGTCAGCGGAGAGGGTGAGGGCTACATCGTCTTGGAAGACGCCTTTGTGCTCGGTCTCGTTACCCCCGCCGTCCGTGGTAGGGAACTGCAAGGATACCTCTGAAAGGTAAACCGACTGACCTCCCTGGTTCATGGCGGGCACGGGCAAGAACTCTGAGGCAAGAGTCTCACGGATTCTCCGGGCGCCGTCGCTGTACGCCATTCTGGCGAGGGGTACGATCTCAAAGTCAACCCCGCTGGTGTTGTCTACCACGGCGATAATGTCGGACTGAGCGCTCCCTTGACCGATGAGTTTTTGGTTTAGCTCTTGGCTGACCCTGGTACGGATCTGGGGGTCCACCTTATCTTTGGTGGCGCCAGCCTTTAGTTGAACCGTGGTTTCCAAAGAGAGGGGGTTGTCCACGGCTTGTTTGACTACCACGTCCGCCGTGACGTGACGCATCTTGTTGACGACGCCTTGCACGGTTTGGAGGAGGTCATTGACCACGTAGGTCACCACCATGTTCTCGTCGTGCTCGTAATCCACGCTCACCGTCTGGCCATTGACGATGAGAGAGGCGGGCGTCCTTACGATCTTCACAGGGCGCGTAGGGGTACCCACCACAATCGTGAAGTCCGGCAAGGGGTCTTCAGGTCCGTTGTACTCCACGGTACGGTCAGCCGAGAAGACCCTGATGGTCTGGGTGTTGATCCCGATAAAGTTCAAGGGCTCCTCAAAGAACCCGATGAGCACATGCACCTCTGCGTTGACCGCTATGCCCTGACCCGTGGGCACCCCATTGCTCTGTGTGATTCTGAGGAAGTCTTTGGCTAGCGTGCTCTCCCCGTTGAACAAGGGGTCTTCTGCCTTGAACACCTTGTAGCCTGTCGTGGAGTTGAGTGAGCCCGAGACTTCACCCACCACAGAGGTAACCCTTCTGATCGGCTGAAAGGTGAATGCAAAGTCGGGCGAACTACGGAACCTGTAGTCCGCAATAATCAGGTCATCCTTGAAGGTCACGGGCTGAGGTATCGCCGTGTTGAGCTTGAAGGTCTGGTAGTCAATGATGATTACCCCTGTCACGTCGTAATCCTGACCCAGTGTGACGTTTCGTACCCCCAACCCATTGACCGGGTTGTTCAGGATTTCGAGGATCGGCGTGGTAGGCGTTACCCGTGAGTCGTTGACACGGAGCGTCAACGTAGGGAGGTCCACGATGGTGCAAAGCACGTCGCGGGCTATCTCAAAGGTGAACGCAAACTGCTCCGTGACCTGACGCTCCCTTAGCCCTTGTATCCAGATGTCCACCTTCCCGCCAATGTGCTTCTTGCGTAGATCGTCGTAATCCCTCATCATGAGGGGGTCACCCGACTTGACGATCTTGGTTTTGAGCACCCCGGGCTGACCGATGACCGCCAGGAGGTAGCCCCCCTCTGTGCCCGTGTCCACCGAAGAGGTCTTGAGGATGGCTCGCTCCGCTAGCTGAGCGTTGGTCTCCCGGTCTAGCCCGAACACGGTAGCCTCCGTGTTGATCACGGAGAGCCCATTGACACCGCTAGCCGAGTCAATCTGACCCGCTGGCACGTTACCCGCCCCTCCACTGGACTCGGCTACAATGTCCGCTACAATCTCGTACCTCTTGGTGTCAAAATTGTAGAAGGCGTCTGCGTTCGCCGCGGTGAGTACGAAGGAGCCCCCCACCCGGAACCTCTGGGTGGAGAGCCCTAGATCCTCGTCCGCCCGAGAGGTAACCGTGGTGCCCGCAGGCACAGTGAGGTCCACGGTGGGCCGCGCCTCACTGTAAAAAACAGCCTGACCTACCGCGGGTCTGCCGGGGAGCCGTGTTACGTCCTGGTTGGACCCTAGTTTCTCAAACGCCGTGTCAATGAGCGCTTGCGTGGCGCTGTCCGACGTAAAACCCAGAGCCGCCTTGAGGGCTACCTTGTACGCTGTCTGGGCTACGGGGTCGCTGGTACCGTCCCCGTTAGGGTCGTCAATCTGCAAGAGCGTGAGGAAGCTCTGGCTACGGTGAACAAAGTCGAGGAGAAACCACACCCGCTCAAACTCAGAGGAGAAGGGGTCAATCGTTACGTCCCTCATGGTCGAGCCCGGTATCAGGGACAGCTCTTGCAAAACCCGGTTGACCGACTGGATAAAGCTCGTCTGGATTTGCAGCCTGGTCACCTGCGGCAAGTCCAGAATGGCAGTGTCCAGAACAAGGGGAGCCCCCAGTACCTCTTGGCTGTACGGTGACTCAAAGACCGTGTTGGTCAGAGGGTCAAAGTAAACGCCCGTGACCACGTAGTACAGCGGCTCTGTGTCATCTACGTTGGAGAACTGGTCTTCATTGATGAGACCCACGCCCCCCGTGCGCGTGTGCCTAAACCTAACGAAGTCAATCAAAGTGACGGTCTCTACGCCCGACGTGTAGCGTAGCTTGTCGCTGTAAATGCCTATTGCGTAGGTTCTGTCCAGCCTGATCGCTAGCTCGTTACCAAACTCATCCTCTTCGGAGACCTTGACCCGGAGAAGCTGTTGGTTGGTGTTTGCCCAGGTTGTCGTGTCGGAGAACACCGTGGAGGCGTCTTCCTCAAAGTACGCCCCGTCCGTGAGGGTCAACAGGTTCTCGTTGACCTTGTAGTACCCCGTACCCTCGCCCCCTGGCGACGAAGAGGCGTACACGTTATACCCCCGGAAGGTGCTGGGTAGCGGTGTCCCGTTGGCTGAGAACTCCAACCCCGGCTTGGCGATGAGGAGGTCTATTGCGTCGCGGCGTCTACGCAGGCGGATACCGCTAGGGACGGTGACGTTGTTGATGAAAGAGGCGGCAATGCTAAGGACCGTCACGGTCGCCGGAGGGGACACGGCACCAAGAATGTCAATGGTTCGGAACTGAAACGTGTTGGTCCCAGGCTGAAGAACGAACCCCGTGGGGTAGCTAGCCGGGTTGGGAAACGTGAAAGCGGTCAGGTCAAAGAGGATGAGGGCGGGGTCGGATACAAAGTTACCCCCGTTGACCGAAACCTGAATGTCCACCGTTTGCACCGTGACTACGCCCGTGATGGTCACAGCGGTCTCGTTGGTGGTGTACGTCAGGTTGGTAACGAGGGTTACACCGTCGCGGCTGTAAACTTGGGGAGCTGTAGCCATTGCAACCTAGCCTGACCCTTTTACGTCTTTCACGCTACCAGCGTGGGCGATAGAAGGGACTGCCGCAACGTACCCTGCCCCGCCGAGAGAAGGAGCCCGCTAGCGTCAGGAACACGGAAGCCCCTCTCTAGGATGATGTTCTTCAGGGACCGGTTTTGCACCGTAAACTCTACAAAGACCACCGTAGGGTCTTCCTGGCTTTGCCTGGCACGCACCGAAAGGAGCCGGTAAGGGTACTCCTCATCCGAGAGTCGTTGCACCGTCTCTTGCCCCTTCTTGACCGTCTGCCAGAGATTGAACGTCTGGCTAACGTCCGAGGCAATGAGGTTCTGTAGAAGGGCGCCGTCCACAATCTTGGACCCTATGCGCTCGATTAGCTCAGAGCCATACCACCCGTGAAAAGGGTTAGAGCCACGTATGGTCAGCAAGTCCTTGAGGAACTCCTGAATGAGTAGTGCCTCGTCACGTACCTCTACGTAGTTACCCTTGCGCGTCAAGCGCCAGTCGTACTCGTACCCCGTGCCCCCGCAGCGCCGGCACTCTTGCTGGATCGTGCTGTAGGAGACCTCTACGTGGTTCATGTACGCCGTGAGAGGCTTATCAAAGAGAATGAGCCGGGTTGGTCGGTCGTCTAGCGTGTTCTGGTCCCTTACCAAGACCCACCCTGGGTGTAGACTTTGACCCCGTACCTCCCTCTGTGCCTTGAAGCCTAGCGTGGTCGCGAGGGGGGTAGGCTCTAGCCAGAGGGTTGACGGTCTGCCAGCCTCATCCGTGGTCAACATGAGCCTTTGGTTGCTCACGGTCATACGGCAACCCTTGACCTGGACGTTGCACAGCCTGGCTACCCTTTCAGGACTCTCGCCCGTGGCGCCAGGGAAGAGGATTGTCTGTGGGGCTGCCCCGTTGACCCGGAGCAAGAGGCTGCCGGTGGGGTACGTGAAAGGTCCACTGCGGGTGCCTGGCAGCACAGCAGGCAGAAGTGTACCAAACGAGGGCACCGGGGAGGTTTGACCGTTGAGCCACACCCTCACAGAGCCCGCAGAGGCAATGGGACGCAAGGGTCTCACGGTACGAAGGTCATCCTCGGTAAAGAGTACCTCTTCGTGGACTTGGTGCGGACACGCTTGGTCTATCTGCCGGTCAAAACTCATCTAGGTCTTTACGAAGAGGCTATGGGTTTACACAGCTTCAGTGTCGTCGGATACCCCAAGATACCGGTCCACAATGGCTTCTGCCGCTGTTTTCTTCTGCTTGGGCTTCTTTTTGTCACCCTTGGAGGCGGGCGCAGGCACGGTGACTTTCTCTTTGCCCTTGTCCGCTAGATCCTCAAGGTCTTTCGCTAGATCGTCCTGGGCGGGTGCCTTTGGCGTCTTGTCTTTCTTCTTGGCTGCTACCGTGTCCATAATTAGCTCTTGTCCTTTGCCAGGTAGGCTTTCATACGCTTGTACCCTGGGTCACTCTCGTCCAGGTTGAGGTGTACCATGACGTTGGGCATGTCGTCATGGAGGAGAACCTCCTTGCCGATCTTGCGCCCAGAGGGGGTAGTCAGGTCAGCTAGCGCACTCAGGTTTGGTACTTCGTCCCGCAAAATGTCGTCTACTTGCTTCTCCGAATAACCAAGCGACAAGAGGGGGGTGCGGGCTCCCTCTTTAACCTCGTCCATGTTGTCAGCTTGATAGCCCATCTTCGCCCAAGTGTACCGCCCCACCCACGCACTCTCTTGCTTGACTTGCGAAACGCCCATTTTCTTGTAGTCATCGAGGCTCTTTTCGATAACCTTACGCCCCACGCCTTTCCCTTGTAGGCTCTCGTCCAGCTTGAAAAGGTCGTGCGTTACCTGTAGCTTGTCACCCGACTTGTGAAAGAGTCGGGTGACTGCACCTACGGTTTTCCCGCTGTTGTCCTCAAAGGTAAGCTCTACCGCAATCGAGCCTGGCTTGTACCCATTTTTGAGGAGAACACTTGTCTTGCGGTCGCCCCCAATATCAAACATTGCGTGAAAGTCCTCCATGCTAGGAGGCTCTTTGCCCCACAGGGACTCCACCGTCTTCTTGGTGCGCTCGTCTAGCTTGGACTCGTAAGTCACCTTGCCCACGGTACGCTTCCCGGTCTTCAAGATAGACGTGCCAGCTTTCTTGGCGGGCTTAGGCTCTTCCTCTTTGGGCTTGGTTTCCTTCTTACCCTTGCCAGCTTGATCTTTGACCCACTCCTTGTACTCCTCAAGCGCTTTCTGATAAAAGGGCTTATACTTCAACGCCGTCGAGTAGCTTACCTGGGGGAAACGGCTCTTGGTGTCAGCGTTAGGGTTGCCGACCTTCTCTTTGCCGCCTTGGTGCTCTGCTTTGAGCCATTCTACCCACTGCGCGGGGACGCCCCCCTTACCAGAGTCACCCTGACCTTGACCTTGGGCTACCCGGTCCAGGTAGCGTCTGACTATGATTGGGGCTTGTCTCGTGAAAAACATCTTACCTAGAGGCTCAACATAAGGGGGACGCTCAGAGGGAAGGGGCGCGCTATTACACGCTACGCTGACCAGGGACCACGACACCCTTGCTGGTTTTCACGTACTCCTCTTGGGGGGCTCTTGTCTCGCCAGCCTCCCCCGTGGTGTCATACGCGGCAAAGGGCGCCGCGGTGAGCCGACCGAAGGGGTCTTTGCCCAGGTCGTCATAGACGGCGCGGTACAAGGGGTCACTGAGAAGGGTAGTTAGCTCGTTAGCTAGGTTTGCAAGGGAGCCCCCTGTGTCCGCCGGGCTAGTGATGAGCCTGAGTAGGGCAACCTCAGCGCTAAGCTGGTCACGGTAGTCTTGGTGGCGCCGGATCTGGCGCTCCAACCACCCAAGCCGGCTCCCCAGCGCGTCATCTAGCCAGGTCCGTACCCCAAACATTAGCTCGCCCGTCGTGGCGTCCAGGTTGTAGCCCCTGCCTAGAACCTCTCCGTTGTTGAAAAGCTGAGGCGCCGTCGTCTCGTCCCCCTTCTGCAAGTACACGGGCTGAGACATCGCCCGTAGCTGCAAATCAAAGAGAGGGGAGCCGCCTTGCGCCAGGTAACTCTTGAAAAGCCGGTCAACGACCGAGCCAGGGGGGGTCGAGGAGTACCCAAGAGGGTTACCGCTGGCGTCAAGTGCCATGAGTAGCTGACCGGTACGCTCAACCTCAGCCTCTAGGTGTAGGATACGCCCCTCTACGTAAGGTAGCTGTGAGCGGGCGTAGGTCAGGAACCGCGTGAGTTGTGAGCGGTTGTAGGTGCCATGTATGTCTGCGTGGGGCAAGGTAGGCGTAACCTCTCCGTGGGAGTCGTGTAGGTAAGGGTAGCACAAGAAATAGTCGTGAATCGCCAAGAGGTGCGGGCGTATGAGCGGATACCATGACCCCTAACCACACGGTTCTCCTCTACAGCAGCCAACGCAGCGCGGGCGAAGAAGTTCTCACGGACTTCTCGCACGACGGGCTCTCGTCCATGTACGCCAAATACGCGCGTAGTTGCCTGGACGTCAAACCGCGTAGGGTACCAAAGAGGAACCTGTAACCTAGGACAACCCTTACTTGCCGAAGAGAGCCTCTAGGGCGGTCTCGAAAGCCTTTACGTCGGAGCCTACGTAAGCCAGCGCGACGCCGGCTGAGTAGCCGTTAGGGTCACGCGAGGGGGCGGCGGGTTGCGTAGAGGCGCTGTCCACAATGTCAGCCCACCCGGAGGCATCCACGTTGACCGTGCCCGAGTTGAGCACGCTAACGGTAAGCTCCAACGCCTCGATCTGGTCCAGAATCGAGATAAGGAACTTCAAGAAGTTTTCCAGGGCGTCAATCTTGCGCTGGATCAAGTCAATGTACGCCTTGATCTCCTTGATTGCCCCGTTGTAGGCGTCCACAAGGGCTTGAATCTTGGCGAGTATGTCGTTGAATATCTCCCCCAGCCACGGCACAATGTCCCTGAAGACCGAGATGCTTACCCAGTTTGGCGGCGTACCCACGCTGGCCAGCGTCAACGCAAACTTGACAGCGGCGAGCACATTGAGCCGGTAGACGGGGTCCATGAAGTACAGGTTGTAAGCCCCGTTGAGGGTCTCTACCGGTAGCCCCGGGCCAGGGTCTCGTACTAGCCCCGTGGTAAGACCCTCTATGTTAATCGCGCTCGTCAGAATCCCAAACTGCACTTGACCGAAGGGTAGCCCGCCCGTCATGAGCGCCTTGTACCGAGAGGCAGTCCCTTGGTTGTCCAGCATGGCGCCCGCAATTTGTATGGCTAGCTGGTTCGCCCGACGCCTTACCGTAAAGGTTTGCCAAGGAAACTTGGGTACTCTACTGGGGGGCAGGTTGCCTATCTCTTCGTAGCTTTGCACAGCGCCAGGCGGGGTCTTGTCTATCGTGAGGGGGATTTCCTGCGCAACAGGCTCACCCACAAGCTGGGACAGTGAGGACGCCAGAGGCAGAAGAGAGCCCTTGCCTACCGAAGAGGGGCTCGTGACTCCCGTGGGAAACCCCTTGTTATCGAAGGTCGCTCCCACTGGCAAAGGCAAATGAAAGTTCAGTGAGAACGCTGTCTTGAACAGGGTGCGAAGCGAGTTGAGCACGTCAAAGTCAAGCGGGAGGTCCGCCACTACGCCAGACGCCTCGGGCGAGGGGTCGCCCAGAATCAGGTTCTTGCCGGGGTAGTCTTGAACAAACTGCCGCAAACCAAACCGCTTCTCACGGAGAGGGGGGAAGGGCATTTCATGGAACACAGGGTCCAGACCTAGCTCGCCCAGGAAGGGTCTCACCCGGTAAGTGTACCGCTTACCTTTCTCAACCGTGTCGTCGATAAACCGGAACGTACCCAGCGAGCCGAGCAAGAAAGTCGCAGTAAAGTCACCCGGAGCGACCCCGAAGTAAGCGCTGTACTCCCTGAAGAGCCTGCCGCTGTCCTCCCTGACTACAAACTGTGCCGTACTCACCCTGCCTCTCAGGTCGGTTTGCTCGACACCGTGGGTCACCGTCTTGCCCGTGGGCTCCTCGGTACGCTCGATGAGGTAGCCAGGGGCGGTAAACTCATCACGGAGAGAGGTTAGCTGCCCCTCAAAGCCAGGGTCCGGCGGGAGAATCTGGGTAGGGTTGGACCACTCGACTGCCAAAGCCTTGGTAGGTGACCCGAAGACCGCGGGCAGTGACAGCAAGGGGTCTTTGCCACCGTCCAGCGGAAAGACCTTGACGTTCTGAGGGGCTCTTAGCCTTGGGGCGGCAAACTCTTTACCGAAGAGGGCAAGGAGTTGTTGTATGCGCCTGACCAGGGTAGCCACGTCGGAAGCATCCACAACGAGCAAGATAAACCCGCTCTTGGTAGCCCCCGTTATAGGCTGAGGGCGGTTGTAGTCCTTGCCGTCAAAGAGGCTGGCTTTGAAGACTTCCGTAAAGGGCGCCGTACCGTTGAAAAAGTCGAGGAAGTCATCCCACGTCACGGGCGGTACATGGTACAAACCAAATAGCCCCGTGGCCCGCAGTGAGTTGATAAAGGCTTCCAGCAGGAGAATGAGCGCCTGAATGAGCGCGATGAGCGGGTTACCGAAGTCTACCAGGAAGACCTTGACCGTGTTGAGCAGGGCTTTGAGGAAGTCCAACAGCGCGACAAGTACCTCTAGGGCGTCCCTGACCTTCTTGAAGAGGTCCGTGCCCGGTATGGTTAGCTTGTAGGTCTTCCAATCCGCCACTAGCGTCTCCCTGTCATCCTGGCGAGCTTGGCTTTCTCGTGCGCAATTTGTTGTCTGGTAGCCTCAATGGTGGCTCTAAGCACGTCGGAGAGCTTCTCTTGGATAGGCAGCTTGTCACGCCTAACCCACTGAGGCTGAGGAGGCGTATCAATTGGTTGGTCAGGCTGGCCTGGTTCTGTAGCCGGCGTTGCCTTGCCTGCGCTATCCGAGCCAGCGTCCCCGTCAACTTGTTCAATCTGCCGTCTATCCACGCAAACCTCTTGTCGTACAAACGCTCTCCCCCACGGAGAAAGGAAAAGACCCTAGTTTCCCAAGCTGCCGGGTCACGCACAGCAAGAACCGCAAGCAAAGGGGTCAGCTCTGAGCTGACCAGCCTGTTGGCGTAGGATGCAGAAAGCACTGGAAAGCTCGCTAGTTGGACCAACAGCGCGATCAATGCCGAGTTGTAGTCGTCTACTTCAAAGAGGAGGCTAGCCAGCGTAACTACGCCCTCTTGGCTCACGCCCTCTAGCTGGACCACCCGAACGAAGTCAGAGCCCGCTAGCGAAAGAGCCCCGGAAACCGTGATAACCGTGCCCACCACGGAAGCCACCGTGTAGACGCCCCTGTTTGCACCCTCTCGGAAGAACACGGTGTCGCCTGGCGTCACGCCAGACCAGACGGGACCGGTTACCGTGGAGGGCAACGTAACAGTGACAGACTCCGGGTTACCTGCCCTGTCCGTGAATATGAGGTCCAGCGCCCTCTCTAGCGCCCTTATCTCACTGGGGAGGGCAGGGAGGTCATTGGTCGCCACAACCTCTCTCAGCTTGTCGAGTGCCGTAGACTGCGTGGTTAGCGCAGAGAAGGAGCACAACGGGTTCTCTACCCTGTAATTGATAGCACCCAGCGTCAACGGGGAAGCCAGCGTCAGGTGCGTCTCGTCCGGTACAGCCGTGACCTGGCTTCTCTCCAGTGTAACCGTATTGACCACGGTGTACCCAGGTAGAACCCCGTTGGTCTGAAAGGTAGCTACGGCATCCTCCAACGTGAGACCAAAAGCAATGACGGTGCCTGCGCCGGTCAAGGCGAACAAAGAGACCCCTACAACCGCAGTAAAGCCAGTGTCGAGGCTGCCGTAGGGTACGTCCACCGTGATCGCCGTTAGGGTTGCAGAGGCAACCCGCACAAAGGCGGTGCCCGCGTGTACCCCGGAGAGGATTCGGACCAGTTGACCGGGTAGCGGCAGGATTCCGAAGTTCCCGCTTGTCCGGGTAATCACGTTGAGCGCCGTCAAATTCGCCGTGAAGGTCTCCGTGGGTGTCGTCACGCTCACAAGGGCAGCATACCGAGCAAACACGTCAGGCAACCTGCCCACCCCCAAGCTGTTTTGCTCGCAAACGTCCGTGGGGCTTTGCAAGGGAAAACTAACCTCGCCGTCGTCGTCCAGGTCTAGACCGTCCAGCACCGGGGGGCGGTCTGGCGTGGTGGCTGCGGGGGACAGGAAAACCTCTGTGCTAAGAGGCTGCCCCGGGTTGGGGGGGAGTACCTCTAGCGCCGCCGGCACAAGCGGGACCGAACCGTCCAGCGGAGGAAAGGGCACAATGTAAGTGAGAAGCCCACCCGTTGCGTCTAGCCCAAGGTCTTTTCCGACTTGATAGTACGCCAGGTCGTCCAAAGAGCGTACCGCCGTTGCCCCCCTGGGTACGTTGTCTGTCAGAGCCACCGTGAACGTGAGGGAGGTTGGCGTGAGGGAGGCTATCTCGTAAGGGCTACCTCCAACCACGGACCCATCGGGGCGTAGGAGGTCTACTTGATTACCCACCCCGAAGTTGGGGCGGACGAGGTAGGCGTCGCCGTCAGCGTCATCCACGGACACGGTAAAGGCACCCGAAGCTGCGGGCGCTGTGACAAGCGCCCAGGGTTGCCGGTCCCTCACGTAAGACACTTGGGTCAAGTTACGGACCCCCAGGTCAAGAACCACGTCACCCTGCGCGGGTAGTGCAGCCACAGAGGCTACTCCAAAGGGACGCCTCTTGGCTTTGAAGAACCGGCTTTGCGGGGCAGGCGTCCACGCGGGGGCATAGGTGTACTGCGGCGTAACAACAAAGGGTGGACCTGTCACCACGTAGGGTCCAGGGCTTACTTGGTACAGGTCGTCAATCTGATTGAGGGCTACGCTGACCGTCACGACCGCTGGGTTCGTTAGCGAGCCGTTGAACCGTAGCTGACCGTCACGCCCCCCCACGTTGACCCCTACAGCATCCAGCCTGGCGTTCTCCAAGAGGGTAACGAGGTCATTGGTAAAGAGCAGGAAGGAGCGGAAAGCCACGTCATCGTTGCGGTACACGCTCTCTTCGTAGAAGACCGAGGCTCGCCCCCTGTCGGCTAGTGTCAACCCAGGGTCATTACTCAGCCTTGGACCCGAGGAGGGTAGACTCGCTGAAACCTCGGCTTGCTGGCGCCGGGCTGCCTCTGCGCGCACATCGGACAGCTTCTCAACTCGGAAGTAAAAGCTATCGGGGGACCATGTGGTGTACGTGGCGACCAAGACTTGCCCGGCGTACCCATTGCTCGCCGTAGGCACCCTCTTAACGGTGTAGCTCGCCCGTAGACTCTGCCCGGCCTCTAGGCTGCCGTACCCACGGTAAGCCACCCCTTGCTCTTCGCTGTCACCCAGAGGGGGTAGCCCCGTCACTTGACCCGAGGTTGTCACGGTAACCCCCTCTAGCAAGGAGCCTACCTGACCTGGCACCTTGCGGTAGAGGAGGTCCACACCGTCAAGGAGGGGCGTCTGGGTACTGACAGCAGCACCCCCGGGGAGCACGGGTCGGATAGAGCGCGCCAGTGAAACCCCGGCGTACTCCCGGTCGGTTGCCGCGCCAAGGGAGAGCACCGTCACCCCCCCGTCTCGCTTGACCCCCTCTACGTGGTACGGCTCACCATCCCAAAGGACAAGGGTGCCTTGGGGGTAGCTTTTTACCCTGTCTCCGACAAGCCGAGCCTCTTTGGCTCCCCTGGGCAAAGCCTCGTAAAAGCCAAGGTCAGGGAGGAAGTACGAGGAGAGGGGGCCGGAGGTGACCTCAAGGGGAGGGGCGGTAACGCTTTGCCGAAGAGGCGTACTCAGGGTCGCCGTTGTCACGCTGCCGTTGTAAGCCGAGCTTTGGACGAGGTACACGTCAGAGACACTGACTCGCAAAGCCACGGAGGGTGCCAGCGTGAGCGTCACGTCACCCGGGAAGGTGATGGTCACGTCCCCCTGAGAGAGGGTGACCGGCTGGGTAGCAATGGTGCCTTGCAACACGGTAAACGAGGTTTCGCCCCCCGCCGCCACCGTCACAAAATACGTTATGTAGACAGTCTCCCCTATTTCCAAGGGACCAGCGGGGAAGTGCTTGGTCACCTGAGCGGACGGCAAGAAGGTCACGGTCCCATTGGCGAGGTTCGTTACCACCGTAACCCCTTCAACCTGGGGTCGTGACCCTCTTAGGGTGAGAGGGGGCGGAGCAGGGGCTACCGGTAGCCCAGCTTGGTTGAAAAGTACCGTGGTCGTCGGGGCTACCGCCGTAAACGCCTCTCGGCTGATCTGAAAGCCTACCGGCTCCGTCACGGTCGGAGCGTCCAGCGTGGGACGGTACGTCACCAGCGCCGACTCCCCGGAGAGAAAGGGTCGGGCGAGGGAGACAAACCCAAGGTCCGGTGAGACTTTGTAATCTGCACCGTCTCTCAAGGTTACGGCTTGCGCTAGAGGGAAACCCAGGTCGAGCGCACTGAACCGAAGGTGCCCTGTCTCTTGGCTAATCTCCACGGAGAGGGAGGGTAGTGCGCCGGCTAGCGTGAGGCTGGCGTCATCCGGCTTGACCGTGACAAGGGGCGTTAGCGCGTTGCCAATCTTGAACCGCAACCTTGGAGCATTCCCTGTGTCCGTGGTTAGCGGAGGCGCGTTCTGCACCGTACCTAGAGGGGTGTACCGCTCTAGCTGGAAAGACGGGTCGAGGGGGGCAAATGGGCGCCACACCCGATCTCTCAGGATCTCGGGCTCGCTTCGGACCTCGTAAGTTACAGGGGCGGTAGGAGGCAGCGACACGTCAAGGGTAAGCGTGGTAGCGCCTACGGCGATGACGGCATAGACACCCTCGACGACGGGCGGGCTACGGACGATAACCAGGGAGTCGGAAGATACCCCCTCTGTTAGGAAGTTGACACCGGAAGTGTCCGTGAGGACGAAGCCCGAGACTGAGGCGCTCGCCTTGTCCGTAACGAGGGGCGTGCCAGGGTAGGTGATAAGGGACACCACCCCGCTAAAAGGGTCCAGGCTGTACTGTACGCCTTCGGTTATCGGTACAAAGGTGCCTGACCCGGCGAAGGTTTCCCTCTCTAGCGAAGAGGTAACCAAGGCGGGGTCAGGCAATGTGACGCTTCCGGTGCGCGTGGTGGGCGTAACCAACACGTCGAGTTTGCGCTCTGCCAGGGACAAACTAGCCCCGTCCAGCACCACGCCAGCGCTGTTTGCGTCCGGGGGGGCTACGGGGGAGTCAAGTCGTTTCTGTACCCCTGTAACGCTACCGGTCCCTTGGGTAACCTCTACGCGCAATCTTCCCGTAGAGGGGTCTGACAGCGGGGGGAGAGCAAGTAGGTTTAGCCAGGCGGGGTCATCGTAAAGCCGGTCGTCAATGGGAACCTGCGGAAGACTCACGCTGGGCGTACCCAAGAGGGGCGCTGCCAGCGTAGCGTTTTCAGCCGTGTACGTCGTCGTTACGTCCTTGACGGTACCCCCCGTCAGGTTGACGGGGCTACGGAAGAGCCTGAGTGCAACGCCACGCTCAATGGGGAGGTCACCGGAGTAGACCGTGGCGGGCTGACCGAGGAGAGCATTGGTGTCTACCTGGCTTAGCTTCGCTTGCCCCGTGCTGGTTACTACCTCAACCACGCCAGCCTGCCCCGCCGTACCATCAAAAGCTGCCACCAGCTTGACTGCCGCCAGTTGCGTAGAGCCCACCCGTAGCCAAAGGTCCGCACCCGGAACCAACAAGGAGAGGGGTACGTTGGCGCTGGTCAGTCTGCTCGCCTGAACCATTCCCAGGGGAGCCGAGGGTACCGAGAGGGGCGCGGCGAGAAGTACACCATCGTAAAAGACACGCAGCCCGAGGAGGTCCACGTCAGAGGGGACGTTTACCTTGCCTGTGTCGCGAGCCCATTGGAACGTACCAGCAGCGGGCACTGTAAAGGAACCCTCATCAGGAACCTCTACGGGGGTGAGCCACACGCCCTCCTCGACCTTGACCAGGGGGTACTGCCCCGTCCCAGGGAGAGGGTTGAGGTACAGCGTGTCCAGACCGTAAAAGCCAAGAGGGTGGTTACTGTCGCCCGCGTACCGTTGCCCCTGGTAGCGTACCCCCTGCCTATTAAAGGAGGTGAGGTCCGCCGTAGCAAAGTTGAGTCTGCCGGTCTCTAGAGAGACCTCGACAAACCCAGGGAGCGGACCACCCACGGTAAAGTCAGCGTCAAGGGTCTTGGTTTGCACTGTAAGCTCAAAGCCCGACGACAAGAATACCCTGACCGGCTGAGAGGGAGACAATGGCAAGAGGGGGATGGGGCGCACCGCCATCCTGTCCGTGTTACTGGTGGGTCCAGTAACACCTACCTCTTGGGGGGGTCCACCCTGGAGGGGTCGGAAGTGATCCGCTCGCCCGTCGTAACCAAAGCGCTCCAACGGGGTGTCATTGCGTACCCACCCAAACTGGGCTTGGTGGAGGTCACCCTGGGTAAGGGGTAGGACGAGGTAGTCACAACGGGGTACCGACTCGTCGGAGGGGTACGCCGCGTCAAAAGCCGCTTGGTCAAGGACCACGGCGTCTGGGGTTGACGTGTAGGGACCATTCCCACCCCCTACCCGAGGTGAGAAGAGCACGTAACCTGAGAGGCTGAAGGTCATTCCCGCTTTGGTAGCACAAGGGTAAAGCCAGGGCCAGTGTGTGTAGTCGGAAGAGTCACCACCCTCACTAGAGCACCACCTGTCGGGTCGGGTCGTTATTTTCCTTTTCTTGCCAAGGGTGCTCTTGCTTGGTGTAGTAAGCGCGTACCATGATCGTGACAACAACAGTGACGCCGCAAACCATCACCTTCACGCTCGACTTCGAAGAAGCGTGTACTCTTATCGACATCCTCCGTGATGAGACGATCCCAGACATCACGGAGGATCTGAAAAAGGAGCTGACTAACAGGCTCACTCTCTCCCTTGGGGACTTTACCGAATATACAGAAGGTGCATGAAAGAGTTGCACGAAGTCTCTACGGCTGACACCTTTGCTGACTGGTACAAGGCGCAGCTTGACGACGGGGGCCCTTTGATCAATCTGCACCTGTACACGGTTAGTACCCACGAGGGGTGTGCCGAGAGGCACAGTCTCACCTTCTGCGAGGCTGACGGTACGCCGAGGTTCATCATCCGGGGTGTCCTTAGCCCATACCCGAGCGCGAAGGAACTGCTGAAGTCCGCCTACCTGAAGCTCAACCCCCAGGAACGCCAGGCGTTTGGGTTGGGTAACAACCTGGATAAATGGCTGCGTCCAACCCAAACCAAGGGCGCCGAAGGCAAAGCAGACCCAGAGGGGCAAACCGAGGGTGAACCCGAGAAGCCCTTAGTCGTCGTACCTGGACAAGAGGTGCGAAAAGCGCTCGCGACACTGGCGGGTCTCGAACTGGTACACACGGACCCTCTTTGCGATGTCTTGCAGCCGGCACTGGTCACGGTAAAGCTGAGCCTGGTAGTCAAACTCAGCTTTCCTCGGAGTCGGCGCGGCACCTTTGTGCGTGATCGCTCGGTCCAAGAGGTTGTGCAACGCCCCCGTGACCTCTTCGCGCGTCGGCGCTACGCCTTGGTTACTCAACCAGGGTGAATCCCTCAAGTGAGGGTGAACATCGCCCCACGACCGGATCGGGAAGTCAAAGAAGCGCAACCCCGCCACGTACCGGTAGAGCTTTAGCCCCCACTGGACTTGCGCCCTTGTCACGGGGTAGCCCGCCAACGCCCTCTCCGGGGTCACGAGGTCACCCGGGGGTCCAGGGTGGGCTCGACCGAGAGGAGCTTGGCTTGGGTGCGGGCAAAGTCCTGGCTCAGAACCCTGTGGGCGTCCACCACAACCGCCTCCAGGCTAGGAGCGAACCGGATAAAGCTCAGGGTGCGGCGACCCACCTTGACGGTCACCTTGAAGGCTGAGAGGTTTTCCATAACCCCTCTTACACTCAACCAAGGGTACCGTTCACAACTTTCTGCTGGGGTCGCCTTGCACCCCCTGAGCTTCCATACACTTTGACGGTTTCCGCTTGATCGTCACTGGAGTCCCCGCCTCGGGGCTCAGTGATAAAAACATCGTAAATAGTGGCAGGGTCATCTTTGACCCATATGGGAACACTGTATAGTTTAGGTAGGCTTACTAAGCACCCTTGAAGGGGGACCGCCACGGGCGCAGCCCTACGGGCTTGACGATGATCGCCGTTTCCGGGGCGTCCAGGGTCTTCTGAAGGATGTTGAGGTAGAGCTTCTTGCGGTCTGCGGCGGTCTTGCAGCTACCGACGCTCTTGGTGTAGGCGACCGCCATGTCCTCCCAGATGCGGATCTCCCGCTCGGGGTTTTCGTCGTGGGTCAAGCTCTCCAGGCTCATCGAGGAGACTTCGGCAAAGACCCCGATGAAGCGCTTGGCGCGCTCGATCTGCTCGGGGGTCAACGTGCTGCAAACGGGGCCACGGACCAGGGTGGCGGTGGGGATTCGGGCGAGGATGTGGTTTCTCATGCCAAGAGGAGTACACCCCTTGGCGCTCGCCCTCTCTGTCAAAGGAGGCTACCCCACGGCTTTCTGTAGGGTCACATTCCACCCCTCCGCTAGCTAAGAGATCACAGAAGGCTGCCAAAGCCAAACCCACCAGAAGCTACCGGAGAGGGGGGTCCAACAATAGGGATGGGTACGACGTGACTAGCGAAAGCCGTGTCCAGGGCGAAACCGATGGCGCTGGCTAGCTGGGGGAGCGCCGCGCCTGTCCAACCCACGGAAGCAAAACCCGCCAAGAGGAAGGTCACGGCGGGCGCAGCCGTAAAGGTAGCCACGGCGGTACCTGCGCCCACGGTGGGGTGGGTCGTGGTGATGAGCGCCTGGGGGAAGCCGGCGGTAAGCCCCGAGGCAATGGCGTTTGCCGTCAGGGGTGCAAAGATACCCACGATACCCTGACCAAGGAAGCCCGCTTGCATAGTCGCGAGCAAGGTAGGTGGGGGTGGTAGGGGTAGAAGTCCAACCCCAGCGCCCGCCGTCCCTACGTCCACGGTGGTCACGGTAACCGAGAGAGCCCACGTCACTACGCCTTGGGCAATGCCTTGAGCGAGGGTGGGCGTGTGTGTACCCAAGTGACCGAAGGAAACAAGGCTGGCTAGGAGGGGGGCGGCTACCCCGGGCGGTGTAAGAGGCACGATACAAGGAGTCTACCATGAGTCAAACCAACAGCGATGCAGCCTGGATCTTGGTCGAGCACAGGCAAAGCGTGGACGAGGGGTGGGTAGTCACCAGCGGGTAGGTACCCTGACCCTCATCGACAGACTGGACGCCCTCTGGCACGGCATGAGCGAAGAGGAACGTAGCCAGGTTACCCCATGGTGGCGTGTTCAACCCAAGGCGTTTTACGAAGACAGGCAAGACAGCTTACCTAAGAGACACACATGGCGTACAAAATCTCACAGAAGTTTGCCCAGTGCTCCTGCCAAAGGTGCGGGAGCCGGATCGGTTTCACCCTCAAAGACTGTCGTACCACGGACTTCGATCACACCCCGGCTGCCGACACGTCCTACTTTCTCCTCTGCCCCGAGTGCCACACCCGGATTTCCCTGGAGTCCTTCAAGGCGATCAAGTGGGAAGAGACCTCGACACTTGGAGAGGGTCCATGGTGATGAACCACAAACAAGCCTCTAAGGGGTGGAGGGTTCTCCTCGACACCGAGCAGGAAGGGTGTGGGCGTGTTACGACCTACACCTATGACCTTGACCATAACTTCGCCGTCGAGCTGTCCTCTTGGGGGGGCGCGCCTTCCCTGGAAGGCGCTGCGCTGACCGGGAAGTGGTACGCTTGGTTGAGCTACCAATCCTGCGAAGAGGTTGCCGTCTGGCACATGCCCGCAAAAAGCCTCGCAAGGCGCAGTCTCGACGTTGCAAAAACCTGGGCATTGGAGCGCGTAGCCCAGTTTTTTCAAAAGCAAGCCACGAAACTAAACAGCCTCTTGGCGGACGCTAGCCCTCGTAAGGCAAGGGTCATCCCTGACCCGTACCAGAGAATTCCGTGAATCGTGAGGTAGGCTGAGCGTAAGAGGGGTCATGGCAACCTCCACCTTCTCTCTCAGCAGCCTCCCCACCGAGCACCCCTACCGGGCGCACGAGGGCATGAACATCCTGCCCCGCCACGTCAAAGGGCTCGTGGCTTGGGTGGTCAAGAATGCGGGGTGCCGCAAGCACATCACCGCTTCCCGCCAGACCCTCGGGCACTTTGCCTACGGGGAGAAGGGGTGGATGGGCGTCCAGGCCCGCGCCAAACACAACCCCCTCCACGGGGTCAACGTGGTGGACCGCGCCGTCGCTCAGGGGTACCTGGAGGTCTACGGTGAGCATCACACCCTCTACCGCGTCACCGACAAGGGTCACGCTCTCCTCGCGGTGGGCTGACCGTCATGGTAGCCCCGACCTACAAGATAACCGCCACGCTTGTCGGGCGTGGGTATCACACCCACTGTGTCTTCAAGGTCACAGAGGTAAAGCGCACCAGCAAAGCCGTGCTTCTCCGCTGTCAGGCGAACGGGGAGCAAGGTTGGTTCCCCCTCTCGGCGCTCGTGCCTGTCAAAGAGGGTGAGTTTCGTTGCACGCCGTTCGGTCGGTTCAAGCTCGAAGAGCTAGCGTTTGAGCCCTCTGTGGTACGGAGTAACCAGTGAGAAGGGGAGACAAGACCATGAAGCTAACGTGTCGGACGTGCGAAAAGCCTTTGGTTGCCGTGTACGACGTAGATTACGTCAAGATTACCACGGAGGAAGGCTTCAAAACCGTTGCTCAGAGGGGGGCGTTGCTGGGGTACGGTTACCAGTCCAACAGCTTCTTCTGCTCGCTCAGGTGCGGGTACAACTACGCAGTGCGACTCCTTGAAGCCATCAAGTAGCCCTAACCCGTGAGAAGGGTGAGCGGTGTAACTACTTCCCCATGAGCAAGTCTCGTCGTCGCCCCATAGCGTCACAGTACCAAGTGTTCCTGACCAATCGCGTGAAAGCCAGCACCCTTGGCAAGATTGCAGAGGAGTTTGGCGTCTCTACGCAAACCCTAGCTACCGCCTGCGCGGGTATAACGCTCAACCACGCGACCGCAGAGTTTCTTGAGAGCAAGATCGACAGCTTGCCTAAATAGACCTAACCAAGAGGCTGCCTGGCAAGGGCAGTCCCGTAATCAGGTCAAGCGTAGGTACCCCGGGGGGGAGAAGAGGGACACCGCGGCACACGCCCAGAGGGGCTATCGGTGCGCCTAGTAGAACCTGGGGAGCCGTGAGGGCGATGAGCGTAGAGGCGGTCAGTGTCATGGCTAGACCCGCCGTTATCGCCAGCGCTAGACCCGAGGTAAGCGTCATTGCCCCCGAGCCCGCGGTAACCACCACGGCGCCGGCCACGGTGGACAGGGTAATAGCCCCCGTCCCCACGCTGACCGTGTACGCCCCGGCGGCAACATGGGTCAGGAAGGCACCCCCCAGGACAGAGAAGCTCTTGGCGCCCACCACGATGGTCTCCGTCATGCCCCCAGCAAGAACCGTGGTCTGGCGCCCCCCTGCCACGATGGTCTCCAGAACCGCCAGCGCGTAGTTGTGCTGACTCTTGCCCGCGACAAGCAGGTTTAGCTCCCCGTAATTTCCACTGTACCCAGAGGAGGCGTTGACGTTTACCCGGTCAGCGCCGGCTTGCAGCATCCCCGAGACGTTTAGCAAGTACGAGGCTCCGATGGTCTCTTGACGCTCGCCCGTCGTCGTGAGTCGCAGGTTACCCTGTACGTCCGTGGACAGCGCGAGGTTGTCGTCGTTACCCTCCCCCCGGTAAGCCTGACGTACCGCCGAGTGATAGGTGACCTCGATAGCCTGCCCCCCCTGACCACCTCCCTCTGTGTTATGCCCTATGTCAGCCTTGACCCCCCCTTCAAGGGTGAGGTGCAGAGAGGTGTTAGTAGGGTTAGCAGCGCCGATGTACGCCTTGAGAGCACCCTCCAGGTTGACCTCGGCGGATACGCCTGGGTTGCTACGGTCCACGCCAGGCTTGGGTACGTTGAGGTAGACCTTACCCTGCTTGTTGACCGCGAAGGCAAAGGGGGTCCGGCTCTTGCCGTAGGTAGGTTGCAGTTTGGTCAAGAGGGCGCCAGCGACCGTGAGTACCTCTTGGTCAGAGCCGGTGCGGTCTACCTCCTCTAGCGCCCAGTCGCCCCGGGTGTGAGACAGGAAGTCCGCGAAGAGGCGGGGTCGGAGTACCTTGCCATACACCCTCTGACCCTGAGCCGAGTCCGCGTCGTTGCCTACCAAAGTACCCATGACGTGCTCAATGTAGGACACGGGGCGGGTCAAAGAGAACCCATGTATCTCGTCGAGCGTGTCAAGCGTGAGGTCGGAAAGGTGGCGAATCTCTGTGCGGTTCTCCGTGAAAACCAACCCAGAGCCTTCCGGGTCATCGGGTACCTCCCCGGAGAGGCGGGTTGTGTAGGAGACCCTTCGGTGGTTAGCCAGCGTGGTGACCGAGGGCGCCACGAGAAAGCTAGCCAGTGAGCCGTCTTTTGCGTAGCGGTAGACAGAGCCCGCCTGCCCCGCGCCACGCTCTTCCCACACGCCCGCACCCTCAAACCCCTTGGCAAACGCCAGGGAGCCCTCTTTGGTTATCTCGGTCGGGGGAAGGTAAGCAACGCGCCGGATCGGTCCAGAGTAGAGGTACGCGGCGCCCGTTGACCCTATCCGGTGCAAAGCCTGGGTAACAAGTGACCTCTCGGCGTCTCTAAGCTCAATCAAGTCACCCGCTCGGTTACACAGGCGCAAATCACGAGAGAGGGTCATCTCAGACCCAGAGCTACTCATGGCGCCTATGTCCCCTGGGCGAAGCTGCAACCGCTTCATGCGGGTAAGGGGACCATAAACGGTGTCGTAGACTTCCCTGTCTTCGGGGGAAAGCTCGGCGGGGTCCGTGATGGCAAAGGGGTCAAACCTCGCCCCGGTCTTGTTACCCACGGAGAGGTAGCCGAGAATGTGCAGGTCAAAGGCGTTTTTATGCTGACGACGGAAGCCACAGACCACCACAGAGCCCTCTTCGGGGACGCCCCCAAGGAAGCTACGGGGACCGGCGAGCCCCTGGGTAAGGGAGACCTCGATCCTCTTGCTTGGGCCCCCGGTAAGGAGGGTCACGTCCACCTTCATGTTCACGGGGTCAACGCGCGAGATTGTACCCAGGCGTAGCCCCATGAAGGGGTTGTCTTGGTCTACGAAGTCCCTGAAAGGGTTGACGCCCAGCGGTTTGCCTTGATTCCAGGTGCTCATAGGGCTTTCAGTGTACCACGCGGGGCGTCACGAAGAGACCGCTTGCTGGTAGCGTAGCTCCAAGTTGGCTATATTCTGCTCTGTCTCAAAGAGAGCCTTGAGCACTTGTTGCCTCTTAGCCTCAGAATCGGAGGGACCAAGGCTGCTGACCTCAATGTCAAGCAGCTTCTTGTCCAGCTTGGCTTGTGCAATCTGGGCTTGCAGGTTAGCCAATTGCTCGCCCTTCTTGGTATCCTTGGCGAACTTGTCGAGCACTTGGTCAACCCGGTTACCGCTCGCCTGGTAGTCCTGAGCGATGGCAGCGGGGTCACCAAGAGCCTGCCTACGTAGCCCATTGAAGGGGGGTGCTATGCCGCTATTCGGGCTCGCGCCTGGCGTGGTGGGTAGAACGTCCTCGGAGAGGGGTTGCCCACGTAGAATGCGCTCGTAGGCTTGGTGAGGGGCGTCTAGGGCGCTGTACAGGTTGTAAAGGAAGGTGTCTATCTTACCCTGCACCTCCTTGTAGGAGAGCTTGGTAGGTTGGAGGGGGCTCCGGTGCTCCGGGTCAACGCCCGTAAACCGAGCCGTAGAAGAGGCAGTAACGGTAATATCCAGGTCCGCCAGCTTCCCGAAGAGCTTGCTGGGGTCCGCTCCGCTGGCGGTCAGCGTCTCGACTTGGTAGCCCGTGTTCAAGAAGGCTAGTTCTTGCCGCCCCGAGAGGCACACGCAGTTCTCCTCCGGCGCCTTCTCGTTGAACCTGCCTAGCTCGGCTAGCGTGAGGGCGCGTGACAGTTGACCCGCCTCTACGCTGGGGAAGGTGCCTTGCTCCTCGGGGGAGCCCAGCGGGGCGGCGTCAACGAAGTTGGGTGTGCCCTGGATAAGTACAGCGGACCCGTCCGGTTGAAGCGTAACCGCGGTCTGCAAGTCGCGGTCTTGCGTGGGGTTCAACTGTGCCAAAGTCTCGGCGGGGTTACCCTCTCCGGTGTAAATCGTGGTGAGCCCCTGAGAGGCAGCCGCTAGCGTGGCAAACAGATCACCGGAAACCGCCGTTTGCAGGCTAATGGTCGCCAGCGCATTGGTCTTGCCATTCGTGATAACAAGGGAACCGTCACGCAAAGAGACGCCTCGACCGTAACGGTAGTTACCCACTAGCTCGAAGCCTCGCTCGTCGGACACAGGACGGATGAGAACGCTCTGGTTTTGCTGTACCACCTTGGCGTCAGGGTCACCCTGGCTGTTGAGGACCGAGATATTGCTACCCGGGACGAGGGCAAACTGGTTGATCCAGCCCCCCTTGTCGTAAGCGTAGACGTAGACGCCCGCCGTGGTAAGACCGTAGCTGTACTTGTTACGGTCCAGCTTTTCCCTGAGAAGTTGTATCTTGTCGTCATCGAAGATAGCATTGAGTCCCTCGGATTGCTTCTTGGCGTCCGCTTTCTGGTTCGCCTTGTACTCCGCTTGTTGCTTCTTAGCTACCGCCGAGACAGGACCATTGGGCTTCTTGCCTTGCGTCTGAGCCATGGTGGCAGGGTCAGGCTTGAAGGGGCGGGTGTACACCATGACCACGTTAGGGTAACCCAGAGAGCGCCCGGTCTTGGGGTGCCTGAGCAAGAGGGGCTCATACGGTGCTGCCCCCTGTGCGTCGTCCTTCTGTAGTACATCCGGCGGGAAGGTAGCGGCAGCGCCTAGCTTTAGTTCAAACTTCTGTGCCCTTATTGACTTGGGGTTGAGCTTACCCTGGGGCGGCTTGGCTTGCCCTTTGCTCTGAAACGTACCGATACCCTTGGGGGCGTGAAACTTACCCCTCTTGGCGGTAAGCGTCAGCGTGGTCTGCGCACGCCCACCAAACTCGATATTGTGACTTATGCCCGTGACATACCAAATCTGGTCCTTGTGTGGTATGTAGACCGGGAAGCCTAGCCTAAGCTCAGGGCGAAGAGGAATACTCACAGTACCGCGGTGTCTCTTTGCATTCATCCGGTCCAAAATGTCCATACCGTGGTAGAACATTTGCACGTTGGACCCCATGAAGGTACTGTCGTAAGAGTGCGTCCGCCAGCCGTAACGCCTTAGCAAGTGATAGTCCGTGACCGTGACGTGGGGCGTTAGCTCTTCGGGCATACCGTAGTCAATGTTACCGTAGGGTGAGCCGGTACACTGGATCTGAGTGATGACTTCTGCTTCTGACTCGGAGAAGTCCTCCGAGATAATGTCAATGTCCTGTATCCAAGAGACCGGCTTGTTAGCTACCACGTCGAGGTTGTAAAAGGGGGGCTTGAATACAATGTCCCCCGTCACGTCCATGTAAAACTCAAACCCAATAGCGTCCTTGCATAGGTTGGCGATCTCTAGCTTGGATTGAAACTCCGCTTGGTAAAAGTTCAAGTCGCCAGCATTCATGAATTGTGTACGAAACGCAGTGACGGCTGGGCTAGTCGGATCAAAGACAGACTGAGGGTCAGAGCCATTTGCCCCGAAGATAACGGACGAGACAAAGTTGCCTTTGTTCTTGGCTTTGCCCGCAGCGACTTCCTCGGAGATAGAAGCCCCACGGACGGCAACACCGTTCACGCCGTACAGCAAGAGGTTGCTTCTTATGCGGGAGAACCTCTTTTCCCAGTAGAGCATCATTTCCCCGATGGCAGCCTTGAAGACCTTGGGTTGGTCAGCCTCTTTGTGAAGGGAGACCAGAGAGCCCGTACCAACCACGATGTCCCCGAAGGACTGGTTAGCCAGGGTGAAGATCATATCGTAAGGGTTACGACCGAAGAGCACGTTACCGAAGATGGACCACCCTTGCTGACCCGTGCCCACAGGGGAAAGGTACGCCGGGTTGACGTTGATCATGCACAGCTCCCACCACTTGAGAATGTCTGCACACTGAATGCTTACCGTGGTGTCACTCCCCGACTGAGAGACACCTACCTCGGTTATCAATCCCCAGAATATAGGGTAATACTGAGGCACGCCCTCGACAAGGAAGTAGCCTTTAGCAAAGACCTCGATCTCCATCATGGGGGACAGGATGACCTCCCCGTCAAAGAAGATGTCGTCTACGGTGTGCCTGGGTACAGAGAGGCTAATCGTGGCGCTACCGGGGGCACTGTCTACGTTGAGGTCCACCTGAACGCTGGTGACAAACTTGTTGATGTCAAACTGCTTACGGCAAGAGGGGCACCCGATTAGCTCACTCTCCCCGTTGATGAGCACCTTGGCGTCAGGCGCCATGACCACGGTAGGTCTGACGTTGGGGGTAAACGTGCCGGAGAAGGGACTGCGAGCCATGGGGTTACTTCTTACCCGTGTTGGTGTTGCTTATCAAGAGGAAGATCCTGGCGTTGGTCTGTTCCTTGGTCTCCGGGGCTGTGGCAGGCTGCGTGGTCGTCCCCGTCCCTGGCAACGGAGAGGGCGTAGTAGTAGACTGCGGTGTACCGCTCATGTACTTAGCCCATTCGTCAGGGTGCTTTGCTATCCAATCGCGACTGGCCTCGAACCTCTTGACATTGCTCCTGACCGTGGAGTTGTAGACAGTAGCTAGCGCGGGGTTGAAGGGGTCACTGGTAGTTTGTATGGGTTGCTTGCTGAGGTTTCGTGGTGCGCCGTAAGCAAACGTCTCGTCAATCTGCAAGTCAAGCTGGAACTCCATTCTCACGGTGAACGTGAGAGAGTATTCCAGGGAGTACGGTATATCCTCCGACTCTGTAATCGAAAACGTGTCAAAGGAGCCCAGATAGAGAATGCCATCGTAATACAGGTAGACCGTACCCACGGCGGTAAATGTGGGGGGCTGCGTGGGGTCTGCCAGCGTGTACAACGCCCCATTGTTTCGATAGAGCAGGTACAGGCTCATGAAGTTCTTGAACGAGGCTGAGAAGTTACGGCTGGCGCGCGATAGCCCGGAACCTCTTGTCTCGCCCGCGGGGTCCACCGTGTAGAAGGCGGCAATCTTACCAGAGAAGTCTATTTTGTCTTGACCGTCACCCCAGTGCTCAACAATGGGTCCGTACCTACCCCCAGTACCATCAGATATGACCTTCTCAGAGGCTACCTTGAAGGAGCTAGGGTTGACGAGCAAGCGGAGGGGGGGCGCATCCCTCATGGCCGCCGCCTGAGCGGAGACCTCGCGAATATACGCCTCTTGGAGGGTTCTGAGGTCTTGACCGAGCCCCGTGGTGAGGTTCACGTCCCCTGTAGCCAGTTTACTAATGCGGCGGTGTGCAGCCTGGGCGGCGCTACTACCCCCGCTAGCCCAAGCATTGGTAGTACCCCCCGCGCCCCCACCCCCGGCAGCCCCGGGGCGCTGTGGTGGTGTCCCCTTGCTGTTACCCACTGCCTTCTGGGCAGCCTCTATACGGTCATTGAGGTCAGAAGGGTACCCATTACCAATGATTCTACGCAAATCAGATTCACCAATCCAGCCCTTGCGTGGAGGATTCTTGGGGTCAATATGCCCGACAAGCGCAGCAAACGATCCTTCAGCTATGTCGAGATTTATGTTGGAGTAGTAGGAAGAGTCGTTACTCCCTGGAAAGGGCCATACCGTACCGGGATGATCTGCTGTGTACTTAGCCTGCCATTCTTTGGAAGCGTAGAGGGAACCGTCTGGGTTGTTGAGCTTCTCATCCTTGTGCCCAGCGTACCCCCCAAAGGTAACCCTGTAGAGGTCAAGTGTGTCCTTGCCGCCGTGACCCTGGTAGAATTTCTCAACCCAGTAGAGTTGGTCCTCGGCACTCATGTTCTGGTAGGTGGACCACTCCTCCTCGGTCATTCCTTTGGACTTAGCCGTCGCCTTGGTAAGCTGGTTCAACCCCTTGGCTACCGCCTCTTTGGCACGCCCCTTCTTGGTGGTGAAATTCTGACTACCCGGCTTGAACCCTGACTCATTGTTGATCACAATGACCAGTTCCAGGGGGTGAATACCCAACCTGTTGCACATTTCTACGTACTTGTTCCAGAACGACGGGGGCAGGTTGGCTCCCCCCACGCCAGGCTGTGCATCGGTGGAGAGAGCGTTAGGACCACCCGCGCCAGCGGCACCGGGGTTACCAGGGACAGCTTGACCCGCCGGCACGGTCTGTGGGACAGCCGTACCTAGCTGCTCCTGAGCCGCAATAGACGCAGACCGATCCAGAATGCGCCCTGTGATAGGCAAGTTGGGGGGTAGTACGCCCACCACAAAGGGCTTTGGGTTAGGCTTCGCCCCATGAAGAGGTAGGAAGTTCTCGCTTAGCTCGTCCGGGTCCAGTGTCAGCGAGTTAGAAAACGTAAGGAGCGCACTGTACAGGTCAGGGTCGTAATACTTGGCGTTGTCCTCCAAAGAGGTTGTAACACGTTGACCGGGGCGATAGTCTGGCATGGTTCTTGTCTAGGGCGCAGCCTCACGGATCAACGTGGGGGACGCAACCCCCCCGTGATAGGTAGACCCTTGGCTAGGTTCCTTGCTTGCTGGCGAGCCTCAAAGCTGTCCGGGGTGGTGCTGCCAAAGATAACGTCCGTTTCAAGTGCCCTTTTCAAAGCTGGGCCCTCTGCAATGTAGCCCGACACTTCCCGTTGGTGCTCCTTCTCGTTTGCCGTCTCGCGCGCTGCCTTCTCAGCGGACTCTCTTAGCTTGGCAGCAATGGCGTCAGGGGTAGGCTCTGTCTTGCCAAGAGGGTTCGTCTGTAGCAAAGCTGGCGTGGGTAGGTTACGACCTACGAGAGCCGTGGGCACCTTGAGGATGGTCTTTTCGACCTTGAACTCCCAATTGAGGGAGAACGCAAAGGGGCTGTCATCGGTTTCCTCGAAGTTAAACGACCTGAACGTACCGAGGTAGGTGCCCCGGTCGTAAAGGAGCATGATGTAGCCCTGAAGCACGATTTGCCCGTTGGGTGCGTAGAGGGAGCCATTGTTACGGTACAGGTCTCTCAGGTCTTGAAACCGGTCATAGGCGATGGTCTCTCTACGTAGGACGGAGGCTAGCCCGGTCCTTATGTTGACGAAGGCACCCGTTGTAGCTGAGGCGCTAATGCTGGTGAGGTCTTCCCACCAGTGTTGCTCGACGAAACCGCCCCGGGTCTGAATACGCTCGACCTTCTTGGTGAACGACTCGTCCAGGCTCTTGGGGTTGATATGCAAGACCAGGGCGTGAGGCAAGAGAAGGGTGCGCTCGTCCAGCGGAGAGGTCACTTGAAAGACCATGGGCACCCCCCCTCGGAGCCCTTCGGCTCCGTGACGGTACTTCGCGTCTACCCCGGGGGCGTCTAGCCTGGGTAGGTTCTCTGGGTTGCGTAGGGTGAAGTTTCCCACGGGGTAAGGCTCTCATCGCCTCACGGCGTTGCCAAATCTCGATACCCTCTTTGACCTTACCCTCGATGATCGTAGCGAGCGGTGCGCCCCCTACGTTGACGTTGATCGTGATGCCCCCCGCGCCGCCACCTTTGGGTACGATTGTCTCCCCTGGGGCTACGGAGGCAAACGCTTCACCTGGGGCGGGACGCATGACGGTGCCTCCGGCTGCGTTAGCCTTGACGGTCTCGCCAGCATTGAATGCACTGCCTTGCTCTTTCATGCCGGCGACTAGCTTCTCGCCTGCGCTCTTGGGGTCCAGACCCCCCTTGATCGCCTCAGCCACGTCTGCCAGCGGTGTATGTTGTAGAACGTAGAACTCAAAGAGGGCGGTACGTAGCGCCGAGAGGGTACTTTCCTCTACTTGAGGACCAATCTTGGTCTTGAGGAAGGGTTTGTCGAGCTTGATGCCCTTGGTGTCAAGAACCTTGGTTTGCTCCTCGGTAGCTGCGACCTGGGCTTGTGCGGCTTTGGCGGTCTCTTCGGCAGTTTTCTGTGCCTCGGGCGCTGGCGGTGGTAGCTCCTGGGTAGTGCCTGGGGTGCTAGCAGTAGGGGTGGCACCAACACCCGTGTTTGTTACACCCCAACTTGTTACTGTCCGAAGAGCTTGAACATCCATTGTCTTCATAGCCTCCGCAGCAACTCTTGCCATCTGATCATCAGAGAGACCAGCGAGCTTTGCAGCTTCTTCTCCTGTTTTCCCTTTTTTGATCCACGTCGAAAAGTTACGATTCATGTCCTCAGATAGCCCAGCTTTCACACCCGCCTTCTGAGCCATTTCAGCATCGCTTGTCCCAATGCCGAAAGTGCCCCCCTTACCTGTAATAGCTTTCAACACTTTTCCAGAGGCTTCGTTTACTGCCATCTGTTGCTTGTTCACGTCTATAGCCAGTTGTGCTTGCTTCTGAGGGTCCGTTTCCTTAGAGTAGCTAGCTTGCAAGCCTTGCAGAGTGCCTCTACCCCCTGTGAGCATGTCTAGCATTTGTTTCCCACCGCCCATAGAAAGAGTCTCTTGACGTATTTGCTCTTTCCTAGAGGAGCCCCCCATACCAGGCATGTCAGTAAGTGCATCATACACGTCTACGATTATATTGTAATACTTATTCATCAAGAACTCACTGAGGCGCTCTAGCTTAGAAATCAATGTGTCCGTTAGACCCGTTTGCTTCTTAGCGAAGTCCGTAGCGTTTTCACCCTCTAGTGCAATACGCTTTTGATCTGCTGACATGGAGTTGAAAAAGTCCTCCTCGTCTGCACCAGCCACGCCCTTAGAGATTTCCTCTTTGCTCTTACCCGTGAGCCCTAGCTGTGCGAGCAAACGCCCCTCATCCTCACTAAGGGCCTTGTCGTTTTTGATTTTGTTTAGCATCTCCGCTTTTGACACCGCAACACCCTTGCGGAATTTGTCAACCTCGTCCATCAATTCTTCCGTCCCGCCTCCAGGGAGGTTAGTCATTGCAAAGTGCTCTTTCCCTGAAAGTTCGTTGAACTTCTTACCCTCGAACATATTGCCAGCAATGGAGTCCAATTGCTTGAGGGCGGCTATTGGACCCGCGTTCTTCAAACCACGCGCAGAGCTGAAGAGGTCGCCTTTCTTGCCACCCTGGACAAGCTGGGACTGCTTGGAGGCATCTATAACCTCACTACGCATGGCACCCGTCATCTTTTCTGCATTAGCTGCCATAAAGTCGGTGAGGTCTTTACCCCCAGCGGCAATAGCTTTACGTAGACCCTCTGGGTTCACCCCTTTACCTTGAGCCTCTGTGGCAAGGGTCTTGATCTTGCCCTGTAGCTCACCCTCCAGGTTCTTGGCTGTAGCAATGGCGCCACCCTTTTGACCCTTGCCAGCTACCAGCGTTGCACGGATACGGTCAGCGTAGCTCTGGCCCTTGAAGTGCCCGGAGAGGTTCTGAATGAACTTCTCCGCTTGCTTGGCGTTCATGCTCTTGCTCACAAGTTTCAAGAGCTTACCAGCCTCAGCCATACGAAGATTGAAAAAACCCATGTCGGATGAGAGGTTACGCACGATACCAAAGAACTTGTTTGCGGCAATACCCGAGTCCTTCATCGCGATATTGATCTCAGCAAACTGGTCGGTTGCGGTCTTCAATGAAACACCCAGGTCCGCCTGCATAGTAGCCTGAAGTGAGGCAATCTCGTCCAGAGACACCCCGAAAACACGGGAGTACACAACACCAGAGGTAATCAAGGTCTTCTCAAAGTCACCCACGCTTTTATTGGAGCGCGCAGCCTCGTCTGTGATTTGCTTGAGGGATACACCCTCTTTGGCCAGTGTGTTGGTGAATGCTGCGTGCTCCTTGCTTGATATTCCAAGGTCTGTATTGGTTGTGTAGTCAAACGCGGCGTCCCGTAGCTGCTTCATGGTGTCCTCCAAGTTGGCAAACGCTATGGCGCTCTTACCCCCGGACGCGGCCAGAAACTCAGCCGTAGAGGCACCCGTGAGTATTTCCTTGTTGAACTCCTTGGCAGCGGCTTGCGCATCTATAAATAGCTTGACCAGACCCACCACAGCAGAAGAGACCAGCCCTATAACTGGACCGAGCTTGGAGAATACCCCCATAATCTTACCGATACCCGCGCCAGCCGCCCCAGCAGCTTTGCCCATCATGCCGGGCTCCTTGCCGGTTATAGCAGCTTTAGCTTGCATTCTTGTACTAATGCCAGCTAGTCCCTTCCCCCCGGACTTGAGGAGTCCCATGACAGACTTAGCAAAATCACCCCCTGACTTAGAGGCTAGGGCAGACATACCCCCCTCCAGGTTCTCTGTGAAGTCCTTACCAAACTCCTCACCCCCGTAACCCATCAGCTCCTTGCGTAGCTCACTGGCACGCTTGACCGAGCGCTCCTCATACTCCTCTAGATTCTCGCTAGCCTCTTTGAGTATTTGCGCTGAAGCGGCTACCGCCACCTTGGACGCCGCTGCAATCGAAGAAGCAGCCTTAGCTTCCTTCTGAAAAGCCGCCAGGAGTTTCTGCTCCTTGGCTTCCATGTCCCCCAGGATTCTGGCTTGTTTAGTTAGCTCAGCCGTGTCCCCGCTTGCCTTAGCGTCGTCCCACTTAGCTTGTACCTTCTCCCTTGCCTTGGCTAGCGCCTTGGTTTGGTGGTTAAGCCTGGCGAACATCAGGCTCAGGTTTTTGGTCTTCTGAATGGCGCCTTTTTGGCTGGAATCCAAGAAGGGGTTCTTCTTGGCTTGGAGTGCCGCCTTGTTGAAGTCCTCCATCCCGCGAGTGAGCTTATTGAAGTTGGTGAGCACACCCTCAAGGGACTTCTTGCTGTCCTTGGCGTAGTCCTTGGGTATCTTCTGAAGCTCTTGCCAAGAGGTCTGTAGCTGTTTGGCAGCCTTGATAGCCTTCTTGGGGTCTAGCTCGACCGCAAACTTCAGAACCTCAGTGTCCTTTGCCATAATCTTGACCTAAGAGGGGGCAAAGGACGAACCTCACCCTTGGGGCTACCAGGCTCGCTTTGCTCGCTTTGCTCGCTTTGCTCGCTTTGCTCGCTTTGCTCGGGCGCTTGACGGAAACGCTCGTAGGGGTTCTCACTAGGCGGCGGGGGGCGTACCATTCTCTGTGCCGTTCCTTGAGCCATGATCGCCCTCGTCCGGGCGATACGCTGCTCAACCTCTTCGCGGGAGAGACCCTTACGGTCCACAATGCCCGTGAGCCCTTGACCCTGTGCCTTGCTGGCAGCCTCGTCATAGAGCCGCTGTAGCTCAGCCTCACGGTCAACCCTGACCTTGGCGTGGTACTCTTCGACAGCCCGTACAACCCGGTCGTGAAAGTCCTCCTCACCCTTTAGTGACTGCTCAAGCTGGGTGGCTAGCTCCTCGGTCGTTTGAGCTGACTTGACTACGTGCCCGTCCCGCATGACACGCCTCTCAGGGCTCTTCTCAAGTAGCACAACCTCACGCAAGATTTGGTCCTTCCGCGCGATACGGTTCTCAATCTCTTCGCGCTTGCGGCGCCGGTCCTGGTTATGGACCTTGTTGATACCCTTGCCTGCAAAGCACCCCCCGATGAATTTGGCGTTCTCCCAATGCCTGTCCATGTCCTCTCGGGTGTCCTGGTACCGGTTCAATGCCCGCCAGAGAAGCTGACCCCAGTTGTACCCCAGCAAGGAAGAGCCCTCTACCCCCGTTACCGCCGTTGACGTGAGGTCCAGACCGTACAATTGAACCCACCGTAGCCGAGAGAGGGTCTCCATGGCGTACGCCTCGACGAGCCGCACCCCGTCACTGGCCTGCCGGTTCAACTCAGAGAGCGTGGTCAAGATCCGGTTACGCAATGGAGGGGGCACCTCCCCATAAAACCGCTTGACCTTCTCACGGTGCTCCCAAGAGAGTACGTTCTGACCCCCCAAGAGGTACGTGGACTGCGCCAGGAAGTCTACGTAAAAGTCAGTGTCCCTTGACCCATGGGTTAGCTGTAGGCGCTCATACTCATGGTGGTTGAGGCTCTTGTAGACGACCCGTAGGTTATCGCCCAGCGTGGCAGGCAACGCAAGAAAGCCACGGAACAAGAGCGGCTCAACACTTTTGTAGACCCGGGGGTCCACCTCGGGCTCCTGGGGGAGAGGAAACGAACTGTCGTCATCCTCTAGGTTGCCTTCGTGTCGTAGCTTTTCTTGTTCACGCTCATATGCCTCTTTGACAGAGGCAGCACTTGTCACGCACGCCTCGGACTAGCGAACCTGGGGTTGATCCCCCCCTTTGGAGGGGCGTCTAGCCCGACGATGCTACGGGGCGCCTGACGTGCCACCACAGGGGTGCCCGACTTGCCGGGAGAGGGTAGGTCACCGGGAAGAGACTCCAGGTCAGCCGCCTCTTGTGCCCTGGTTGAAGTCACCTTCTCGTCGTCCGTAGGAGGACCAGGGCTGACCGCGGGCGTAGCAGCGTACACAGGGACACGGGCTACAGGCTCAGCTACCGGCGCAGGGGCTTCCTCTGTGGGTGACAGGGAGGCTAGCTTAGCCTCGACATTCTCAACCTCTTCCTTGTCAGCGCCCAGGTAGAACCCGTGCTCCTCTAGGAGCCGCCTGGCTAGGTCGTGGGGCACCTCCTGGGTAGCCTCACGTAGCTCCGTGAGAAGCCTGCGGATCTTCTCGTCGCCAGACTCGTCCGGTATGTGGAAGACCACGCCCTTCTTGGACTCTTCCTCAGCGTGGTCAAAGACCTCTAGGAGCTTCCTGTAGCACGTAGTCAGCGCCTCTCTGCCCCAAGTGCTGACAAGGTGGGTTCTGAGGTAGGCATGTAGCTCACGCTTGACCTTGCGTAGGTTGCCCTTGTCGTCCTCCTCTTCGGTAGCGATGGTGACCACGCCGCGAAGGTCCGTACCGTTGACGGCGACGATGGACCGGGAGACGTATTCCAGCATGTGCTCGTAGAGGTAGTCGTTCTCGTCTACCTCTTTGAGAGCCAGTGCCGCTGCTTGGTGCTCCGAGGGGCGTAGGCTACGCAGAACCAGCGTAAGACCCTGGATAACCAAGGTCTCCTCTACGATACCGAGGTTCGCACCTTGGGCGAGAATGGAGTCAAGAATCGAGCTATTTAGTGTTTTCATCTGTATTTGGGACTCCCACGAAAATGGGGTTACACTAAGAGGGGTAAACCGAAGCGTATGGAGAATCCTTTTCCAGCACCGGCACCTTGGATGTTTGGTGCAAGTCCTGTGTCAATATACTCACCGTACTGCGATGTTCCGTCTACTACATCTGAGGCTTTAATCGAAGAGGACTCTGCTACCATGCCTTGATCCGCGCCATAGCTGGTTCCGTACTGCTCAAACCAGCACGCCTCAAAGATGGTAAAGAGCGCCTTCACCTCTTGTGGTACGAGAGTCATACCGGGTTGGAGGAAACCAATAGAAGCGGCTTTTGCACCTGGGTAGGCTTGGGCATCAATACTAGCTAGCTCCGAGAACACCATTTCTTGCTTGATGTCAAACGGCCAGCGGTGGTGTTTGAGTGAACGCGCTAGACCGTCAACACCACCCTTGTACCCCATGGCCTGAAATAGGTTCAGAAGGTACAGCAAGGTCTTCTCTACGGAAATGCTCACAGGTTCCGTGTTACCGGGGACTAGCTCGGCAATCTGGTCACCAAAACCCACACCCCGAACAACGTCCACCGTGCGAGACTCGTCGAGTCCAAACGTGGTCATTACCCCGATTTGCTGGTATTGATTCTTCCCGACTTGGTACGAGTAGACTTTGTTCTTCTGCGACACCACCGAGTGGGTCTGGCTCGACGTTCCGACCTTGTACGGGTAACGAGTTTCAATGCCTGCCATGAGTTAAGCCCTTTCCAACATGCTAAAGATAAGACGATCATGTTTACTGCTATTGCAAGAACCACAGGCCGGTACGGAGTTTTCCTCTGTAGTCCCACCGCCGCGAGCCATTGCAATAACATGGTCGAGTGTGGGGGAGTTTAGCTTCTTGAGGCAGTATGCACAGCGGTAGTCAAAGTACACCAGAATGTCTTTCCACTGATTTTCCGTCAGCGTGTCAGGGAGCGCGGCTTGCCGTGCTCGACGACGGTGGATGATAGCCTTGATCTTCTCAGGGTTGGCATCACGCCAGACCTTAGCCCGTGCGCGCAAAGCCTCTCCGTTTTGCTTGCAATACTCTCGGGCGGCTTTTTGTTCACACCTTCGGCAGTATGAACTTCGACCATAAAGGCCACGGTGCGCCCTAAACGCACCAAGAGTTTTCTCGACCTTGCAACAGGTACACACCTTCGCGGCAATCAGCTTCTCAGCTTCTTGCGCCAGCACGTCGCGCGCTAGACGCTCCTCAAGGCGTAGAGCTACCTTCTGCCGGTGTTGCTCTGGGTCAGACCGGCTGAGCTTCAAGTCCTCGCGTAGGCAGGACTTACAGAGGGGGCTACAAGGCTTGCCTTTCTTGGGTACGTAGAAGCACGCCACAGGGCGGTCTACACGACACTCCTCGCAGAACTTGGTTTCGCCCACGGCTTGCAAAGCCAGAGCTTCCTGAGCTTCGCGCTCCGCAACCTTCGCGGCCCATGCCTCTTTGCGGGCTATCACTTTGGGTGTAGGTTTACGTCGGGAGTCGTCGCACACCTTGCAGCTAGGTCGCGGTGCGCCCAACGCCTTGTAGAACTGACCCAGGGGCTTCTCTTGGTGGCAGAGGGTACAGGTCTTGTGGGTGCGAACTTGCTTCTCGTCGAGCTTGCGCTGAGCTTGGGCAGCAAGGCGCACTTCAAGCTGGCGCTTGTGCTCCTCTGGGTCGTGGTACTTGAGCTTGCTCTCTTCGAGCTTGCACGGCTTGCAGACTGCGGAGGACGACTTGCCGTTGTGGGTGTAAAAAGACTCTAGAGGGAGGTCTTTTATGCACCTTTGGCACAGCTTGGTTTGGGTCATCGCCCACGCAAGTAGCACAGCCTCAACCCTTGGGGAAGAACAGCCCGTGTAGGTGGTCCGCCCTGCTCGCTAGCTTCTGAATCTCGGGCGTTACCGTAGCCAGGTCGGGCGTGTCTAGGAGCGCCGTGACCCCCGTGGTCACCTCGTACACGTCGTCAAGAGCCCTCTTGGCGTTGAAGTTCTTGCCAGCGGCAGACAGGGCGCGAATCTTGTCAGCCGTCTTGTGCATCTTGGTAAAGACACCCTCGATCTGCTCACCCTCTGCGCCTAGCTTGTAGTACGTGCTGTTATCGCTCTGGTCCTTGCCAGCGATAGACCCCCCGGGGGACCGCATTTCCCCGATGATCTTCTTGAGTACGGCGACGGTGCTCTTGGCTTGGTCCGCCGTGATGCCCTTGTTGTCACGCGCGGACTGCTCAAGGAGCCCAATCTCACGCTCAATGTTCGCAATGCCTTGCTTTGTAGCGTCGCTTAGAGGGTCGTGTGCCATGTAAACTGTCTCCGGGGAAAGGTGTTTGCTCTCAGGGCGCGGGGGAGCTGACCAGTCCCACTGAAACGCAAACCGTGGGCGCGCTGGCGCGCAAAGCTCGTCTACCCTGTCCAGGTCAGCAGCAAAAGTAGCCTCACCGTCACGCAAGAACGCCTCTACCGTGTCCTTGGCTTCCCAAATGTCAGCGCTCGTCTCCGTGACCAGCTTCAACACAGAGACCGCCCCCAGGTTGTACTTGGCCTCGTCTACCCGCAGGTAGTCACAGAAGCCGTCCGTACCAATGGTTACGATCTTGCGCCGCACCCCTTAGCGCCAGGTAGCAAAGGGTTGCACCTGCATGAGGGGTAAGGTGAGACCCCTGAGCTTCCATACACTTTGACAGTTTCCGCTTGATCGTCACTGGAGTCCCCGCCCAGGGGCACAGTGATAAAAACATCGTAAATAGTGGCAAGGTCATCTTTGACCCGTATGGAAACCCTGTATAGGTTATGTAACGCTACCAAGAGGGTGTGTGGGCGTTAGCACAGGGGGGGGGTCAGCAGTAGGTGAGCACCTTGACTACCTCTTCGCGGGTGAGCCGGGTTTGCACCAAGAGGGAGAGGGGGTCAAAGGCGACACCAAGGCTAGAGTCGAGGGCTTTGAGGTAGCGTTGCGCGCAGCCAAGGTCCATGGGGACGAGGCGGCTTTTCTTGAAGATGGTGACTGTAGTGAAGGGGGCTACGGGGAAGATGACACCCCGCAGGTAGCCTTGCTGGTAGAGGGGGAGGGGCGTGCGTAGACCCTCAGCCACAACGAACCCGTTGGAGCCTACGTCAAGCACAGAGGCGCCCTTGGGTAGTTCTGGGGGTGGACAGGCGAGGTAGTCTCTTAGCGTGGCGACGGTAGCCCCTATGCGGGCAGTGATTTCTGGCTTGGGCTGAGAGGCATAGGGTAGCCTTAGCTCGGGGAGGGACGGTAGGTGAGCCGTCGCTGGGAAGCCCTCACGCTCAGCGAGGTCGAGACCGTAAACCAGGGGCAGCGTGAGGGGTGAGAGTAGCGTTTCCCGGTGAAGGAAGAGGGTACCTGCCAAGAGGGTGGGCGTGGTCAAGTGCCGGATGACCAGGGTGCTTGGTAGGGGCGCACCGAGGATGAGGCTCTCGTACAACGCGGGCAGCGTTGAAAAGACCACGACCCCGGTGTCCGCCTCTTGGGGTGAGGGGCGAGTAATGGGGTCGTATCGCAAATGCAAGGGGAGGGGTGCGTAGGAGGGTGTCACCCTGGGGAGGGTAGCACAGGGGCAGCTAGCTCAGCACGCTCAGGGGGAGCGTAGACGGAACCACCCCAGTAGGACACCCTCTCAGTCAAACGTGTCCTTGTAGTTGCCCCGGTTGGACTCGTACTCCTCTAGGTAGTCATTCACGCGGTCTTCCAGGTTGTCGCGCCAGTTTTCGGTGCGCTTGACAATGGGAAAGCTCTTGCCTTTGAGGGGTCTGAGCGAGCCACCTTTGGACTCAGCGTACATAAAACCCACACGGATCGGGTCCGTACCAGAGCCGGCGGCGTACCCCGAGGAGTGTATACTCGACTGGATGAGGATCTTGATCCGCTCTGAGAGGTGAAGGACGTAGGCAAACTCGTTGCCTAGTCTCACCTGGGTAGGCTTGAAGGCCCGGAAGGCGCGTTTGATGTACTTGTCAAACTCTTCAAGGGTGAAGCCTACGAATGTAGCAGCGGCTTTCTTGGGTGTTGTAGTGGTCATCGGTTCTGTTCCTCTCAGGCGTCCCACTTGGTAGCGGTTACGGTGGGCTCCACTACGCCAAGCTCGCCAGGCGTGGCATCCCAGGCTAGCTGAGAAGGGTGCTCCCTTTCCATACGGGCGTAGTAGTCAGCCTCGCTTGCCGTGAGGGTGGTATCGGAAAAGTCGGTGTCAGACCATTCCGTATCTTCAAAGTAGCCCGGGGGCAGCTTGTCCTCGGCGCTGCCCTGGCTAACCTTGGCTACGTTCTCGCCCCTCTCTAGACCGGCTTGAAACACAAACTCAGAGGGGCCTGCGGGTTTACCGTCAACGTGCATGGGGCACACAATCTTCAGGGTTTCTGCGGCGCGGGTCATGGCTACGTAGGCGAGGTTTAGCTCGGCGGTGTTGTGCTCTGCCACTTGCTCAGGGGTCGGAGGGGGGTCATCCGGGTCCACGCGAAGAGGGAGCGGAAACTTGCCAGTAGGCATGGACACCGTGACGTTTTTCCATTCGAGACCTTTAACCGAGTGACAAGTTGAAAGCGTGACACAATTTGGCTTCTTTTCACGCTGGTCAGGGGGCAGTTGCTTTTGCTCGGTCTCCCATTTCTCCAGGTTGATGTAGAGCTTTTCAGCCTTCTGCGCAAAACGATCCACCTTGGTCAAGAAGTCCTTGGCCTTGGTGGGGTTGAGCCCCTCATTGGTGTCGTTGGCGTTGGGTGTCGCAAGCTCAAACAAGAATGCCACGGAGCCCAACCCAGCCGCCGCCTGTGCTTTCTGTACGGGTGTACCATCAGGACCAAGCTCTACCGAGGACTCCTCCTCACTAGTGTCCGTAGCCTCTTCGTCATCACCTGAGAACATAGCAACGTCATTGCTGATTTGCTGACGCAGGGTGGTCTTGGTCCACACCTTTTGCTGTGTTTGCTTGTCCCACTCGCTTTGCGTCGAGCTTACGTTGTCAAGCACGAAGTTCATCAGTGCTTCGGTAGTAGGCTCCGTTTGAACAAAGGCGTTGATCTTTGCCAGGTCGCCAGGAACCGCGGAAATGCTGGTCACAAGGTCTTGCACCTTGTACTTCCAAGCCGCCTCACCCTTGTAAGGGTTGTCGCGGTACTGCACCAGGAAGTCTGCCTTCTTGGGTCCGAGGTAGGCACTGGCGAACATGGACCTGAAGTTAGGGTTTTTCAGGATTTCTGCCGGGTCGATGAGGCTAACGTCGGTGCGCTTCATCCTGGCCATGGTGTCCATGGTGTCCTCGACAGCCTTCATAATTTCCTCGGGCTTGCCGTAGAACCCACGGTTGGGTTTCATCATCATGGCAACCAGAGACTTTTTCCGCTCCTCGAAAGAGGTTGACGTTTCCAGGCGCAGATAGCCAAGGACAGCCTGGATCTCAGGGGCGTCAAGAAACGCCTTACCCCCCCTCTTTGTGTAAGGGATCTCGTTGATGATGCACGCGGTCTCAAAGTCGTTTAGCTCACGGTTGGTGCGCGAGAGAACCGCGTGGTCCATGGGCTGACCGCCCATGTCCATGTCCTTACGCACCCCTCGCATCGTAACCAGAGCCGCTTGCGTGAGGTCTTCCGGCATGTCTACCGTGATAGACGCCTCCCCGTTGACCTTGTGCGGGGCAGGACGAGCCTTGAAGGGTATCGGAGACTGCTTGTCAGCAATGAGCTTGTTCGCGGCTGCGATGATCTCAGGCTGGCAACGGTAGTTGGTCTGAATCATCCGAGTTTTCCAAGTTTCTTTGTCGTAAAAACCCTCAAACTGCTCCGGTTTGCTCCCGCGAAATTGGAAGATTGCCTGATTTGCGTCACCCACCACCCACGCGGAGCGCCCGTCACTACCATCCCCAACGTGCTCGGTCATGAGGTCAAAGACACCCATCTGGGTTACGTTCATGTCCTGACCCTCATCGACGATGACGTGATCGAACATGCCTTGAACCAGCTTGCGTGCTGAAATGTCCCTCTTGAGAATGTTATGGAAAATCTGTAGCTGATCGTCCATGTCCCCTAGACGCTCACCACCTCGACGGTAGCGGTCCATGAACTTGGTGTGCAGCTTGGTCGGACAGGGAGGACGCCACCCGGGAATATCACCCTTCAAGCCCATGTAACACTCGTACCAGAAAGCAGCTTGACTCTCTGACTTGGAGGTGGCTTGAGCGCGGGCGTCCTGCCAGGTAATCTGATTACCACGCCACTTGCTAATGAACGTGCCCATCTTCTTCGCGTTGGGAGCACCCTTAGCAAAGACAGCCTTGGCGAAACCGGTGTGCTTAGACAGCGCGTCAGGGCTACACTCGTTGAAGATGCCCGTAATGGTCTTGGTGAAGACAGACGGGCTGATCCCCCCCTTCCCCGAAATGAAGCGAGGGCGACGCATCATGGCAGCCTCTTCAGGCGTGCCGAAGGTAGGCACACCGTCATCAGGAGAGCCTGTTATGAAACGCATCCCCATGGAGTTTAGCGTCCCCATGAAGGGACCAGTCTTGTCCGTAAGCCCGGTCTTGGCGTGAACACGCTCCTTGATTTCACCAGCAGCCTTCTTGGCAAACGTTACTGCTATGATGCGCTTTGGACGCACATTCTTGTCTTGAATGAGATAAGCAATACGGCTAATCACACAGGTGGTGTTGTGCGACACGATCCCGTTTGCCACGAAACTGTGGGCTTCTGGCACATGAAAATCATAAACCTGGCACCGCTCTACGTCCCTACGCACAGTCACCACTTCGTCCAGGTAATAGTGGGACAGAGCCTCCAAAAGATGTGCCTCGTCGCTCTCAGAGCCTTGTATCAAATCAAGTAGCTTCTGACGAGACGGGTTCCTCTTCCCTAGCAGGTAGTCTTTGACCACGACCCAACGGTCATCCATCAAAAGAGACTGCGAGTGTCCTTGCCAGCGCCCTTGCTTCTTCCACGACTCCCGCACTCTCTTAAGTAGGTCTGCGGTGTGTGGGTAAACATCCACGTTTGGGTTACACTCTCGGTCACAGAGGTCATCAACTGCCGCCACTTTGGACAACTCGTACCTGAAACCCACTACAGCTCTGAAGTTTCGCATCTGTTCAGAGCCAATGAGCACGCGCCAGTAGGTGTGTTCGTACCCCTCAACGTGTTTAGGTTTCAACATTCCCACCACGCCAAGCCCGATGAGCATTTGATGTACCTGACGAGCCAGGGTCTCGGATGCAGAGACCCATTCCACACATCTTGAACCGGCTGCGGTCCCGTCTGTATCAAAGAGCCCTTGCAAGAATCGAATGCGCTCTGCATCACTTGCTTGCAAGAGCCAAGAGGGTACCTCCTTCACACGCGCAGAGGGATACGCGACCCCTTGTGCGACAAGCCGGTCCACGAGGTCTTTTGATGAAATACGGTGCTCCACACTCAAGCTACCCGCCCTCGGGTAGACTTTGATCGTATCCACACCCCAGAACTGCCTGGCTAGTGCATGAAAGTGCTTGGGTAGATATTCTCCCCCACGAGACCACGAAACGGTGTACTTCGAGGTACACCCATCCCCCATGAAGAGACCTATAAGATATGCCTCATCGGGGTCCACCGTTTCTGCCCCGGTCCCGAGGGCGTACCCAGGAAGAATAAAGAGGTGCTCCCCCCCTAGCATGTCCCCCACCTTGACCCAGGTAGCAGCGCCGTTCCACGCCAAAAGAGGGTGCTCCTTAGTGGCTCGAATCCGAATTCCACTCCGAGTTTCTACCTCGGTAACGAAGTCCGTTCCCATGTCGAGCCACTGCCCCGCCCTAGCCTCCACACTAAGGGAATCCGAGCGTACAGCGCGCACCAGTGGGTTATGTTGACACCCATCAATACGGATGGTACCGCCCAATGTCCCGATGAGTGTGTCCCCGCGGACACACTTGCCGCTACCGGCGCCGGCTGCTACAAGCACCTTGCCGTCCGTCAACGCAGCCGCCATTTGCTCCGGGTCAAGAGGGCGACCGTTATTGGTGAAAGCCTTCGGGATGTTGTCCGGTATTGCGGGCGCTGCCTTGGTAGCCGCTGCCACCGCAGTAGCAATCGCAATCGCCTCACTCTTGGTAACCGGCTTATCCTCCTCGCCGGTTTGCTTCATCACCTTTTGCGCGGCGGCCTTTGCGTCGTCCTCCACGGCTTTCACGTTGGCGGTGTGGGCGTCCTGAGCTTGCGCACTAGCCTGTGAGCCTGGTACAGAACCCGTCTCTTTGAGCTTGCTCTCCATGAGAGACGTAGCTGCTTCCGTGGCCACAGCCGCCGCCTCTGCTACCGCACTCATGGGCGGCGCCGACCGAGGCTTTGCACTCTCGGAGGCTACGCTAATCCACTTGTCCAGCCGCTTGTTCTGTAGCGTGATGATGTCTAGCTTACTTAGCGCCATGTCAGGGTCGTCCTGACGAACCGCAGCAAGACCGTCCCACACTTCCTTGGCTGCCTTACGGCTCGTACCAAAAATGTGCTTGATGAGGGCAGCGCCGCCACGGGTAATCACGGCTCGAATCTTGTACGCCCGCGCCGACACACCATCCTCGTTGGTTACCGCCTTTGCAAAAGCAGCCTCTAGGAGTGCCTTTGCCCCAGGGGTGGACACGCCAGAGGTCAAGAGCGTCTTGACACCCTCGGCTACCGCACCCTCCAGACTGCGTAGGATGCGCAGTCCAGCGCCCGCTATATCGTCAGCCACACCACCAGCGGACTCCTCCAGGTACCGTAGGTAAGTGTCTACCGCCCAGAGGAATACAATGTACTCAGCTACCACCACCTCTCCGATGTTCTCCTCGGTAGGCTCTTCGACAGCGGCTTCTCGGCGGCGGTTGTAAGTGTAGGGTTGTGTCATGTTAGCTTACAGTCTCGGGGGGTATGGAGAGGGTTTTTACCCTGCTCTTGACTACAGGCACAAGTAAAAGCACGTCCGCCGACAAGACCCACCGCAAGTCATTCACCGGCTTGCCCAGGCACGCCAAGAGGTTTCTCACCCTCTCAGCCAACCCCGACACCATGAAGCCCTCCGCTACCATGTCCCGGGGGTGTACCACGTTGCCCGAGTTTTCGTAGTAGAAAGCCGTCGTGGACCCCACCAAGAGGCACAGGTACCTCTTGTCAGGCTCCTGATTTCTATAGCGCACGTCAACAAAGTGTAGGTCACTGTCCGACACCGTAGCCCACCCTCGCCAGACCTCCTCAGCACTGAACCCGTCTAGCGAGAGGTAATACTGAAACCCTGGGGTGGGTATACTCGCACCCACGGTACGCATGAGCTTGCGCCCGCACTGGTCACAGAAGATAGCGCCCCCCCTGGGTGTAGGGTGACCCTCTTCGGGACAGTGAGGCTCCCCGGTCGCGTGTGTCCAGAAGTCCTCCTCGTACACGATGAAACCCACGTACAACTTGGCTGTAAAGTCAACACCCACGGCTACACCCTCCTTGGGCGCTACGCCCACTGGTTTGAGAAATGAGGGGCTCAGAGGCATACAGAGCCCTCTTTGCCCGTGCCTTGGTCCGCGCTGTCATGCGTGACGGTTTGAAAATTGATCCGCTCGTGAGCGTCGTACACCGGCTCGACGCAAACCGTGATCTGGTCCACGTAGAGCTTGACACCAAGAGACCGGCGTAGGTCACGGTAGCCTATCTCTCGGTTCATGAAGTCGTGTAGCTCCCTCTCGTGCAACCACCACCCCCAGGGTCGCTTGGTATCCACCCTCACAAGGAGCCCCTTCCGGTATGGGGCGGGTACGATGAGGCTGGAGGGTAGAGGGTCCAGGTAGGCACAACAGGTCTCGTCCCCCTCGTGCGTCCACTCGCACTGGAAAACATGCCCCGTCTCCTTGTGAACCGCCAGCGAAGAGGCTTTCAGGTTGAGACCCAGCTTTCGCTGTAGGAGGGGGGTAAGGTGTGACCTGTCCTCGTTGCCCATGTCGTGTAGGACTACGTAGTCCTTCATGAGGAAATTGGCGTAACACCCTCTCTGGGGGACCACGCACCACTCCTGGCGGGTCACTACCAAGGTAGTCGAGGGGCGCACAAAGTACCCCATGACTTGTCGCCCCGCGCACTGGTCAAGGTGAACAATGGCGGGTTCCGCCCAGTCCGTGACGCGCTTCTTAGCCATGGGAGCCTACGGTACACCGGGGGGCGGGTAACTTGGCAGCTTTGCGCGCCAGCGGCTCGATCTTGTCGGAGAACTCCGCGACGAAGGCGTCCTTCGTGAACTCGTTGTACCAGGAGACGTACCTGTCGGTCTTGGTGCGCCTCGACTCGACACCAACCTCCTCGACCGTAACGGCGGTGCCCTCGACCGTGCCGTTGATGACGTGGTTGAGCCCGTGGACCTCGAACTCGATGCTGAAAACCTTGGTAGTCATGCACCCTCTTACGTAGAGGGGACTACAGGATTCACGCGAAAGTTTAGGTGCGGTTTACTCGGGGAGCGTGACTTGGAAACCCAAGTCACGTAGACGTTGGGTGAGGTACCCGGGGTCTGCAAAGGGTTCCGACTCATGGATGACAAGGAGTTGGAACTCACCGGCTTTCTTTACCTGACGTACCTTCTCACGGTCACGCTCTTGCATGGCTGCGTACTCGACTTCTCGACCAAGAGGGAAGTAAACTGACGGAAAGGTATAGTGGCAAAACCCCTCAAATTCCACCAAGAGCTTGTGGTCTGGGAAGTAACCATCAAACCGGAAAGGGTGGTCCGTGGGAGGATTTCGGTAACATGAGGAGGACCACTCTTGCTGAAAGGTGGCACCACCCAAGAGGATAGCCAACTGAGCGACGAGAGCGGTCTGCGTAACGCACTTGGAATAGGTGGGCAACCCAAGCCGCTTTGCCTCGCGGGTGACTGTGGGTACGCTGTAGCCCAAACCCGCTGACGCCCAACCTACCACCACCTTACCATTCTTTAGCCGGTAAGGGAGAAAGTCCTCCGTAGTCAAGACAACTCTAGCCGCTTCGTGTGGTACCCCCAGCCTCAACGCAGACAGTTTCTCAGCTAGTGCTGCTATCCGTGGGTCTGTTTCCTTGGTAAGGCCCTTAGCCCACCCTGGATACCCCTTTCGAGCCTCAGCACCACAGGCTACACGCTCATCCGTCTCCTTAGTGAGTCCCTTATTCCAGCGTCCAGCGTTCACACTCATCAAGTGCTTGGTCTCTGCGGTGTGCTGCGAACCTACGTTTTTTGATTTGTCACGGATCGGACTCTTGAGCGAGGAGATGAGGCTACCAGGGTAGACCACGACATACTTACCCACCAACTCCGGGTGTTCCGACATAATATGGGAGTTGAGGTTGTTCGCCTTGTGCCCACAGACTTGACAGACTGCGTAATCCTCACGCTCCGTTTTCCCTTCCCAGTAGGTCTCTTCTGCAAGCTCCTCCTCGCGCGCCTTACAGTCGTCGCACCGATTATCGTGTATAATAAGTGAGAACGACCACCCCACGTCATGCGGCAGATCACACGAGGAGCAGAGTACAGTTTTCTTTTGACCCGCCGTAGGGTGCGCTCGGCTGTAAGCCACAAGAGCCTTGGAACGCTTCTCGGAGGTACTCTTGGAGCTGACTAGCGCCCCGGAAAACTGGATGCGGTAGTCCTCGGCTCCCATCTGGTGCGCCGCCTTGAGGTGCCGACCTAGCCAAGTGTCGCGCTGACCGCAGAGACGACACACCACGTAATCCGTGCCCTCCTCCTTACCCTCGAACCGAGCAGCCTCCTCTTCTTGTGACTTCTGCTCAAGGTACTGCTTATGACCCTCTGGGTCCGTCACCCCTGGACGGTGCATGTGGGTAGACAAGCCCTTGTTACCGATGCAGCCGAAACCACACACCGGACAGTAACGGTCCACGCCCCTCTCTTGAGCTTCACAAGGCTCACAGATGACCCTCTTGGTCATCGCCTTCTGTAGTACAGTCAGGGTCATAGCCACCCCGCAGCGGCAGCAAGTGTCCGTGAGCGTCTTGTAAACAAGGGTAGCGCCCTTACGTGAGCGCCCTGTGATCACGGCACTGGCACTTTGGATACGCTTACCCCTCTCAGCTACAAGAACTGCCCCAAAGTGCGCCAACCACCACTGACGAAGGGTGGTGGGAGCTACGTGGTGCTTCTTGACCAGACTGTTGAAGGACTCGTTACCCTCGAAGTCTGCGTAGGTATCCTCTGGCGTGGTCATGCGATGCACTCTTCCTTGACGTGATTAGAGTGTCACTACGCCACTTCTCTAATCACGTCAAGGAACTATGCTCACCCCCACCGAAAACGTGGGCTTTTTACAACCTGGCTCTCAAATTGAACCGTAGCTGCAAAAATTCCAATGGGAAGATGGGTGCGTAGAAACCCTCCAAAATGAGCGACGTTACGTCGTCAGGGTCCGTGAAAGCGGAGAAGCCGTTGAAGGCTCCTACGATCTCAGCTTGCTTCAACCCGCGGAAGAGGGAGGTCATGCTGACCTCAACCTCGTTGGCGCGTGTCTCTAGAAACTTGGTGCCCACGAAGGGGTCCAGCGTAGCCCGGCTTTGTTGCTGAACGTGGTCAGAAATCTGGGTCACGGTGGGCAGCCTGTTGAGGATACTGCTCATGTCCGTGGTCAAACCGTGGCGAATCCTGATGATGGGGTCCAGGTCTTCAAGCACGGTTAGCCCCGAGACGGCCGTTTGGTTCATTTCCACGGGGTCCAGAATCCTGGGCAGCCGGGTAATGCCAACGATACGGCGCCTTGTGTAGGGCGTAGCCACGTCCACGGTGGGGGAGACTACCGCCCCCATGGCAGCCGCCGCGAGGAAGGTGCCGTTGACCTGGGACTCAAAGCTCTCTCCTAGCTCGTTGGTCAGCGTGATAACCGCCGAGTCGGGGTAGAAGCCCACCATTCGGGTAGACAGGATGCTCTTGGCTACCGCTTGCGCTGACGTGGGCACCGTGCCGGATGCGAACCCAAAGAAGCCCATGCGCTCGCTTTGGTTACGCTCGTTGCTCATGACCTCGCAGTGTTGAGCCTGGTAGGTCGTGATCTGCACGTTGGGGTTGAGCGACAGCAGAATGTCAGGCTTGATGTTGCCGGGGAGGGGCGTAGCCAGGTCCGCAATCGCGTCAATGTAGTCCTGGGTAGAACCCTCTGCGGTGTTGACCACCTTACGAACCTGCTTGATACCCACCAGCACGGCGCCGTTGAGAAGAGCCAGGTAAGCGCCCAGCGTCACGGGACTATCAGCGCCCAGACGACCGAAGTTAGCCTCGATGGTCTTGAACGTCTGGTAGACCCTGGCGTCAAAGTCTTGCTTGAGGTAGCGGTAGCTTATGTAGTAGAAATCCCCTACGTTGGGCTCCGCTCCGCTGGGGTCAAACGTGAGCAGGTTCGCCGTGTCGTTGGCTCCTACGCCCACCGTGTTGGTGACCAGAAGCTCCAACCCAGGAACCGAGTAAGAGGGGATGCTGGGGGACACGTCAAAGGTAGGGCTCACCAAGAGGGTAAACGAGCCGCCGGGCGTGTACCCCCCGGAGCTAGCCGGTAGCACGCTGAACCGTAGCCCGGTCTGAACGTCCGTGTACGTCTGACCCGGTGTCCCTGTGCCCGCAGAACCCTCTACGTTGGTGCTGGTCACGTTGAAAATGTCGTGAGCATTCTCTCCGTTGTCACCGTCAATGCCAGGGCGAATTCCGGTGCCCGCCAGGAGGTTGAAGGCTGAGTTAGCCGAGTTTGCAAAGGCAATGCTTGCGCCCGCGCCCGTGCTCAGGGTCTCGATGGTGACAAACGACCCCTGACCCGAGAAGGTCTGGGGGTAGGCAATCGCGCTCGCAGCGAAGCCTGCCGTAGCCATGAGGGAGTTGACTACCTCTTGGTTGGTGACCCTCACCTGAGAGGCGGTATCGTTCTCTGTGACGCCGAGTACGGTGTTGCTGGAGCCGTTCAGAATGACCAGGGAGCTTTGGTCCGTGTTGCTAGGTGCAGTAAGCCGGACCTTACCCAGGTTGGACAACGTACCCACGCTGGCGAGGGAGAGCGCCGTGGACAGGTTGATCTGGGCGACCATGGCTGCCGTGGTCACGGCGGGTCCGGTGGGCAGGAAGATCGTGTAGTCTGTCCCGTTGACCCGGACCCTGAAGGTGTCGTTGAGCCCAGCCGTGATGTTGTAGGGTCCAACGAGGGAGCCAACCAAGGTGGCGGGCTTGTTGATCGACTGGGGCGACCCAGAGGCAGTTTGGAAGGTGGTGAAGCCTAGAAGGGTCTCGGCGGTGCCCTGTGCAATGCTCACCGTGCTCTTGGTGTCAAAGCCTGACGGCAAGGCTGCGGGCGTAGTGAACGACCGGATGATGAACACGGCGTCCGTACCAATGGTCACGGTCGAGCAGAGCGTAGCCACCGTGGGTCCAAGCTCCGCTGTCAGCGCGGCGTCAATCGCGGCATTGATGGCGGTGACCAGAGCCACGGGGGTTTGAGCGCCCGTGGGCAACGCTACCGACACGGAGAGGATCTCTGAGTTGGTTGTGCCCGTGATGCTGCCCGTGTCCACCGTGAGTTCCAGAATGTTATCTGGCGCTACGGGGACCGTGATCATGCCCGCCGTGAGGGGGACACGGGACGAGACCATGACGCCACGGGTTGCGGTGACGAGGTTGGTTGTCTGGTCTACAAGGTTGAGCTTCGTTACCCAGGTGGCGCTGGGTACATAGAAGTTGTAAGGCGCGGCGCCGTCGTTGGTGAAGACCGCGTTGGTCGCGGGCGCCGTGGCAAAGGTGACCGTGACGATTTCCGACACGGGGGTGCCGTCCCCGGTGTGGAAAGCATCGGGGATGTTCTCTACGCCGCGGGGCCACTGGAGGGTCTGAGCAAAGCCTACCTTGGTGCCAAACTTGACTTGGAAGAGGTTCACCGCCCGGAGAGCCGAGAGAACCTCATACTGTCCCGTGCCTACCGGACCAGCTACCCTGTTGGTCAGGACGTAGGTGTCGTCAACAAGCCGGTTGTAGTAGAAGGTAGCAAACGCCAGGTGGTCCGGGGGTACAGGGTCTTTCAGCGTCACCTTGCGGGTCACGCCGTCCACAGCAACGACCGTAGCGGCGCTCCGACCCAGAGCATCGGAGAGGGTTCTGCCGGTGTACACGGTTACAAGGTCTGGGCGGTTGCTGTCCAGGGCTGCCCTGGCGTTAGAAATCGAGTTGTAGAGGGTCTGACCGAGAGGGGTATCCCTGCCATTACCCAGCGTAGGCACGTCGGGCAGGAGGAACACGGTCGAGGAAACCTGGCTCGGGACCACCGTGGTATCCGTGAACCGCTCACACTCTGCCAGGTAGCGCCGTTCGTCAACCAGGGTTGGAAGTACCTGCGTGCCGTCAAAAAGCTCTGCGCCCGCCGTGCGAATGTCAGACGCTACCGAGACCGAGGCTCCCCAGTGAATGATGCTCACGTCGGGGGAGGGGTTACTGACTACAAAGTCAGGGCCCTGGATGTAATCACTACGCCCGGGAGAGATACCCGAACGTAGAACCGTGGTTACCGCCGTGTTGGGGAGGTAGTCAAAGGTGTCCTGCCAGGTGTTCGAGAAGTAGGCTACCGTCACGCTCGCCCCTGGGGGTGGCGCGCTGGGTAGGGTAACCTTGCCATTGGTGCCATCCACCGCAGAGGCTAGGACTTGCAGCCCGTTGACCTTGACCACGACCTTAGAGGGGTCCGTGGTGGTCAGACCGGCGCTGGTTCCGTCTACCACGGGGCGCTGGAAAACTTGAAAGACTTGGTTGCGCGTCGTCTTGTTGCCCTGGGTGAAACCCAGGATACCGTTGGCGGTGCCGTCCTCGATTTCCAGAGAGACCTGAGCGTTTAGCTGTAGGTGCTTTAGCCCCTGGTTGTCCGTGAAGACCGAGGTGGATAGCCCCGTACCCAGCATGGCGGCGTCAATCTGGCTCTTGACGGATGCCGCCGTGGTTGCGGGGTTCGCCACAAAAACCACCGTGCGGCTCGTCCCGTTGACCTTGAGCTTGAACTGGTCCGACGTGCCAGCCTGAATGTTGTACGGCTCTACGCCGGGGCTGAGAAGTACCGCCGAGTCCGCTGTGACCTGGGCAGACACGTCATCCTGAAACGCCGTGTCCCCCCGGTGGAACTGGTAAGTCACCCTCACCACGTCCGTGGGCTGGGTGGGCACTTGCAACGTGACCATTCCCGTGCTGCCCTGTACCGCTCCCACCGTGACAGGGACACCGTTGACCTTGACCGTCACCTTGCGAGCGTCATTGGTCGTGATACCGAACCCCTGACCGTCCACAATGGGGAAGTTTCTGACCCGGAGCTTGGTCAAGGCGCCCGTCTGAGCGCCCAACGTGGGGTTAGCAGGGTTGATCTCGTCCAGAACCCAACGCTCACTGGGGTCTTCGTTGAAGACAGGGGTGTCCGAGGTCGAGCTAGACCCGCGGATTAGCTCATAGTCAAGCTGCTCTAGCTCCTCCTGACCCACCCCGATAACGAAGGGGATTCTGAGGTTGGCGAGCACGCCTTGAAGGTTAGCGTCGCGGGTGGTGCGAGTATACACCCCAGGAGGGGCGTAGGTCGGAAACGGTCCAAAAGCCATGGTATTGGGTAACCCTTGTGGAAAGGTGGGTTATCTTCATGATCATTTGGGTTTGGGTGTACATCTAGAGAGGCAGGGCCGCGTTTATTCCACAAAGAAGGCGCCCAGCGTGCTCTCTACCCTAAGCTGGGTAGGATAGAAGATTTCTTTGCCTTGCTGTAGGCTTCCCTGGCGAGCTTACGATGGGCGTCAAGCCCAAGGGCGGTCATTGGCTCGTAGTCGGTGTGTTGCCCGTCGTCGTGACGGATGAGTGCGTGTGTACCGCCCTCTTGGCGAGCCTTTTCCTTGACTTCCTTGCGCCCCTCGTAGGACTCCCACCGAGAGAAAGCAGACCGTCCCACGGCTTTGTCTGCGGTAGGGTTATCCAGGTCGTGTACCCCCGTGTTCCCTGTAGGCTTGTTAGCAGGGACCGCGAAAGAGGCTGCAAAGTTTTGCTCTGACCACTGGCGTGGGGCTAGCCTCTTGCAAAGAGGGCAGGGGTGCTCTGAGTGGCTGGCTAGCTTGAGGGTACGGTCAAAGAGTAGCTCGCAATCCGGGCACGCGAAGGTGTACTTGGGCATGGTGGTTACGGTAGCAGAGTTACCGTCTCTAGGTTGTCTGCACTCTTCAGGGGACACCTGTGGGAGGTTACCCTAATAGGCGCTCGTAGTCGTTATTCCGCCCGACGATCACGGGGTGCGCGGCAAAGTACAAGCCAGCGCCAGCGAGGGGCTTTGGCTCGGGAGTGACGCGAGAAATTGTGAGCGGCAGCGGTACGTGTACTTCCCAGTCGGCTTGAACCCTGAGCGACAGAGAGGCTTGGTAATAGTAGTCATCGCCCGCCTCGTCGTACACGTCCTCACTTTCCCCGGAAATGCTGCACTCCATGACCTCGATACCCTCAAAAGACAGTGAGGACCGCTTCTCATACCAAAAGGCCATGAGGGCGTAGTCGGCTATCTCTTCGACTTGGTTACTGTCCCGGGCGATCACGTCGAGGTCAAAGTTGGCGTCGATACGCCCTCCGTAGGCTCTGGCGGTGTCTACTCGGTCTGGGTAGACAACCACGCCCACCTTGTCACCCTTCTTGGCACGCTTGCCAAAAGCCAGGACCACGCCGGGGAGCGTGGACACGTCCGCTCGGTTCCAATAGAAGTCTACGGGCCCAATGCTCGCCACAGGGTAACGATAGTCCGCCGTGAGGTACGCTCGGGCTCGGTAGGGGGTCAACAGGGTAAGGGTGCCCGTGGGGTAGTCTACCGTGTAGTCCACCCCCTCTCTGAGAAGAGTCCTGCGGTTCTCCCACACACGGAGCGTCCCTGAGAGGGGTGGGTGCTTTAGGGTGACGCTGGTTTCCAGCCCCGTCTCGAATTGCAAGAGAAACTCATCGGTCACCGTCAACAAGGGGTCAATGATGAACTGACCCGGGCGCTGAGGGTCGGTGGGTGCTTGTAGAACCTCCAGGTAGTACACGCCCGGGAGGGTAGGCATGACGTTGCGGTTGGCTCGTATTGCCCCCGTGTCTTCCCTGACCCACTCCAGAGGGAAGACCGGTTGACCGAAGTACGCCAGCATGACGTGACTCACGACGGTCCCCAAATGGTGGTCTGCCGCTAGCTGAACCGGGGTGACAGAGCCGCCCTTCATGACGATCCCGTACTGAGGGCGCTCATCAAAAGCGAACCTGTTCTGGATAAAGGGGACTATTTTGTGGTAGACCGGGTGTCTTGTGAAGCTCTCTTGAAGCTCCAAGAGGAGTCTACGCTTCAAGGGGGAGAGGAGGTAGGCGTACATGGTGGGCTAAGCCTTCTCCTTTAAGAGAGGTGGAAAGGGCGAGGCTCAGCCGTCAGCCTCTTGTTGAGCCAGAACCAGCAAGCCCTCAGCTACCGAAGTCATGGGGTCCGTGGCTAGTCTGACCTCGCTGACCTCAAAGGGTAGCGCGACGCCCTTGATAGCCTCTTGGAAGATGGGTAGAAAGTTACCCGCTCTTGTCATCCCCCCTGAGAGGATGATCGGCAAGGGCTCAGCGATGTCCAGCGTGGCCCGTACCTTATCAAACTCACGCTTCAAGTGAAAAAGGGTGTAGTCCATGGCGCTTCGCATGTAGAGCGCCAAAGCCTCCTCCTCCCTGGTTTTCGGGGCGAGGAGGTCCACACCCTTCTCTTTGATGACACACATTCTCTGAGCGGTGAGCCCCACAGCCTTACCGGCGTGAATGTCAACCCAGTCACCGGCATGAGTGTGGCTAAAGGTTAGCCCTTCGATAGTCTGGTAACCAAGAGCCACATTCACCTGACCAGACCCGTAGCTCATCGTCACCCCGGAGAAGTTCTCTTGGGCACACTGCGAGAACAGGATAGCCATGGCTTCGTTGACGGGCGTAGGTTTGTACCCATGGTCAGTCAGGATCTTGCGGAAGACCTCTTGGTGGTAAAACACGTCCTGTGTGGTGTCGTCCACAGGCGCCGCGGGCACGCTGTAGTGGCAAGCCTCTCCGGCGGTGAGCGGCACGTCCAGTGCGTGAAAGATGAGCAGGGACAGGATTTTCTGAGCGTCTAGCTCGCCGGCTGCAATCACCCCACGCTGCAAGGGGCGCCGTACCTCCCTCTTGAACAGAGAGGCAAACCGGAATGCCGCCTCCCCCAGGACGACCAGTTGCCCGGCTTGTTCCGTGTACGGTACGCGGGAGAGCTTGAGGGTCTTCTTGGCGTCTGGCTCAAGGTCGAGAAAGCAGTCACGGATGCTCTTGGTAACCACCTTTCCTTGCTGGTTTTGCCTAGCAGAAACCAAATTCATTGTTCCTATATCAATTGCGCAGCCTAGCTTGTAGTTATTCTCCATTTGTGACCTCCAGGTATTGTTTGATACGTGCCAGGCACTCCGCAGCTTTATCTTTGATGTCACTCTCCCAAAGGCGTAGCACGCGATAATCTCGCGAGACGAGGTAAGAGTTGGTTGAGGAGTCCAGACGCTTCTGTTTCTTTTGTGTGGGAGTAAGCGATTCTACGGTATACTTATCGGGGTGTCCGTGCCAGAAGTCCCCATCAGCTTGGATAACCAGCTTCACGTTAGGAACCAAGAAGTCAACAGTGTAGTAACCCAAAGGCGCTTGCTCCACATAGCACACCCCAAGACTTTGGAGCATAACCGCTACGGCTGCTTCAGGTGCCGTGACTTTTCGCTTGAACTTTGCCATTCTAGCAGGGGACGCACGGCGCAGTTGTTCCTTATATTCTTCTGCTTTCGCCCCACCGTAGGTTTCCTCGTAAGTGTGCCCGGCTTTAGCTTTAGCATGAGCACGTATCCCAGACGTTATGCGGAGCACATAGCTGGCATCATTGTAGAGATGCTTTACCTTGTGTACAGGGTTATTTTCTCCCTTTTGCCTCTCTCCGAAATCAGGGTTAGCCTTGTGCCATTGTCGCAAAGCGTTCTTATCCCCTTCTAGCCAAGGACGGTCCTTCACCCCAAAGTTGGGATTACGAGCACCCGATCTGTCTGGTACACTATCTCGCATCTTTTGCTTAGTTTCGTCGCTGTGTCGCCTCTCGGACCAGCGTTTCGTTCGCAGGCTATGTCTCGCCAAGTTCCTAGCTACAGATGTCGCAGAGCACTGACAGACAATTGCCAAGCCCACAAGAGTAATCATAGGGTTTGACTCTAGTGCTGCTTCCAACACACATTTTGGTATTTCTCGCCTGGGCATAGCTTCTCCCTAACGCTATCACGGCATGGTTCCGATGTCCAGCCCAACGCCCGGAAGAAATTCGCTCTTTGTCATGCTGGTTTACTTTAGCACGGAGGGGGCGCGCTGGCGCAAGAGGTAAACGTGACTCTCGTGCAAGTCCGCTGTCTCGTCCAAGAGGTTGCCCGTCCCTGAGCTGAGGTTGGGCAAGAGGGTGCGACACTCTCTCAGGTGAGCCAGAAAAGCATCCTCCCCGTCAAGAGAGGCCATGACCATCTGGTCCGGCGTGGGATTGATGGGGTGCGTACCGTAAAAGAAGCCCAGGTAGCGAGCGACGAGGTTGGCTTGCAGAAAAGGTGACAGCGAAGCACCAGCGCCCTCCCCTACGGCTCGCTCCGCTAGAGGGTCTACGTGCTTGACTGCGCCCTCGTACAGGCGGTCAAAGAGAAGGTGGTCAGCGTAGAAGTGCGCCCCCTGGGTTAGCCAGTGGTGCCCTTGGTGGACCAGCGCCAGCGCCCGCAGGAACGCGACCAAGGAGCCCAACGCCCCCATGTTGAGCGCCCGGGGCAAAGAGGCGACCTTGGGGTACATTCCCGTGGGGTGCTGCTTGTTGACCCGTAGGTAGGGGGGTCCGTGCAAGATAGGGTCAAAACCTAGAGGGTCATTCCATACCGGGTGTGTCATGTCAGGGGTCTCATTGGAGGTTTCGGAGGGCGCGCAGTCTAGAGGCGTTTTCAGTGACACTGGACGAGCCCCCACCCTCTTTGGCTAGACCTTCCCCTTGCACGCGCGAGCTTTCCGGGGTGGTCAGTGTAGGTAGGAACAAGGGCGCTGGCGCCGGGGCAGCTTCCTCTTCAGACCGGGGGGTGCGGCTACGGAGGCTGGGTTGCGTGGGGGGCGCCTGGGTAGACAGGGGTAGCTCTCTCAGTAGCCCAATGATGGTATCCAGGCGGGAAAGCACGTCGGAGAGGCTAGGGGGTTTTTGCAGGTTCGCGGGCGCCGGCTTGTTAGGCGTGGGCGAGGGGGCTATCGCAATCTCCGTCTTTAGCTGATAGAGCCTCCGCTGAGAGATAGCTCGCCAGAGGTCGGTGGACCTGAGCGCCTTGTCGTCGGCAATGGTAGCCTGACTACCGGGCGCAAGGGACTCCCCGATGTCATGGACAACTACCACGTCGCCGTCAATGTTGAGCACCGTAACGCTCATCAATGAAAGCCCTTCTTTAGCTCGGACATGAGCATGTCTCGTAGGTCTGCCTTGATCTCCTTGGCAATGATCTTCTTGGCTTGGAGCGCCGCGGTTTGCACGTAATCGCGGGCAGGTTTGGCGGGATAGACCCACCCGCCCCTGGCAATTGAACGTGCCGTCGCCCTGCGAAACTTTAGCCCCGATGGGGTACGGAGCGCGATTGTCTTACCAAGGAGCCACCGCATAGAGGTGCGGCTGCGCTTGCTGGTAAGGTAGAAGTACTTGGGGTCGCGGGCGACAACCTGTAGCTGTCCACCGCGACTTTCCACGGAGAGGGCTCGGGCGAGCGTCTTTTGCTCGCGTGGCGTGAACGCTTTACGAAAGAGCGCCTTGCGTAGCTGACGCTGCATTTCCTTACGTAGGAGGTGCAACGTGCGATCAAACTTGAAACCAGATAGGAAAGCCATGGTGTGCCTCTAAGCGCAATGAGTGATAAGCCAGCGGTCGTAAGTACGAGGTGTTAACCCACGCCCGGGTGCGCCCTTTTAGCTCAATCTCTTCGGGCACGGTGGGGTGGTTGGTAATGTCTGGGGGTGGTGGCGCGAAAAGCGGCGTGAACGTCGTAGCTACGTGCTTGACGGGGTTACCTAGAGGGACGCTGTAGCGTATGTCCTTCTCGTCGAGCTGACTCATTGTGAAGTGCTGTTGCAAGACCATCCCCCTTGCTGTGGGGGTACGCACGGCACCTATCGAGTATCGCCTGCCGTTCAACTTGACCAGGAAATCTCGCTGGTCCAGTTGAGGTGACGGCCCTGTCCAGGTCTCGTAACTGTGCTCAATGGTCCTGCCCCTCTCACTCTGTCGTTTCCGTCGCTCAGCGTCGTCAGGGGCAATGAGTATATCCCACGGTCCCTCGTAACCCCCAAGGATTCCTGACCCGTAACAGTCCCGGCAGTCAGCTAGAGGCTGCTTGTGTCTGGGCTCTTGGAAGCAGAAACACGGCACGCCCACGGTCTTCTTGATAAAGACCCTCACGCGCTCCCCGCCTTGCTCTAGAATCCACCGGTTGCGCTCAATCGCGTCGCGCCATACCCAGTCCAGCTTTTCCGTCTCCTGTGTAGAAGCCATCGGGGCACGGTCCAAAGGGGTCTCTAGCAAGTCCTCTTGGTGAGGCGCGGAGCAAGAAGCCGGGTAGGCTACCGAGGTGACACGGTAAAAGACCCTTGTGTTCAAGTCCGTCCGCAAGAGAGAACGGTTCCTGCGGTAGGTCACGGTCACCCGAGACCCCGGAGAGGGCAGTAGTGGCTTGTCGAGGGTCTGGTACGTCACGTTAGGGTACAGGTGGGTGTCAATCTCGACCTCCCCCGTGTCACCCCAGACGGCTAGCACGGCAGTCTCTACCCCGTCCACGAAGGCTCTCACGTCCTGTGGTATGCGGGTAGGCGTAGCCTGGCTACCCTCTCGGACAATGGGAGGGTACCTGACCTGGAAAGCCCACCGTGGGTTCTGAGGGAAAGAACCGGCGTCACCCTTGAGGGTCACCCGGTCGGTCACGTCCTCTTCGATAACCAGCTCGTTACCCGTCCGGTCCTGCCAGTACAGGGAGCCCACAGGTAGCTCCGTTATCCGATGGTACGGGCCATACTCCGAGTCAAAGCTACGGTAGACGTTGACCCCCACAAGGCAGAAGCCCCCGTTGCCGGTGAGTATCGCTGGGGGTGTCCAGTGTAGGTCATACACCCCTGGTACCCCACCAGTCATAAATACCTCAAGGGGAGGGAGCGGCCACGGGGTAGCTCGGTACTCTAGGGTGGGGGGTGGGTTTCTGTCCCTGGCGTAAACCACGCCTTAGAGGGGGGGATAGGGGGGCTTAGCTAAGGAGTGGACGTTTGGCTCGCCTACAGGCTTGAGTAGACCGTCCTTGAAGTCTACGTAGACCTTGGCGTCGGCGTTCTGCCCCCTCTCGGTAAGCAGCTTGGCGAAGAGGGAGTGTGCCTCCTTATCGAAGCCCTGGGCTAGGACAAGCAAACGGACCTTCTCTTGCTCAAGCTCAAGCATATCGTGGGCGATCTTGGCTCGGATCTCTTGGTGCCTCTGTAGCGCCATGAGGCTTTCCGGGTCGAGGGGGGTTAGCAGGGCCTTTGGTGCGCTGTCGTCTGTCATGCTGTCCCGGGGTATAGTAGACGCTGTGCTAACAGGCAACCTCCACCCGGACCTCGCCATGGAAGTAGACCTCGCCTCCGAAGGGACGCTATCACGCTGGGCAGCGTGGACCGACAACGAACCCGATACCACCCTTTACCTCTTTCTCAACCCGCTTTACCGTGGTGCTGTATTTCTGCACGGCTGTAAGGGTGACCAGACCGACAGGTTCAAGGAGGTCAAGGTGGACGACGCCCTCTTTGCTCGCCTGGAGGACGTGGAGATGACCCAGATGGAGCGTCGCAGGAAGAAGCGACGCTCGGTTGAGAAGCGGGCACGGGGGTTAGCGCATGACACGCCTCATCCTCTGGTTCGTCTGGCTCGGGGTTGGCATATCTCTGGGCACGGCCAACCTGGCGATACTACTCTCCACGGCTTCTGAGAGAACGGTACCTGCTACACCCACATGCACCCTTGAGCTAGTCCTACGGACAACAGGCTCGTACTACGTGGTCACGACATCCAGGGGGGACGGGACGACGCCTATTTACATACACCCATTGACAGCGCAGACAAGCACGCTGGGGGACATACAGTCCGTGGTAGCGGGCGCTAAGGCGCTGGGTTGCGTGACCCTCTCGGCTGGCACGGTGCTCCCCCTCTGAGCGGGATACACTATGGACAACCCAGCACCTACAAATGGTATCGACGATCAAACCGAAGAGGCTTGGAAGGCTGATGGCTTCGCTGGCGTGCTTGGCACCGGGATCTACCTCACGTCGGGGGCGAACGGTTGGGTCAAGAAGCACATGGTACCAGGGCAAACCTACACGGAGTGCATCATCATGGGGAGCACGCTGGTAGCCTTCAAATGGGTACCCTCAACCGTCAAGAGCTACGAAGAGCTAGCGCAAGGGTGCCAGGTAGGCTGACGAAGAGCACAGGGGTGTACTGTGACAAGCATGAAAGACACCCCCTCTACCGTCGCCCGTGACCTATTCGCCATCCTGGTATGCCTCAGCCTCGTCGTGGGCACACTTATCGGTCTGGTTCGTCTGTCACACTACCTCTCACGTTCTACGGGCGTGTGTACCCTCGTCTACACTGGGGGAGGGCTCACAGTCTACGCCCACCGCTACGTTTACCTTGACCAGACGATTGCCGAGTTTGCTGTGCAGAACCCCCAAGGGCTTAGCAGTGTGGTCGAGATTGCCAAGACGCGGCTCGGCTGCAAAGAGGTTCTCGTGGGAGGTGCATTGTAACCCCTTCTGTTCCCAGAGGCTAAGGGTAGCTGGTGATGACACCCCGTACCCTCCTCTACCATGTAACCCTCTGGGCTACGCTGTCATCGCTCTCAGGGCACACCAAGAGGGCTACAAGTGAGGGGGTGTGTACAATGACCTACAGGCGTGGTCCTGTAGGTCATGTGCAGTTTGACCTAGCAGGTAAGCCGGTGATGACCTTCAACGTGCCCAGGTCGGAAGACGTGGTACGGGCGATGTACGCCTCCACTGTAAAAGGGTGTGTGTCCGTGAAAGCAAAAGAGCCGTGAACTCTTCTGTTACCGGAGCGTATGACCAGACAGGATGCTCCCTGAAAGATGGACCTGAGTACCAAGCACTACGTCGCGCACACGGCTTCAAGTTATCCACAGGGGCTTGGGACGTGAGAGCTTACGTTAGCTGTAGCTGCAAAATGTGCCGGGGGTGTGGTAGCAAGACCAAGGGCTTCTTGAAGAGACAAGCCCACAGGTGGCTACGCAGAGAGACCAAGCACGCTTTGCGTAGAGGCGGGGTATGCCCCGTGACGGCTAGCACTGACAGACCAGGCTTAGCTGACAGCTTACCAGATAAGAAACCTATAAATTTGCGAGGCCCGATTTGGGATCTCTTACTTAGGAACAACAGAATGCCTCAACTTTGGCACGTATAGCGTCTGACGTTGAAGCGTAAAGATCCAACTCCCAAAGAATGAGACAGGTTACCCCTATGGAAGCGTAACCCTCAAAGAATTGTTGTTCCCGCTCCTCTCGTGTCACACCTCTGTACTTAGTGTGCCAAAAGTCCCCATTGACCTCAATAACCTTACTAGTACGGAGGGCATTCAGGACTGCGCCAGCCTTGTACTCCTCCAACTGTTGCGGGGTGAGAATCACAAAGTCTGGGTTCTTATGGTAGCCGTTAGCCCATGTAACCCAGTAGGACCAATCACCTGAATAAACCACACATTCAGGTGAGAACCCCTCAACTATCCGCTCGGGTGTAGTTCTCTTAGGGGCACCAGAGAAGCTGGCACGCACTTTTGCTATGATTTTGTCCTTGATTGCAGGCACCTTAGATATGTTATCCACGCCGTAGAGTGCCAAGAGGTTTCTTTTCCGTGCTGCAATCACGTCCGGGTGTGCAAGGGCGTGTACGCCCCCATGGTTAGCTACATTAGTGGCATAAGCACGGTCCCGTATCTCAGGGATAAGAAATGGGTTAGGTACCCCGTACTTTGCAATGAATGCCGCTTCATGGTTGGCCCGACCCTCAACCGATTGCATATGGTGAGGAGCACCATAACGCTCTTGGCACGTTGCCGCTCGTACCGTGTCAAAATCAGGCGTTTGGAAGAAGTGCTCCGACCCGTACCGTTCCTTGTTAGTCTGTAGCGTTCTGGTTCGTATGTCAGACACTTGTTGGGGATTCGCAACCCCATACTTAGACAAAAGGGTCTTTCGTATTTTCTTCTGAACCTCTTTGGAACCAAACGGGTTTTCCGAACCATACCGCTCAAGGTTGGTTTTAGTGGCTTTCGCTCGGACATCTTCGGACTGCATAGCTGAGGGAACACCATAATGTTCTACCATGGTGTTCCTCGACTTCTCTTTACATTCCTCGACTTGCGCGATGAAGTCTACTCCGTACTTCGCACGAACAGAAGCCTTGCGACGCTCGTTGGTCAGTGCCAAACGCACGAGCTTACTTGGGAATAGGCTCAAGTACTCCGACTCAGACAACCCGTGGATTGCCAAGTGCTGCACTAGACGATTGAACCTGAAGTCCCAACCATTGGTTAGGCAAACGTGGCATCGAAGAAAGTCTACACCCTCCACCAAGCCAGGTAGGTACTTCGCACGACTGTAACTGTATTTGAACTGGGGCCAGGGTTTCCCACGAGACGCTTTCCAAGCCTCACAGACCGCGGTGTGACCATGTATTGCATGGGGTGCCATGTCTTTTCCACAGCAAGGGCACAAACAGGAGCCTTTTATTGACACACCAGTACGGTAGCACCACTGTAGTGTAAGTGCAATAGCCCCAATACCAGAGCTAAGAAACCTATGAATTTACGAGGGGTTACCACATTTCTACCCACAAAACTCCCGAAGGAGGATCTCACGCCGATTCCGAAACGGGGCTGCTGTAGCCCTCTGATAATCAGTACCGTTTTTTTACTTTGTTCTAGCTGGCGGGTAAACTCCTCTTCAAAGTTACCTTTCGCACTCTCGTACTTAGACGACTTCTCTATGTTTAGAGAGATACCCCCCACGGAAAAATCAAATTCATTCGCAATCCAGTTTAGCATCATTGCCCTTATTGCAAATGTTGCCGCACCTGTAAGCAACAGTGTTGTCCATTCCCTCTTCTGCACTATCATTTGCTCGACGCTGGCAAAAGGTGTACGAGGTGGGGACGCGATGATCAGGTCGAGCGAGCGCTGAATATACTCGTCCATCTCGTAATCCTCCCACAGAAAACCAAAGACACGATTGAACTGAGAGATAGTAGCCTCCCTAGAGGGGGGGACGAAGCGGTAGTTTTGGTCCGGTGAGTTTGACACCACCAACCCACTACGGCACAACCTGAAGTTGTGCCACACACCTACAGTCAAGTCATAGACCGTTCTGGCTTTACCGACAAGTCTTGAGGTCACGATGGTTTCGCCAAGGACAGTGAAGTTTTGCGTCAAAGAGCACGCTTCTACCTTCAATGTGGGGGTGCGAAATACCCGGTGACCCCCAGTCATATACGATGTGCCCCGTGTTGTGGTAACGGCGTACAAGTCATCAGACTGCAAGTTGTGTTGGTGTACAGCCTGGATAGGTTGAAGCTCTCGTTGCCCTTCTTTATTTACAGCCCAGGTGGTTAGTCGCCCTGTCCGGTATGCTGCACGTATTTGGTTACGTTCAATAGTAGTCAAGGCCACAGGTCATTCTCCGTAACGATTTTAAAGGCAAGTGCTTCTCTATTTGCAAGCTCTCGCGCTAGTGCTAGGCGCACTTGTGCTTTATATGTGACAGGCATAGCAAGTACCCACTTAGCCTTAACCTCAACAAGCTCTTGCTTTCCGTCCCGATAGCGCACTAGAAAGTCAGGAAGGATGTGCCTACCATCCGGCAAAACATAAAGAGGCTCATACTCGTAAGAAAGAACAGTTGGGTCGCGTTCTAGTATTTCAACGTACCGCTTCTCAAAAGAACTACGCACCCAGGTTTTAGATACTGTAGCTTTTTGTGTTGAAACATACTCGCCACGGCCCCCCATGTAAGTTGCAGGATGATCGAGCATACGCTGGGCCTGAGCCTGGGAGCGTTTTACCCGTTCTGTGTCAGATCGGTGAAAAGATAGAAGGTTGTCTCGAAAGTTAGGGTCTTGCCAGCAAGACTTCATCATTTGAGCTTGGTTATCATGTCGTGCAGGGTCCGCCCAAGACGCTTGAATCTTGTCTACTTCAAACTGTGGACGAATACGCCCTTTGTGGAAGTCGAACTTTCCAGATTCCCAATCAGCTTGGAGCTTCAAGGTCAACCACGGCTTTTTAGCACCTTTCCCTTGGCGTCCAAGCTCTGCTGCAATTTGTTGCTTTCGTTGCTTCACTAGAGGGTTACCTTTAGCTTGACTCAAGCGTTGAATCGACCCTTGACTCAAACACGTAATCGCCACCATGTGCGCCCAGGTTGCTCCAGTTTCGTGTATCTCAGTGACAATCGCGCGTCTCTTAGCTACCACGCTACGTGGTTTAAGACGTGTGTTCGAGAACACTTCCCAAGTAATTTGGTGCTTTTCCAAGTAGGGTACCAGTTCAGGATGGGGGGAGGGGGGAGAGGTCATGAAGTGCGTCCCAGAGATCCTCCAGTGTAATCTCTTTCTGGTCCTGGTCAATCACAATTTCAATAGTTTCTGCCCCATCCAAGCAGTTATCTCGGACCAGAATACGCAGACGACGTATCAAATCCGTCATGGTGTCACTGAATACGGACGGACTGAACTGGTTTTTGTCGATAACCTGAAACTCTTGGACCACGGATTGCAGCGGTGAGCCCACGGTCTCTCGGAAGAACCACCGTACCCTGTAGCCCCCGATCCTGGCGTCCGTAGGGATCACGACCGAGGCGTAGTACTCACCCAGGCTGGGCATGAGGGGAGTACGGCGCTCGTCTCCTACGAGGCACTCAAAGCCCGTGGTGAAATCATAGAGGGCGTACCAAATCTCAGCGGCTTGCGTGGGGTGGTCGCTGGCGTTGGTCAAGAAGAGGTTGAGGTCGTTACGCCCTAGCTGCTGACCGCGGTAAAAAAGTACCCCTGACATGGTTCTTGCTAAGAGAGGGGAGCAAAGGGTGTAGTGCCCGCGTCATGCGTAGGTTCGCTCAGATTCTCAGGACGGTGGCGGACGAGATCCTACATCTGGCGCTACAAGTAGAGGGACATCTGCCCCCCTTGCCAGAGGTTTGCGGGCTCTGCACACAGCCAACCACCTCTGACCCCGTTGAGGCACACCCGGCGTACAGTCCTTACAGGGTGTGCCCCAAGTGTCGCAAAGAGGTTCTCTGCGGTGCCCTCAATAAGGCGTGAATCTTGAGCGTGGACTAGCGTAAGAGGGGTTATGAACACCACCGAAACCTGTGCCGCCCACGTCTACAAGGCTGAGATCGTAAAGATGTACCTCCCCGAGGGCGTCGCCAAGGGCGAAGTCTTGGAGGTCTACAAGAGCCAGGGCAAAGTGTACCTCACCCTGCACGACGGCACAAAGCGCTACGACGTGACCGTGGGGTACGACCAGCCGGTCACTGTCTACTCGTTACGTAGAAGGAGGGGCCACATGAAAAAACCTCGACTCAACAAGTTGGCGAACCAGATCGCCACGCAAGCCCTTGACCTCCTTGACTTGGGGTACAACCTGTACCTTGAGGGGGCTCCTTTCGCAGAGGAGTTGGCTGTTCTCTGCGAAGCCCGGCTAAAGAGGGGTGAGAAGACCTCCCTTACCTTTGGCTACTCGCCCGCCGCCGGTATCCCTGACTGGGCTACGGCTACGATCAACCTGTTGCCCTCACACGGGGGGGTCCAAACCGTGATCGATCTCAGCCCGACTACCATCCCTGGTGAGCGCGCCTTTGCCGTGTCGCAGTTTTACCTTGCGGTGAGTACCGCTGCACGCTGCCTCCACGAGATCAGTATCCCTGGCACCAAGGGACGGTAATTTTTGCCACGGTGTAACGGAGCCTCATGCAACACGTTTACTGGTACGCCGTGATAGGCTGCCGGGCTGACACTTGGGTCGGTAGCGCTGTCCTGGGTAACTGGCGTAGCAAGACTAGCGCCCGCCGAGCAGCACACCGGTACCTGCGGCAGCCTGGCAAAGAGGGTTGGTGTGCGCTGTTGGTCATCAACAGCCTACGTGGACCTACACGCAAGGTGAGCACCTCTGGCAAGGGTGTACAGCTTCAACTCTTGGAGTGGGTTCAGCTAGGCTACAGCGACCACGACAAGGTTGTGTTGCAGCACAACGACCTGAAACTCAAGTTCAAGGGCGGAAGGCCCGCCTAGGAAGGTAGAGCACCATGCTAAGCATCACCATCACCCTCTCGCCCGATGAGGGTCAACTTCTCGTTCAGTCCCTCTCAGCGTTCATCCTGAACCGGATCAACCTGGGTGCCCCAAATTTGACTCCAGAGCGACACCAAGAGGCTGACCGTGCCTATGCCCTCCGGGCTAGGATCGAGCACACTCTAAGCCCGGGGGACTCTGGTGTAACGTCGTGGTGAGGAGGGTTGACAGGCTAGACAAGGGGTGGGTTCCATGGTAGGGTAGCCCCCAAGATGAGGATACACAATGAAACCCTTGTTTTTGACCTCTCCGGTAAGGTCGGGCACGCAAACGCAAACCTCACCCTGGATTTTCAACGCACGCTGAGGCTCCCCGACAACGACGAGACCCACCGGCTACCTCCCGGGCTGGGCGCCTTCCCTCTCAGGGAGGTTGACCGCTACAAGGACCGCGTACCCCCCGAGTGGAACAAACACGGGGGTATCTTCCTACCCATGTACCAAGCGGAGGCGCTCTACATCGCTTTCAAGGCAGGGTACGCGGGTGACCGCAGGGCGCACTACCCCTTTGCGATCAAGGTGGCGGCGGGTATGAGGTCAGCCGTGACCGGGGAAGAGTGGTCCGCGGGGCTGCGTGAGAAGGACTACATGGTCGCCCCCAAGCAGCCCTGGATTGACGGCTTCTGCGTAGAGAAGGGGAAGATCCGCCAGTTCGTAGCGGCGCCTTTGGGTCAAGGCTGGACGGTGGAGTCTCAACTCTCGGGCAAAGAGAGCTTCGGGGGTCTTCAGATCGAAGTCTTCCCCATGAAGCGCGAAGTCTACGAGGCTCGCTTCCCTGTCATGGCTCAGACTTTCCGGGGCTTTACCAGGAGTCGCAAGGGGGGGGGTACGGGTCAGTCCTTCGAGGGTGGCATCACAACCATTTCAGAGAGTAGCGGGGGCATGACCGTGAACTACAGCGCTTTCGAGTCGAGCACGGTACCCATTGGGTGCGCCTGGGGGGAGAACGTGACCAAGGGGGCGATAGCTCTCAGTGACTACACCCTGGACACCAGGCTCAACTGCGACATGGAGCGGGGCACAGAAGAGACCAGTGCTTTCATGCTGGCGTCGCTCAACGTGGACATGGGGATGGCGGCTGGGGGTCAGATGACCCAGGCTATCGAAGAGGACGAGTTTGGTTTGGACGTGTGGGACACGGAAAACTCGGAGAGGGTCTACGTCCACCTGTGTAACTCTTTGGGCTATCAGATTGTCACGGGCGAGAAGCCACCCTACACCCCCACGCCTGCCTCTGTGTATGGCAAGTACGGGGTCCGCTGGTTCGAGCACTACCAAGAGAACAGCAAGGCGTTGGAGGGCTCCGTGCTGCTAGCCAACCTGCAAACCCTGACCGAGCTAGGCTTTCAAAAGGGGTGGCACCTGATCACGGACAACCAAAGGCTGTCCCCCGGGGCGAGCGCGCCCGTGGCTACGAAACCCGAGGGTATACGGGACGGTTCCTGGTTATCTTTAGCCTGATAACCTTGGAAGGCTGAGCCCTTGTATGACCTCTCAGCAAGCCAAAGAGGCTGCAATAAAGACTGCCCTGACGCTGGGCTACGCTCTTTTCCGAAGAGGGCTCATGGTCGTAGCGGTTGACGCAAAGGGGACCGAGAAGGCACTGTGCGTGGCGAGGGGCTATGACGCTCTCTGGGAAGAGGCTGCTTACGCGGTGGCTTTCGGTGTACTCTCGTACCATGCAAGTACAGAAAACCACAGCCAAATGCCCCCACTGTGAGCACGACGGTTTGCCCCACACAACCTCGGTTGTCCTGTACGATGGTGACGCCTGGGCTTTCTGGAGTCTGGCGGTAGCCCTTACCCTGCTAGCCTTTGGGTCGTGGTGCTCCTACAAACACCTCACCACGCCCGACAAGGTGAACTACTGTAAGGTCAGCGGGGGTGACCCCGTGAGTATCGTTGGGGTAAGGGACTGGCACGTCAACACGACCCTTTGGCTTTGGAGGGCTGGTACCCCCACACCCGAAGAGGTTGCCAAGACTGCCACGACCCTCGGTTGCCCTCTAAACCCCTGAAAAGGTGTACGCCATGCCCACACTAAGCGAAGTTCAAGCCGAGATCCGGGTTGTCTGCGAAGAGGTAGCTAAGCTGCTGACCGAGAAGAACCAACGGTACGGTAACGCAGCCATTGACCCTCTTCGCGTGTTCTCGTCCGCCTCACCCACCGATCAAATCAAGGTCAGGATGGACGACAAGCTCTCACGCATCAAACATGCCACGGAGTCAGGGAGCCCGGACAACGAAGATGCTGAGCTTGACTTGCTTGGCTACCTTGTCCTACAACGGGTAGCTAAGAACCTGGACACCAAAGCCAGGCTGGAGAAGCCCTAACAGATTTTCGTGAATCGTGGGCGAGGTTGTGCGTAAGAGATTGGTATGTCCACATCCGAAAACCTCTTCGCTACCCACCAAGTCATCTTCCGTGCCCACGGGGAGAACGCCTCTACCCCCCGCAGCCCCATGGGGGTCTACGTCGAGGGCGAAGTCAACCTCGACGAGACGGTCACGATCCCCTGTGCTGACCGTCTCGTCGAGAAGAAGGTTTACGAGGTTCTGCCCGTCACGCTGCCCGCGTGGCTCTCCGTGGAGGAGTGGGTTGAGAATGCCTCGTCCTGGCACTTCGCGTGGTCGGCTGGCGTCATGCCCTCTTGGAGCGAGCACTGGCAGCGCTCCCTCTTCACGCTGCCTTTCGAGGAGTTGTACGCCCTGTGCTGGGGCTGTATGCGTACCAACCCCCGGGGCGACTTCAAGAAGAGCATCAAGGCGCAGATCGAAGAGTGGCTTAACCAGAAGGACGAGGAGAGGCGCTACCCCAACCACCTCTCGGTGCGTCAGATGGACGCTCTGTACGATTACGGCAAGGGGAGCGAGGCTGAGCAAGCCGGCGAGCGTGTCTACCAGGATTTGCAACAGCGGAGCCCCCTCGGTTGTGCTGCCTGGGTCGTGACGGAGAAGCCCGCCCGGCGAAGCAAGAAAAACCAAGAGCCCCAGGAGCCCCCTTGGTTACAGGTGACGGGGAGGGGCATCCTCTGAAATGTCGTGAATCCCGGGGAGGGTTGTACGTAAGAGGGGTTATGACTCCCTCTCAGTCTCTCCTAGTCAAGCGCGGCGCCACCCTCAAAGTCACGGGGGTGTGTTGCCTCCCTGTGGGCTCTGTGGTCACGGTGCTTGAAGTCTACCACCACCCCACCACACCCAAGCGCGCCGAGTTTTCGGTCACGCTGAGTCCCGAGTGCGTGGCCTACCCCCTCCGTGCGGATCTCCTCGAAGAGGTTTGACCCGATGTACCTCAAAATTTCCCCGTGCCCCCTCGCTCACGAAGACAATGGGGACACCGAGAGGCTCATGCGCCGCGCCAGGATGGCTCTGGACTACGGCGTGGACCCGCAGGACTTGCCGGCGTACCTGGCAGCAAAGGGCGTCAGCCCCGAGGAGGCTTTCCTCATCACCAAGGCGGCTCTCATTCTCTGGCGCGAGACGCCCTTAAGACACTACCGCTAGCTACCACCCAGAGGGACAGAGACAGGGGGAGCCGCAACACTTGGGGCAGTAGCGAGCCGGGTCAAACACCGTGAACGCAAAGATGACCCCGGTTAGCGGAGAGGTACTGGTCTCCTGGTAGGTCCATTCCACGAACCATTGCCCAGGCGAAGCCGCGACCCCCGAGACGTAATACTCCCCCACAGCAGCCTCTACGGGCGTCCTGTCTGCACACCCCACCAAGACAGCCCCACACGCGCCTTGCTGGTACAGACTGTACGCCACCAGGTACGGACTGGTAGGGTTACCGCTGCTGTCCTTGAAGAAGATCGGCAAGTCGCCCCGCGAAAACACGGCACACACTACGAAAACCCCAGGGGACACCGCAGGCGCAAAACCCCCGGGATACGTCGGGTTGCACGAACAAGTACACGCCATGCCAGAAGCCCCGGGGAGTGAAACTAAAACCGGACCCCTTGGAGGGTCTTGGGTGACCCACCCTCTTTGTGTATGGAGGAGCCCTACACTCTTATTGAACTATATGGAAACGAGGGTCGATCCGCCCCTGGGGCTGGATGATCAAAAACATCGAGAAATCCTCAAATTGGCACTATTGAACGCTCCTGGTTTCCATATAGGTTGAGGGGGTAGTTTTGGGTGCGTCTAGCTGCCCCGGTGTACTAAGAGGCACCATGAGGATCGTACACGACATCAATAGCAAGGCTGAGGTTTGCCTGGGGGCTTCATTGACGCCCGTGCGGAGGGGGGAGCACATGGCGCGCAGCATGAAGGTGCGCCTGACCTTCCTGACCGAGGACGTTTTCACCAAGGCGCCGGAGGACATTCACCTGGAGGGGGACGCGGCGTACATCCTGCACGCCCTCCGTGAGGCTATCGCTCAGATCGAGGAGTGTGGGCAGACTTACGTGAACGATGGCGACCTACAGCCCGCCTGGCAAGAGAAAGCACACGCCCTGCGACCTAAGCGAGCGCCCCGCCCGTCAGCCCGCCCGAGAGGTGTGTAGCACTCTCCGGGGTTACGGGGAGCACTACACGGTCACTTGTAAGTGAACTTGAGCGCCGAGTCGATTTCAGACGTGAGTCCTTGAACCAGGGCAGGGCGAATGTTATAGGCGGCTTCCCAGGCGTCGTGTGTCACCTTACGCAGTTCGTCGAGGCTCTCAATTGCGTCGTGCCGTTCCCTGGTCTGGTCCTCAGTCTTCTTTTGCTTGAGGTTCCACTTCTTGATGTCCTTGCAAATGTCCCAGTCCCCCTTTAGCCGGGTGACCAGCACCTTGATAGCCTCGACACTCTCTTTGGTGCTCTCAACGTCGGGCTTGGACACTACCCGCTGGTCCTTATCCACAGCAGACAGGGCTTTTGCCAGGGCAGCCACCCCCTTCAAGTGTGACTGCCAAACCGGCATTACACTGAGAGCTTCCTGGGCGATCTTCTCACCCGCAGCCCAGTCGATCTTGGGGGTTTCGTTAGCCGTAGCGTACACTTGGTCGAAAGCCTTTTGAGCCCAATTGCGCATCTCAAGGAGCGGCTTGAAACCCTCAGCGTAGGTCTTGCTCTGCAAGTCTCGCGCTTCGTCCATCTTGTCGATCAGAAGAGCCCGCATAGCTTTGGTGTCTACGGACTTCTTTGCAGCGGTGAGGTAACGGGTAACGATGCGTTCTGTCAACATGGGTACTTTATCCGGTGAATGAGGCGTGTAGACCTAGGGTTGGTGTCGGGGCTGGGGGAGTCACGTCGTAAACAAGCACGGTTCTCTGCCCAGAGGGAGGGTAGACAAACTCCAGGCGCCAAGCCCCGGGCGCGTTGGGGAAGAACCGCACTCGGTAGTACCCTGGAGAGACCTCATCCCAGAAGACAGAGCCCGCGACCACGGAGGTATCCGTTACCCCGATACCTGAAACCAAGGACCACGCCAGCACCGTGTTGTTGTACGTCAACCTCAGCGTCACCAAACCCGGTACCAGGGCGGGTACTCGGGTAAAGCCATCCACGGCAAACACGTCCACTTGCTCCTGTACGAGCGTAGACGGTGCAACGGTATGGGCTGAGAGGTAGTAAGGCATGGTGACTAGGCGTGGCTACCTCTCAGGGAGGTCACTCCATGTGGCACAACGCTTTGAGGGTCTTGATCTCGTTAGCGTAACCAAGGGCGGGCACCTTGGACTGACCTGAGAAGTAGCCCCGTTTTAGCTCTTCTACGTTGGACACACCCACGTCAAAGCAGAAGAAGACCCGCTTGCCCACCCTGTCTGTCTTGGGCATGGGACACCCCGCCACCTTGAGATAGGCGGCGAAGTACAGGTCAGGGGTCTTGTATTCATTTTCATCTTTAGCCATGGGTGGTCCCTAATCTCGCTCAGGTCAAGACCAGCGAGTTGGACAAGAGCGAGCCCACCTGAACCCGCACGCTCGTCGTCGCCAGCGTAGCCCCTGGCAAGAGCACAGCCGGTATAACCGTGCTGGTAGCCGAGAGGGTGCCGCCCGCTTGCTCGATGGTGCTGCGCTCTAGCCTCTTGGTCAGAACGCCCGTGAACTTCACGAAAAGAGGGGAGTCCACGAAGAACATGCCCGTTCCCGTGAGCGTAACGTCCCCCACGTTGGGGGTGCCCAGGTCCGCCAGCGCCAGTACCGGTGCCGTGTAGGTCAGCGCCGAAACACCGTCGTCCGCTACAACCCCGATGGCCGCACCGTTGGCTAGCGCCGGAATACGGTGAGGGTCCGGGTTGAAGGTGGGTGCAAGGAAGCCCCGCAGGTTGCCTACCAAGAAGCTCTCCCGTGCTGCCCGTGTCTCTACCAGGCGAGGGGCTAGGAGGTCTTGCAACGCTCGAACTTGTGCAACGGTTGCTGCACCCAGACCAGCTACGCCCGTGATCGCCGCAGAGGACACGTTGACGGGTCCACCCACAGGAACGGTCGCCAGAATCAGGGCAGCCGCAGAGGCTACTAGACCCTGAGCGTTGAGATACGCTTGAATGCGGGCGAGGTCTGGACGGTAGACGTAGCGCGTTTGCCCCTCGGCGTCCGTCATGGGGTTGTACTGTGACGTAGGCTCAACGTCCGCGATGAAGAGCGACTTGCTTATGTCGGCTCGAATGACTCCAATACGCATGGGTTTTCTCTAGGCTCCCTACTCTAAGGTGACCGCTACGGCGATGGGTGAAGTTTGAAGGTCTGCGGTGACCGTTACGAAAGACGTTGCCACGGCGACGCCGGGCACCATGGCCGCAGGGATCGTGATAGACAGGGGGGTCACGGTGCCGCCACCCAGAATGATCTGAGTCTGGGTAAGCGTGGTCGCGCCCGTACCGGTGAGGGTCACCCGGGTAAGGTTGGGTGCCACGCTGGTAAGGTTGGTCCCCGTGATGCTAAGAAAAGCCGCCAGCACGGCAGAAGCCACCGTAGGCTCCGCAACGTCAGCAGCCGTAAAGCTAACCAAGGTAACCAAGCCAGCGTTACGAAAGCCCGCGATTTTACCCTTATCCGCTGAGAGGGCTACGCGAGCCGTCTCCTCTACGTCAATGTAGCCCGCCACGGTGGGGTCTGCCGGGTTGACCCTCTTCACGTAGCAAGGTTGCTTACGAGCGTTGGCGTAACCGTCACGCTCGTAAGCCTTGGGGTCCGCAGTCCCCCCTAGACGCCTTGCGGTCTTGTTGGGCAAACCATCGTCGATATCATCGATCAGAATGGCGCCCGTCACGGTTTGACTGTGAATGACTCGTAGCATTGGTTGTCTCTATGCCGTCCTCTTGGTTAGAGGCTTGGGAATAAGAGCCCGTAGGGGTACGCCGCTTGGATCGACACCGTTACGGGCGCACCATCACCCCGGACATAAACCACGCCCGACGTGCCCTGCGTGGGATACTGAGTCGCCAGGGGCGGTACGGTTAGCTCCGGTCCCCCAGGTGCAAAAGCCATCTTCAATGCCGTCGCTGAGAGGTTGGTCACCGTCCAGCCCGTAAGCTGGTACGGCAGGTTCAGTTCAAGAGAAGTAGCCAGCGAAGCCGCCGAAGGCACAACGCCCGCCAGCACGACAACCGGGCGATAGGACGTGTCATAGGCAGGCAAAAGCTGCCACCCGCTCGTTGTAGTGTCTACCCCATTGAGGAGGTACACCACCCGTAGCCACACCGGGGCGGTCTGAGGGATAGAGTAGCTAAACCCCTTGAATGCCACCCTGGCTTGATTTGGGTTGTTAAAGACCGAGAGCGCCGAGTGTTCCAGGGGTGTCAGCAATGGGTCAGAAAAGCCCCACCTTGGGATAGTAAAGAGGGCTACCGGGGCAGCGTCAAAGTTGGTAGCCCATTCAAACCGGTAGGTGTCCACGCCGGCAGGACTGGCGGGCTCGGGTTGGAAGAACAGGTCAAAGAGGTCGTTACGACGGCGGGCTGTAGTTACTTTACGGGGCATGGTGACTCACCCTTCTCCTTGAATACAAGAGCGTTGTACGTAGAGGCAGCCTCTTTACCCTTGGTCGTGTGTACGTGGTCCTGTACGTCGGACCACCGGTCTGCCTCTTGCCCCTGGTAGTTAGGGATGAGCCGGGTAGGAGGGGCAGCGTGCTCTTTCTGGCGCCGGCTTATCTCTTGGTTGTGCGTGGCTCGCCACTTGTTCTCCTTGATCCCCTTGGAAGCCCACCCGCCCGTATCACCCTCTTTGAGAATGAACCCCAGGTTACCCGGTCTCGAAAACCCCAGCGTGTAGCCTGTAGCCTGGCAGTCTGGGCAGGGTACCGTGGGCTGGGTTATCGACTGACGATACTCCCCGAAAGTCATACGGAGGTCGCCTTGGTAGCCGCAGGGACAGTTGATCGTGTAGGTCGGCATTACCGTGAGCGTAGCACCGGGAGGCGAGAGAGGTAACGCCGGGCTACCCTCTCAGTCAGGCTGGCGTTCTTCTCGTTGGGCAGACCGTCACGGTAAGGGTACTTGGTCTTTGGGTTGCCCGCGTCAGATGGACCCTTGCCGTAGTACGAGGGTACGTCACCTCCGAGGTCTCTCACGTCAATACGCCCCCGGTCCTTGAGAAGGTCGTCAGCGTTCTCTACCTTAGAGGGGTGCGTGTCTGTTACCGTAGGCTCACGGTGGTTGTCCGTGGGTTGAGCAAACGTGAGGGTGCCAGGGAGCCCGGAGTCGAGGGGTAGCCCCTTACCCCCAGGGCTACCCCCGGGTAGCTTGGACTCAGCCCCTCGGGGTAGCGCCGGGGGGGTGTCGGTGCTGTAATCAGGTCGTGAGCGGAGAGGCTGGGTCACCTGTGTAATCTGGCTAAGCGACCGTAGCGGTAAGGCTGCTGTGCAGAGGCGCTCTTCTTGGCAGACTGAGCCTTCTTTAGCTCGCTCTCTACGTCAGCGTAGCACTTACTCAGTGCCTTCAACGCACCCTGCAAACCAGAGGCGTCAGAGAGCTTACCAGCCTCTTTGACCATGGCCTTGACCGCAACGTCCATAGAGAACAAGTCAGCCTCAATCTTCTCAAGCGAAGAGGCGTTGTCGTCCGAGGCAGCCTCTTTGTGCTGGTCCTTCACAACGTCCTTGTTCTTCTCGTGCTGGCGGTCAATCTCAGCAGCCTCTTCGTCGTCAATGCCCGGGTTGTGCTTTTGAAACTCTTCGCCCGCACCCGACTGCTTCTGCTCTTGCGGTTGTGCAGTCTGAGCCTGCTGTTGACTGGAGCCCTCAGAGGCTTGGTGCATGTTTTTGACAACATCCTTGTACTTGTCGTTCATTTCACGCCAGGTCTGAGCATCCTCCTCGCTCATTTGGCTAGTGGGGTCCGCCGGCTTGCCCGCGTGGAATCGAGCACGTACCGTCACCTTGGCTTGGTCAACGGTACACCCCAGCTTGACTAGACCCTCGCCTAGCTCGCTCTTGGTTGTAGCCAGCTTCCAAAGACGAGCCGCACTGCGGTTCAAGGGGTTATCGTGGCTATCCGAGAGAACCTTACGCAAAGCAGCCGCTACCTCACGGGGAGGAGGAGGGCTGTCATTAGCCAGTGTCCCCGCAATCTGTTCCACTACCTGAGAGGCGACCTCGGGGTTGGACGCCACTGGCATACCTTCCGGCGCTTCACCCAAAGAGGCTACCACGCCACCCTCTAGCCCCTTGATCTCGTGAGCCAGAAGGGCTCCCGCTGGAGCCATGCAGTTGCACGCCCGGATAACTTTGGCTAGTACGCTGAGTCTCTTGCTTGTCTCGTGCTTGTTCATGATCGCTGATTTCCTCGGTAGTCTTTTTTGCCGCAAGTCCGTCATCACAGCGTCTAGCTCGTCCGCCTTCTGCGGGCGTAGCTCAGAAGCCATGATCTCGTAATCCATTCGAGCCGCCGCCATTGCCGTTGCTGCCAAAGCCTTGTCCAGCTTGAGCAACGCCTCCGGCAGCCCGTGTACAATGTCCCCCGCTACCTCGATAAGGTGGTCCCTGTGTGTGCTGTTGTCACACAGAACACGGGCGCGGTCCACGTAGCCCTTCACGTCCTCACAACGTAGGCGTGCGTCCCCCAACTCTTCCATGAGGTAGACGACCATTCGCCCTATGGGGTGGCTCATACAAGGCACCCCGGGGAATAATGCTTAGGGAGGCTAAGCTAGAAAACCACCCGAGAGGGCTCTAGCCTCGCACTAAGAAGCCAGTCGAGGGGAACACGTCAGGGAACTCCTTGACCAACGCCTCTTTGCCAGCGTCATCCTCGATGGCGTGCGCCGCACGTAGAACCGCGTGGTCATCCTCAAAGTCAGAAACCAGCCTGGCTACCCTCTTACGTACCGAGGCCAGGAGGGGGTAGTCCGTGGGAAACTGCGGACACGCGGCACGCGCCGCCAGAATCTTCGGGTCCGAGGTCGCCAGGGGGTTCTGATTGAGGGGCTTGGGTGACGTGGAAAAACGGACCCCCTCTAGCTCGATACCCTCTCTCACGGCAACCCGCTGGCGAGCCGCGTCCACCTTCTCACGGTACACAGAGGCAGCCTCGGGGCTCATCCGGGCTAGCATTTCATCTTCGGAAACGCCTCTACCTGCCTCGGTCACGGGGGCTGCTGCCTGCATGATTCGCGAGCCCGCGTTGGTCGCCGTTAGCTCCGTGCGTTGCTTGGCTGGCGTGAGCAAAGAGCGTACCTCTACGCCCTCCATACCGTTCTCGTCCGTGACTAGGCGCCCCTTCTGAAAGGTCTGTGCTCGCTTGTCTCGGTTGTTCTGAGCTACCGCCGCCGACCGAGGGGACACACGGAGTACCTCACGCTCATCAGCCTCCGTGGTAACCGCTGGACGCCTGAGAGGGGGCGTCGTACTGTTCCCCGTTTGCTGGGTAGGGCGAAACGCTATGTTGCCCGACACAGGGCGCACAACCTCTTGCTCCGAGCCCTCCGGCACAATCCACCCCGACTTGAGAGCACCCTTCAACGTCGGGCACGGCGCCATCGCCCCGTTGATCTCTGCGTTCATACCATCAAACCGCAAAGGCTCACCCGGTACCAGGGTAACATCCGACCCTGCGAACTTCAGTTGGAACTTCTGAGCAGCAACGAAGTTTTGGAAAGCACCCGACTTGAACGTGATGGTTTGCATCTGTTATCTCCTCGAACAGCCTTAGCTTCGGGGAGAAAAGGATGCACCAAGAGAGTCCCATTGGATAGAAGGCTAGGGCGTAACTCGCGGGTACGGCAGCCTCTAAGGAGGTGGTACCTTAGTTTGGGGCTACTACTAACCCTCTAAGGGGTCAGTTCAACGTGGGGTTCGTGGTCTCGGTACGGTCGTAACCGATGCTCACTGCCTCGATCATCATTTCCTTGGTTAGCCCTGTACGCTTGCCCACGGCAATTGCCACACTGACCAGGGAGGTAAAGACCGCTTGTGCCCTTAGAGGCGGGGTGGTGTGCAGAAGAGCACTCTTCACGCTTGGGTCTTCCGACAGAAAACTGAAGAACCGGTGGATTAGCTCTTGGAGGGTCTGGGGGTGTATCTTCATGTTCACGGTTGGCGTCAGTCTAGCGCACCCGTGGTCCGTAAGCCAGTGCGCCTCTTAGTACAAGCCCGTCAGTCCCACCCAAGAGAGTAGCACCACGCCAGCTTGATCTTGCTTGGAACCTCATCCCAAGAGGGCATACGTAGCCCCGCGTAGTTTTTCCAGCCCACAAACTCCCCGTATCGCTCGTAAGCACGCTGAGCCTCCGGTACACGGTTGAGTAGGGTGAGGAGGTCACCCCGAACTTCCAAGAGGTCTCCTATATCGCAAACCACGGAGAGGGTGGTATCTGACCCGTAGGAGTGCCCAACGCCCGCCACAGTCTCACTGTTGACTACACTGTAACCGTAGGTGGGTGTTCCGTGGGGGAAGACCTCTATGGCTACCGTGTGCTTACCGTGTGAGGCTTCGGCCCACCATGTCTTACCGTGGTCCGTAACGTGAACCGCCACACCGGGTAGGATCGCCAGGATGTCAGACAACAGGGCTTGAAGTACGTTAGGGTAAGTGCGGTCGTCAACCATGGTACAAGGTGACTGTAGCACAAACTAGTCCAGGTCGTGCAGTATACCCAGAGGCGGGGTCACGGGTAGGGTGTCGTCGGGGCGACAAGCAAAGCAGTACCGCCTCGTGTTTCGCTCAGAGGCGTCTGTGTAGGTCGCGTTGCATTTCTTGCACGTCTTCTCGCGCAGCTTGGCACGGCAGAGGAGGCACACACCGCCAAGGATCTCCTCTTCGGTGCCTTGGGTCTTACACAGTTTACAGGTGCGGTACGTAGGTTTGCTGGGGTCTCTGAACTGGTCTTCCGAGGTTACTTGACCCGACTTGAACAGCTTCTCACGGCGCTGGTGCTCCGCGCAGCAAAACTTGGTGCCGTTCAACCGAGAGGTATCCGTGTAGGTCTTCTGGCAGTGGCGGTAGTGGCACGTCTTTTCACGCTTACCCTCTGTACTCTCTCTGGTGTGTGTGGCTCTGCACCCCTCGCAGAGGGTAAAGCGTCCCAGGGCTTCCGTGTCCCAAGAGACCCCACACTTCTCACAGGTGAAGGTACGATAGGTCTTGTTGGGCACCTCCTCTCTAGCCTGACGCCTGCGGTACTTGACGTAACAGGCTTCGCTGTGAAACTCTCGGTCACTGCGGTGCGCGGTGAATGTAACCCCACACCCCTTGCAAACGACCTCCCTACTTGCAGCATTCTCAGGGTGTACGTACCTGCGCGGGCGTGGAGGCTCTGCAACCGTTGGCGCCATCTGGGTAGCGACCACAGGCTGTGAGCGTTCAACAGGTCGAGGGGTGCCAGGTCCAGGCTTCCTGAGCACAAGAATAGGCTCACTACTCTTCTCCTTTGGACCGAGCCTACCAAGAGGCAAAGACAGGTCTGGCTCAGATACAAACCCAGCCTCTTCGGCAAGACGCCGGGACTCGCTAACCAAGGGGTAGGTGTCCTTACCCTTGCGAATGTCCTTGACGTTCAACAAGAAAAGAGCGCCCGGCTTCAAGTGCTGGTACGTTTTGGTCAGCAAGGGACGCAGAAAACCGTTGACCCACAGCATCCACGTCTTGTACCGTACCCAGCTTTGAGTAGTGGCGTCAGAGTACCGTTCAACCGAGAAGTATGGGGGTGAGGTCAACGCCAAGTCAGCCTGCAAGTCCCCCAGGGCTACCTCCTCATAAGGCGCGTGGTGAAACGTGGCATTACCACCCAACAAGGCAAACAAGCCGTGGTAGGCTTCTTTTGCTTTGGGGTGCGGGTCCACGCCTACGTAGGTGCGCCCCGTGACCAGAGTGCCCAGGGCTCGACCCCCGTAACCAGCACAAGGGTCCAACACCACCCCACCGGGAGGGCAGAAAGCGTCCACCAGAGCTTTAGCAATTGTGGGGCGGAAGTTGCAAGGCGCTCGAAGAATGGCTTGCACCGCCCGCCAGACCCTCTTAGGGGTCACGGGGTCGTGGTGGGTTATCTGAAAGTTCACCGCCCTCACAAGAGTCTCGGTATCGTACCACCCCCTACGCGCCGACAGGTTATCACGGTACGTGCCATCCAAACGGTAACCGAAGAAGTGCAAGCACGCCCGCTGACCCAGCTTGGACGCTCCCACAATTTTACCGTCTTGAACACGCACAGGGGAAGTTTTCAAGGAGGCAATGTCCTTGCGAGCCTCAAGCGTAGTGGGCTCTTTACCAGGGAACTCCGTCATCGAAAGCACACCCAACACTCTCTCACGATAGTCTGGGGCGAGAGGGTCCATCTTGAGAATGCGTGCCTCGGATACCCCCAAGTCAAAACCACGCTTACCCGCGGGTCGCCCGGTAGGCTGGTGTGGCACCCCCATCCGGTCCAAGGCTCGCCCCACGCTATTCCTAGAAACTGAGAAAATCTCAGCCATTTCCATGGCTGACAAGTCTCGATCAATCAAAGGCTGCAAGGCTTGCGGGGTCAACAAGTCTCTAGGGGGGGGTCCGCCACGCTTGGCTTTCAACTCCATCTTGTAGCTCATACAATCTGGAATGTGTGGGGACACTAGCTCTGCAAAGAGAGTGATGTCCTTACGAGTCTGCACAATGATTGTGCTGTCCCCAGCCTCCCCGTACCGTGCGGGGTGCATCCCAAGGTTGCGGAAAATACCCAAGGCAACCTCGAAACTCTCCGGGTCGGGCGGACCCAGGGAAAAACGAAATGTACCCGTGTTGCTCTTGCTACCGTCATCCAGGTACCACACCGCCAACGCCAACGGTCCAACCCTCTTAGGGTCCAGCAGTTTCAGGGTCTTGTGCCCCTTACCCTCTGGGTAAAACATCTCCCAGTAGGGGCGAAAAACCCTGCTAGCATGAGTGCAGTACACTTTTCCACGGTACTCCCCGTTGGTACGGTCAGAAACCCTGTTGATGAAGCTCCCCCACTGGGCAACCTTCCACATGAGGTAGTCTGACTGCTTGAGGCAATGGTACTCGGTAAGTAGGGCTGTTTCCGACCCAGAACCCGTCAACCTACCATCACCTAGCATGGTGCCCAGCAAAAGCTGTTGCTGGTTCTCCGTGAGGGTCTCAGGCAACCCCAACCTCTCCGACGCCAACAGGTTGCGTATCCCCCACCTCTCCCTCAACCGGGAGATCGCAGAGTACCTTACCCCCAGGGACTCCCCAATCTCAACGTCCGTTAGACCTTGGGTAACGTAAAGGTCTACCAAACGCTCGCGCGTTAGCCCGTAACTGTGCTCGGTGTTCATCTTGGAGTGTGTAGTAAACTGCCCAAGATGCTCTGTCAACAGGTTTCGTAACCTTGTCAGGGCTAGACTACTACACGTTACAAAACCATCAGGCTGGACAAATAGACGAGGGGGGCACCCCCTTGCGGAAGCACCCCCCTCGTTTTGTTTCACAGCCTTTTCAGGCTGCTATGGTCACCCTAACGCGCGGGTGATGACCATGCGGCACTCGCCCCGCGGATTGAATGCCCCAATCCCCAGGTTCTCGAAGATAGAGAAGCCTATCGTGCGAGCCTTCGGATCGTCGGCGCTGATAACCGAGAGCTCGGTCCTCACGGGGATGCGCCCGAAGAATTCCGGTTCGCAGCAAAGGTAGGTAAAGCCCACCGGGACCAAGCGGCTGGTGATGATCTGGGCTCCCCAGAGGGTGGCTTGCAGACCGGTCTTGAGCAGGTTGGCTTGCGACTCGATGTCGAGAATGTCGCGACCGAACTTACGGATATCCGCGTAATCCGTGGCGTTCATGAAGATACGGGCGACACGCAGGTCGTGACGCTCGATCTCTGCGAAGGCGTCTGCCAGCACCGAGGGGCTCAGAGGGGCAACCACGTTCACGTCGGGGTTGGTCTGGCCGGGCAGTGTGTCAAACCCGTTGACCGCTATGCTGTCGAGAATGGCAAAGCCACGCTCGTCTTCTGCTGCTTGGATCTGAGCCTTACCGAGGTCTTGGGCGCGCTCGATTAGATCGAAACGCCGCTCCTTGATCTGGGTGAGGGGGATCTCGGGGTTGCTGGCTAGCTCGAACAGGGGGAAGATGACCCTGCGGGGCTTCTGGATTGCCAGGATGCTTTCACCCTCTTCGCCTACCACGTAGGCGGTAACGTCCGGGTCTTTGTCGTAGATCGGCAGAGCGCCGTCCGGTAGCTGCTCGACGAGGTACGTCTTGCGGTTGACCGAGGTGTAGTCCCTACGCAGCCGGAGGGGCTGGATCATGGAGGCTGCGATCTTGGAGCGACCGGCGGCGGTCTTGATCAGCTCTCCGATGACCTTTTGCTTGTAAGCGTTGGATACTTGGGTCTGTTGCTGTATCATGGTAGTTTCCTTTCAAGCCCTCACGTCAATGACCATGATGTCGTTGCTGGCGTCTGGGACGCGCTTGATGATACCCATGACGGTTACGAAGTCCGGGTCTGCTTGACCCGCCACGTTGTACTCGTAGGCGTCCTCGATACGGTTGGTGATGAGACCGTTGACCGAGGCGTAAACCCACTGACCCGCCGAATAGACCAAGTTGGCAGCGCCACCGATCTGTTGCTTCGTCTCGTAAATCTTCAGACCGAGACACGAACCCGAGCCCGCCACGTAGGGTCCACGGTTCGAGGCTACCCCGGGGGTGTTCTCGAATGCGTTGCCCAGCGAGTCGTTGATGAACATACCCAGGGGCTTGATCGTAGCGGAGTAGAGACCTCCAACCAGAACCGGACCACCAAGGTAGTTGTTACCAATGTCAGGACGTGTAAAGGCCACCGTGCTACCCAACACACCACGCTTGCCGTTCAAGGCTGAGAGGGTGGTGGACAGATTGCCCACGGTTACGACGACGGGAGGGTTAGCCTGTGTAAAGGCATCCGGGCTCAGTGAGCCTATGGAATTGCGAGTGACAACGTGGAAAAGTTGGATTCGACCCGACGTTTCCTTGAAGTCACCCGACGATTGACCAAAGAGGGACATGAATTCGCTCCTTGCCACGGGGGGCAACTAACTCATTCACATTTAAGCACCCTACGCAGTTTTTTCCTAGCTGGGTGTTGCTAGTATCTCACCTGTTGTCGTTAGGATAAACGCATCATGTGAGAAATCGTGTCTGAGTGCGTTTTGCACTTGGCGGGCTAGCAGAGGGTTCAGCTTTGCTAGCCCAGGGGGAGGGTAAGCCTCCGAAGAAGACCTTGCTTACGTCGGGCGCCGACTTCCACATGGAAGAGAGGTTGCCTACGTCGGTCGGCATGGTCTGCGAAGAGGGGGCGCCGCCTAGCTTGGCTACGGGCTTGCGAGAGGCAGTCTTGCCACGAGCCTCTTTGTTTTGACCCTCTTGAGCTTGCTGACCCTGTTGAGCGTCCTGAGCCTCTTGACCCGCAAAGACCATCGAAAGGTCTTGGTCCATCACGTCGAGACCCATTTCGGGAGCCTCTAGCTCAACGTCAAATTCTGCCATTTCGGGGTCACCCTCCATGAGCATCGACTCCAGCATTTGCTGGTCTTGACCTTGCTGCTGCTGCTGGTCTTGAGCCGGCATTTGCTGCTGCTGACCCTGAGCAGGCATCTGCTGCTGGGCTTGCGCGGGCGCCTGTTGCTGCTGACCCTGGGCGGGCATTTGCTGCTGTTGCCCCTGCTGAGCTTGTTGCTGACCCTGGAAGGGCATTTGCTGACCCTGGTTTGCCTTGACCATGAGGGTGGCAAACTTGCGAGCCACGAATGAGGCAGCCTTGGCTACGGTCATGCCGGCGCACTTCGACTGTGCGTCAACAGCTTGCTGCATGGCTTGGTCAGCGACAACTTGGTCGCCCTGAGCCATGGCTTGCATAGCCTGTTGCATGGCTTGCTCTGCCTGTTGCTGAGCCTGCATTTCTTGCTGCTGAGCCTGGGTCATTTGCTGCTGTTGAGCTTGCTGACCCTGTTGCTGTTGCCCTTGAGCGGGCATTTGCTGCTGAGCTTGCTTCTGCTCCTCTTGACCCTGACCCTGTTGGTCATTGGCAAGGCGGTCATAGGTGCCGAGGAGGTCAGCATCGGAGAGGTCCATGAGGGCTAGGCTCTGGTCCTCGATAGCCGCGTCCGAGGCGGTCCTGCCCAGCATACGGCGGGCTACCTTTTCACAAACGCTGGCCTTCTTGAGGAGGTAGTCACGATCCATGTTAGCAGTTTTCTCGGGGTGGTTGAACGTCTCGGAGCGCATCTCGCCCATGCCAATCTCGTCACGGGCTACTTGGTCGCCCTTGTACTCATCTTCCCAACGGTTCTCGGGGTTCACGTCCTCTTTCCACGAAGAGGGGTCACCCGTGAGGTAGTCGCCCGCACCGGGTTGCTGGTTGACGTGATCTTGGTTCATGAGGTAAGGGTCGGCTGTCTTTTGGTAAGCAGCCCAGGTAGTGCGACGACGAGTCATGGTCAGAGTGCCTCTTCTAAGGTTGATTGTATCAGTGAGTTTGCGTGTATTTTTTGGAGGAGGTTGCACTTTTCAAGCACAAGGGACTGCTCCGTAGCGGTCAGCGGTCTACCGAGAGAGAGGGAAACCGAGTGACAAGGGGCGTTCAGGTCAGCCTTGCTAAGCGCGGCGTAAAGCCTACGCTCCCCGGCAAAGGCTGGTTTGCCCTTCATTCGGTCAACGAGGTAGGACAGAACCAAGACCTCTTCGGGTGCGTAGCCTGCGGTCTTGAGATTTCCCCACCCAAAAGCCTGTACCCTAATCAAGCCCGCCAGCAGCCTCCTATTAAAGGAGGGCGTGTAGCTCTTGAGGTACGGGGAGAGGAAAGCCACCCGCTTACGCCAGAGGGGCGAGCTAGCGGCTGACTTGATCAGGTTCTCGTTTTCGTTCTGCGGAGACTGAGTGACTTTGAGCGCGGCGTCCCCCGTGGCGTCGTCTAGCTCTTTGCGCACATTCTCGACCACTTTTTCCTTGAGGGTGTCGTGAAGGTCTTTCACGGCGTCCTCTAGGGGTGGCTTCTCAGTCTTGGCTTTGCTGTCGCCCGCACCAGCGTCACCCTGAGAGGGCGTAGCAAAGGGGTCGTCTTGCTGATTAGCTAGCTTGACGCCTGCGGGGGGTACGAAGGACACGGACGGGAACGAGAACACCGTGTCGGGGTTGCCGTAGGCGGTCTTATCAAAGTCACTGGCGTTGAGGATGTTCCTGAGCACAGCGCCATCGAAAGCGGGGTTACCCACCCAAGAGGCTTCAACGAATTTGTTAGACTCAAGGTCAGAGGCGTGTCCACAGAACTCTCCTACGCGGCGCCTCTTACCGTAAGGGTCAATGAAGTAGTTACCCTTGAAGAATTTGATATGGTTACAGTTGTGTACTGCAACACCATCAACCACATAAGAATGGTCATCAGCCACTTCCACATTGTAAACTTTACCAGAGTATGGAACGCAAGACTTCTTACGAACACGATAGAGCAGGTAATCACCCACCCGCTTGTATCCCGACGTAACGCGAGCAAGAGTTTTACGTGCTTTGTCTGTGAACCGTAGAATTCCTTTGAGGTCTTGAGGCGCCGGAAGGACCAATACAAAAGTAGGCAGCCACCCCCGTGCATCCCGCAATCTTGCAATCCCATCTGACCCTACGACATCCCCCACGGCAACACTACGCCCACCAAAGACAACAGCGCGCCTAGCATAAAGACCACACCTTGCCGCGATGAGGTGCATTTGACTTATCAAGTTAAAGGATACGCTCGTGCCCTTCACACCCTCACCAGAAGTTTGGGAGCCGTCACCACACAACCAAGTCCACAAAACGTGTCTTTGTAGCTCTTGTGGCCACGACATCACCTCGGGTGATAGTCTCTTCGTCGAGGCGTATTCGCCGCAGTGCCGATAGAAAAAGTCGGCGGCCTTGTCGCACAAGAAACGCACGTCACAGGAGTTTCCACTCTGGTACACACGCGCCCGCTTATATCGCTCTGCACCGAGTACAAAAGACCTGTGGCATACCTTGCACTGGTAGCACTGAGATCCTTTTTTGAATGAAGCGTTTCTCAAGTACACAGAGGGCGCTGCGCACGATGGGCAAGTAAGGTCTTCAGGGACCACCCGGCTAGTTGAGCGTCGTTTTACAGGCAGTGTACCATCCCTCTGGACAGCATCCTCCCAGAGCACAACGGGCGCCTTTCTAACCCCACCAAAGACGCACTCCAAAAGTTTTACAACATCAGCTACCAAAGTTTCTGACTCGTGAGCCCCAAAAGCAAATGAAACCCCGACTCGCTTACCTCGTCTTTTAATAAATGAGCCTTCTGACGCAAAGTAACCTATGAGTTTAGCTTTCTCTTCGGTGCCATCCGGCGTATTGCAGAACTCCCCAGTCACAGGAAAGGCTAGATAGTCTCCTTCCGCTATGTCTCGCGCCGCTACAAATTCAGGAGTGATAGAAACTAGCTTGTGTTGTGCAATGCCTTCATGAGTGTTGTGCCCAGGAAGATACATTCTCTCAAATGCCTTAGCGGCTCCTCTCCTGTGCTCTACCGTTCTTGCTAGGGGTTGACCGCAACCACAAGCACAAACAGTCTTCGGGCGGAAAACAAGATACGGATGGGAGTGTGTGGATCGTAGTGGTGTGGGCACGCCGTCAACACGGAGTTGCACTAGTTCCCCAGAGTAGTCTCTAGAAGTGGTCTCAGTGATAGTACGCGCGTTTCCTTTGTGTGTTAGAACCACATCACCAGAGACCAACTCTTCTATCGGAGTGTAGAGGCCATCCGACCTAAGCACTCTAGTCCCAGGAGGAAAACAAAGCTCGGTCTCGTCCGCAGCCACGTTACCGCATTGCGTGCAGCAAGAAAATTGGATGCTACACCCCATGCTGAGGGCGTTGATCTTTCTCGACAGAATTGCAGCGATAAGCGGCTTGTGCTTGCGCTCTGTACCCACAAGAATGTCAACGTAAACTGAGGGGCCAACATCCCTGGCTACAGCGTCTAGGATTTTACCCTTAGCGTACTCTGGTATTTGACAGTGCTCAATGTATGAGGGGGAGCCTATAAATGTTTTGTACGTCCCCAGGATCAACGGACGAGACCACCCATCATGGTTGTTGTTGAAAAAAAGTTCAGAGTCTTGCTTTACGTAGAAGTCAGAGAACTGGCGATTGACCTCAAAGCCGTCAACAAGGTGCCTACCCAGAGGTAGTCCTGACTCTTCTGCGTCGGCGCTGGCGACAATGGTACAGTGCGAAAGCAGGTAGTCCTTGGAGCTTACGCGGTCCACCACAATACGACGCGCCTCTCGATTCTGAAACGCATTGCCCTTGTGGCTATCGTTCCACGAATCGAAGTTCACGTCGCTTTTCAGCACCGTGGAGCGGGCGTACTTGAGGAATGCCATGGTGTCAGGCTGGCGCTAACCAGTCCACTGCCTTTCCGTCGGGTCCAAGCATGTCCGTGGTCTTCACCAAGAAGAGATCCTTGGGGCAAGCTAGCAAGCGGTGACGCTCACCCTTCTTCATCTTGTAGGTGGTCTTGCGCATCCGTGTCCCACACTTGGGACACCTGGGCTTACGGGCGTCTAGCTCGTCCGCCGTGACCCTGTACTGCCGGTTCTCGGCTACCCAGTAGCTCGCGGTCCTTACCGCGTGGTGAGCTACACGATAGTCACCAAAGACCTTGGCGGCAGTGTAGAACTTGCTGACCTCGCCTCTCAGCACTAGGTCGTCTAGCCCCGAGTACTTGCGGTAAAGGTCGTCGTACACGCCCACAGCACCCCTGCCGTGGTGCCAAGCCTGAGCCATGTCCGTATAGATGCCCGGCGGGAAGGGGTACCAAGAGGTTCTCGCGGACGCCAGCCTCCGGGTGTCCCACGTACCGTAAACTTGGTTGAGCGTGGGCGGTAGGTGCAACATCAACTCAGGGTTGACCTTGACTACCTCGTCCGGGTGAATGCGCTCGACACCAAAGGGCCACTGAATGTCAAGCACCCCCAGCCCCGGGTGAGCGTGCTTGATAACGCCCACGTAGGGACCAAGACTCCCGTTGACGGGGTTGATCTTCTGAACCGCGTCCCCCTGGTGAAAGTCTTTGGCGAGTGCCCAGTAATCTAGCAATTGGCTACCCTCCTGGTCGAGACGTGTAAGGGAGCGAGCGGGCGCCCTGTGGTGCTCTTGCCGTGAATCATGGCAGAGGACTGGTCATCCGAGTAGGCGGCCATGTACGGCTCGTCCTTGTCCGTGACGTGGGGCTGCATGGGGTTCTTGAACGTGTCCATGTACTTCTCGTCAGGCTCACGCTTGATGACCTCTGCCATCCTCTTCTCAAAGGACTGCTTGCCAAACGTACCGTACTCAATACGGTCGGCAATCTGATCCAGTGAGTTGACAATCGCCTTGGCATCCTCGAAAGCCAGCTTGAGGGTTCCTGCCTCTACGCCGGCTTGGATGACCTGTGACGCCTGGTCCAGGTTGGAAAGAATACGCTCTGCGTCTTGTGTTGCTAGCTTGAAAGCCATGGTGTTTTCGTGATCCTCTACTGAGAAGCTGGGGATAGAAATAAGCCCTGAGCCTTGAGGTGCCGGAGTATAGGCAGGAAGGGTGCCTTGTCCTGAGAGGCATGAGCCGTCTTGATGACTAGGGACCGTAGCGTAAGGTAGGCTTGCTTCTGCTGCTGACCTTGCCCTTGCTCTTGGTCCTGAGCTTGTTTCTGCTCGGGAGCTTGATCCTGCTCGCCTTGGTCTTGGGCTACCTTCTCGGCTAGCTCCACGATCTCAAAGGCTGCTTGGGGGGCTTCTTCGGCTACCTTGGTAGCCAGGGCGCGAAGGTCAGAGGCGAGTTTCTGTGTGAGCATGGCTTTCTTCTGTACGGTCAAGAGGGTGTCGGTAGGGGCTACAGGTTGCCCAGAGAGTTTTGCCAGGAGAGCGTTGTACACGGTGGGGTGCAGACCACGAGAGAAGGCACCGTTATCCAGGGTGTAGACCGCGAGGTCTAGAGCCTCTCGGTACGCACTGTCCGGTACGCGACCGGGAACGGAGAGGTCCAGGCGCTTCCTGGCGTCAGCCAAGAGGCGGGTAGCGTCACCCTCCGTTACGTGGTCCACGGGGAGCCACGGGGGGTACGGAGTGCGAGGAAGGGGGGCGACCCCGCGGTAGTTACTAGTTCTCTCGGTCAACTGTGTACCTACAGCCCCGGCATAAGAGGCTAGTTTCAGGTGGGAGCTTAGCCAGGACTTGATTCCCTTGGCTTGGGGCTTGGGCGGCAACAGCCCCTCTGCCCAGGGAGAGCTACGCGAGTCCTCAAGGGCAACGCTTAGAAGGTCCGCCTTCTTGGGGCTCAGGTTGGCTAGCCTTTCCATGAAGAACGCCCGTAGGTCACCCTTCATGGTGCGAAAGAAGCCTTGGTCTTCCTTGGGGTACTGCTTGGAGCGCCGGTCTACCTCTTCGGAGAGGGCTTTGACCTTGAACATGGCGCCAGACACCGTGTCGTGCTCAGAGAGGGGGTCTTTTGCCTTGCGTGACAGGAACCGGTCAATAAAGGAGCGATAATCTGCCCCCTTGCTGTATTGCAGGGCGATCTTGTGGGTCGCCTCGTCCCTGAGCTTACCGTGGGCGAAGATAGACAGGGCTTCCTTGGGGTTCTCAATGACAGGGGCAGCCGTGGTTACCGCGTGGTCGTGAGCCTTGCGTCCTATGACCGTCGCACGCTCGGTACGCTCCTCCGGGGACTCCCCAGGCACGGTGTCCATCCTGACCCTGGCGAAGAGCCGGCTAGCCTCTTTGGGGACGCCGCCCTTCTCACAGGTCGAGGCTAGTGTGTCCTCAGCTTGCAGGCTGGCAGCCACAACCATCGCCCTGTGCTGTAGGTAGGCGTCAGTTTGGGCTTTCTCGTCCAGGCTAGAGAACGGGACCGTCTTACCTGAGACCTCCCACGTCAAGGGGGGTCGCACCTTATTAATGTCAGTCTGAAACCCACCCGACTTCAACAGCTTCTCAGGGAGGGTAGCGCCCTTGGACTGCGTAGCCTTGTACGCGGCTACGACCGAGGCAATGTCTGTTGGGTGTAGCTCGTAGAGTCTTTTGGCGGTCTTCTCAGGGAACGTGCGGTCCAAGAGGTTGAGGGCGTCTAGCTGCTGTCGGTAGGTGAAGTTTTCGCGCGTAGGCAGCTTGGGGGGCACCAAGAGGGGCTTACTGGCTTTGAGAAGCTCTCCTACGGTTACATTCTTGAAGTGCGCTAGTTTAGGGTGCAGTTCACTAGCGGGTAGCTGTGTATTCTCCGCAGCTTTCTTGCTGAGAGGGGAGCGAGGGTCAAACATGGCTTGCAGAGTCTTGGCTAGCTCTGGGGAGCCGGCAGACAGCTTTTGCACGTCAGTGCTCAGGTTCTTTTGGTCGAGGTGCTTCGCAAAGTCGTTGAACAGCTTCTCTTGGTCTGCGACCGGAAGGGAGGCTACGTACCCTTTGAGGGTTTTACCCTTGGGTACTTTGATCCGAGGCTTGTTCTTCGGGGTCAGAGCGTACTCTAGGAAATAGGTCTCTTCCTCCTTGGCTACCCCGTCCACAAATTCCTTCAGGTCAGACTTGCCCTCGTAGGGGTCCGGCGCCCAGTCCTTCCTGGTCCTCTTGGCGAAAGAGGCAAGGCGGTCCAAGTCATTGGTCACTTCAAGGGTGGGCAGCCCGGCTAGCTCAGGGAATACTTTCTCGGGCACAAGAGCCCCCACACCCTTCTTCTTACCTAGCTCGGCTAGTCTTTTGGACGGCTCAGAGGCAGGGTCCGACAGGGCTTGCAGTAGCTTGGCGACCTTGGGGTTCTTCTTGAAGGCTTCCGTGTAGAGGGCGTCTCGCTGTAGGGTGGCTTGCTCCTCTGCCTTAGCCTCAGCCTCTTGCTGCTTGGCTTTGGTGTCTGCGGACCACTCCTCAAAGTGAGCCTTCTGTTGCTCAGGAGGGAGGTCTGCAAAGGGCTCACGGGTCTTCTTCTGGGGGTTCCACACCAAGACAGGAGTACCTGGAGTCCGTAGGTTCTCCGGCGCACTGTCCAGGTACTCTTGAAAGCCAGGGTCAGAGAGACCCCCCTTGGCAACCCAGTCATCAAAAGGGGTCTGCGCCTTGGGGGTAGGCTTAGCTTGACCCTCTTGCCTAGTTGGTTCCGCTTGGGTAGGGGGTTTCTCTTGACCCTCTTGCTTAGCTGGTTCCGCTGGCGGCTTGGCAGGCTCATCCTTAGAGGAGGGTGCGGGCTTGGGTCCGGGTGACGGTGCGCCAGGGGGCTTTAGCTTCTCGTCGTCAAGGTATCGCTTGGAGGGTGGCTTTGGTCCCTCCTCTTTGGGTTTGCCGTCGTAGGTATCCCTGGGGGCGTCCTTGTCGGGGCGGTCCTTGTTGGGCACGTCCGGGGGCGCCGGCTTGGCTGGCTTCTGAGGGCGGGGAGGGCGCGGGGGGTGGACAGGCTTTGGCTTGGCGTCGTCGAGTAGCTTGACCGGAGGCACCTTCTTGGCGGGCGGGCTAGCTTTACTAGCCTCGGAAACCGTCTTGCGTGCCTCACCGAAGGTCTTTAGCCCTGGAAAGACTTTAGCCAGCGTCTCCGGCAGGGGCTTCCCATCGTCAATCTTCCCCATGCTCTTGGGGTCTGACAGCGCCTTGGCCATCGACGCAAAGCCAGGGTCAGACTTGAGCCTCTCACGGATCGCCGTGGTCAGGTGGGGCTCTTCTGCCTCGGAGCCGTCGTCCTTGACCTCTTCGTACTTGCCGGGGTTCTCTTGAACGGTCTCGGGGTTGACCTGGACTACCTTGTCCGTCTCGGTGTTACGTACCGTTACCTTGTCCGTCTCGGCGCCTTTGGCTTGCAGTAGACGAGCCAAGACGCGCTGGGCTACGGATGAGCCCCCTACCTCTCGGCGGTTGAGGGAGAGGTCAGGATCAGACTCGTCCAGGTCCGGGTCAGCGTCGGGCTGTATTTGCTCACGGCGCTTGTCGTGCCGGGGGGGCTTGACGTGAGGCGAGGGGCGATGAAGGCGGTCCACCTCCTCGTCTTCACGCTCGGGCTTGTCTTTGGTCGCTAGTCTCCCGTCCATCATAGTCTACCCCCGAGAGGGAGGGATTAGAGCCACGCTAACTTAGAACCGACCCTCGGCGCCTTCAGCGGGGGCGGGTGCCATCTTCAGCTTCATGTACTTGGCGATCCGCTCGGTAATGTCCGTCTTCTCAGCCAAGCCACGTCCTACCTCTCCGTAGACCCCTCGGACAATCTCATTGAACGCGCTATCGTTGACCGTCATCATATCCCGCTCAATCTTCTCGCGCGTAGAGTCAGGGTCAATGTTGAACAGCTCAAGGATGACGCCTACGTCGATGCTGCCCTTTTGGTAGAGGTTGAACAGGGCGTCAAAGAGGTCTTGATTGTCCTTGAGCGCCAGGCGCGTAAAGGACAACGACGGAAAGATTTCCTCCTCTTCGCCCCACTTGTTTTTCTCGACAAAGCCTTTGCGCCTGGCTACGGGTCGAAAAACGTATTCCTCTACGTATTCTTGAACTAGCTCGCGGAAGAGCATGAACCTGTTGTTGAGTACCTCTAGCTTGATACGGTCGCCAGAGAACAGGGACTCCCCGCTCATAAGAGACTCCGTTACCCCAAAGCCCGTCATGAGCCCCTTGTCAATTTGCTCGTATTCCGAGCTAGGGTCCAAGAGGCGGTCCCCGGACCCCATTTCTTCCCAGTGTACCTCGTAGTTGGTGACAATGGAGTAGTCAGGGTCCACCAAAGCCATATCGACTTGCTCACGCAAGTCTTCTACGTCTACCTCGGAGAGGTTCTCACCCCACACTAGTCTCTTGGGGGTCATTGCACGCGAGGCTATTTGCGTTTGTGCTTGCCGTAGCTTCTCCTTCAGCGAGAGCGCCCTAATGTTCCGGTCGAGAAGGCTGTGCCCCATATCCTCGCCAGCGTTCTTGCGATTGCTGAAGTGATAGACAAATGAGCCCTCGTTAGGGTCCGTGCCCAGAGGTATCAGGTTCCCCTCGCTGAGGTACTCACGGACCTCTGCGGGTATTGCTTGGTACATTTCCTCGGCTACCGGGTCGCCTTGCTTGGCTAGCTCGACAATCTGCCGGTCACGCTCGCTGGGTATCAGCTCGATACGCACCTCGTCGGTAAACGAAAACGTGGTGAGCTTGATCTGGTCAAAGGGAAGGACCAGCATCTTGGACCAGCCCTGGTAGTGCTTCTTGAAATAAGCGTCCTGGCGCTCATCGGCGTCAGGGTACGGCTCCTCTGAGGGGGCGTCCCTGGTAATAGGCTCACCCTCCTCGGAGAGATAGGCTTCCTTCTTCATCACTCGCTTGTGTGTGATGTTAGAGGGTACTTCGACCTCGGAATCCTCACAGAACGGAAACACACTGCCGTCAAGGAAGGTGTGGTGCGAGAGCATGAGCAAGCGCTGAAAGAGCTTGATACGCTTGCACATTTTGTTGAAGAAGTGCAGGATGTAGTCTCCGTAATCAGACGGAGACTCAAAGCCCTCGGGGCACGTCCTGGGCTTTGGCTTGGCTAGCCTAATCTTGGAGATAGGCAGTTCACTGAGGAGGTCTATTGCCTGACCTACAATGGGATCTGCACGGTAATAGTGCAGGTATACCTCCCTGCGCTCTCTTGCCGACTGAGGTAGCTCAAGGAAGTCAGTCGATAGCTGAGGGCTAAAGAACGCGCCCTGCCCTGATACCGCAGTGTTCCCCCCAAAAGAGCCGCCGTAGCCCCCACCGCCACCGTCCGACGAGCCAAACCCCCCAAAGTTAGCGGTTCGCTGTGCGTTGCGAACGATGCGCTCTTTCTCTGTGAGGGGGAAGATTTTGCCGCCAGCCAGCTTGGAAATGTAGGGGCGGGGGCGCTCCACTACCGGAGCGGTGCGTGAGAGGGGGTTGTAGTACGGTGTTTCTGGGGGCATAGGGTAACCTCATGCTCATTTGAAGCCTAGCTCTGCCATGGGGTCAGAGGAGGGCACGATGGGTGCCGGCTTTGGTTTCGGGGGCTCTTGCTTGACAGGTTGTCGCTCCGCTAGCCTGGTTTCCACGCGAGCCAGGGCGCGCAGCCGCAGGTACACTCCCTTGGCGGTGTCTGCTAGGGTACGCATCATGCGAGCAGACTGGCGAGCTTCCTGTGTACGCTCGCGGGCATAGGGGTCTCCTTGTTGAGAGGCTAGAGTCCGTGCCTCTTGGGTGTATAGCTCTCCTAGCTGAGAGGCGAGAATGTGCGCCTCTTTGCTGTGATGCTGAACCATCCCAAGGTGAACCCGCAGCTCCCTGTGTAGTTCTTCCGTGGTCTTCATGTAGATTGCCTAGAGGGTGGTGTACACACCCAGGAAGAAGCGGTTGACGGTCTTGGGTACTTGCACACAGTACCCAGCTACGGACGCCGGAGCGCGCGGGTCCAGTGAAAGCGTCCACTCGTCTTCCTTGGTCCACAACCCTCTCAGGCTGAAGTACAGAGGCTCCCCCGCATTGTAAATCAGAGGGACGAGGGGTGGGATGAGTCGAGAGGCGTAAGTGTACTTTTCATACGTCGTGGTCGAGAAGACACTACCACCCGCAGAGAACACGGCGTAACCATACCGCAAGAACTGCCCGGTCATTGCGTTGTACTGGTCTGACGCCTCATCACTGCCCCAGAGGAAGTACCCCCCAAAACCACCGTCCGACGTGGTGACTACACGGTGGTCTCCCGGGGACTGTACCCACCTGGCGCCCTGACCTCCTAGCCAGAACGTGAGGTTGGTCTCCACGGCGTACACATCGCCCTTGTAAAACAGGACACAATCTCGGGTGCGAGCGATCTCAGGCATAAAAGCGCCGTGTGAAGGGAGAGGTAGTCATCGGTTAGCAAAGAGGGGGGCATCTGTACGCGAGCCACCACCGGGGAGGGCGCCCTCGGGTCCAGTGAAAGCGTCCACTCGTCTTCCTTGGTCCACAACCCTCTCAGGCTGAAGTACAATGGCTCGTTGGGCGCGTAGACCAAGGGAATGAGCGGGGGAATGGTCCGCGACGCCAGCGTGTACTTCTCGTAAGTCCGGGTCGAGATAAGCCAGGTGCCCACCCCCAGCGTCAAGAACTCGTGCAACGGCTGGTTGCCTGACATGGCCGTTAGCTGGTCATGGACCTCATCTGACCCGAAGAGCGCAAAACCCGCCCCGTAGCCGTCCGTGGACGTAACCCGGATCTCGTCCAGGGGGGAGTCGTCCCACCGAAAGCCCTGACCCCCCTGCCAGAACTTGACCGCAGGGTCTACCCTGACCGAGTAGCGGACGCTACGGTAAGAGACCACGCAGTCTCGGGTTCTTGGGGGGTAGGTAGATGGCATAAGAGGTAGGACTGCAAGGTGAGGTAGAAGGACGTGGCTTGTGTGGGTGTTTGTACCACACCCCCGGCGTAGTACTGGTTAGGCGCCCTCGGGTCACCTGAGAGGGTCCACTCGTCCTCCTTGGTCCACAACCCTCTCAGGGAGAATACCAGCCGGTCTGTGGGCAGGTAATTGATGAGCACCAAGGGGGGGATGAGCCGAGAGGCGTAGGTGTACTTCTCGTAACTGAGGGTCGAGATAAGCCAACCCCCGGAGCAAATCTCACTGTAGCGGTAGGTGAGGCTCTGGTGTGTACTGGCAGTGTACTGGTCCGACGACTCACTCGACCCAAACAGGATGAACCCGCAAGCGTACCCATCGGTACGGGTTACCACAGGCTCATCCTTGAACGGCGTGGTCCACTCTACGCCAGACCCCCCACTCCAGCCCCCGTTGACAAGATTGTTGTCAATGAGGGACGGAAACGAGTCCCCCCGAAAGAGGGCGTGACAGTCTCGGTTACGGGGGAAGTCTGGCATGACTAAACAACCTCACTGCTCAGGTTAGCATGACCCGGCATGTTGCCCCAGGCTTTGACGATGCTTTGCAAGAGGTGTACTTGGTCGGGGTCGCCATCCCACACGTCTTGCCAGGAGCCGCCTAGCTTGCGAAAGACCACCCGCATTCGCAAGTAGTCAGGGGGCGCAACCTTGTACTTTTCAGCAAAGAGGTTCCTGAGCATCATGTGAAGGATGCGGTTGGCAAACACAAGGGGGTCAGGGTCAGAGGCAGACACCGTTCGTACCCCCTGGCGTGGGGACTAAACGACGCCGCGTCGGGTAGAGGCACACCGAGGTTTGTAGGAGCCTGTCTCTTAGCGACGCCGCGTCAGGCGCCGACCCAGAGCCGAGTTAGGGGAGAGTCTATCCGTGAATAGCCCGTGGTTACGTGCTTTCTGCACGGCGTAGCTCACCGTGGAGGCTCCGGGCGACGTGGGGCGCGCACCCCCTGCAAAGGGGCTAGCCACGATCTTCCTGTTTTTCAACTGCTCCGTGGCTAGCCAGACCGAGCGAGTAAAAGCGTCTGACGTGTCGTCGTGCGCCCCAGGAACCGCGGGCGCGGCGACCTCCACCAAATTGGCAGTGTACTGGTGTGCCTGAAGGTTGAGAAGCTCACGAATGAAGGGTGACCTCCCCACCTTACCCCCCTCTGGGCGCGGCCAGTCATACAGGATGACTTTCTTGTCGAAAATCATCATCTTTGCCGCCTGGTACATCTTGCTGCGCTGGTCTTTTGAGAAGAAATCAGACTGAAACTGGGTGAGACCCCTCTTGTGTAGCGCTTGCTCCAAGGGGATACCATTCCAGCGGTCAAAGAGACCCCCGACCACGTAGAACCGTTGGCAGAGAGAGACGATCCAGTTGGCGATCTCGTCAAAGTCAAGGCGTTCTACCTTGTCGAGCCCGTTGGCGTACATGGTCCCTGGGCTAAGAAGGTGAGGGTTGCTCTCTTTCCAGGGGATGCCTGCGTGCCAGGTCTCGTGGTAGTCCGCCACAATGCGGTCCCCGTCGAGGCGCGAGAGGAAGATAGACGTGCCGTCATGGATGAGCCCCACGTCGATACCCATAAAGTAGGGCACACGGGGCACCCCTCGGTCCACGGGGCGGTGCAACGGGTCGATGCAAGCAAGCAAGTCCTCCTCGCGCTCTAGCCAGCCCCGGAGGCGGTCAGAAAACTCTGCCCCGTGCTCCACCATGAACACGGGCGGGTCTGAGTAGTACTTCTCTTTGAGGTAACCAGCCTCTACCGTGGGGTTCATTTCCCAGGTCGGCACCTGAATCGCCAAGAGGTTTTCGGAGCCTGGACCCTTTGCCATGGCTTGGTGGAATAGCTCGTAGAACTTACCCTCCTTGTTGAGCGGAGAGGAAATCAGGATGACACGAGACTCCACCACTCCTATTGGTCGCATAGGGTTTGTAGGGTCTTTAGGCGAGAACGCTGCTTTTGACGGGGTGATGGCGTCGTATATCTCTTTGGCTGACGCCTGCCCCTTTACCTGAAAGTGTGCAAACTCGTCGAGCACAATGACAATGTTGCCAGAACCACGAAGCCCTTTAGCGATGCACGACTTGAACGCCAGCCGTAGGCTAGCCTTGCCGTTGTACGAGACAAACTTGCCGTCACCCTGCCGTATCGTGTCCCCGTATTTCTCTATCTCAAAGGGGGTGCGGAACGTGACATTGCTCTGTGTGTTACGTGCCAGGTACGGGGTGAAATAGTCGCACTTGGTAATGTGTCCCGTGACTCCGTTGAAGAGAATGCCCGCCTGTTCCTTGTCCGTAGCTACGCTGATTATCTGAATACGGTCACCTTGCGGTAGTCCGTAATACTTCTGCGGATTCACTAGAGAGAGTAGGCGATATATCTCATAAGAAGCAAAAATGCCAGCTATGAGGGTTTTGCCGCTCCTTCTCCCACACACCAAGATAAGCTCTCTTCGGTCGTTGTCTTGCTCTGAGAGATTACAACGCCCCTCGTCATAAAGGTATTGCAGATACTCACGCTCGGTAAATGTGTGGTATGTCTTAGTACGGAACATATCCGTTACCGTGATGCGTTGCGTCTCGCCCGCGGGTAGCGTGTCATCTAGCGGGAGATTGTAGAACATCTTGATAATGAAGCGCTGGACAGGAAAGACCTTCATATCCAAGCCCCAGGGAGCCTCAATGTAATCTATGATGTTGAAGATTCTGGCGGTAGCTGGGCGTCCCGAGGGGTCGGCAACGGGAACGTCAGCGTCCTGGGATTGCACCACGTCACGCCCTGCTTTGGCGAGCAGAGACGCCATGGACGGGGTGTTAGGTCGCTTGTCCTGAGAGGGCATAATACGCCTTTCAGGTTGGACTCTGCCTCATTCTCCCAGCCGGCCATGGCAGCGGTCAGCTTGGAGAAGAACAGGTCAGCTTGCTCGCGTGTCATGGTATCGCGGGCGACCTTGGACAGGTTAGTAATCCAGAGGTTGAACAGGAGTTGGACCTTGCTTGACCGGAGGTCTAGCTCGTCCGTACCCATGCGATTACGGTCTACGGCAATCACGGCTATTTTACCAAGCACGTCCGCTCTTGACCTGGACAGCTTGGAGCTATCCCGCCCGGTCTTGTCCACTTCGCGAATTGCGAACCCCAGCGCGGCAGCCTCTTTGGCTAGCTCAAGTAGCACCCCGTCGAGTATGTCTTTCGGGGGGCTCTTGTCAGCTACCGTCTTGACCAGAGGGTCCGTGCGAACGTGAGCATCTTTGGCTCTGACTAGGGCGCTTACGTGGTCGGCTCGGGTTCTCTGGTACATAGGCACCAGAACCGGGGGGCGTTTGTCCTCGACCAATTCTGTCTTTGGTTCATTTTCATCTGGTGGCATGTACACTCCCGTTAGCGTCTCCCGGCTGGCTTGGCTGACCCTCCCCCCTTGGTCTCGATGAGGTACTGAGAGAGGTTGCTTACCGCGTCGTGCCCCTTGTCCTTGGGTACCTTGGTTTCTAGCGCCTTTGACAGATCCTTGCCAGTTTCCGCCAGGTTGAGCATCCCCACATTGTTAGGGGTCGAGGGGAAAACATCCTTGGGGTGTATGTCTGTCTTGGACTGCGAAACCGACTCTTCCAGCGAGAGATCCACTCGCCCATTGTCCTTGACAACCCCCCGGTCGATCCCCTTGGGTGTGTTGATAGGCTGAGAGAGCTTGCGGGCGTTGGCTCGGTCGCCCTTGTCACGGTCAGCTAGAACCTGGTGATACCGAGAGGCTACCCTCTCAGAGAGCGTCATATCACGTTACCCCCGAGTTGAACCCCTATCGGGGCTGGGTTGGGGTTCTCCGGGTCTAGCTCAATGTCCCCCTGGCTACGTAGGTGGTACTCTGCCACCACGTTAGCCCCATTGTTCAGCAAAGAGGCATAATCTGTCTCTGTTGACCTACCCGACGCTAGAATAGCTTTTTGCTGAGCGGTCTTGTCCGTGTAGGGGGGGTTCTGTACCAGGGTCTTTGCCAGCTTGGAGCACACCCCGGGGCGCGTCTGGAATAGACACCCGAAGCACGCTGGACCCACCTTGGCGTACTTGATGGCGCCCCTCGTCCGGTGAAGGCTAGACGCCGTATCACACCCCGTGCCGTAGTCGTCATAGACCGTGGGGTCCACGTAGTATATCCCTTGCAAGCCTTGCTCGGCTAGCACAGGGCGAAGGAGGGGGAGGCTCGCCCGTAGGTCACGCTCGTCAAACCTGAGCCGCAACGCAGAGAGCAAGTCATCCCCGTAAAGACCCTCGTTTAGTTGTAGACGGGCGGTCTTTACCACGTCCCTCTTGGTGAGGTCTGACGTGCTGTACTCCTGAGAGGCGCCTGCAAATGCGGTGTACAGATCGTCCGCTCGCCTGGCTTGTTGCGCCTGTTCCTCGCGGTACATGGCCTGTACCGCGTCACGGGGGGTGAGGCTGGCGTACCGCGACCAAGACGAGGCGGGTAGCGTGCCCCTGGTTAGCTTGTCGTCAAAAACAGAGCGAGCCACCGTGGGCGTAAATGCCGCTTCCTTGCCGGCTACCAGCGGGCGACGGTACACGTTGCAGTACCCTACCCGGTTATGCACACAGCCCGCGCACTTCTGCCCAGAGACAATGACTTTCAACGTGGGCTGATACGAGGCTACAATGTCAGCACCCCGGAGACAGTCAGCAAAAGCCTCTTGGGGTAGGTACACCTCACCATAAAGCCCAGCCTCTTTGACAAGGGGCGCCCAGAAAGGCTTTGTGCTCGCCAGATCCGTCACGTCAAAAGAAGCGCGCAACGCTTGCTCTAGCTGACCAGGCTTTCGACCTTTGAGCATTTCCCGGCGTAGAAGAGCCAGTACCGGCTTGGCTTTCTCCTGAGCCACCTTGAGGTTGAACGCAGCGTCACGCTTCTTCGTGAGGTTGGCTGCCGTAACCAGGGCTTGCTGCACCTCGGGCATGGAGGGCAGGGGGGCTACGGGGGCTTGAGGGTTCGCCTCGTAAACCCTCTTGGCGAGCGGTGTCGCTTGCGTGAGGTCAGTCACCACACCGGAGAGGGTTGCTGAGGTAGAGGCTTCCCGTATCCTGGCGTGCCACTGCGCGGCTTGGTCAAAGGCGACCTTGCCAGACTGAACCTGGGTTGTGAGTACCACCAGCGCCGCTGCCTTGGGTAGCGCCAGGTCTTCCGCGACGGTAACCGCGGGCGCCGGCTTGACAGGGGTGAGGGTACGCGAAGTGTTCTCGACCGGCTTGGTCTCGGGGAGCGCCTGGCTCACCACCGGGGAGGCTAGAAGGGCAAGACGAATTCTTTCCTTGGGCGTGCTCGCTTGTGAGGCTTGTACCCCCCTCGCCGCTTGCGCACCCTCTACGCGAAGAGCCTCAGCCTCGGTATAAGGAGGGGTGGCTACCAGCGTCTTGGCAAAAACCGAGCAGTGATCCTTGCCTAGCTCCTTGCTCGCAAAGACACAGCCACCGCAGTCAGGCTTGGCGAGAACGTAGGGCGTAGAGGCGTACCATTGATGCGCAAGGGCTACACCCTCACGCTTGTTACACCCCGGGAAATCCAAGGAGTCCAGGTAGAACGGACCCAGGAGACCCCTCTCTGCCAGTACACTTGCCAGTACCCCCTTGTGCGCCCGAAGCGTCGAGAGGTCATGGTTACGCCGCAGCGCGTCAAAGAATGCGGCGGGTTCCTGGTTCACCAAGAGAATCTGGCGAGCCGCGCGAGTCATCGCCTCCTTGGTAAGTGACGCAGGGGGCTCTGCATGGCGTAGGCTGGCGTCCCCGAAGTTCTCTAGCATCCCCCGGTTAGGCACCGCGTAGACCGAAGGGTCACGGTCGGCATGACTCCACAGCGCCTTCAGGTCAGGAACCATGTCCAGGTTTTGCTGGGGGAGCGCCTCTGACGCTCCGTACTCGGAGGGGTCTACCGCAAGCCACTCATGATCCACGGGTCCAGCGGTTTCCTCGAAAAAGTCTGCAAGATTTCCTAGATCACCCATGGGTAACTTTCGACTGGTAAGGGGGTCGGGCTTGACCACGGGTATAACGTCCCACCTACGGTAGCCGGTATCGCGCGGGTCAAACATGGCACTCGCCCCAGGAAGATCGGTATCGGTTGGCGTCATGGCGTCCTGGGGTTGGGGTAGGGTGCTCTCTGCGGTAAGGGGTTGGAGCCCCTTGTCCTCGTAATAGTCAGACCTGGCGACAGGGGACACGTTCAGCGGGGGCTGGGGCAGCTTGGACTGTCCGTGGCGCGTGGTGTCATTTACCTGGCGCTCCGTTACCAGGGTCGAGTCCGAATCCCAAGGACTGACCTTGCTTGCCGGGGGTCCAGCGGGTAGACCGCTTGTGGGTCCGGTAATACCCTTGCCGTCAGACTGAGGGGGGTTGTAGTTTGGACCCTTGGCGCCGTACCCAAGCCCGAAGTCGTCTACCGTGTTTTGGGGCTCAAGGGAGCCGTCTGGTAGTACCGAGTAGGCTACGGCAGCGTAAAACTTGATACCTTTGTTCTCGTCGGTCTCTTCGCGGGTGCGCTCCCTGTTGCGCTCCGAAGAGGGTTCGCCCACGTTAGCCGAGCCCCCAGGGGAGTTTTCAATCAGATTCCTGTCCAGAGAAGGCACACGGGGTCCACCGGGGATGTTCGTCCAGGTGTCCTTGGGGTTGGTCGCGGGCTGATAGTCCCAAGAGGCTAGCTTGTTGCGTGAGCTACCCGGCGTCTTGGTTAGCTCGTCAGCGTTGCCCCCCTTGGGCAGATCCGAGCCAGGGGTCTCCTTATCACCAAAGCGCTCCTTGGTAGACGTGCCCCCAGGACCGTCATTTTCAGACTCCAGGTCGTCGATCTTCTCATCGGCTTCCTCCTCGGGGTCTTTCATGGTTGAATCGGCTTCGTCGAGAAGATGAAGGATGTCCTCAGCCGAGTTAGCGTCCAGGTCCGCTAGCTTGGGCTGCCAGTGAGGCGCATTTATCTCGTCGTGCAACGTGTCAATCACCGACGATAGCTCCTCACAGGCTCGAAAGAGTCGAGTGCGTAGGTCCGTGACCTTGAGCACGTAACCACGCCCGCCTAGCAAGCCGTCCGGGGACACCGAAGAGGATTTTACCCTGTTGAAGTTGCGGTACGCCGTGAGAGCATGACCCAAGGCTACCGACGACGCCCACACGGTCCTGGCTAGAGGCTGCAATGCCTTGGGGTCAAACGGGAAGTTCTTCGGTATCTTGCGCTCACCCGCAGAGACGGGCGCACCAAAACCTGCCCCCTCCTCTTGGGGCGGGGCGGGTAGAAAGCTCTCAGCTCTGGCGGTTCGCTGTCTCACGGGGTAAAACCTTCAAGGGGCTACCGTTGTCATCAAAGAGGCGCTCTAGTACAAGCTCGTCACCCTCGCGGCGAGCAAACCAAAGGTCTTGCGTGCTCATGTGTACCAAAGACTCCTGTGACAGCCGCATAAACCCCTTGAGTTGATCTATAGAAGCAACACGTAGCCTGTGCGACGAGGCAGTCTTGGGGGTACGGCGCCCCAGAAAAGCATCCGTACCCGAGGAGGAGGCAACCTCCATGGTGGACAGGTCAAAGTCAGAGGGAGAACCGGCCACAGACTTTTCTAGCGCGGCGTAATCAATGCTGAAGGTGTTGGTTGTCATGTTACCACCAAGGTTACGGGCAAGTCCACGAAGAAGTTGGTTGAGTACCCCGAAATACGCAGGGTTTCTGTGTACGTGCCGGGGAGAAGTGTATCCGGGGGCACCACCGTGACCGTGACCGACTGAAACGTACCCCCAGGTACGCTACCCGAAGAGGGTAGGATTGACGTGAGCCAAGGGGACAGCCCGGTAATCTTCTGTATGCCGTAGGCTAGCAGAGAGGCTATCGGTCCCGTGTTTTGCAAAGCAAATCCCTGGGGCGCTATTGCTGGAAACGGTCCCGTTATAGGCTTCACTACAGAGAAGGTCAGCGTGAGGGGCAACACGGCAATCGTCGCCTTGGGTCGCACAATGATAACCAGGGGCAACACCTGGGGAGTGTTGGTTGCACTGGGGGATACTGCCGTGACAGCCCCAGCGTAAGGGGAGAGCGCCGCCGTTAGCGTGGTGGCGTTCACTTGTATGCCCGCCGTGCTTGTCTCCCCTTGTAGCAAGCCCCCCACCGTGCTCGGGGCTACCCGGATGAAAGCCGCAGAGGGCGTTAGTGTCGCCTGTAGCAGCGAACCAAACGCCCCCGTGTTCGTCAGCACAAGATCCTGACTGGCGCTGTACCCCGCCCCCTCGTCTACCGTGAAGGTCAATGTAACAGGGGGTCCAATCAGCATCGCCGGAGCAAATGCTGTCATGAGGGTTGTTATTGACCCCGCCATGGACTCCACGACTTCGCCCGGTAGGGGGATGGAGTCTCTTAGCAAGCCGTAGGGGCTGAAAATGTCCCTTATTGAAAACGACGGCACGGAGCCCGATACGTCGAGCCGGGTTGTCCAGCGCCACTCCCCCCGGGGGGTTACGTGCTGAAACGTGTAGTCATTGTGTTGGAGGCGCCCGACAGTCACACCGGAGAGGGGGGATTAGTGAGAACACCCACCCAAGGCAGCGTCAGGCTAACCCTCTTTGGGTTCCGGGGCACTGCCCAGCACTTCCTTGAACGTGCGCTCGTCCCAGAGCGAGTCGTCGCGCTCGTCCACGCTGTAGTGCTTCCACCACGGGGGGAGCATAGCCTCTCGAAAGACCTCGACCATCCCAGCAAACTTGTCGCCAGGCACCCCATGCACGCACCGCTTGAACGCTTCGTAAGGGTTGACCCTCAAGGTCAGCACCGCGGGGCACCGCCCAAAGGCGTTTGCCAGCGCCAGGTACGGAGCAGCCTCTACCGCGGAGAGGTTGGTGTTGTCCACGATGAGCAGGGAGCTTGACTGCCCGTTGAAAAGTGTACTGTCGTAGTCACGGAGGCACCGACCGTGAGCCATGTTGAGCTTCAGCGGGTCAAACTTGTACTCCCCCGTTGCAGGGTCCGTAAAGAACTTGTCCGACGAGAAAGTCTTGACCTCACGGCAACCCCCCTCGTTGACCGCCACGGTCAACGCTTGCACCGCTGTGCTCTTGCCTGAGCCCGGTAGCCCCCTCAGAACCACCACGTTTGCCTTGCTTACGGCGAAAAACTTCTTGGCTGTCACGATCCTCATGCCAGGAGAGTACACCAGAAAGGCTAAGACTCCGCACCCTGGAAAGGATTAGCCCCGTCCCACGCAGCCCAGGCAACGAGTCGAGGGGGTGCTAGAGGCTCGCTTACCTCCAGAGTCAGCACGAGGGTGGTACCCACGCAGAGCCCCTCCGACGCCAAGAGGTTGTAGTCTGCGCTTCTGAGGTCCGTAAATTCGCGTCGTATCTTGTGGTCCAGCCTGGTTAGCCCCGTCTTGAGCATCACCGTCTTTTGGTGGTGGTTGTGGTAGTTGAGCCGGTACGTATCGGTGATGCGGTCATGAGCACCCACGTATTCCACCGTGACCCACCTTTCGGTCGTGGCGGGGGGCGCGGGGGGTAGCTCGACGGTAGGAGCGGGGGGCACCTCTTGGGGTGACGGGCGGACGGAGGCACTTTCGAGGTGCTTCACCAAGAGGTTTCGGCTCTCGACGGACAGAGGCTCCTTGGCAGGCGCACAAGCCTCGTAGAACCTCTGGGCATCCACGATACACACCTTGTACGCCCCTACGCCCCCGGGTTGCAGGTAGAGCCTCATGAACCGAATCTCGGTACGGCTCTCACTGAGGATCACAAACCGTGTAGCACTGTCAACGAAGGTGAACGTGCCCCCAATCAGAGGCTTCGACCTCAAGGATTGACCCGGGCGTAGACCGTAGGGGGTAGCGAACGGAACCAAAGCAGCCGTCAGCGGGACGCCCGACGCCTTCAGGTGGGCGGTACCAGGCGAGGGAGTGATAGGCAGAGCCGCCAGGGCTGCTGCTTTCGCCTTGCGATCAGCAAGAAGCCCGTCGAAGGCGTCGCTCAAGACGCGGCTGAGGCTACCCCCGAGGGAGAGCACCCAATCTCGGGCAATGGTAGCCTCGGGTACCATGTCGAAGCGGGCGCTCGCGTCCCCGCAAGTCTTGTCCACAAGAACCACCACCGAGACCTTACCAGGCTCAGGGGTGGGTTCGTCGAGCACCACCACGCAGGTTGACTCTGAACCGTAGGAGCGCCCGCCAAAGGTCGAGATGACCTCCCACCTGAGCTTGTAAATACCAGGACTAACCATGTTGCGTTGAACCTTTCCGGGCTGCGTCAGGCGTAGCTTACACCGGGCGCTAATCTTTGCTCGCTAATAGGTGGTAAAAGGTAAGCGAAGGTAAGCACTTAGACATACCCCTATCGGCCCACTGCGGCAATTCCACGGCGATGCGAATGCTGCCCGCGGTACTCACTTCTTGGAATATCTTGTTGTACGGCGCCATGGTCGGATCAGATTCAGCGAGCGTGGACAGCCGTTCTACCGAGCGGAAGAACCGATTACGCACACGTCCAGAGGACATCTTGAGTATCTTACTCACCTTGCTCTGGCAGGTAGTTTTCCACATTTGAAAGAGAACCTGTGTATCCACAGCGTCAAAGTGTCTCGCCAAGTCTCTCAGCATTTCGTCGTCTGAAATCTGCGGCAATGAGAGAATGAACTTCAAACGCTTGCAGCTACGGTCAATCCGGTAGCTCACCGCGGCTTGCGTAATCCCAAACATATCGGCAATGTCAGACTGTCGTTTCCTGCGGCAAAAGTAAAGCTCAATAATGTCAGCCTCCCTGTCAGGAAGATGCTGCAAGTAAGGCTCAAGGTCATCCGGTGAGATCGTGGGCGTAAGAGCATCCTCTGTACTGAGGTCCGCTAGTTCCTCTTCGTTGGGGTCAAAAACTAGCTTATTCGCCAGGTCCAGGGGATTCACAGGGAAGACATAAGCAGACAATGCGTCACCAACCTTTCACAATTTGGGGTTGAATGGTGTACTCAGCCAAGAGACGTTCCACGGCTGGCATGTCTATCTCTGAGCTAAGCGTCTGATAACTCACGTCACGGAGAGGCATGAGCTTTTCGTTGAGGTACACGCGGTCCTGAGCCTCTAGGAGCTTGCGGTGCTGTATCTTGGTGAACCCTGAGAAGTTGCTATTGTAGAGGCTGCGTAGGTCGCCCTTGTGCGCCAGGAGCACTCGGGTAAGGAAAGCCGTGGCTACACGCTCAACCCCGGGGAGGTTGTCAGACGTATCGCCCAGTAGCGCGCGGAGGGTGGGTAGCATAGAGGGTGTAACGCCGTACTCCTTCACCACGTCGTCGGGGCTGAAGGTGGTCTTGTTGTTAACAAGGTGGACTCGGGTGTAAACGGAGCATAGCTGTAGGAGATCCTGGTCAGACGTAAAGACAAGTGTGCTCTCCCCTCTCTTGTCGTGCTCCCTGGTCAGGGTAGCGATAACATCGTCCGCCTCTTCCTCTGGGTTGAAACACACCCTGACCCCCAAGAGGGGGAGTAGCTCTTTCAGGGTGTCAATCTGAGTGTGCCGCACGCCCTCTTCGCGCTGGGGGCGGTTTGCCTTGTAGGTTGGACACAGGGCAAGGCGCCAGACCGGCTTACCGTCAAAGACCACGGTGATTTGGTGGTCAGGGTACTCACGGTGGTAGCTGGCAAGGGTTTTCAAAAAACCCACCAAGATCCCGGTAGGCTCCCCTTTGGCGGAACGGAGGTCAGGTAGGGCGTGGTGTGCCCTGTGCGCAAAGTAGTGACCGTCCAGAACCAAGTGTTGCGGGGGGGTCTCAAAGAGGGCGATCTGTTTACCCATGGTGTCTAGTGCTTTGTGCAGTTTGGTAAGCCACCCCTGTACGAGAGGGAGCTGAGGGGGTGGCGGTGGGGGTGCGGGTAGTGTAGTCGTGCTCAGGTAGCCCCAGAGCGCGGCGCCCTCTTGGCGAAGGGTCCGCACCTTGGCAAGCGTGGTTATCATACACTCTTTCGCATTTTGTGCGTCAGAGTTCACGGAAAGCTGAGGGTCGGGCAGCGATTGTGCCCCACGCCACCCCTTGAGCCAGGTGCGTACCCACGACAGGCTCTCATCGAGCCGGTCGAAAATAGCAAACGAGACCGTGGTATCCTCTTCCCCCCGAGAGAGCAACGTCAGGAAGCCTCTAGGTAGCACGACAAGGGTGTCCAGTGACCTCATCTTGACCCGGACCTGTACCTCATGGGTCTCAGGGAGGTCACACATGACCTCAGCGTCTACGTCCCGGTAGGTACCAGAGATTATCTTCACCTTGTCACCCTCACGGATGGACGGGTCTGACTCTAGTTTAACCAGGGTGTGCAGACGGCGAACTTCCTCTCCGCTCACGGTAGCCAGGACACGGTTTGTGTTGACGTGGCGCGTGAGAACGGACTCTACGTACTTCGTCCCTGAGAGGCGAGTGTAGAATGACGCCCTGTGGTTGTCCTGGCGCACAAAGGCGTAACCCCCTACCAAGCTGTGCGTGGTGTACACCCCGTTTTGCACCGTGACCTTGACGGGGAGGAAGACTACAGCGGTTTGCGAACGCAAAGCCCCCTTGAGCGCTCGCTCAAGGTCACCAGGGGAGAGGTCTTCACTCTTGGGGGTTAGCTCAAGAACGACCCACCCCTTCGACCCCCCCAAGTCCAAATCGGAGTAGGAAAGATTGGACGGAAGTGTCACGCGCCGCACTTTTGAGGGCTTCGCGCCAGGCTTCGGGGGGTATTGGCGTCCTGCCCTTCCCCCGGTAAGAAAGGTCGGATTCCTTGGATTTCTCTCCCGTGTTGCCATTCGTGGGGGAGTCTAGCCTAACCGGGGTAGGTTTAGCCAGGGGTACTCTTGGGGGGGCTGGCTTTGCCGCCACGTAAGGGTCATACGCCGGTAGGGTTCCCGGCTTGGAGGGTGGGGGGGTGTCCACCTGAGAGGACGCAGGGGTGACAACGCACGGTCTTTCCTGTGTGGCAGCGCTGACCGTGAGAGACAACAGCAAAGCCTCCAGGTCAGAAAGCGTAGACACGCTCGCCTTGCTCATTTCCTTGGTCCACCGTGGTAGGTGGTCCTTGAAGAGGCTCCCTACCTTTACCGCTACAGGCTTGTCCCTCTCCAGCAAAGAAGGCGTAGCTACACCCAGCGTGACCTTGTAGGCGGTCATGGCTGCCTCGGTCAACGCCTCAAGAATATCCTCGGGGGTAGCCTCCTCCACCAGGGGCGCCAGCGAAGTACAGAGCGCGCTTGGACCCTGAGCCAACGCAAGCCACACCGGGAGCACCTTGGAGCGCAAACCAAGGTGCAAAACTTCGGCAGTCGCCGCAAGAGAAACCCCCCCGGACAGCGTGGCCAGGGTTTCCAGTGTAGTCAGAATATCCCGGACTTGACCCCGATGGTGACCGATAACTTGACGCACCGCGTCAGCATCAAAGGTCACGTTCTCTCGGGTGAGAATCCCTGAGAGGTAGGCAACCAGGGCCTCTTGGTTGACCTTGCGTAGGTGGTGGCGCTCGCACCGTCCTTGGATGGCGTCCCTTACGGCTTCGGGCTCCGTGGTGCAGAACAGGCAAACAAGGTAACCCTCTTCGATAGGCTTGAGCAGGGCGTCTTGACCCGCCTTGCTCAGCCGGTGCGTCTCGTCGATGAGGTAGACCCACTTCTTAGCGCCTAGTGGGGGGTACTGGATGGACTCCAGAATGGAGCGTATGGCGTCCACCGTGCCCCCGGTAGCCGCGTCAATCTCTACCAGGGCGCACGGTTGGTCAGCTAGCGACGCCAAACAGTTCTCACACTGATTGCAAGGCTCAAGGGTGTCGGGTGAGAGACTCTGGCAGATCAAGGCTCGCCCGAAGATCCTACCCAGCGTGGTCTTGCCATGCCCCGAGGGTCCAGCAAGGAGGTAGGAGGTCTGTAGTCCGGTACCCCCCCGTAGGCGTGCCTTGAGTACGTCGCTGACGTGGCTTTGCCCGAGAACCTCAGCAAACGTGTGAGGTCGGTACTTGGTTGCCCACGAAGAGGTCATACCTGTTAGGGTACCTTAGTTGAAGTCCTGGGTGCCCACGTCCGGGGCTGTCGGGGCGGGGGCATCTACCCCCTTGGCAACCTCGACAAAGTTGGCGAGGTCCGGGTGCCAGGCTCCGTTGCGGTGAAGAACCTCGGCGTACTCTTGCACGTCGGGGTGCCGCTTGCCCCACTTCATATCGCCGGTCTTCTCGTCCTCTTCGCCCTTGCACTGAGAGAGGAGGTGGTCGATGATGGCGCGGCGCTGGTTCTCGTCCTGCGTGTTCCACACGTCCAGGGCAACCTCAACCAGGAAGTCCGCCTCAAGGAGGTACTCCAGCGCACCCCCCAGCTTGCGAACGGCACCGGGGACGAGCCGAGAGCCCCGCTTGGCTGCCTTCTCACGGTAGACGTACCGGACACGAGCCGTGGCCAGGTGAGGGTGAAACTGAGCGATGAGGGAGTTGGCGAGAAGCTGTACCGCTTCCGCCCCACTGAATGTGTTTGGCATGTTTTCTGTCTCTGGTTGCTACGTTACCGTCCTACTAAGTACACCGGGGCTGTAGGTACTCGTGGAGCCTGGTGTCACCCCAGACCTCCCATAGCTCCCCAAGGTCTTTGACCCACCGCGCGCCCTCATAAGCTACCTGTGGCAGCGTTACACTGTCCACTGTCAAGGTGCGCCCCCAGCGCCGTACCGCCTCTTGGGTAGCGCGTTGCCCTGTCTCGTCCTTGTCATACAGGATGACAATACGTGTGCAGAACCGAGACACGGTGCGAACAAGGTTCTGAGAGACGCGGGCGGTCAGCGTAGCTACTGCGTTGGGGTAGAGCCTGGCAAGCGGGAACAGGTCAAAGACACCCTCGACCAAAAAAAGGGTAGCCGTGTCATAAGCCAACGGCGCCGCTTGGTGAGCACCAAAGAGGTCCGGTCCCCAGGGTATAACCTTGAGGTCCAGATAGCGCTTGTACTCTCGGGTGCGAAACTGAAACCCCCTGATACGCCCACCAAACGTGGTGAGCGGGAGTACCAAGGCGTCTGACAACCTCTTCTCCGTCGCCCACTGATACACAACCGGAAAGTCTGGCGGGGGGGCAGACAGGTACCCCAGTCGGTAGCTGGTTAGCTGAGCCTCAGAGACACCTCGCCCATGGTAGGTCTCCTTTACCTCATCCGTCAAGTTGCCCTGGCAGAACGCACAGAACGCCTCAACCCAATCTGTTGACATGCAAAACCTCGGTTAGGTCCAGCATCGCCCCCACATGACCGCCCCCTAGCCATACCCCCCGACGCTTGGCGGGCTTCCAAAGAAGCATCCCCGTCAGCCCGGGTACCCCGTACACCAAGAGGGAACCTACCTTGATACCCTCTGGGGTATACTCTGCCCCAGTGTACGCCTCCGCAGTGTCTAGGGGGAACGTACCCACCGTGTACTCCTTATTAAGGGGGGCCTTGGTTAGCGTGGGTGCGGTTTGACCCAGATCCGGCTCTTCGCGCAGCTTGTTCGCCAGCGCGGACAGGAGAACCGGCAAGGTGGGGTCTCTTTGTACCCCGAAGGTGACAATCCCAGGCTGAACCTTCTTCGGGCAGAGCCACCCTGAGAGGGACGAGGTGACGAGGTAACGGATCGGCTTGCTCGGTGGCGCCTGGGGCGCGAATAGCTCCATCATGACCGGCGACGGCTGAGGCAGCGGGGAGACGGGGAACAAGCTCGTCCAGTCCATAATACTCCGAAGGGGTTACAGGTGCGACGTGCCAGGGGCGCAGCTTGTTGAAGAGCCTACACCACCACGGCAGCGCCAGAGGCGGGTTACCTAGAACCCAAGCCAGCGCGGCTACTTCAGGTAGGTTCTTTTCTACCCAGAGGGGGTTAGTCAGGTCGGCTTGAAAGCGAGCTAGAAGGTCAGCCTTGCTTTGCGTGGTCTTGAAGAGGGGGCACGCGGCGCTCGTGGCGGGCTCATCACAGATCGTACCTTGCCAGTTTTCGGGGTCGTCTACGCCGTAGAGGCAGAGCCCAATGACCGGAAGGTGGTACGTCTCGTCGGGGGCTCTTGTGTTCCACTGGGGGTTAGGCTCGCCGTCAGGGAGTGCCTTGCGTGTGTCGAGCCGTTCCCTGTGGTTATGCAGGCAATGCTGAGGGAGGCGAGACTCGGAGTGCTGCCAGCGAGCCTCTATCTCGTTGACCAGGGCTCGCCTTAGTCGGGCTTTGATCTCGTCCGTGGGTTGCATCCGGTTAGACGCGCTTTAGCACCAACTGGGGTCCAGCGCCCTCGGTAGCCAGGAGCCTCTGGGTAGCCTCTTCGAGAAACTGGCTCTTGTGAGTCACCAAGAGGATGGGCACCCCCGTTGACCTGGACAGTTGAGCCAGAAACTTACCCGCCGGCTCGATGTACTGGTCACTCAAAGGTCCAAGGGTCTCGTCCAGAATCAAGAACTTGGCTCTACCGGTGCGTAGCAGCAAAAGCACACGCAAGATGAGCGAGGTAAGCGACGTAGGACCACCCCCGAAAGAGGACTGCGGTAGCCCCTTCGGTCCACCCTCACCGCCTTGTTGCAAGAGAAACTGCAAGGTCACGCGCCCCGCCCGTTGCCCCATGTCAGGCACCACGGCAAGGTCTTGGTCGTGTAGTACTGCCTTTAGACCCTCCGTGGCAATCTGACTCATGCCCTGGGCTTGGTGGAGTACCAAGGAGTCCAGAAGGTGACGGTACAGTTCCCCCACCTTGGCTAGCAGCATGACCCGGACATCTAGGCGCGAAAGCTCAGCGGTCAAGCGAGCCTTCTCCTCGGTCAGGGCGTCTCGCCTGGCTTGTAGGAGAAGACTCGCTTGCTTTAGCTGTGTCATCCGGTCGTAAGTCAAGGTGGGTACCTACTCTGCTCAACGCCCGAAGGCATCACTGTCGAGATCACGTCCCAGGCCACGGCGATCTGCTGACCCTTGGCGTGTGCTCAACGCCCGAAGGCTTACACAGAGGGGTACACCATGCTTAGCCCATGGACCCCACGTAACGTGTGGCTTTGCAAAGCGCACCGCCTGTGGCGACCACCTTACCCTCTTCGGAGAGGTGGTACTCGTCCACGGTACGTAGGAGCACCATGTCTTGACCGTCCCGGCTCTGGTAGTTGAACCGTACCTCGACCACTTGACCCCGGCACGACGCTACCAGTGACAAGAGGTGGTCAATGTTGACCTGGAAGGTCTTACTGTCCGTGGATGCCTCGGTGCCCTCTTTGATTTTGGCAGGTACCGGGAAGCTCTGGCTCTTGGTAGAACCGTTGACTGCCACAAAAGCCAACGTGCCAGGGTCAGGCTCATACAGCACCTTGACCTTGACCAGCTTGCTCTCCATGTCACCCCGCAGGTACTTCAACGCTGCCACCAAAAGCTCACGGGGGACTTGCAGCGTCACGGTGTCCTTGGTGTACAAAGTGACCCGCTCGTGAACTTTGGTAGCGCCAGGCACGGCAAGGACGGCGGTACTCCCCATGAGCCACAGTTTGCGAGGGGTGGAGAGTACCTTGACCGTGGAGTCGCCCAGCTTGGCTAGGAAGCTGGTCACGGTGGGGAGGTACGTGCCGTGAAGGTTGAACGCCTTACCCTCAAAGTCCGGGGTGTGGCAGTAAAACGCGCGGTAACTGTCGCTCACGTAGAGGTGCCCCGTACCAATCTTCTTGCCCGTGCTAGCGCTGTCCACCAGCATGACCGTCTTGTAGGGTTCTTCCACCGTGGGGTCGTTGAGCTTGGGGAGGAAGGCTTTTGCTTGGTTGAGGGCGTCCAACAACGTGCTCACGTTGAAAACCTGAGCGTCATCGTCGAGCGGCGTGGTTATGGGGAGCACCAAGGCCGCGTCCAAGAGGGGGCGGTCACTACGGTTACCACGCTCCCCCACGTAACCAAGCAGGGTTGTCCCTTGTTCCTCTTTGGTCTCGAAGGTGACGTACTCCCCCGAAAAAGACAGCGCGTCAGCGTAGGTCGCCGCAAAGAGGAACGGGGCGTCAAAGTCCTCTGCTTCACAAGGCACTTCAGCCCGAGCCTCTTGCAACCCGTCGCGCGAGTGTATCTGCACCCCGGTCCCCGACCCCGTGGGCATGAAAAGGTACGCCGCGGGCTGGGTCGGTATGGCAGACTTCGGAGGGACTACGCCGGCTAGTGCCAGCGCTGACTGCAAGGCAGACGTGGTAAATTTGATCTTCATGGGTTTTATCGTTTCACGGTGACAGCCGTTTTCTGTGAGTACACCGCGATAGCGGTCTCGGCTTCTACAAGTAGCTTCTCGTAAGCGTCGAGCTTCTCGTGCGCCTCTTTGACCAGACGAGCCTCTTCTTCCTTGAGCTTACTAGGGTCAAACCCCGCGTTACGGATTTCCTCGGCTAGCTCCGCAAGCTGTACGCGGGAGGACTCAAAGGCACCCTTGGCTTCCGCCTTGTGCTGTTGAACCTTCTCGTACCGTGACTTGTAGTCCTGGTAGCGCAAAATTGGGTCTTCGTTGTGTGTGTGCTGCATTCTCTGCTTTCCCTTCCGGGCACCCTGCGAGCCAAGGGCACTTCTGACAATGCCCCCCAGGGTTGGGGAGGTAGCCCGCGGTAGGTGCCCGACCTGTAAGTGACTTTACCACGAGAGAGGCTTGTCGTTCTAGCTGTTTTACGCTCGCCTCCTCTGGCTCGTGCCACACCACCTTGGACTGGCGCCAGAAAGCAAAGCCAGTGCGCAAGACGGGTACACCACAGAGACCGGCGACCATCCGGTACCAGTGAAGCTGCAACGGACTGACCCGGGAGGGGTCTCTCACGACCTTGCCGTCCAAGAGGGTCGTGTCTGCCAGCACTATGTCAGCTCGACCCATGAGGGGAGGGTGGCGGTACGTGACCTCGGTTTTGCCTTCCTGCCCCAGACCCTCTCGGTGGATGAGCAAGACGACCCTGGGTAGGAGATCCGACACGTCCTCCTCTAGCGCGCCTGAGAGTACCCCCGAGGACTCCTGGTACACTTCGCGCGCTACCTCGGGGAGTGCGCCCTGCAAGGTGAGGTGGGCTTCCCAGGTTGTCTCTAGCCAGAGCTTGTCACGGTAGAAGCGTTGCACCAGGCGCTCGACAAGGACACCCACAGCGGCTTGGGGGGGTATGGGAGCGTTGCGCTTACCGTGCTCCCTGGGGGTCACGTACCGGTGAGCGTATGCGCGCGGACACTCCAAAAGTTGAGCAAAGGCTGTATAGGATAGGTCCACTAGCCAACCTCCTCTAGGTACCTGACCGCTTCGTTCACCACGTCCACCGCAAAGCCCCCTACGCCTCTCAGGGCAGCAACGAGGTCAGGAGCCTGTAGGCTTTGCAAATCTGACTGCAACCGCTCCACAAAAGCCGTGATCTCCTCACGCTCTTTATCTCTCTGCTCTTTCTTTTCCAGGTCAAACACGTCGGACGGGGGGGCTACGGAGAGGGGTAGTTCTTCTATGGTGATGCCCCTCTCCGTTACCGTGAAGAAGGCCGCCTTGGGGGTTCTGGTCAGGTTCTCGTGAACCAAGCTGCCACGCGATAGCGCCCCGAGGTTTACAAAGTGACACACCCCAGAGGGCGTGTCGAGGGTGGTAATGCCTTGGTCCTTGTGCCAGTGCCCGAAAAATATGGCATCTGGGCCATCGAAGACCTGGGCGAACTCGTCGTACTGAAAGACAGGCTCACCAAAGAAGTCTTCCACGGTCGCAGGGGGCTTCTCTCCCGCGAGGGCGTGAACGATCAGAATGAGGTGTGTGTCCCCGGGCTGCTTTCGTACTTGGATGCTCTCCCTGGTACGGTCGGGCACGTAAGGCAAGCCAACCACGCGAACCTGTAGCGCGCCCGCCCTGAACACCTCTTCGCGTAGCGGGCGAAAGGTGCCCGACGCCAACATGACCCCTAGAGGTTGATCCTGTACCGAGCCCAGGTTTTGGTTGGTAATGTCGTGGTTACCCTCCACGATGTAGACGGGCGTACTTCGGTAGGCTTCCCGGTGAAGGTCCACCATCCTGCGCACCAGCCCGTGGCTATTGCGCGCTGGGTTCTTGACGTGAAAGAAGTCTCCCCCGTCAAGAACCGCGTGAACAGAGCGCTCTATCGCCCACCGACCCACCTGGCGCAAGCTGCTGTCAATCTCTTGGGCGTAGTTGGCTTTCCAAGAGGCAGGGTTCTTGTCCGCGCTATGCACGTCCGTGCGAAACAGGAAACGTAGCTCCCCTCTCACGGTACCGGTCTCCCGCACTCTTGACACAACGCAAACGTGGCAAGCGTACTTTCCAAGGTGGTACTCTCCGACTCTAGCCGGGTCAGGGCTTCTTTGCGCTCCCTGGCTTGCTTGACCAGTCGAGCGACCTGGGCAGCCCACCCAGCGGGTAGCAACCGAGGAGAGGAAGGGGGTTCCAAAGTAAAGCTAGGAGGGACAGGTCTGTCCAACCCAGCACGCCTTAGCTTGCGAACCAAGACCAAGGCGCCAGGGGCGGCGGGGGGGTCAACCGTCAACGCACGGGTAAGCCGGGCGGTAGCGTCTTGCGCTGTCAGCGTGCTCTGATAGCGCCCGGAGTAACCTCGCAGTTGAGCCAGCGAAGGGGGGGGTGGCACGGGCAGGGTTAGGCTCGCTAGCTCGCGGGTTCTGTCTACGACGCCTTGCAAGACCTCCTGGCGTGCCAGGTAGGCTTGTACCTGTTCTAGCTTCTTTTGCGTGGTCTGGTAAGCGCGCCGGGCTTGCTCTGCTTGGCTTACCAGGGACAGCGCAGCGTCAAACCCATCAAAGAGGGTAAGCGCCTGGGTCGAGGCAATAAGGTCAGACTCCCTTACCTTGCGCGTTGACGCAGCTTGTTTCTTGTCTGACTCGGAGCGACGCAGCGCGTCATGGATACGGTCCAGGTTGCCCAAGCCTGAGACAGCCTCAGCGACCTCGCTTCCTTTACGGTCCAGAAGGCACAAGGGCTGCCACTGGTCTGCTACCTGTAGGTGTGCCTCATCGTCCCCAAAGGCAAAAGGGTGCAAGCCGAGAGGCTGTAGGAAGGAGGGTGCGCCTCGCTCCACCTTGTCGTACAGACCACCGTCTACCGTGTACCGGTGGGTACTGTCACCCTTCTGCCAAGTGATCTCGTGACCTGAGAGGCGTAGGGTGACCTGAGCGAAGCACTTGCACGTCTTACCCCCGGTCGCCCTGTGACACGCGGGGGTGTGCCTTACGAAGTCAGAGCCCGTAGGATTGGTGAGGAGAGCGGAGACCGCTCTCACCAAAGCACTCTTGCCAAGATTCGAGCGACCCACAAGCACCGTCAGACCGTCAAGGGTGACCTTGACGTGCTCTATGCTTTGAAAGCCCTTGACCTCAACCTCGACGCTCACTCTGCATCATCCCCTGGGGTAGCCTCGTCCTCTAGGTCCAGATCCGCCGGGGCGTCGGGGTCAGCCTCCTCACCGTCCTCACCGCCCGAGAAGATAGACACCGAAGAGGTCAGGTCTTCAAGCTCAGCATCCTCCTCGGTCATGGCGCGGGGAGCCGTTTCCAGAATGGCTTTGGTGACCGCCTCGCGCAGGGTGTTCATCAACTCGGGGTGCTCGCAGAGGTGCTTGCGAAAGCTCTCCTTACCCGCCACACTCTCTCCGTTGTACGTGTAGGTCGCCCCCTTGCGCTCAACGATACCGTGAACCTCAGCCGTTGCCATGAGGGAGAAGGCGTCGTCTACACCCTGACCGTACCGGATGAAGAAGTTGCCCGACGTGTTGAGGTTCGCCGCCAGCTTGGTCTTGACCAGGCGCGCTCCCACCACGTTCCCCACCGAGCGCTTCTTCTTCTTGCCAGAGAGGGGGTCCACAACCTCGACCGACTCGGTTTGGATACGCGCCAGGTCGAGGCGTAGGCTGAAGTAGAACTTCGGAGCCTTGCCGCCCGAGGTTGTCTCCGAGGGTCCACCGTAAGAGGGGGTGGTGGAGATCAGTGCGCGCTTTTGGTTGAGGAATACCAAGGCGGTACCCCGCCCCTCTGGGTTCCACTGGTTCAGGAAGGTAGCCAGCTTGGGCATTTGCGTGCTCATGCTCGCCGCTAGCGCGCCCACCTTGGCAGGGGCGTCTAGCTGCTTCTCCATTTCCTTCTGCGGGACCATGGCAGAGAGGCTGTCCACCGCCACAAGGTCCACCCCGAGCTTGATCGCCAGCCCCAGAATCTTGAGACCCTCCTCCAGGTTCGCCGGCTGGTAGAGCTTGATGCTGGGCAAGCTGAAGTCCGCACCGCATGAATAGGCGTACTCATGCGACATGGCTTGCTCGAAGTCGAGGAAGACCCCCGTGCCACCCTCGCGTGCCAGCTTGGCTAGCGCTGCCAAGAGGAGGGTCGTCTTGCCGGAACCCTCGGCGCCCGCAACCTCTGAGATACGCCTCCGGGGGAAGCCCAGGCACGCAGGGTGTCCATCGCTCGCGTGAACCCCCCCGATGGTCTGGTCCACGATGAAGGAGCCCGTAGACACAGCGTCAAAGTGCTTCTGAAACTTGGAGACCGCCTTGACCTTGACGATCTTCTCCACGGCGTTGCTGAACTTCGACATGAGCGGGGAGGGCGTAGCTGCCCCGCCGCCCCCTACTGCGCTTGCGACAGACTCGTCTTTTTTACGTCGTTGTGCCATCTACTAGCCTAGCCTTTCGCTGTAACGGATGAAGCGAGCGTCTTCTTTAAAAAGCGCCCCGGTGTGCTCGGTCGTGCCTGCCTTCTTACCCCGAAGGTAGGTGTGCTCACCCAAGAAAGCCTTATTTTCCGAGGGGGTCAGGTCTTCCTTGGTGAGCACGCCCTTCTCTAGCTGCCAGAACCGCGCCGCGAACCGCGCAATGTGATAAGCGTCCGCCCCATTGTGATCCCACTTCTTGACCCCTGAGTCCTGCTTGGCAGCCTCAACCATATCAGATTTACCCAGGGTACCCTTGCGCACAGAGGGGTCGACTTTGACCAGCATCTTGACTGTCAACGGGTCAAAGAACACCACGTCCTTCTTGGCAAGGTACAACGCCTCGTTGACGTAGAGAAACAAGCCGTACAAGCCCTCTGACCACAGCTCTCCGAAGGGAGGGGACTCTACGCCCACCGCCTCAACCTCGGGGGTAAGGAGACCCGCCACGTTGGCTCGCATCGTCATGTACCGAGAGACGAAGGGCTCACGCGGCGTGGTCTTCCACTTGCCCCGCGCAAGAACACGGGTTGCAGGGGTGGTACCCTCGCTGTCGTGTAGACACCATCCAAACCCACGCAAACTCGGATCGCAGCCAAGAGTTATCATACAGGCACCTTCGAGTTAGAGAGCTTGCGTTTAGCCCACGCTGCTTTGAGTGCCACAGACCTTCGCGCTACTACCTCTTCAGACTGAGGCTTTCCAGTTAGGGCCTTTGATATTTTCTTGCGGGTCTCTTCCGAGTGCTTCCGCACCCCACCTGAAGGATTTTCAAGCCCCGCTTTTGTTATATTTGTTTCGGCGGTAAACTCAACAAGGACTTCCGCGGTGAAAGTACCATATATGTTATATACTCTCTGCATGTGTGAGTTGGGGTGATTTCCTCGACGGAGACTAGCCAGGTGCCTCAACCATCGCACCCTACAGTTACAAGTTCTCCCTATGTAATAGTGGGTAGGAGAGAGCCAGAGCCGATAAAGCCCTGCAATGGTGGGCCAATCACACATACGTGTACCCACACAAACTGGGATCAAAGCCCAAAACGCGCACGAGCGCTCCTTTGTAAACCGAGGCTCAAGGAGCGCTCGTGCGTAGGCTTTACACCGTGACGGGTCAGACGCCCTGGTTGATCAAGTCGTCGGCGTCGGTGGGCGTGTTGATCGTGGCGCTGGTGGCCGAGCACGGCGCCTTGGTCGCGGGCAGCCCGAGCTTCTGGCGTAGCTCGTCCGTGCTCAGCGTCTTGCCGATCACCATCTTGTCCGCGAGGGTGACGGCGCGCTTGAGAACCGCCTTGATGACCGCAGGGTCATCCTTCCACCGACACGGACCCGCCGCCTCGAACTTGAAGTTCTGGTACGTGCCGTCCGTGCATTCGATGGTGAAATCCTGAGAAGCCAGGCTCAGCCGGTTCTTGGTCAGCCCGCCCGCCATCTTCATCAGATCGCGGTACTTGCCCTCCTTGAACTTCCACGGCTGGATCTTCCACCCCTTGGAGAGCCGCCCCTCAAGGATCTCCCCGTTGCGGTCGGTGGGGTAGAGGAGGAGGAGGCACGAGATCGTCTGCTCGGCGGGGGGGAGGTGCGCCCACACACGATCTGCCTCGGGACCGTCCTTGCCCACCCGCGACTGCACGAACCCGATCCCGGGGCGCTCGTCGTAGTGAACGTCCGCCAGCTTGAACGAGAGCCGCGTCTGGTCCAGCAAGTCCTCGTCGCACAGATCGGACTCCTTCACCCCGTTCTTGCGCGCCACCGCAGCGCGCACCTTCGCCGCCAGCCGCCCCGCCTCCTCCTCGGTCAAGGCGGGGTTCTTCACCTTCTCCTGGCGGATCGTCTCGTTGATGACCGAGCGGAAGCTCACGATGGCCACACGGTGTGTGACCCCCTTCTCGCCCTTGAAATTGTCCACCTTGTTGGACATGACGCGCGAAGCGTCCTCACCACCCAGGTCAATGTCACTCTCGATGTCTTCTAGCAAGCCCATGGTTTTTCTCCGAACAATTGGGACAACCCGCGGATACGTTGAGTTGACTGGGGTAGAGCCGCGGGTCAGGTCACTGGTTCGCTCGCCTATCTAAGCATGATGCCGGCGATAGCGCTAGGTCTTTGTTTGACCTGGCAGGACTATACACCGGAACTGTCAAGGTCGCTCAAGTCCCTCTCAAGCTGCTCAAAAAGCCCCCCCTCTCCGTTAACAGGGGGCACGTCGCCCGTGGGGTGGGGGGTCTCCTCTGACCCGTAGAAGGTCTTGAGTTTGATGTCATCGTGGAGGAGTTGTTGCTGACGGCGAATGTCCTGCATGGTACCCTTCAACTCCGTGTAGGCGAGCTTGACCGCCTTCTCGACCCCGGAGAGGGTTTGCAGGGTTTTCTTGAGGGTCGAGATAGCCCCCTTCGCAACGCGCAGGAAGACCCTCACGGTAGCCTCACGGTCTGCGATGTTGGGCAAGAGGCGTATCGCGGGGTCTTCCGCCAAGAGGGTGTCGTGTTGCATCTCGAAGTCAGCCTCTTTGCCGTGGAGGTCAGACTCTAGCCCGGTGCGTTCCTCTTGAATCTCGTGGAGCAACAAGGTGACGTGGTTGAGGTTGGCACGGCACTTGCCAATCAGTTCCAACAGAAAAGCAGGGCCAAGGTCGGCGCTCCGCTGGGGGAGTGACAGCACCAAGGTGGGTAGGAGGTCAAAGATGATCGCAGAGCGTTCCGGCGTCATGCCTTACTCCGTACCCCGCGTGAGAGAAGCTCTCTCAGTCCGGTTTGGCGAAGAGGTTGCTCGGTCTGGGTGGCATAGGTCCAAGCGGACTCTGCGCCCACGATCCAGACTGCCTGCTTAGCGCGCGTGACCGCCGTGTAGACGAGGGGCTTGGTGAGAAACTTGCTGGGGGGCATGGCCAGGATGACCGTGTTCCACTCTTGCCCTTGGCTTCGATGCACCGTGACGCAGTAGCCCAAAGCCAGGATCTCGTGGGCGATCTTGGCGGGCACGCCCACCTTGCGCCCGTCCTCAAGAAGCACGTCGTAAGAGGGACCAATGAAGACCAAGGTACCCCGGTCGCCATTGAAGACCTTGAGCTTGTAGTCATTCTCGACCACGATAACCCGGTCCCCTTGGCGGTAGAGGGTCTCCTTGGGCTGTACCTCGGTCTTGCTCTCAGAGGGGGGGTTGAGTACTTCCTGTAGGTGAGCGTTGAGGTTGGTACAGCCCAGCGTGCCCTTGTGGTGAGCGGCAAGAACCTGTTGCTGCCGCCCCTGAGCCTCAAGGGCTTTGGCTAGCTTTACGATGAGGTCCAGACCCATCCCATCCAGGGCTGCAACAAACCGAAACTCTTTACCCCGGTTCAGCGAAGAGGGTTTTACAGGGACGCCAGCCCGGAGGTCGTTAGCGTACTTGACCACGGCGCCTTGCTCGGAGGCACGGAAGACCTTGGTAAGCCTGACTACAGGGACAGCGTTGCTCTCCAAGAGGTCTACCAGCACGGCGCCTGCGCCCACGCCCACGGGGTACAGTTGGTCCGGGTCGCCCACAAAAACCACCTGTGCCCGAGCAGGGAGGGCGTCTAGGACACGGTAGAAGACTTCCGCGTCCAGCATCCCTACCTCGTCCACGACCACGGCGTCCACGTTACCCAGGGAGCGCTGCCACTCGGTACCGTCATAACCTAGCGCCCGGTGAATCGTGCTCGCCATGTGCCCCGTGAGGGTCTCTAGCCTCTTGGCTGCAATTCCCGTGGGCGCCAAGAGCGCCAAGCGCTTGCCTTGTAGCTGCCACAGCCGGACAATCGCGCGAACCGTACTGGTCTTGCCCGTCCCTGGGTACCCAGTCAGCACAAAGGCACGCTGGGTTTGCGCCAGCGTTACAGCCTGGCGTTGGTCCTTGGTCAAGGTGAGCCCAGACTCTTGCTCAAAAGCCTCAAAGTTGACCGGCGAGGGGTCTTGTACCGGGGAGGCGAGTAGCTTGTGAAGCAGAGCGGCGCTCTCAGACTCCCACAGGTGAGGGTCAGGCAAGGACACTTGCTGAGTTACAGGGTCAATGTGTACCCAACCCTCTTTGGCCATGGTATCCACGGCTTGTGCCAGCGCTGAAGGGACCACGACGCCTAGCTTGACGCCCTTGAGGTCTCCCAAGAGACGGGGGAGGTTTGCGCGGGGGGTTACGGTGTGCCCCTCATGAAGTCTCTGGTAGAGCACGGCGAGACAGAGCCCCCTGTAGCGCCTGGCGTCATCAGGTGCGACGCCGTACCGTTGGGCGACTTGATCAAGCGTGCCGAGGGGCAACCCCAGTCTGGCTAGCTGGTAGGGGTCTTCTCTTATGACGGCGGCAGCGGACTCCCCGAGGGTCTCAAAGACCTTTGCAGTCAGGGTAGTCTTCTGCCCTAGACGGGTGAGAATCTCTGTCATCTCAGCCCGAGCACACAATGCCTTCCAAGAGGCTATACACTTCGCAAGATGCCGCGTCCCTCGGGTCTCTACGTCAGGGAGGGGGCAAGGGTACCGGGAAGCTGCCCACTCGGCTAGCTCGTGGTCATTGTTGGACAGCCTTTGAGGGAGGTCCGCCGGGAAGGCGTTGACCATCAGTCTCGTCCAGTCACGCTCATAGAACGAGGGCACCGCCAGGGTGAGAAAGGCGTAGAGGCGGTTAGCGCTGTCTACCCAGGGAGCCCAGTACGCGCAGTGAAAGGTATCGTCTATGACCCCGGTTAGCTCTAGGGGCACGCCCTCCTTGAGCCGGTCCAGCCCTGGAAAGTCCCCCCGTACCTTGTAGTGCGCTACGGAGCGCGCTAGCACCGTCTCGACCACGGTACGGCTGTCCCTATCAAGCTCAAACAGGAAGACGAAGAAGTCCCCCGAGTTGAAGATGATGCGCCCAACAAAGCCCCGGAGGGTCTCATGACTCACTTGCGCTGTGCTTCCTCTAGTAGCTTCTGCAAGTGAGCCATGGTGGCGTGAGACACCAGCGTCAGCCGGACCTCTTGCCCCTGGTAAGCCCGTAGGGCGTCCAACGGGTTGAAGTTGAAGGCGCACCCATCCTTTTCGGTACGGATGGTCAGCGCCCCCGTGGCTGGGTTCTCTTCCACTGTACCCTCAACGAGGTAGCCGTAGTCTTGCTCGCTCATGTTGACGGTCAGGGTAACACCGGGAGAGGGCAGAGGCTACCGGCGAGAGAGAATGGTTTGGCGCACAGGGCAGTGAGCACTTCAACGGACGGGGCACGCGCCACCCTGACATTCCTCGACTTCCATGTCACCGCCCCAGCCCTCTTGGAGGGTAGACGTGTGGTCGATCTGTTTCATGAGGTCGTTGTAGACGGACTCGGTAATCTCTTCGTAGGGGGGCTGAGCGTAACCGTGCGCCTTGGGTAGGAAGGAGGTTGCCTTGAGCCTGGGCACGTACTCTTTGAGGCAGCGCTCTAGCTCACCCCTCTCTGTGTCTTGGTTGAACGTGAGCGTAGCCGAAACCGCGTTGTCTGCCCAGTTCTCTTGGACGGCGACCTGGCGTTCAAACTGGTCACGGATGCTCTCCGTTTGTACCGTGAGCCGGGTGTGCTTGGCTTTGGTGGGAAACGAGAAGACCCAGGTGTGCCCGGTCTTGTCGTAAATGCAGTCCGCAAAGGGCACGCCTGCACGCATCATAGCAGAAGCCATCCGGTCGTTCTTGGCGATACGGGTGCGCCGCAGGTAATACGGGGCGTAGGGCGCGTGTATGCCAGGCGACGACCCACAGAGAAGACTGATTGTCCCACTGGGTTTGATGCACGATACAGTGATCGGGTCTGGCACCCCTAGCTCTTTAGCATAACGTGTAGACTCGATTCGCACTACAGAGTACCAAGATTGCAAGGTGTCGGAGGTCCAATCGAAGTCGCACAGACCCCCAAGACCTACACCGATTCGCATGTTATTGCGATTTACCATATCGCTCTCAGTGTCCGTGAGAACATGCAGCTTTTGCCGCAAGGTGTACCTGGCTAGCAAGTTGAAGACTTGACTAGCAGGCGTTGTGAACCTGGAAGGAAAAGCCTCTGACAGGTTGCAAGCCTCTCGGTCGTGCAGCGGGATCTCAAAACAGTTAGAAACCAGCAAACCCCCTGTCCAGTAAGCATGTTCGTCTGACTCTACTGTGATGTCAAAAACTTCCTCTTCACCAAGAGGTTCCACAGCTACCACGTCGTAGGTGGTTTTAATGGGCTTGGTGGTGGCAGCTACAGTACAGGCTTGCTTGAGCTTGTCTTGCTTGTAGCCTTGTAGAAAGCCAATCTGGCGCTGAAACTCACGACGCCCCGTGGTGATGTTTATGTCGTAACTCTCTTTGCAGATATAGGCTCCGTTTGCGAATGTCACCTGAGTAGCCTTGTTCGTGGTGACGTAAGACGGTATTCCTAGAGCGGACAGCATGTGCTGTACCTGCTCCACCAGTCTCTTTGAGGTAGACTTGAGCATGACACGGTTCGCCACCACGGAACCATTAGCCGAGTACAAACCCCGGAGGAAAGACCGCACGGTATTGGTGCTGCCGTGGTAATACTGCGCAGGCACCACCCTCTCAGGTAGCTTTGCCAGGTCAACGCGCCGCAGGCTGGTGACCGCACGGTGCTGTAGTCTGTCGAACGCTACACGATTCAAGAGGTGACTCACCTCGCTTGTGAAGTAATCTTGATCTTTAGCTCCCACAATGAGCAAAGGGTACTCCACGGCTTTGCAGGGCTTGACGTAACCATCACCCACAAGCAGACCATCCATCACAGTCTGAGGGTCATGCGGCACGTCAACGTCCGGGGCACCGAGGCTCAGGTCAATAGCTCCTGCGTCCTTGACCTCTACACGCTCTCCCTGTTGAAAGACCTTGTGGTTAGCCGTCCCTACAAAGGTGCCAGCCGTGGTACGGTAACGGAAAATAGGCTTGACACCTGTACTCCACTTGCTCACCACTTTGGTCCACGCCTTGCCACCCCAAACGGTGTCACCCACTTGGATCTCGCCTAGCCTGCGTATCCCGTCAGGCGTCAGTACGGGAGCCCATGCTGGTTGACAAGGATTTATGCCGGTAGCACCTGGGTCAGTTTGCCACACTTTATAGAGATTGAGGACGCCAGGTTCGCCATACTTCACGTTGTCCATAACAAGCTGTTTCCAATCAAAGCTAGCGATTTCCTCCCTGGTGCGAAATACAATTGAATTGTTGCTTGTGTGCCTGTAGGCTGCAACCTTCTCCCAATCTTTCTTAGCGTCGCGGAACTCACGATCATAAGGATTACCCAGCACGCACGTTGCAGACCTGCGGATATTCCCACTCTTGATGCAAAAAGCAATCAAGTTCACGATATCCAGGCATTCGACACTGGACAGCCGGCGCCCCGAGGCACCACGCACAACACCCCAAACCATTCGCAACAAGCTAGCCAAAGGTCCAGGCCCACAAGCCGCCCCACCAAAGGTCTTCAGAGGGGAACCACGGCTCCGCACCTTAGTAAGGTCCAAGTTGAGGTTGAACCCGTTGTACGCCGCTAGTAGAACACGCCTGAGTGCCTCTACCCAACCCTCCCGGCTGTCAGCTACCTCATAAAAGACCCCTTGCCCTCGTACCTTGTCGGGTTGCACTTCTTCAGCATTAGCGTGCCCGGGGTCGCAGAGTATTCGTAGTGCCGCCGAGTCTGATTTCTTCACAAAGGGCAGACCGTCAACAGCCAAGAGGGAAAAACCAACACCCCCTCCTAGCATGAGCTGATTCATACCCCAGCACCAGTCCTCGGGTGTACGGATCGTTGTGCTGTAGCAGTTGAATACAGAATCACCCGGAACCCCAGAGACACCACCAATCCAAAGAGCACGACCTGGAGGAAGGCACCGCATCGTCCAGAACAGTTCAAACAGAGCCTCAGCCTCCCCCATGCTAACCCCAGGGACCATAGAGCAATTGCCCTCGACAACACGGCGAATTGTATCAGTCCACGTCTCAGTACCACGGCAGTATTTCGTGAGATACGTGGACCTTGCCAAGAGACTCTCAAAGCAGTCTCCCTTGATACGGTAGGGGCGTAGGAAATCAGGGCTCAGGCGCAAAGAGGTAGAGGACGAGACCATGGGTGTTTCGGTTCCGTAAGAGGGTTGTGGTTTTCCAGAAAAGGCATGGCGGTCTGACTGCTAACGAAAACAGTCACGGAGCACCCCTCTAAGAGAGACAGTTCAACCAGAGCGGATTCCACCCTGGACAGTCTGGACCTCGGAAGGGTCTTCACGTCTACATCTAGGTCAGCTAGCACCCGGAACGCGCTGCGATACTCGCCAGCGCTTCTTTTCAACGCCAAGGGTACTAGCCAGGTCTTGTACCGCCAAGGGTGAACGTCCACCCTGGCAGCGATTTCATCTGGGGGTGTCTTCTTGCTCTGCAAGGCGGACGCCAGCAAGAGCTTCTCAAGGAGCTTGGTGGTGCTGACAACCACGGGGACAAGGCAAGCCTCACCCTCTCGATCCACCAGCCGGGAGAGTGCCTTGAGCGCGGGCGCGGGGCTACGTTCCGCTACGTTCTCTGCCACGTTGTACGGCGTGACCTCGTTGCAGCCCACCACGTACCGGGCAAAATTCTCTGGGGACACTTCGCAGTCCGGGGAGACCACGAGCGCCAGCTTGGTTAGCTCACCGGAGAGGATGCGTAGGTCGTGCCCCAGGTTCTCTACCAGAGCGGCGACTTGCTTCTCAGAGAGCTTGACCTTGCGTTTCTTGGCTTGCTCAGCGACCCACCTTGGCAAGTCTTTTGAGAACGGCTTGAACTTGGGGCGCTCGATGCGCTTGGCGGTCTTGAGTGACGCCCAGAACGCAGGGAGGGTCTCTGAGCGACAGACCGCCACCAAAGAGGCGCGTGTCTGCGTGCGGTCTGACCATGCCTTCAGGTCGGGGGACGCCTTGATAATCTGAGCGTCGTCCACCACGACCACCACGGGGAGGTCGTCTACACCCCGTTGCTCCAACGCAGCAAGCACGGGCTCGACGCCACCCTCCCCAGAGAGCGTCACAACACGGTGCGCCTTGCTAGGCTGGGCTGACCGAGAAGCTACCTCGTCCAAGAGGTACGCTTCGCCCCCAAAGGCGATAAGAAGGTGCCCCGACTCTGGCGTAGTGGTGCTCATAGCATGGCGTCCAAAAGTGCAGCCTTGAGACCTACACCGCGACTCGTCTCTGGCAATGTTGACAGACGAGACACCGACACCAAGAGAGCGCGCCACTGTTCTTGCGACCGAGAGCCAACATGGACCTTAGATGGCACCATAAGCAGATCGCGTAGGGCGTAGGTGAGTTGTGACACCCATCCTTTCTCTTGTGCATCTTGAGCGAGCGCCAAGGTCAAGGACACGTCCCCTTTGCTCACCGCCTCCAGTAGCGCCAGCGCTTGCTTATGCCCCTGCGAGGCTTCTTTCCAGAGTCGGATCGCCGTTGCCATGGACCCACCCGCTTGCGCAGCAATTTCCTTGACACGGGGCGTGCTCTTCTCCAGGGGGGCGAGCAGTGTAGACAGGGTGTCTACAGAGAGGGGTAGGAAGGGCACGGGTATGCAGCGACCCTGTAGGGCAGGTATGACCCGCTTCTTACAGGTAGCGAGTAGAACCACGCGCCAGTCATCGGGCGGTTCCTCTACCCTCTTAAGGAGGGCGTTGGCGGACGCCCCGTGTAGCCCCTCTGCCCCGTCGATAACCAAGAGACGGAAAGGTGCGTACCCAGGCGGGGTGTGCGCCATGGCCAGCGCCTCTCGCACGTCCTCAACCTTGGTCTCAGGCGGGAGGTACGTCACGTCCGGGTGAGACATGACCGCCAATGTCTGGCAGTGAAAGCACGCACAAGGTGGGGCTTTGCCGCAGAAAGCCTCTTGGGTCGCGAAGAAGGTGGCGCTTCGCTTGCCTACACCCTCGGGACCGTAAAGGAGGAGGGGTCGTACTAGGCTCCCCAGAGCCCACGCCCTCAAGTAGGGGGGGGCTCTGGGTTGACCGAGGAGGCGGGAGAGCGTCATGCCGGGGTAGGTGTTCCATGTACACCGTTACCTTGATCTGGAAACGCTCACCGCAGGCGATGCACTCCACTACGTTCGCCGCCACCCCGGCGCGTCCGGTCTGACCATTGCATAGGGGGCAGTCGCCTGGCACAGGGGTCTCCGCTAAGAGGTTGATATGACCGCCCAGTTGGACGGTCCAGGTGTGCCCGCACCCCTCACACTGGTAAATGTATGACCCTGGGGTGTTGCTGGGGATGGCAATGTTTCGCGCCTTGTTGGACCCGCAACCCTCTTTGCGACAACGCACGGCGACCACCTTGTAGTTAGGGGCGCGGGGGGGCGGGGGGGCGGACTCGTCAGGGGGCGGTTGCTGTTCGTTCACGATGACACCTTGGTAACGGTAAAAGACCCTGTAGCGTGGTAAGGATACGCTGGTAGAGCGTAGGGTCAAGGTCGCGAAAGCTCAGCGTGCCTCTGGGTGGGCTCAGGAAGGGACGTGCGTAAGGGTTATTGAGACGAGACCACTCCCCCATGGTGTGAGGCGCTATCTTAGCCCAATCGTCCTGACGCACCGTGACCGTGAACTGGCCTCGCCAGAGGGTCACCCCTGAGAGGTTTCCATGGTAGGTCACCAAGAGGTTGACCGCCCCGTGTAGAAACCCGGTCAAGGCTTCTGCTACACGGGGGAGGTCTACCGCAGTGAGCGGGGAGAACCTACGCCCCCCGACGAGGTTCATCCTGGCGTCCATACCCTAACCCAGGGGGATTAGAGGGCTAGCGCCGCGTCCTCTGGGCTGATGGCGGGCTTCAAGACAAGACACTCGGCGGTAAGCATGGTGCCCGCGACTGAGACAGCGTTACTAAGAGCGGAGGTGACCACCTTGGCAGGGTCTACTACGCCTCGCTCAAGGAGGTCACACTCCTCCATGGTTCGCACGTCTACGCCAAAGGCAGCGGGCGTAGGAGCTACCTTGTCCACCCATACAGGAGCCTCGACCCCTGCGTTTTCAAGGATGGTGCGGAAGGGAGCGGAGCACGCCTTGAGGGTAACCTTATACCCCGTGTGCTCATCCGTCCCAGCTGGGAACGGGGACATGCAGTGGTACGCTGCCTTCAAGAGAGCGGTGCCGCCCCCGGCGACGATGCCACCGTCCAGAGAGGCTTGTGTGGCGTGCAGCGAGTCCTCGATACGCGCCTTTAGCTCTTTCAAGGCTAGCTCCGACGTTGCACCCACCTTGAGCGTGCAGACGCCGCCGAGCAGCTTGGCGATACGGTCTTGGAGCTTCTCTCGGTCAAAGGCACTACCCGAGTGCTGCATTTCGCCCCGCAGTCGGTTGACCCGCTCTTCGATGGCTTGCTGACCGCCGCCCCCCTCGATGATGAGCGTGTCCTTGGCTGAGAGAGTCACGCTCTTGGCAGAACCCAGGACTTCCTCGGTCAGCCCGTCAAAGGTCATACCCTGCGACTTGCTGACGAACACAGCCCCCGTGAGCACGGCGAGGTCTTCAAGGATGTCCCGCTGGCGGTCACCAAAGGCTGGCGCCTTGACCGGGTAGTTCTGCATCATTCGCTTGGAGGCATTGATGGCGAACATTTGCGTGGCGTGCTCACTGTACGATGGAGCTAGCCAGACAAGGGGGCGCTGGGCGTGAGCTACCTTGTCGAGCATCTTGACCAGGGGGCGCAAGTCGAGCACGTCCAGGTCCGTGATAAAAAACAGGGGGTTTTCAAGGGTCTCCTTGACGGCGCCATCGGAGAGGAAGAGGGGGTTGATGACCCCCCTGTCCAAGAACATGCCGTCCGTGGTCACCAAGGCGGTCTCTGTGCCTCGACCTTCCTCTATGTGGACGATACCATCCTTGCCTACCATGGAGACCGCCTCAGCCAAGAGGGCGCCGATCTGGTCGTCACCGTTGGCGCTTATCGTGGCAATGTTTTGTATGTCTGCCTGGCTTTCCACAGGGCGAGCGTAGTTTCGCACGAGGTCACACACGTCGGCGCACGCTCGGTCCATGCCCCGCTTCATCGCCACGGGCGCTGTACCAGCCTCAACCAGACGCAACCCCTCTCGGAAGAGGGCGCGAGCTAGCACGGTGGACGTGGTGGTACCGTCCCCCGCGTCATCACTGGTCTTGCTGGCAGCCTCTTTGAGAAGCTGGACACCCATGTTCTCAGCAGGGTCGAACAGCTCAATCTCTTTGGCGACACTGACGCCATCCTTGGTTACCAGGGGAGAGCCCCCGTCTAGCTTCTCAAGGCAGACGTTTCGACCCTTGGGTCCAAGGGTCACACAAACCGTGTCTGCCAGGGCGTTCACCCCCGCGAGGAGCTTCTTGCGAGCAACCGTGCTGTACAGGAGGATCATTTGTTCATCTTCTCCACAAGTTCCGCCAGTTCTACGGGGTCCAGGTCGCTGGGCAACGCCGTGTCGTCACCCAGAGATACCCTGACCCGCTGAGCGTCAGGCTTCGCAACCCAGCGAATGTGACCCGGAACCACGGGTCGCGCCACCCGTAGCCAGAGGTCTCTTAGCATGGTACTGTACCCCAAAGCCTCCACACGAAGAGGGGGGGTGCTGGGTAGGGTGACCTCCCCTACCCAGGTTGACGCCTCTTGGTAGAACCGTATCCGGGCGCCCTCGGGTAGCTTGTTGAACAGGTCTTGCTTGACTCGGGCGTCAGACCACGAAAGAAAGTCAACGTCCAAGGTAGGGTTCCCAAAGAGACTGCATGTGCTCGCTCCCCTCAAGCACGAAGAGGTGGGCGTAGACTGTGGGTCGAGTGGGCATACTGAGTAGAGCCATCCCAGCTTGCGCCGGGGTGCGCCCGCCCTTCCGGCTGTTGCAAGGGTAACAGCACGTCACGATGTTCTCCCATACAGTACGCCCCCCAAGTTTGCGCGGGATTACGTGGTCATAGTTCAGCGTGGCGCTGGTCCCCTGACACCCGCAGTATTGACAGCGGTACCGGTCGCGAACCAGCACCCCCCTACGGGAAAACCGCTGAGCGCGCCTGGGAATGTGAAACCCCTTGGTGTGGCGCACCACCGCGGGTACCTGTAGAGTGATCGAAGGCGACGAAATCGTGGCAGGGTACGACTCAACCACCTCGACCTTCTCAGTCACCAAGAGACACACCGCCTCTTGCCACGCTACCACCCTTTGCGGGGTGTATGCCGGGGTAAGTACCAGGGTTCTGAGCTTATCTAGAGCGTCGGTCATTTTTTACCCTCTCAGGGACACCTTGTTTTCCTGAGCGAAAAGGTGAGGCACCCATGAATTGGACACCGGAAGTCTACGCACAAGCCGAGAAAATCCTGAAAAGATACCGCCCCGAGGCTTACGGCGACGCCCTGAAGAAGTGCGCGGAGGAGCTGGGCACCACCACGGACAGCGTAAGGCGTGCATTCTCGCACAGAGGGCAGGGCAGCCCCAAGGACTTCTGCCAGGGGAGCCCCGCCCCCCTCGTCCAGCGCCTAGCCACCCTGACCCGCAAGCCACATAGCTCCGTGGACCTGTGCAACACCCTCGACATTTCCCCCAGGAAGCTAGAGAAACTCATCGAGGAGGCTCAGGCCCGCGGAATGAGCGTCCAGATGGACGAGGGTGGCTCGGTCGGGCGCAAGAACAATACGGTCGAGGACCGGGTGCAGGACGCCGGAGTCAAACCTGTCGTCGGCGGGGAGCACAAGGTGGGGGTTATATCGGACACCCACCTGGGAAGCCGGTTCTGTCTACGGGCGCAGCTAAAGGACTTCATTCACCATGCCTACGCAGAGGGGGTGAGGGAGATCCTTCACCCTGGCGACGTGGTAGACGGGGACTACCGGCACGCCAAGTTTGAGATGACCCACATGGGGTTGGAAGAGCAAGCCCGCGACTTGCTAGAGACCCTCCCCCAGCTACCAGGGCTCACGTACCACGGGATCACGGGCAACCACGACTACACGTTCACGGACAGCGCCGGGATTGACGTGGGGGCGTATCTCTCGCGATTCTTCGTGGAAAATGGTCGCACGGACCTCAAGTTCTACGGGGACCGCTCGGCTTTCGTCCGTCTCAGGGGCGCGGTCTTTCACCTGTGGCACCCTCGGTCTGGCAATGGGTATGCCAAGAGTTACAAGGTCCAGCGCATCATTGAGACTTACTCGTCTGGGGAGAAGCCCCACGTTCTACTCTGCGGGCACTGGCACGTCTTCTGTCACGTCATGGAGCGGGGAGTCCACGGTATCGCCTGCCCCACCTTCCAAGGGGGCGGCAGTGCCTTCTCTAAGTCTCTCGGAGGAGCGCCCGCCATCGGTGGGCTTGTGCTCTCCTGGGGGCTCACGGAGGACGGCACCATGCGAGACTTCAACCTCAAGTACCGCAGCTACTTTGAGGTTGAGCAACCCTCACGCATCGAGGATGGCTTCCGTGGGGGGTCTAGAGCAGTCTACCAGGGAATGGCCCGATGATTGAGCGCTTTCAGGTAGACAGACAGATACGCATTCGCGACCCCAATGAGCTTTTCCTGAATCGCCCCAGGGTTATCCACGTCAGGCGCTTCTCTGAGCTTGCCGCCAAGAGGTTTATCGAGGACTTGAACCTGGCGCTAGCCGCAAAGCAAACCCTCATCCCCGTGGTCATCAACTCCTTCGGGGGGGACGTGTACGCCTTGCTGACCATGCTTGACGCCTTGAAGTCAACCAAGGTGAAGATAGCCACCGTGGTCGAGGGCAAGGCAATGTCGTGCGGGGCAGTGCTCTTCTCGTGCGGTAGCGAGGGCTACCGGTTTGCAGCGCCCAACGCCACCCTCATGCTACACGACGTGGCCAGCTTTACCGAGGGTAAGGCTGAAGAGATGGGTCTGGCTACCCGCGAGGTGCTACGCCTCAACAGAAAGCTGTGGGGCATCATGGAGCGCAACATAGGCTGCCAGCGGGGATTTCTGTGGAATGAGAGCCAACTACGGGGGCGCTCCGATTGGTTCCTTACCTCCCAAGAGGCTATGGGTATCAATCTCGTCAACAAGGTCAAGGTGCCCTCATTTATCACCCACGTCCGGGTTGAGAGCACCCTCGACTGGCGGTGAGCATGGGGGACACTTACTGCACCACATAGCCAGACGTTGTGCCTCTGTAGGTACATTCGACCGAAAGGCGAAATGACCGCACTCCAGGGTGGCTACGAAGACGACTTTGCGCCCTAGACCCTTTCGATCTTGGCGCTCCCACGAGAGCACTGCACGCGCCACATTGTTTCCCAGGTTACCCTCATGAGGCAGGTTCGCCTCACGACGCACCTTTTCAAGCCTGTGGAGTTTATTGTACTTGTATTCAGCCATGCAAAGAGGGTACACCTGAACGGTCGGGCGCACTACTCAGCGGCGCGAAAAGCCTCTTGGACAATGGATTGCCAGTCAGGTCCGTAAGTTGCCTGCATGAGATCCGGGTCAATCTCAGTCCAGAGGTCTGCCAGCTTGTGATGAAAGGTACGCACCCTAGCTACCTCGGTGGATCGGGCTGTCTTGTCGGACAACCTCTCTGTTTTCGCGTCTAGCTTGCTTGTCTTGAGGGTCTTTGACCCAGGCTGTCGTGTACGTGCGCGACGAGGCATCACCCCTAGTCACGGGGACAGACAGAGAGACGGTCAGAAGCGTCCGCAATGAGACGTACTGCGGATAGGGCCACAAGCACAATGACCCACACGCTAACGTAAGCAAGCGTGCAGACCCATTTGAGGCGGTCGTCAGGGTCAACCGTTTGCAAGAACCACTCAACGCGCCGAATAAACACAATGACCCTCCTACCTCTACTTAACAACTGAAACCTTTTTTGGTGCGCCCCTGGTAGGAATCGAACCTACGTAAGACCGTATAGGAAACGGTAGCCTGTTCCACTAGACTACAGGGGCTTCTTTACCGCACACACTACGCGATCTTCGCGGGGTGTACCTGTAGGTGATTGTCGATACGCTCACCCTTGGAGCTGTGCGACAGACTTGCACTGTCATTAGCGGGGTACGGGACCGCAGTTCTTCTTTTTGAACTAGCACAGCGAGAAAAGTGCTCGTCTTCGATCCGCACACCTCCCATCGAAGAGGGGCAACTAAACCATCGTCACGTTCACGACAGTCAGGTTGTTACTGGCACGGCTTACTCAACCGGTAGCTACTCCGGTGCTTTCAACCGTGACCTCACAACCAAACGAGCACAGTGGACTGCCAGGGAATTGAACCCTGACAAAACAGATATAAGCTGTCGCAGGTCAACCAGACCGTCGCAGTCCATTCTGAGAGCCCCAGGACGGGATTGCACCGTCGTCGGTAGGTTACAAGGCTACTGCTCTTCTATTGAGCTACAGGGGCAAAAGGGTACCCGCCACCAAGAGAGTCGGAACGCGGGTACCGACTGCCAAACAAGGTCTCTAGGTGACGGGGCGTTTCGCATAATTACGAAACAGTTGGTGGAGATGCGCGGGTTCGATCCCGCGGTCTCAGAGTAAAGATCGCCCACTCTCTATGTTTACAGGCTTTCCTCTCTACAGTCTCCCCTGAGAGGTGGGTTTCCAAGGTCACGCCTGGCCATGTCTGTAAACTCGCTCTTAGCCACCCTACTCTTACAGCGCGTCGTCGGGCAGCGCACCCTTGGTCACTTTTGAGTCGAGGGGGTTACTAAGGGTATCTAGCCCACCCCAACCACCTAACGCCGCGAGGGCGAGAGGAGCAGCTTCAACGTTGTCGTTGGCAGTTGTCGGTCCCCAGCTTCTTTTAGCGCTACGGCCAGGAAAAGCGCGCCTGCGAGTGAGAATGCTTAGCCCTGATCGAAGCCAATTCATCCCCGTGGTGGACAAGGAGGGAGTCGCACCCTCTCCACGCGATTTAGGACTTCCCTTACTTTGAGTAATCGCTGACCATGCCCAGAGAGACGTAGAGGGGACTCGAACCCCATAGTCAAGCCGTTTTGCAGACGGCTGTGTCAGCCTTGACGCCACGTCAAAAACTCGCCCGTACTGTGCTGCCCTACACCACACGTCCACGCTCCCCCTAGACCCGAATTGAACGGGCCAACACCCTGGTTAGGTACGGAGTACCAACGCGTCAGGGCAGGAACATGAGTAGTCTCCTACCTACTGCCTTTACGGACTGCACACACGCCCCGTGTACTTTGGTGCGCCTGTGTTGTGGAGTAGAGGGGAATCGAACCCGCTATTTCAGCGTTGCCGACGCTGCGTCTTTCCGTTGGACTACAACCCCTTCAGATACAACCCGCGCCCTGGACCACCGTAGACGCTTATCACGCGCCTTGCGAGAGTGCGCCCCACAGACACAAGCCTTGTTGCTGTGGTTTGCAGGGCCTTTGCACGATGAAAAGAGAGCACGTTTCATGGAGTGCGGCTCCAGGGAATCGAACCCTGATCATGAGTTTGGAAAACTCTCATCCTGCCTTTGAACGAGAGCCGCATTAGTAGGCCCCACTGGATTTGAACCAGTATACACCCCGTAGCTACGGGGGCGCAATTTCCACCGGAGACACGCCAGAAGTGTCTAGAATCCTGGCGTGTCTTGGCTTCTGCCAGAGACCTGAGCGACATGGGGGACTCGAACCCCCATAACCGACCTTGGCAAGGTCGTAACCAGCCTTTGGCTCAATGTCGCAAAGAGAGCTGTGCCCGGGAGTTGAACCCGAATTCCCACAATACCAATGTGGCGGCTTACCGTTAGACGAGCACAGCGCACTAGTGGAGTCGGAGGGAATCGAACCCTCATTTGTGCCTTGCAAGGGCACCAGTCTCCCGTTGACTTACAACCCCAAGAGAGACCTGGCAAGCCACTGTGACGCGCCACCAAAGCTCACCGACCCCTCGTAGAAGGAGAGGTCTGGTCTCGGTTCCCGGTAATGGAATCGAACCACTGTTCTTTCGTTCAGAGCGAATTGTCTTGCCGTTAGACGAACCGGGACTAATACTGCACACATGGCACGATACACAGACGAGGACTTGTTGAAAGTAGTAGCTGCTGCTTCGTCTCTCTCAGACGTTATGTACCGGCTAGGATTTGCTAGGGGTTGCATGAAGACAAGAGTGAAAGTCCGTGAACACTACGAATCTCTAGGAGCAGACACGTCTCACTTCGGGACGAGAAATTGTATTCCTGTTGCGGCCCCCATAGAACAAATACTTGTAGAAGGGAGCAAGTACACCACAACACACATTAAGGAGAGGTTGTACAAGGAGGGCCTAAAGACGAGAGTGTGAGCTTTGTGGTCAAGGCGAGATTTGGAATGGATGTAAAATGGCCCTAATCTTGGATCAGATCAATGGGGTGCGTAATGACCACAGGTTGGAGAACCTACGCATTGTATGCCCAAATTGTAACGCTACGCTCCCCACCCATTGCGGTAAACGTAGGAGGTCCAAGTGCGCCAGCAAAAGATGTTTCAACCAAGCACCACTAGGGAAGAAGTACTGTGGTAGAAAATGCTTCTTCACTAATAGAGAGCCACAATTCCATAGACGCAAGGTGGTTAGACCTACTTTTGATACACTGAAAAAAGACATAGAGGAGTCCTCTTTCGTGGCAGTCGGGGTCAAGTACGGCGTCTCTGATAACTGTATACGCCAATGGGTTCGCACTTACGAAGCAAACCGGGAACGAGTAGGAGTAGAGGGACTCGAACCCACAGGGACATCGAGTCAAAGTCAATCGCCTTACCCTTAGACGACCTGGGATTGAAAGTGGTTGGTCCCGCAGGGGTCGAACCTGCCTTGCCTACTACAGCAAGCGTCCCCTCCCCACGCTTGGGTTACCAAGGGGGGTACAACTTAAGGACCAGTAACCAGAGGGCTCTCTGGGAATCGCGCCCAGCTTCGGTGGATTAACAGTCACACTGCCACACTTTGCGGCTCAGAACCCAGAGTCGAGAGAGTTACACAGGAACACCGTGCCCCCCTCTCGGTACCACGCCAGGGGATCGAACCCTGCTAATCTTGCGTGTAAAGCAAGCGCCCTCCCCAGAGGACTAGCGTGGCAAAAGTGCTCCCACGGAGTATCGATCTCCGTCCCTCGGTGTGAAAAACCGATAACCTAGCCAGTAGTCGATGGGAGCTAAACCAGAGCGAGTACGTCTACAAGACACCCTCTCTGTGGTCTTGAGTGCTAGCCGAGGGACTCGGACCCTCACCTTTGCGCGTTTTGAGTGCGCTGCCTCTGCCTAGTTGGGCTACGCTAGCGTAGAATCATGCGAGATTGTTGAGCTACGGTCCCCCTTGCGGGGGTAATTTCACCAGTTTTGTTGAAGTAACCGTCTCTCGTGACTACGCACTTGCGGAAGGTAGTGGAATCGAACCACAGTCCCAAGAGGACTAGACCGAGCTTAGCACGCTCGCGCCTCACCATGAGGCTCTGCCTTCCAACACACAGAGGAACCAGGAGGAATCGAACCCCTCACCCTCTCGGGTGTAGCTAGTTTTCAAGACTAGTGGCCTCACCATTGAGCCGTCAAGTTCCAAGACTGAAAGAGTATTGCCAACCAATGCTGACATACACCGCAGAGAGCCCCTAGTCGGAATCGAACCGACACGGACGACCTTCGGAGGGTCGTGTGCGTCCATCGCACCGTAAGGGCTTGTGTCTGGCATCCCCGGAGAGACTCGAACTCTCAAATACGTGTTCCGTAGACACGCGCCCTTCCATTGAGCATCGGAGACAAGTTGTGTGTGGTACTCCCGGGGAGAATTGAACTCGCCATTTCTGGGTTGAGAACCCAGTGTACCTACCTTTAGACGACGGGAGCAGAAGGAAAACTCTATCCGGGGACCACCTTGCTTTGGTTTTGATCTGAGGGGGGGAGCATGCGGGATACACGCCCCCAAATGGTCTTGCTTTCTAGTAGTCTTCCAACAGACTCACAGTGCTAACGGTGGGACTCGAACCCACACTTTGCGGTATCTGAGGCCGCTTTCTCTGCCGTTGGAATACGTTAGCGTGTTCCCTCTTTGCAAAGAGGGGGTTGTGTCTAACAAACCCTAAGTCGCTCTTGGTGCTAACAGCCCCAGAGTGGAACAACACACCCGCCAGGAGGATGAGCACCAAGGCTTGCCAGAAGTCCAGAGTCTTCAACCCAAAGACCCCCGGCATGAGCCAGTTCCACCCCACCATGAAGGGGTACACCGTGAGCAGGGCGTAGAAGAGAACGCCCCCGAGAGCCATGAGGCACCCCAAACTAAACGTGCGGAGCCTCGAACCCGACTCAGAAACGAACGCCATGACAACCAAGGCTGCCACTACGGAAACGATGAGCGCTAGAGCTTGCATGTGAATACCTTACACCGATGGCTTGTGCAGACGAGGGGAGTCGAACCCCTACGCTTTAGGCAGTGGCTTCTAAGACCACCGTGGCTACCGTTACACCACGTCTGCATGTTACCGTGCCCGAGTTGCCTCTCCGTTGAGTGTCCGTTGGTAAAACGAATGCCTTTACCGTTAGGCTAGCTCTGCTGTCCGTGAGGTGCAGTGCCCTGGAATCGAACCAGGAAGTAGAGTAGCGTGTAGGAAGAGACTGTTGGGTACAGGTAGTCCCGCTGACGAGAATTGAACTCGCCAAGGCCACATTGACAATGTGGTGTCCCCACCAGAGGACTTCAACGGGTTAGCTCATTAGACTGAAATGATGGGTTCCAGCCTAATGTGTATAGAATAGGGCGCGCAGTCACTAGCAGAGGTTGGAGTTGGGGGAGGTCACTCCACTAGCAAAGGCACCCTGGTCAGCGTAGAGGGAATCGGACCCCCTGGTTCCTGTACTCCCGTAACCATGAGCACACGCTGTACTATAGTAAGTCGGGTTGAGCAGACTCGAACTGCCATTAACCTGTTCCCAAAACAGGTGCCTCACCTTTTGGCTACAACCCGGAAGTTTCTGCGCTGACCGTAAGTTCTGTACCTGTGGCACAGCGCGCAAACAAGGTCGCACTTTGCGATCTCTGCGTCCACACGACTAAGTGAGTAGCCAAAGTTTACCGCTTGCCCTATACAGAACTCTTTGTTTGCGGGGTCGCGGTGGTCAAAGTCCATAGCCCAGTACGGGTGGTACTCGTGGCAGTCCACACACGGACTACCTTCTTTGATCTTTATAACGTGAGAAGTCACGTTATCACGATACTTTATAATACTTGCCCAACGCCGTTGATTGTGCGCTGTCTTGTTTGCTTGGTAGTGGGCTTTAGATGCACTCCGTTGGCAAGTTTTACAGTAGCTCGTAGGCTTCCCGTTGGGGCGAATGGAAAACTCGCTTGTAGGTAGGGTCAACTTACACTTGAAGCACTTGCTGGTACTCACGCAGTTAGTATGACTGAACGCACAGGAGCGTGCCACGTACCCAAAGCAAGCGCCCCACCATAGGGCTTTACGCTGGTCACGCAAGAGGGAATCGAACCCGTCCAAGAACAGCACGTCAGGCTGTTTGCCCCACCAGAGACGTTTGCGCGTTGTAAGCAAAAACAGAGGGTTGCGTCTGGCGACCCTAAGCACGTCTGCTCTCACCTGCCTACTCAAGTGACTGCTCCTATCGTGGAACCACAGGGAATCGAACCCTGACCCTGACGTTAAGAGCGTCGTGCTCTGCCTTAGAGCTACGGTTCCATTGGAAGGTGAGATAGAGTTTAGAGGGTGCCTGTTCTTGCCGAAGTAACCCTCTGAGTGACTACACCTTGGTACGCGAGAAAGGAGTCGAACCTTTTTCCAGAGGGTCAAAGCCTCTGTTGTCCCCGGGACGCCCACGCATTGTCGTGCTGGTGAGAATTGAACACACACGTAGCGGTTTAGAAGACCGCCCACCCTCCAAGGGAAACAGCACGCTTTATCAAGTACCAACGAAGAGATTCGGACTCTCACTGTACTGCGCCTCGGGCAGTTGCCTCTACCTAGTTGGGCTACGTTGGCAAACATGGGGCCCGGGGAAGGATTTGCACCTCCAACCTCCCCTGTTGGTCCCTGGGGACACTACAGGGGCGCTCTCGTAGTTGAGCTACCAGGGCGAAACGTGACGGTAAGTCACGTAACGGGTGTGTCAAGGTACCAGGCGACCCTGGCGTCCTAAGAGACGCACCCATAGTCAGGGAGGCGAGAATTGAACTCGCGAAGTTCCAGTTCCCGAAACTGGCGCCCCACCATAGGGCTTCTCCCTGATCTGTCGTGGAGTAATTCGGACTCGAACCGAAATTTGCAGAATGCAAATCTGCCGTCCTGCCTTTGGACGATAACCCCTTGTAATGCCCCATGGGTCGAGTCTGAGGCTGAACCATCAACGCCGCCGTTGTGTACCAAGACACTCTCGGGGCAACCCCTACCCCGTCGCCAGGGCAAATTAGCCGGACCCTCGCAGGTTCAGCTCGTAGGAGCCAAGGGGATCGAACCCTTCTAAACTTGCTTATGAAGCAAGCGCGGTCACCAGACCAACTAGACTCCCCTAGTAAGGCTCAGGTTGTGAACACTATTGCAGGCTGCAAAAAGTATCCCGAGCCTCGTGGCGCCGGAGGGAATCGAACCCTCAACTAAGAGTTAAAAGCTCCTGGCTTGACCTTCAAGCTACGGCACCGAATCAACGATAACTACCATACTTCTTCAGTATAGTCGCTCGCTTGGTATGCCCACTTTTACCCATATTCTTACCCCGATAGGTCGGAGTTTGGGCATGGCAATTGGGGCATATTAGCCTCAAGTTCTCCCTCGTATTGTTTTCACAATTGCCATCAGTATGGTCAAGCTCAATGGGTATGTTGACGCCCATCCATTCAGACATGCCACACACCTGACAACGATGCCCCCTCTCAACAATAAGGCGCTCTCTCCGTGTTGAGTCCCTACGTATGAGAGAGAAGTCTTTGTGCTTGAGCCTCAAGTGCGTCTTGAGGTGCCTCTTTTGTATTGTCTTACCACAACAAGTCACAAGCTCTGATTCAGCCATAAGATGTGCATACACCGGCCCAACCACTGAGCCACGACGCCAGAAAAGGTGAGATTGTTACCAAGAGGTGGTTTGGTACGGGGTGCTGGCTCTCGCAAGGGAGCCAGCATCTATTGTATGATGAACCTCTGGGCTTGACTACACCTAGCGTGCAAGGGAGGAATCGAACCCACCTTCCGTGGATTTGGAAACCACGTTGTCGCCTTGACTCTTGCACAATACGACCGTGCTGGGTACCCTGTTGCCCGAGTTGCCCCATCACGGATTGCCCAAGGGCTAGGCATCGAACCTAGCATCAACCCCTGTAAACAGGAGGTGCTCTTCACTTGAGCTACCGAGGATAGAGAGTGAGATGAACGAAGAGAGTGTATGGCGACCACGCCGGGACGGAATCGAACCGTCAGGTTTCTCTTACTAGAGGAAGTAACCCTCTTCTTTGACTACACTCTTTGTCGCGAGCGGTCGGATTTGAACCGACGACCTCAAGGTTATGAGCCTTGCGAGCTTCCAGGCTGCTCCACGCCGCAATGTCTTCACTGGTGGCGGAAATCAGAGTTGAACTGAATGTATTCTGGGTATGAGCCAGCTATGGAACCGTGCCACTCTTCCGCGGTCAGCGTGAGAGGAATTGAACCTCCGATCTCCAGTTCCCCGAACTGGCGTCTCGCCATAAGACTTCACGCTGTTATCCGTTACCCGACCCTTCGTCTCTCAGAAGAATCAGTGTGGACTCGAACCACAAGTCTTGTCGCCCGTAGTGCCACCCCCCGGGATCGAACCGGGCCGTTTCCCTCTTCAGGGGACTGCAATCACCAGATGTGCTTGGGTGGCATAGTTCTCTCCGTCCCCGGTTTCTTCGACCGTGTAAACACAGCCTCCGCCGGTTCTGATTTCGTCATCCTCATGGGACTCCGAGGGGTGAGATACCCCTGTCTTGTCCAAGACGGGCCACCTTTGGGTGTCAAACCAAAGGGTAGTCTGTGCAACTAACCAAAGGCTAGCGCGGAGCACACCGTGCGTTGCATCTACACGCCGGCCCACGACGAGCCAGTGACGTTGTTCTAGCGTTGAACTAGAGCACGTAATCTCAGGCACGCACGAAGAGGCATCGCTTACCCCTTCCGCGTACCGGGCTCCGAGGGCAGGAGTCGGACCTGCAAACACCACAGTAACAGTGTGGTCGCCCTACCGTTGACAACCTCGGAATTCGTCGGGCAGTCGGGCATCCTCTCCCTCGCTGAACCATTCAACACTGCTCTCGACTAGTGCCCTCCCTGTGACTCGCACACAGGTCTCCCCTCTTTTCAGATGTACACCAGAGGATCAATCTGGTTAGAGTCTCCCTCTCTCTACTCCTCTTGGGTGTACGCGCGCAGCCCAAGACTTTCAAGCCGGAACGGAAAGCGTAAGACGTGCCCTAGGCACGCCAGAGTGACCGAAGGGAATCGAACCCTCTGAAGTCTAATTCACAGTTAGACGGTCGCACCATGCAACCACCGGCCACAGTCCGCGCAGGAAGAGTCGAACTCCCATCGCCTGTATATCAGACAGGTACCTAGACCACCAAGGATTTGCGCGGATAAAACCTCACCGTATAGCCCCGGTGAGCACGGTACAAGCCCGAGGAGTGGGAATCGGACCCGCTGGTGCCCAGTTATGCACACTGCACACCCCGCTTCAGGGTATCACCCCCAAAGGCCACGCCTGTGGCTTCCTCGATTGACAAGCCGGTGTAGATATGACCTACACACCCCCAGCATTCCATGCTGGTAGCACTCCTTGCGCCTACAGCTTGTCAGCCTAGCCCCGGGGAATCGAACCCCGCATGTCATGGACAGCGGTTTTACAGACCGCCTGTAGCACCAGCTACGTGAGCTAGAAAAGGTTTCAGTTGTCAAGGAACCACGCTCCCATCTAAGGGAACCTCGCTCGGTCTGTAGCTCCGACCCTACCTCAACTGCCGGCGGGTTCTCGGCTACTGTATCTTGCTACACCGGGATAGACAAGTTTTGTACAGGCTTCCTGACGGGTTTGTTTTTCTTCTGCCTCACATGGGTAGCACACCCACCCACCTTCGGGTCTTTGACGCATCGCGTCACCATGGATGACGCACAATGCTTCGCAAACCTCTGAGAGGGTGTCGCGTGCCCCTGTAAGGGTCTTGTCCCCGTCGCTCTTGGAAACCATGACCTACAATTACGACCGTGGCGCGGCTGGCGCCAACCCTCTCGCTGACGTGGGGCGCCTGATGGGGCGGGCTGGTAAGGCTTACGCTGCCTACTTCACGCAAAAGAGCGGGCTAGCCTGCGAGTATCGAGGTGGACACAAAACCGTCATGGGGGTTAACTTCTCTTGGTGGCTAGACACCCCGGGTGAGTACACACCCAACTTTTTCTTTGCGTTGGACGTGCAGTCTCGCGGTCAGACGGTCCCTGGTACCTTTGGAGGCACAGCCAAGGTCGAGCAGGGCACGGGAGGCGTCTACTGGGGAACTTTTCAGAACCAAACCCTGGATCAACTGAGAGACCCTCGGAACTACTTTCCCCAGAAGGCTTTCGACGACATAACCTACAAGCTGGGCGGATCGGCTGAGAAGGAGATCGCAGCGGTCAAGGCTACCCTTCTCGGTCTGGCGGTCACGCTACGCAAGTTTGAGGGTCTGGCGGACGAGCTAGAGTTCTTCGCCAACCGGGACGTTATGCGTAACAGGGCCGGCATCATGGAGGTTCTGAAACAGATCCCCTCGTCTGACCTCTCCTACGCAGAACGCAACGTGGTGCGCGAATACGAGGCCATCGACAAGCGGCTGAGCAAGTTAGCCTCAGCCCTGTCTGCTACGCCTCAGTTTGTATGAGCCCCCGGTCGTGGAATCGAACCACGGTAAGGATAACCAAAACATCCTGTCCTACCACTGAACGAACCGGGAAAGTGCTACGTGTACCCTGAACTGACTGCGAGGTACACGTAGCACGGGAGGGATATCTTGTAACGGGGTCTGGGCGTCCAGACCGTCGTTGCAGCTACACGCAAGCGTCAAGTTGCTTGCGAAGCGTCCAGACCGTCAAAGAGACGGGTCATCTGGTCCGCGTAGTGGAAGATACCGTCACCCCAGCCGCCGAGGATGCTGGTGCGGTAGTACTCCTCGGGCAGGATCGCGTCTGCGTAGCCCGCGCACTGAACCAGGAACACGTTGACCTTCGGGTTCACGCTGGCGCGGTAGGCTCCGATGAGACGAGCCACGTCAATGTGGCTGGGGTTCTGAACCCACTGGAAAGCCTTGTATTGGCTCGGGTCTGAGCCGTACAAGTCACCGTGACCGGCTTGCATGTCGCTGTAGACAAAAACGTGATCCCAGTGCTTCTTGGTGCGGATCGCCTCGTCCCAGAAGAGCCAAATCCCGTTCTCCGTGTAGCCGCCTACCTGCTTACCCAGCACGTTCAGAGCGGCAAGCTGAGCCAGGGGCGCCTTGCTGCGGTCCACCTGGCGCATCGTAAGCCGGTCCCCAAAGAGCCCGACCCAGCCCTCGTCCGACTGGTAGCCCGTGAGAAGCGCCGAGAGGTTGGCAATGGTCGCCACGTTCACGTCGCTCATGCACGACACCCGGGCAGACACCGCGGAACCTGAGTTGTCGCAGAGGGACGCGACCTTACCCTTGAAGAAGGGCAGGAAACCCAGCGAGTTCTTCAAGCACTCCTCGATGGCTTGCCGCGTGGTAGCGCTCCCCTCGGATAGGGCGTTGTAAGCGGACCAGTAGCGGAACGGCAATTGCTTGCCGTCCTTGGCGGTGTTCACCAGCTTGTCCAGGTAGACGGCGGGGTCTACGCCCTTCTCGTGGAAGTTGCGCAGGTTGCGTAGGAGCGCCATGTGCCCCATGACGGAGACCGCCTTGGACCATGCCTCCTTGGTCGAGCCATCCTTGCTCACGATGGCTTCCCAAGTCGAGCCCCCCTGAGAGAGCTTGCCCTTGACCAGCTTCTCCAAGAGAGGGTTGCCTGCGGGGTGACACACGTTCGCCACGTCGGTCAGCCCGTCCTTGGCGTATTTGGCCAGCGTGTACTCATTCATGCCCGAGAGGTGAGCAGCCCACGCCTTCTTGAGGGCGTTGGGGATGGGCCCCTTGCCCGTTAGGTTGCTGAGGTACTTGAGTTGTACCGCTGACTCATCCCCCCTGGACAGGATGTTGGGTGCGTACTGCCGGATGAGCCCCGTGCCCCTCACCTTGGGGTGACGCGCCGCCCGGACCATGATGACCTGGGGCGTGGTACGAATGTGACCCTGCTTACGGAGCAGAACCGCCTCTTGGAGGGTAGCCTCGGGGTCCGCGTCGAGCGCGTTGTCAATGACCTTCTCCATGCGCTGAGAGGGCGTGAGCCCCGAGAAGTCAGGTTGCCCCAGACCCCCGAGGGTTACACTCAGGTGCTTCTGTACCGCTTGGGGTTGCTGGGAGGGCGCGACCGGCTTGCTGTCCTTGGCTCCGTAGAACGTGGGCTCCCCGAAGAAGCACGACGCCGCTGCGATACGAAGGGTGAGTAGGGGCGAGACTGTGTAGCTCGTGCCCGCCATGAAGTTCTTGTGCGACTTGGATTGGCCCATGTGACTGCTCCTGGTTGAGAGAGGTTCGCGGCTGAAAGTCGTAGAAGTTGCAGTGGAGGGACTACGCCCCGCCTCGTCCTGCTTATGGGAGTAACCCTATGCAATGACTGCCCCGGCGTTAGCTGGGGAGGTTGACGCTCAGGGCGTCATGCGTGCTCTACCGTCGAGCTACACTGCAATAAGTAGGCGGGAGGTGTGGTGGCAAAGGTGTTTTTCGTTAGTGGTGAAGTAACCCTTGCCGGTTGACTGCCCGCCTTAGTGGTTCCTGTACGATTTGAACGTACATCCTCCTCGCGTTAGCAAGGGTCTCCTAGTCCGTTTAGATGAAGGAACCCGTGTGTACTGATGAGAAAGTCAAGTTGGGTGGGAAGGGGTGGATTTGCACCACCGACCAACGGTTTATGGTGAAGTAACCCTCAGTTTGACCGTCCCAGCGCGAGCCGGGAGGATGTTTTTTTGAGAGTGCTTTCGTTCCGGTGCTCTTCTGACCTGAGCTACCTTCCCATGGGTCACACTGGCGCTGACCGCAACACCAAGGCGACTGCGGACCTATACACCCTCTTGAGGGGCGTTGCCTGACAAATCGTCCGCAAGTAGCTCGTCCAGCGCGAAAAGAGCCCGGTAGGGGTACTTTCCACCCCCGAGGTAGTGCTCAAACCAGGGGCGCCGGTCCACCACGGAGAGAACGAGTTTTACGCTGAAGCCCTCTTGGGTAAGGGCGTCAGCCGCGGACAGGACAGAGTCCCCCGTGGTCACCACGTCCTCTAGGAGAACCACCCTCCCTCCTTTAAGAAGGGAGCACGGCGCCTCGACCCGGCTCTTGGTACCGTAGCCCTTAGTTTCCTTGCGCATGTAGAGTACTTCAAAGGCACCCACGTAGTGAACCTTGGCATACATTGCCGTACTGCTTGCCAGGTGACACCCCCCTAGAGATACGCCCGCCAGCGCCGTACAGTCGGGTACCACGGGGAGGAACTCTTTAACGAGGAGGGCTGCCAGGTGCAGCATGGTCTCGCTGTGAAGTGCGGCTTTCTTCACGTCGCAGTAGGTGTCTGTTTGTACCCCAGAGGCTAGGGTGAAGTGCTCCCCGGGGGGAGCACGGGTAAGGGCGTCACGGATGAGCGCCCGCTTGACTAGGGTTCTCGTCTTGGGCGTCATGGTTTCTTGAGCTTCCTGGGGGGCAGCTTTTTACCTACCCTGAAAGAGTCCTCTTTGAGGTTCCCGCCGTAGCCTACGCCTGACCGAGCTACCTCAGCGCGGGCTACCTCTAGGGCGTGCTCTTTGGAGTCAGCCTCGACGGTCAGGCTGTACGGACCTGAAAAAAACAGGTCGTAGAAGACAACGTAAGGTCGAGTCATGTGTAAAACAACGTCGTCGATGAAAGCCTTAGCGGCACGCAACGTGCTGGTGATGTACACCGTGCCACCCTCCCAGTCCTTTACAGCGTAGCTGTAAACCTTGGTGGGGTTGTGAGCGTTGCCGCTGCGGGCGTAAGCCTCGCGGACGAGGAAGCACTCGATGTAAGTACCCTTGTAGAGGTGGATGACGTTAACAGGCTTGACTTCGGTGGGGGTCATAAACCCTCTTACGCTGGACGGGTTGTAGTGTTCACGGAAAACATGGTAAGGGTAGGTCACCATGCACCAAGAGACCCTGGTAGCGAGCGAAGAAGAAGCTGGGCAGAAGATAGCCGAACTAGGCGAGGGTTGGTACGGCATCCCTTGCAGTGACCACGAGAGGGGGTGCTACGGCACGATAGTTTACCGCCGGGGCGTACCCGAGGACGAGGAGGACAGCCGGTGGTACCTTTGGACACGCTACGGGAGGGTGCTAACCCCGGAGATCAAGGTCGTTGAGCCTGGCGAGGCTTGGGCTTGGGTACAGGGTGAGACCGGGTGGCTACAACCCAGCGACGACGCGAAGAGGCTTCTCTGGGGGTTCGTGTCCTACCGTCGTCACCAAGAGGGAATGAGTGAAGTGCGTAGGTGTCGGATGACCTCCCTGAAAGCTGATCGTGAGGCTTACGAGCGGCTGAACGCCTTGCGCATTTCTCTTAGTGCTCAAGCTAGGGGGTAAGCATGACCCTCCCCCTTAGAGCCCAGCGCTACCTCAAAGAAGCCGGTGAGCGTGCGTCGAGCCGTACCGCATCGCTGGCGCCCACGTTCATGAGCAAGGTCTTTGGGGGTGGCTCTGAGTGGGACCGGTTTATCGAGGGGTGGGCTCCCAAGGCGTACCGGTTCGTTCAAGCCTGCCTTGGACCCTATGGGAAGGAGCCGTTGCCCCTCATCCTGCCGTTGGGGGACGCTATGCACCTGAGCGGGGCCAACGCCTCCTTTGACCTCGACACCGGGCAAATTGAGATTTGCCGGTCGTGCGAAGGTAACCCAGGGAGGTTGCTGGAGAAAATGACGCACGAGATGACGCACGGCGCCGTAGCCAGGTTCCCCCAGGGCGACGCATTTTATGACGAGGGGGTCGTTGATACCTCTGTGTGGTTGATGAGTCACGCTCCGTTCTGGGGTGAGCACCAAGAGGCTATGCTGCGCGAGGCGTCGTACAACATAGCGGTACGTAGGGAGAGGGCGTACCAGGGGTTGTCGGACTACGACCGCAAACGGTGGGCAGGGGGGGTGTACGCCACGATGGTCCACGGACCCATGCTCTTGGCTCGTTTGCGTATGCGTAAAGCCGAGGGTGACTTTACTTGGTTAGGCGGAACATAGCATGAGCAAAGCATTTCAGACTGTAAAGCTAAATATGCAAGTGTTGCCACGGATCAAAGACAAGCTGGATGACTTGAAAGACAATCAGGTAGACACCCTGGTTAGGCTGATTGCGTCCCGCTTGAAGGCGGACCCCGCGGTAGCCAAGAGTCCTGTAGGGCGGGCGCTACGTGAGGTGTCCCTCAGTTTTGAGGCTTTCGACTACTGGCACGTCTCTGGCTCTGCCCCGGTGAGCCTGGCAATCAGGTCACTTCAAGCGGCACTCCTCAAGCATGGTGCAAAGTTTACACCTGACCAAGGTAAGGTTGTGCAAGGTACCATCAACCTCGCTACCAAGACCCTCGAAGAGGTGAAAGCTGAGGTGGTCATGGTGGTAGCACCCATGGTAAACACGGAGTACGCGCTAGACGAAATGACTGGCGAGGCCAGGAGAGACTTCGTGAAGGGCATGAGCACAGAGCCCAACCATAAGGCACTAGGCTTGCTTGACGACGCCAAGGAGGCTCTAGCGACCCATGACTACGACGAGGTTCTATTCTTTTCGAGCCAAGCCGAGGAAGCTCTGAACAAAGCTGGCGGTTTTGACCTCTTTGACACGCCAGTCACCCCCCCCACACCAGAGGTCAGCAAGAGTAATAATCTAGCTGCGAAGCTAGGGGAGACGCCCATGCTTATTGCCTCAGAGAAGGTACTCAAGCCAGCCGTACTCCCTCTGGTGAGCCAGAAGTTCAATTACTACCGCGGCAAGCAAGCCTGGGCCATCCGAGCCACCGTGGCGCGTAATGAGGTCGAAGCTCTTGCTCTGGGAAAGAAGCTACTTGCTAACCTCATTGCTCAGAAAAACCTGACCTCGCGAGAGCCCAACCTGAAAGGGTTGCCCCTCTATGTAGAGTACGGAGAAAGCTACGTAATGACCCCAGCGACCAGGACAGCAGCCGTGGTTGAGCGCTACCTCAGTACCCACAAAGCCTTAGCTTCTGTGGCTTGTGAAAGCGTTTGACCTGGCGCTCTCTCCGCAAAGCCTGAGAAACACCCGGTCCAATGTGCTCCACGTAGAGGATATACCATGGACCACGACCCCGGGTAAACCGAGCGCCCTTCTTGGTCTTCCCGTTGTGCTGAGCGATGCGCCGAGCAAGGTCCACCGTGATCCCCACGTAGAGAAGCCCCTTCGCGTTGCCCAGGATGTATAGATACCAAGGCTTAGAGGGTGGTGCTACGGTGGCGGGCATGACAAAACTAGCGTGGTCTCTGCTAGGGGGTTGTGCTTATGCCCTGGTAGCGTTGGTCCTCTACTGTTGGTACCACCACTGGTGCTCCTGGGTGCAAGGCACAGTGTCCATCGCAACGTGCCTCTGGGTGGTGGCGTACAGTCAGAAGGAATGGGCAACGGCGCCTCCTCACCCAAGCGGTTGGGGCTTAGCACATCAGATGAACTAACCATGTGTTTGGTACGTAGCCCTCTGGCCAGATAAAGTTAGAAAGGTCAAAATCCCTGACGGGTACCGTATCCGACTCCCCGTAAGCGTAAGTCTTTGCTGCATCAGAAACATATTGCCACTTAGAGTCCAAGCCTAGAGCTGACATGGTGCCAGCCAAGTCCGCCGAGAAGTTCCACCGTTCCGGCCAGGCTTCACCCTCTCTCCGTACTTGATACACGGCGGGAGAAAACTCAGCGCTGGTCCCTTGCACTCGCACCCAGATGACAGGGAGGTTAGTGGTTCGCACATTGCCCGGTACAAGGTTCGCCAGGTTAGACACTGTGTTATCGGAGTAGTCCCACAGCGAACGTATGCCCTTCTCGCCTGCGTCTAGCGCCCGAGAAGCCACGCAAACGTCACACGCTCTCTTGTACCTCTGGGCTACCTTTCGGGCTAGACTCATCTTGCTCTAGCCCAGGGACAGAGAGGATGGCAGGGAGGTCATCCAGGCGCAGCCTCGGTTCTGCCAAGAGGGGCGTGGTTTCACTGACAGGTTGCACCATCACGTCCAGGTTGAGCGACAGTGCCAGCGACGCCTCGCGGGAGAGGTTGTATAGATCCGCCCCGTACCTCACCAAGGTGGTCCGGTCTGTCCAGAGCCTCTCTGCCCAGTTAGAAGGGTCGCCGTACCGTGCGGAAAACTCAACATCCGTGAGCACGACCCGCACGTCAACGTCCCTTGGGTGAGACAAGGTAAGGGCGGACCCTACAAGGTACACAGGACGACCAAATCGAAGGGCTAGCCAGCGCGCCCAGGGTTGGAGGTGTTCTTTTAGACCCAGGACGTGTTGGTGAAGAGGGGCGCTGTTCTCGCAGAGCCCCCCACCACGAAAGGGCGCCCGCTTGGACCCTTGTACCCTCCGTAGCTCGAACGGGACGAAGATGACGTATCCCGGTAGACAACACGCTCATCCACCCTCGTCTCAACCTTGACCCTCAGAGGGGTACCCAGGCGCTCTGCCAGGCAGTGACCGCAAAGCATGGTGGGTTCGAGTCCCTCGGGTAGCTCGACTTCTCCGATAAACGCGCCGGGGGGGAGCGTGACCAGTTGCTTCCGAGGTAGCTCCGTGCAGCAAAGGTCACACTCGTAAACTGTCTTCGTCTGCTGTGCCATCGTCGTCCTCTCCTGGTGCGGGGCACCGTAGACCCATGACCTCTCGGAAACATGAACAACAGAGGTACTGGGTCAGGTTGTGCCCGGTTATCGGTCTGGTGTGGGTACTCTCTTCGCCTACCTTGTGGGTGGCGTCCTCTAGATTACCGTTACGGTAACACATGCCGCAGTGCTCCCCCTTGTAGACACCCTCGCTTCCGTGGATCGTTTTAGGTCGGTTCATGTTGCGTTTACCCTGGCAGTACCGAGCAGCCCGACTAGCTGCCGGTCTAGCCGGTCTCGTTTGCCTTGTACCTCTCTGACTAGGGCGGACCATCCGTCAGGGTCAAGAGTCGCCAGACACCGGAAAGAACACCACCACCGAGGGGGCTTGGTGTCGCCTACCTCTACCCACCCAGACTTCGCCAGGTCCAGCGCCGAGAAGAACCCCCTCTGCGTAAGGGTCGTGTTGCACCCGCAGGTTATCGTGGTGGTCACAGGGCGACTCTCGCCTACCCAGAGGCTCCCGTCGAGGTCTCTACCCCAGGTGGTAACTACCAGACCCTTGTAGCCCGTAACGTCTCGTATCATGCCAGAGAGGGTACACCGAGCGGGCTCAGGTCAGTACCCTGGGTGTAGGTCCATAGGATCAGGCATTCCAATCGAGCTTCATTTGCTCTTTGGGGGCACGGTGAAGTAGGCTTTTCATCTGACCGTAGATGAACTTGCGCTCGTCGATCTCGTCGGCGGGGTTACGCTCTAGGCTTTCCTCAAGGTCCACAAGGAAACCGTCAAAGGCACCCTCAACCTCGGGGTCAAGCGGCTTGTAGCCCGCCTTGACTTTCTCTTCGGAAGGCACCGTGCCGGGGGCTCGGAAAAGCAGGTCGTCCAGTAGCTCCAACATTTCCGAAGAGAACTTGTAGACGTTGACCCCTCCCTGCGTTGCCAGCATTTCCGAGCCCGCCAGCGCTGACACGCAAGAGGCGTAAATCTCGGGCTGGCTACGCTTCATGCCCTTTAGCGCCTTGGTTACCGTGTCTAGCTGCCCCTTGTAGCCCGCCCAGGACAAGCCCGACTTAGGGTCCAGAAAGCGCTCGATAAAGGTCTCCGTGTTATCCAGCGCCACCGTGGCACCGCTCATGCCCGCCGGGGGGCGGTTGCCCGAGAAGACCAGCTTGCTGCGGGCGTCCTTGACCTTCCGTAGCGCCAGGATGGCGGCTTTACGCTGCAAGTCGCGGTTGTTGTGGTCCGTCATTTCAACTTGCCGGTCCAGGTCTTCTAGCTTGGCAACCATGTCCAGGCGCATTTTATACTCGGGGTGCATGACAGGGGCTCCTACCTCTAGGCGGGGTGTAAAAGAGGAAAGCCCTGGTACCCGCCCGTACCAGGGCTTCGTGCTCCGTTGGGGGGGCTCAGTCCTCGGTCAACCATCGGGCTCCGTGGTCAACTCGTTGAGGCAGTCTTCCTCCAGAGTGTCCGTGATGAGGTCTTCCAAGAGCACGTTGCCTTGCTCAACCTCGGCAACGCACGTCATCTTGACCATGGTGTCCTGCAAACGGTCTGCCATATCCTGCCAGGACTCGATCCAGCCGTAGTACGCCGTACCCTTGTCCCCCTCCTGCCACTTCTCGCTCTTCGAGTCGTAGTATTCCTGCATGGCCTCCACGGTAGCAGTGATGAGGGTGTGCGCGGCGTCCTTGGCGGACTCCAGGTCGTCCAGGGTGACCTTCAGCTCTTTCCAGGTCGTCTCCTTGAGGTTGTACGTCTCGACCGCCTCAGAGGCGTCCTGCCAGGCGCCCTGAAACGCCACGTTGACCGCCTCAAACTCCCCGCACTGCGTCTTACTCAGCTTGTTCATAATCCCTCTTACGCTGAGAGGCTGAAGGGCTTCACAAGAAAGATCACACCTACCTTTCACCTCATTACCCTACTAAATGTTATTACCACACCCTGAAATACACTGCATGACACCACAGTTACCAAAATGAAGGGGCTGTGTCATTTTGGTAGCGTGGGGCGTCTTTGCAACGCGATATGCACAGTGTCCGACGTGACCATAAGGGAAACCGTAGCCTCGCGGAAGGGGGCACCCATCCTCTGGAACTGAGAGGTGGTTCCCTGTCCCTGGGGTCACTCGATGTCGTGCATTAGGTCCATTGCAGCACGACTGGCTACATTGTCGGTGCTCTCTGCCAGCGCTGCCGCCAGGCGTTGACGGATGACCCCAATGTAGGTCTCGTCCTGCTCTATACCCACGGCTCGAAAGCCCAGCTTGACAGCCGAGACTAGCGTGGACCCGGAACCTGAGAAGGGGTCAAGAACTACCCCACCCGGCGGTGTGACCAATTTGATGAGCCACGACATGAGGGCGTGCGATTTGACCGTTGGGTGAGGTGATTTCGACCCGTCAGGCAAGATGCGATCCGCGGTAGACGCCTTGGGCGTGTAGTAGAAGGGAGGCAAGGTAGGGTCAGGCTCAAACGAGGGGAAGAAGCGACCCCCCCCACCAGAGTCATTCTGACCCTTCCGTGGTACAAACCCTGTGGCACTACCGAAGATTTCACCACCTGCGACGCCACCCGCCCTAGACACAGACACCCCGCTCTGAACGTCATTGACGTTCAGAGGACAATCGGGCTCAAAGGAGGGGAAGAACCGTGAGCCACCCCCTGAGTCGGAGAACCCCCCGTTAGCTCGCTTGAACCGCCAGCCCTCACGGGTCTTATCCATGGCGGTGCCCGCGTCGTCACCGGTACGAGGCGAAGAGACCGTCTCCCCGCTCTGTGCATCAATGAGACTCGGGACGCACTCGGGCTCAAAGGAGGGGAAGAACCTAGCAGCACCCCCGTGGTCGCCGTAAGCCTTGTAGGTTGTCTTTGAAGCGTCGAGCCCACCAAAGATTGAGCTTACCCCCCCGGAACCACCAGTGTTTCCGCGCAAGTCACCGCTTTGGAGGTTCTGAACCTCCAAAGCACACTCGGGACTAAATGACGGGTAAAACTGAGAGGCGCCCCCCCGGGCAACCCCACCCCACACGCTTTGAGAACCCTTGCGCCCAGGGTTGTACACGCCAGTGTCCAGCCTCGGAGTGTAACCCTCTCTGTGCGCGTGGGGTGTGAGGTCACCGCTTTGCATATCGAGGATATGCAAAGCGCAATCCGGGCTAAACGTGGGGAAGAACCGGGAGCCCCCACCAGAGTCAGCGTAAACATGGGTTGAGGCTTCGTGACCGATGTTACCCCAGAGGTACTCCTTGGACGTTTGACCTGGGTTGGTGTGGGCGCGAGAGGGGTCAGCTTTACCGGTGAGGGTCGAGGTTCTCTCCCCAGTTTGCTTGTCCAAGGTGTCGGGCGCGCAAGTAAACGTGGGAAAGAACCTTGAGGCGCCCCCATCGTCAGCCTCTCTGCTAAAAGGCGTAGCCACGCCAGTCATACCCCCTGCCCAGTAACCCTTACCTTGGTTGGCTGTGTAAACAGGTCCACCCCCACGACGCTCCCCGCTTTGGTCATCCAGGCTGCCAGCCGCGCAAGAGAAGACAGGGAAGTACCGAGAGACGCTCCCTGTGTCCCCGTAGACCTTCCCCGGGGTTTTACCCCCAAAGATGACATCTTTGGGGGACTTCTGGTCTGACTTGTCCCTGGCGTTGTAGGCTGAAGCCACTTGGGGGTTACCAGGGTAAGCACTACGGGTCTCACCGCTTTGGTTGTCTAGAGTTTCAGGGGCACAGAGCACAGGAAAGAACCGACTAGCCCCGCCCGTGTCACCCCGACCGGGAGGCAAAGAGGGTTGGGTACCACTCTTTAGCCAGGAAGGGTCTCGCATAGACTCTCGAAAACCACCCGTGTCAGCCGTGTCGTGAGACTTACGGTCACCGCTTTGGTTGTCCAGCACGGGCACGGGGCAGGGGGGTTTGCAGTCTGTAACAGCTTGGGACTCTACACCACCCCCGGTCTGAGTGTACTTGTGACCCGCACCCTCACCGAAGGGCCTCATGCCGTCCACGAACCGGTTGATGACCGGGGCACGGACAATCTTGGTCCCTACGTGCTTACAACCCTCGATACGCACAGGGAGGAAAAGCTGGCGCCACCCAAGAGGGATTGCCTCCTGGCGTACCTCTAGCTCCTCGGTGGGCTCCGACTCAAAGTAAGCCCACAGCGTAGCCTTCACGTCAGCGGAGAGGTCAGGGCGGGGCTGACACATGACCCTCTGCGTGTGACTGAGGAGGAGGTTAGACGGCCACCTACCCAGCATGGCTCCGTCCACGTCAGGGGCAAACTCAGATGAGTTTTTCCAGCCCGGAGTCTTCTCATGTAGCTTCTTGAAGGAAGCCATGTTCTTGGCTACTTCCTCTTCGTAGCCCGCACCACCCTTGACACGGCAAGCGTCAATGTTGAGAGCCCCCGTCCCGGTGGCAAGAACCTGAGCCACAATGGTACCCTCACAAAGAGGCTTACGGACGAGTAGCCAGTGCTCTACAGAGGGCTTGAGTGCTACGTTCCACCCTTTCCACTGCTTACCTTCTGGCGTCTGACTCTCTGTAATAGGTAGCTCCGTAGGCCCACCCGCTGTAGAGAAGGGTATCCCTGGACCGGTCTTTTTCCAACCCACAAGCTCACGCTCGGCTTGCTTGAACCACTGGTCTAGCTGGGCACTGACTGTCTCGTCCTCTAGCCCGAGCACTTTTTTTAGGACAAGCCATTTTTCAGGAGAGGGCAGTACGTTAAACCAAGGGTCATCCCTCTTGGTGTCGTCTTCTACGGAGAGGTAATTACTGGCTCGAAACCCGCACTCCTTGTCAATCTGTGTACGGGTCTTCCCACTGGCGTCAAACTTCTCACGCAGGGATTGCTTGACTTGCTTCACGGAGGATCGAATGCGCCCGTACTGCGCGTCAATCTCTTTACTGATATTTCTTCCCTTGGGAAACCCGCTCCCGTTGACGTGTAGCATCAAGCCGTTGGTAGGCTCGGCGCGCATCCACATTTCACGCTGAGAGGGCGAGAGTGATTCAAAGAAGCTAGCTAGCTCGGCTGAGTTGTCTTTGAGGTGCGATATACAGTCGCGCACCTCAAAGCCCGCCTCCTCTAGCGCCATGGCGGTCCAGTGTGCAGTACGAGGGATAGCCCAGACCGCAGCGTGACCCCCTGGCTTGAGCACTCGAAGGCACTCCTTGAAGATTGCCGTCATCTTGGCAATAAATATGTCACGGTCGCTTCGGGCGTGTTCGCGCTCGTCAAACTCCGGCTCTTCACACTGACAGCGCTTCTTACCCCGCTTGTGCTTGTGACAGACCTGGCACACCGGGTTTCGAGTGCTCTGCCCTATCGAGGGTGCCGGGTTTCTGAACTTACCAGGGTCATCCTTGAAGCCGTGGCTGGTGATAGGGTACTTCCACGTAGAGGGAGCATCCCAGCCGGAAGTCTTACCGTGCATGAAAGCGATTCCCGCGGGAGGGTCGGTCACCATGCTGTCTATAGACTCGCTGGCTAGCTCTCCTAGCTCAAACTCACTGTCGCCCTGATAGACCTTCGCCCGTGTGTCGTCGAGAACCAGCATCTTGCGGGGAGGTATACACCCAAGAGGCTCGTCCTGTCCACGGTGATTTACAGGCTAGCTGCCGTCTTGCATCAAGTGTTGTCTTCCACGGGGCACCCCCCTCTCAGTTGGGCTTGCACTTGGCCAGGCGTACCTCGTCCAGCCGGCGTAGCATGGTACCCCCGTGCTGGTGCAACCAAAGCTGCGCGGCATTCTCCGACAAGATACCCCCCTCACAAACAATGCTGGTCACGCTCACCTTGCACGTCTCCCTTACCTTCGGTCCCGCCAGCGTAGGTTGAGGCACGCCCCTCTCCGGGGTGATGTCCAGTCTGACCTTGACCCAGTAAGGGACGCCACGCGCCAACACGGTAAACTCAACGTCCGTCATGTGCGAAGGTACACTAACCACGGAGAGGTTCTTTGCATCTTGCTTAGCTCTTGACGCGCCTGGCTCATATAAAACTCACGCTCGTCCGGTTCAGACGGGGCGTTACGCGCTGCGTCAAGAGCGTCCCTTACCAGGGACAGGGGCGCCGTTGCTTGCGGTGAGGCTGACAAGAGACTCTCTAGCCGACCCAAGAGGAAGGTCACGTCACCACCCTCCCTCTCGGTCTTCTCATACTGATCAAAGAGGCGGTTGACGGCGCCAAGGCCAAGCATACCGCCCATGGGTACTGCCCCAGACTCGATGACCTTCTTCAAGTGCTGGAAAATCTTCTTCTTGTAGGCGGACCACATGGAGGGGAGCGCGCCCCCCGGGTATATCTTGCGTAGGTACGGGGTCTTGGGCGGTCCCACCGGCTTACCCTGACGAAAACCAAGAATCTCTTGGTCCGTCATGTCACTCTCCAAGAGAAGGGTCAGGTAGTCGTAGGCGTCCGGATGAATCTTGTCCAGCGCTGGCTTCTCCCGCTCAAGGAGCGCATTGAGCCACGCCTCGCTGAACGTCTCTAGCGTGCCCAGCACACCCTCAAGGTCCGTCTGCATCACCACGTCCCGTTGACTAAAGCCTCCACCCCCCTCGTCCTCCACCGTCATCGACTCTTCCCCTGGCGCACGATTCTTCCTACGCCCAGCGTCAATCGCCGCCCTCACCAAAGAGGTCATCACCCATTGCAAAACCTGGGGAGCGGTCTTGTCACGGTCCACCTTTTGCTTGCCATGGGACAGGAAGTCTACCAAGAAGTCCATGCAGACGTTCTCGGCGGCGTCCTCGCTGCGTGTGTACTTCAGCACAGTGCGAAACGCCTTCTGCCCCCAGTCTGCTCCGTAAGAGGAGGGCAACGCTTGCCTCGGGGTCGGGGCTTTGCCGTGGACCTCGGGCATCCCCTGGATTCCAATGTCCACAAGGACGCGGTAGACTCCATGACCCAAGGACTTCGCAGAGTCCGTGTTGAACGCTAGCCGGGTCATGAGTGAGGCGTACCGTTGAACCACGGGACGCGCTCTGTACAGGTCACGGCAGAGCGCAGCAAACTTTTGACGTAGCGGAGCTAGAGTCATCTTTCCCACTACACGCGGGATAAGACACGCTTGGCTGCGTCGTTGACCGCCTCAAGGCCCGCCTGGCGTAGCTCCACCCCAGCCTCAATTCGGGAAACTGAGAACGGGTCCGACAACCGCTCCGACCAAGAGAAGGTCTCATCGTCCCCCGTGAACGTCTCCTCCCACGACTCCCCCAGAAAACGCTCCTTGTTCTTACGGTACGCCGTCCGGCACCAGTTAGCGAAGATGTTATGCACGGCGCGCGCCAGGTAGGACCAGAAACTCATGGTCACTTTACCTTCGGGGGACACGTTCACGTCGGTCACGACTTCTTCGGGGAGGGGGGCGCGGTCGGTTTGGGTGCGAAAGGGTTTGAGGGAGTCGAAGGTGAGTACGTCTGCCGTGCGGTAGACCGCCTTGGGGGAGCAGGGCATACCGCGAAGAGGGGGAGGAATCCACCGGGGGGGCTGGCGCCAGAACTCCTCAATGGGGAGCACGCCGTTGACCCCATCCTTGAAGCTCTGGGGGACGCCCTTCTTGAACCTACGGTCACCGTTGACCCTACGCCAGAAGCAGATCCGCAGGACCACGAACTTGACCCCCAGGTAGGCTGCCGCCTCAGCCCCCGTGATCTCTTGCTTGAACCGGCGGATCGTCACCACCTCTTGCAAAGAGGCGATCTTCGCCCGGTACTTCTCCAGCACCTTCTGGTGAACGACCTGGAGGTAGACGTGCTGAAGAAGATCATCACCCCCTTTGCGCCCCTTGTCCAGGCGCCCCACAAAACATGCCAGAGCCTCCCCGTAGAGCTTGACTAGCTCCGTGTCGTTTTTAGGTATCGCCGTCTCCCGCAACTGCTTCGCCATGTGCGCCTCCTCAGTCGAACCCCTGATCCAGATCGACTGTGCGCCACCTTGCACGCTTCTTCGTAGCTTGGCAAGAAATTCAATCACTTTGATAGGGCAATGTCACCCTGAATAACCAGAAGTGCGCTACCACCCCACATGAAGGCAATACTACCGTCTCAGGTGCTCCTTGACCCTCCAAGCCAGAAATACCGCCAGGAGAATCGCGTAGAACCATGCGTCTAGTTTCGCCATCTTCACCTAGAGTGTAGATGACACTAGACCACATTTCCACCTGACCAGGGGAGTCTTCTCTACTTAGAGGGCGAAGCCCTCTCTTCACACTACTATCCCGTCTTTCTCTCGCACTCTCAGGGCAAGGCTTACACTCTTACCTGAGAACACTTGAGAGTACTCCTACCCACGGTGGACCCCCATAGTGGGGTCGGCTTAGAGGGTAGTCCGCGATAACCTTTACTGCTTTGGCTTCTTGGTCTCGCTCCAAGACGTGTTTGAGCCCTCCACCTAAGAGGTAGGTAGGTGTGCTCTGTAGTAGCTTCGCTGGTCCTCAGTCTCGCTCTGAGGTCTGGGTGCTCTTTTCGAGCTTTTCTACGGCAGTCTCTCTCTGCCTTGCTGCTGTGCTTCTTTACTGCAATTTCGCTGAGGCTTCCCGTGCTCAACGCCCGAAGGCATCAATTTCGCTGCTGGCTTCCCCATCCGAGCTTGTGCCCCGTCTTCTCTAGTGAGACAGCGTGTAGGAGCCTTATATGGGGGTTTACTGGGGCTTTAACTTGTGGTCAGTCTCTCTCTGACCCGCTTTTCCACGGTCTCTCTCCGTGGTTTCCGTATTTTAGACGCAGATCGGCCCCGTGGTGATCTCTCACTTAGAAGGAGTCTGCAATTGTCGGTACTTCTCTACTTCAACTAAGAGATACTTGCAAGGGCTTTTCTCAGTTTTTCTCTGAGAACCTCCTCTGGGTATCTTCTTACCTAAGAGGGGGTAGGGGGAGTATCTTCTTACCTAGAGGGCGTAGCCTACTCCGGGTGGGTCTCAAGTGACCCTGGGTGTTTTTTGACCGTGGGGGGTAGGGGGGTTAACTTTACTCGCTCTACTATCATCGCTCGTATCGTCTGTATCTGCGTTTGCACTTGCTGAGGTACTTGAACGGTTTGCTGAACTACTTGGACTTGCTGTATTTGCGGTTTCTGTTGGACTATTTGCGGTATTTGTTTCTGTTTCTGTATCTTTTGCTGGACTATTTGGACTTATTGTTGGACTATTTGCGTTATCATTGCTGTTTTCTTTAGTGTTTGGGGCTCTAAGATCCTCTTCAGACTTAGAAACACAAGGGTTTGTGTTTCTATGAAGAGAGATCCTCTAGGAAATTAGGTCTGTACTGTTAGTACAGACCGTTTAAGGTTAACCCCCCTACCCCCCTACGAAACCGAGGAGGTGATATGGAGGGTGTAGGTAAGTGTAGTATGCGTCCTACACCGTACCTTCCCTGACTTCCTAGACCCCGGATCGAAGCACTTGCAGCGGTTGTGCCAACTGCAACCCTGTGCTGACCGGGGAGACCTCCACCGTGATGCCAGTAGCCTCTCCTGAGAGGCTACGTTTCAACCCCGTAGCTCTAGGTGCCCGAAGGCGTAGAGCACGGGGAGGTGCGTGGAGGGCTGGATTCTCGGCGTAGGTCACCGGGGGTCGAAGTCCCCCGTAGACCCATCGGTTAGCCCTGCCCCAGCCTCTTGGTAGAGACTGGCAGGGGCTTCTGCCGCCGAGCTTAGCTTACCCATCTTGTCAAAGAGCCTACCCCCGACAGACCGAGAGGGGGTTCCCAGGACTAGCCTGGGGGAGCACGGTGACCCCGTGATTAGCGGGGGCGTACCGGATGAAACACAACCGGCTCGGGGGTTGTACACCCTCTGTGCCAGTTGCGCAAGGCGTGTTTGGCGAGAAGCGAGGGGGTGGTGTACAGTGGGGTCTATGACAACGCCCTCAGCTACCGAGTCCCCTGCCCCCGAGCCCGACCCCACCTACCTCTCCGTGGTCCAGCGGTTCGCCCCCACCATCGCGAGCTACCGCCAGGCCGCGCTAGAAGGGGGCGTGTTGGAGTCCGTTGCCATCGGGATGAACCCGCGGTCGGGCGGGCAGTTCTCGTCGCGTACAAGGGCGCGTAGCCCCGAGGGCTTGCTTCTGCTCGCCACGCTGGGGGTCATGGAGTACACGGGGCTACTAGAGATTACGGGTCCGAAAGCACCCGTCCCCTCTTGGTGCGAAGGTCAAGGTGGCAGCAACAGTGGATTGATTCCGACCCACGACTGGGTAGTGGACGTGACCCCGGAGGAGGGGTGGCGCGGGGTGGTCGCGGCGGCGCTGGGGGTGCCCTTGTGCGGGGTTGTGGTGGGCGGGCTGCCCGGCTCACGTTCTTCTGTGAGCGTGATGCTCAGCAATTCCCTGGAGGTCCGGGTGCCTTGCAATGAAGGCACCGTGGCAGAGTCCGCCATTTACGCGGTGCTCAGCGTTCTCGCCTCGCGGGGCATCATCACCCTTGGGGGTTTGGGGTGACCCGGGCGGAATACCTGGCTCGTCGGGCTGCCGCAGGAGAGCCCTCGTCGCTCCTCACGTTCTTCCGGTTCTTTGAGCCTGCGGTAACAGAGGTAACCGAGACTCACACCTACTTGCACGGGCAACCGGGTTACATTGTGGGCGTGCGCCTTTGCTCGATGTTCTGGGGGCAAGAGGCGCTCAACCTGGAGGCAGCGGCGCTGCTGGTGCTGCTAGACCTCTTGGAGAGCACCCACCGGGTCGAGGCGCGCTTGCGCAAGCCTTTGCGGGACATGACCCCCGAGGAGGCAGTCAACCGGGGTTCTTTGCTACCCACCGTGTCTTGGGTGAGGGCTGTACCAAGAGAGGCAGACCACGGGGGGGTCATGGCGGCGGCTTGCGGGGTGCATCGCTCTGCGGTGTTCCCGGGGAGGGTTGCCATGGTCAGCCTACCGACGCTAGCGAGCCCTGTACGAGTTTTTGGTGTCGGGGACTACTACGCCAGTGAGCGCGTCGCGGGGACTTGCGCTGTCCTACAAGCGCTAGAGGCCCAGGGTATTCTGAGCCTCAACCTCAAATACAAGCAGGGGTGGATATGACCCACCACGGAAAAGACCACATGCCTAGAGACACACTCGACCTAATAAAGCCCTTTGTGCCCGAAGTTACGGGGGCGTCCCTCTACGGTAAGTACCTCACGAATGGGGACTGGTTCTACACGGTCAGGGTACAGCTTGGACCCTGTGAAGTCGTGACCGAGGCAGCCAACCTAGACGCGGTGAACCTCTTGGCGGCCCTGGCTTGTCTGTCGCTGGTGGCACACATAAAGGTTCTCGTTGGGGACGAGCGAGTAACCGAGGGGCTACCGTGCTTCACCTTGAAGGATATACCTACCTACGTGTGGGTGGCTTCCCTACCTTTCACTAGCACCACGACTGAGGTGGTTGCGGCTGCCCTGGGGGTAGACAGGTCGGCGGTCTGCCTGGGGGGGCGCACCAAGAGTGTACGCCTGAGCACGACACCAGCGGTCACGGTAGCCACGGTGTGCTCCGACGACTTCATGGCAGCGGTCTCCCTGGTACTCACGGGGCTAGACCAACAGGGGGTCATCGTGATCAAGTCTGCCCCCTGGGCACGCGCCGTGGAAGTGCCCGAGCTAACGAGGGGGGCTTGGCTTGCCGATGGTTGACATTCTCACCCTCTTTGTGTTCGCGGACCTCAAGGAACCCTTTACCGCACGTAGCGGGGTCTGTGGGCGCCTACGGCTAGGCGAGCGTGTCATCCTCCCCCCGGCGGTCTTCACAAGGAAGCGCAAGGGCAGAACCGAGGCTTTGCAAGTCGCGGGCGTCTACCGCGCCGAAGAGGTCACCGTACAATGCGATGGTCGCGTATGGTCACAGGTGGTCAAGATTGCCTCTGTCGGTGCTGCCCCCTCTTGGCGGAACATCAAGAACCCGCTGCCCCGCACCCTCGGTCCTACCTCTTGGAAGGTAACCCTCGACCCCTAGAGGGGGGTTGGTAGTCCTACCTAACCTATACAGCGTTTCCATACAGGTCAAAGATGACCCTGCCACTATTTACGATGTTTTTATCACTGAGCCCCTGGAGGGGGACTCAGGTGAGCAGAACACGGAAACCGTGAAAGTGTATGGAAGCTCAGTGGGTACAAAGAGACCCTGACAGAAAACCGTGAACCCTGCCAACCTCTCAGCGTAAGAGGGGTTATGTCCCACGCATTCACGTACACGTTCAAGCACAACGGTCTCTATCTGGTGGTCTCGTCGCCCACCGTGGAGGAGACCGTGATTGTCAACGCCTGGCGCGACGACGAGACAGAGCTGAGCGACGACGAGATCGCCCGGCTCAACGCTGACCGGGCGCTCGTCGCGGACGTGGCGGGTCACTGCTGCTTTTTACGTGAACCCCCGCGACCTCTCAGCGTAAGAGGAGTCATCATGCCCTACAAGAGCCAGCACGAGTTCACGTTCAACTACGACGGCTTCGACCTCACGGTCGAGGCTGAAGTTACCCAAGAGTACCCTCGCGATGACGGTCCTACCCCGGACGAGCACGTCTGGGTTACCCGGGGGTGGGTGACCTTTCACGAGTCGGGGGACGACGTGGAATTGTTGGCGGACACTCTCCAGGTGCTCAACGATGACAAGAGTTTCCTCGACGACGTGAGGGGGCGTTGGCTCGACTCCCTGGAGGACTGCTCGGAGTGAGGGAGGGGGCTGGCAGCTAGCCTAGCCAGCGGTGTACACTAGGGGGGATGACAACGAGAAAGCACCCCCCGGTTACCCCTTCGGACCTCTGCGCAGAGGTTCTACGCATTTACCCTGGCTCCAAGCCGGAAGTCTCCTCGGTGCGCTCGCCCGTGGGGCTAGCCAGGATGGTCTTGAAGCTCGCCGGGGAGAACACACCCAAAGGGGGCTGGCGCTTTACCTCGGGTACCGTCATGGCTCGTCTGAAGCTGGTCAAGGCAGGCGCCGGCAGGGTCGCCCTTATTGCCGCCATCAAGGACGAAGCCCCCCAAGAGGCGTCTGACCTGGAGTCGCTGGTCAAGGCGCTTCAGGAACGAAACCTCTCCGTAGAGGTAGACCTCCCCGAGGAAGCTATGCCTGACACCGCCCTACAATTGCTGTTTGTCTCCGGGGCAGACAAGACAAGCACAATAGGTTACCGCCCAGGGAGTAAGCTAGGTTGGGAGTACTTGGGCACTCGCCTCCCCTCCCCCAAGGGGCTCCCCAGGATGGCTCAGCACCATCACCACGGTTTTTGAGCCATGCCCCCGAACAAGCACACCTTGCAGTGGGACTTTGGGGTAGCGGCTCTTCAAAGAGCCTTCTGTTTCGCTGGTTTCTGGGGGTGCGCCGCCGCTGGCGTAGGTGCAAGCGCCCCTCACATGGGAGTGTTGGCGCTGGGGTGTCTCTTGGGGTGCTGGCACGCCCATCGTCGCTGGAAAGTTCTGGCACGGGCGCTGGATTACCCTGGCGCCTAAACACAAAGAAATCCGTGAACTATTGGGCTCTCCTGGGGTAAGAGAGTCCAGAAGGTGAGGTACACATGAAAACGAAGCACAAGGGACCGTACTCCCACATGGTGGGCAGGAGTGTCATCGTTCGCACCGTAACGATGATTTACACTGGCAAGCTCATCGCCGTCTACCGGCAGGAGCTTGCGCTGGCGGAAGCAAGCGGGGCACGTCCCTAGCCCGGACTGAGCCACGGGGACCGGCATGTTGGGGAGGGGCGCGGGCGAACTTATGACAGTAGCCAAAAGATATTTATCAACACTTATCGGACGGAGAGGTAGCTTTCCGTAGCCTCTTCGATGACCCGCTGAAAGACCGTGGTAAAGTCAGGCTTGCCTGGCTCCGTGGTTTTCAGCGTCTTCAAGCTGGCGACGAACCGAGCGCGTATTGTGCCCCAAGGCTCAGGCAGCGACCCTCGGGTAAGTTCCTCGGGGAGGGGCTGGCGTACCCCAATGGTTAGATGCCGCGCCGAGAGCCCCCCCGAGGTCTTGGTATATCTCGTGCTCTATTTTATTCAGGAAGTTCTGGTCCGTGCTCCCCAGGTTGCCCCACGCCTTACTCTTGGCGTCGCGAAAGGACCGTAGAAACAAGGGGTAAGGAGCGTCTAGCTTCTTGGGTGCCTTAGTAAGCCCCGTCCAAGCCTTTGCGAGCCGAGCCCCACCCCCTCTAGGTAGCGCCGGGGTCATGACCGTTATCGCCCGGTTCACCTTGGGGTCCAGCGCGTCAAGACTTGCCCTCACGCCCCTCTCAGCCTGCAACGCCAGAACCCAGAGATCCTCCAGGTCAGAAAG